CCAATTGGACACCATTAAGCGAAATTGTTGATAGGATTCCTCAAACTCCATATCATCCGATTTTCGCATTAACTCCGAATCTTCACCGCATCCCTTTTCTGTTTCCATTTCCTCCATGATTCCCTCCCAATCATCATATGAGCTCTTCATTTCAAGTGTATGCGGTATTCCCGCAATATCCTTATTGATATCCCATTCAAACATTGTAATTGATGTAGTGGGCAAGTTAATGGCGCTTTTAGGAGGCGCAGTAGGGACATAGAGGCTATTTCGTAGCTGAAGAGCAACCACCTGCTGATCTTCTGCATTGCGAACCATATGCTCAATATCATATCCAGGATACAATGAAGTAAATGCGCGCAATTGGGTTTGATAGAATTCAATGACTTGATCAAGTGGCGCTTTTTTCACATCTGCCCAATCCAAATAGGTATGATCCATTAATGCTGAAATCGTAAATACGCCATCATCTACGATTGGTAGAATGACCATATAGGGTGAATCTTCCTCTACTGGATAAGTAACCGCTACCGCATGATTATAGCTATCTTTTATGACTCCTGTTGGCCGCAGTGTTTGCTTTAGTGTCATGGACAGGGGAACCATTGCCATCGGCTGAATGCCCTGCTGAGAGGTATCAATGGAACGATGACGGGCTTGACATTGTGTCGTGTACTCTTCGATGCGTTGCTTCACAATGGGAGGCCAATTTCCACGCGTATGATAAGGCCATCGCATACTGGGTTGATGCACAGCAGCAGCAGCGCCTCCTGGAGGACGATTATGTGTATAGAAATATAATTCATAGTATGAATATTTATTCTTTGTATTTCCAATAGTTAGCATCGTTCGTGAAAGGAACACAAAATCATTTTTAATGTGTCGATCCATGGATATGCCAAAGGGAGGGCATTTTACGGTAACAGGATCATTGTTCTCTAAAATAATTAACTGAATGCCACGAATCGTAAATAGACCAGGCTCGGCCAATAACGGCTGAATATGTCTCAATTCAATCGGCTGAGGAAAGTCTTTAAAATATCGTGGATTCTTAATAAATCGAATGAATCGCGTATGAGCATTGTAAATGCGCATCATTTGATATAAATTATTGCTGCTGATTGGGATCTTAAGCTTCTCTTGAGCCCAATCCATTAGTCCCTGGAGTCCTTTAGATGGCATGGCACTGGTATCCGTTGGATCAAAAAACTCCAGTACCAAATTACCAAAATTCGCATTAAGAAATATTTTTGGGACAATTTTCTCCTCAATCAACTCTTTCACTTGTTTAATGGTTGTTTGATAGAGAATGGGAACAAGGGCGCCCAAAAGAGATTCATAGATCGGATTTTCGACACCAATTCGTAAAAAACCAACGGCATTGGCGCGCAATTCAAACTTCACGGCGGGTCGTATGGCAATGCTCTCATTTGAATTCTGTGCAAAATATCGATCAAATGAGGGAGATGCCATTGCAAATGTGCCAGGGCTTAGATCTTTTTTATTTGATTCTAAGATGTAACTTTCGTGGAGCACTTGAAATAAATATCCATATTCGACGGTCTCTTCTCCTTGATATAGAATGTCTCGTTGATCTCCCTCTTCTTCCTCTTCTTCTACTGGCTGGGGATTGTACTGTTCCTCTTGAAATGCTAATTGTAATCGTGCATATGCTGGATCCTTTAATGGAATATTACGCATTTTGAGAAAACAACAAGGCAACTCCCATTTATTGGGATGGGTTGTTGTTGATAGAAAGTCGGGATTCGATTGATGGCGAGGTGGGCGAGATCCTGGTTTCGTTTTGCTTCTAAGGACAGTTTGACCTGGAACCATGGTTTTTCCTGTAATTAATGAGCCACGGCAAAACGGACAGGTATTGGGTGGTTTCGATTTACCATCACGTCCTGCGGTACCTTCAAATTCTTTTTCTAATACCATGATCTCATCGTAAATGCAAAAGTATTTTGGGCAAAAATAATACCGAATATTGTTGATGGTAGAACCATATCTCATCACAGTAATCACTTCTGTATTTTTTGGTGGGCGAGGATCTTCTGTACCTTCCAGAGGGTATTCAATCCAAAACACATTATTCTCTGCATAAATCTCTTTCATCGCATCATATTGAGCCTTTGTCAGACCCGCGGGCTGGCGCTCTTCTTGACACAAACGGCTATATTGAGATTTCTTATCGACGGTTTTATAATCAAATAGGGTGGGGTCAATCTGTTGCAACTTCTTAATCAACCATCCCTTTGGATCAATTTTGATGACACGGCTACTTGCTGCAGCTTGTGCGGATGGTTGTGCAGATACTTGTGCAGATGCAATTCCAGGACGCTTTAATTTAGGAGCTTCTTCTTCTACTTTAGGGGCAATACCAGGACGCTTTAATTTAACTACTGCCGGCTGCGCCGCAACAGGTTCCTCTGCAACAGATTCCTCCTCAATCTCTTCGTCATCTTCGTCAGCTACCAGGGATTGTGCTAACCAGGATGGTAATGCAGATACCGTTGCTTTCTTTTGCCCCATATCAATTGGCATGGACATGGCTACTGCACTGTTAGCAGGCGCGCTTACTGCTGCGCTTACTGCTTCTTCCTCCCTCTCCATGGATAAACTGTCCTCCTCCATGACTTGTTCCACCTCATCCTCTACAGGGTCATTCTCTTGTCCCGCGAAGTAGTCATCATCCGCATAAAATAGGAGCGATAACAAGGTATAGACACGCTGGTAATTCTGATAGCTATCAATGCGATGCACATGAAAATGATACGAGGATTGCTGGGCATAAATATGAATGTCAATCCCTGGGTTATAGTTTTGCATGAATTCACCCTCTTCAGGTAATGCCAGCGTAAATGCACTCTCTTTCTTAAACCATTCCTCCAATGTATGACGCGCCTCCTCATATGAAATTTCAAACTCCTCTTGAATCAGCTCCAGATCACTTACATCCAGAGGAACTCCACGCAAGAGTCTCTTTTTGGTCGCCAACTGTGTAATGAACGATAAGATCTTATCCTCCATCGCATACTGACTCACCGCCTTGTATCGAATGGAGAGAATGGGATTTTCATCAGGAAGCGGTGTAATTTCGGTAAAAAACCGCTTAAAGAACGGCAATCGCTGTTGTAGCCGTTCCGTTGTAAACTTCTTTGCAGTGAGTTCAGTCGTAAGTGCAAAGATCGCAGCAATCTCTTGCAATTTGCACTCATTAAAGGATTGTGGAAGGCCTTCAAATACATTCTCCATAATCCCTGTAAAATTACGAAAATCAAAGGTGGGGTGTAAATATCGAACATTAATGGGAGGCTGTAACAACAAGTTAATGGTTCCATCATTCAATACACGGATGGTTCCATAAATGGATTGTGTATCACCGATTGACGGACGATTCACATATTTAATGCTGCAATAATCACTGTTTGTCGGGTTAACCTCTTTGCTCCATACTTCTAATAACTGGGGATCATCCAAACTGGGAATAGGGAGTACACCCTCCACATGAAGTTTGGTGATAGCCGTTCCCTCCGCGGGAAACAGTCGAAGATAGGGGCGCTCTTTTGTAACCGGAAGTTGATAGAATAAGGACGCACATCCTTCAAATCCCTCTACAGGCTTGGGCCATGAAAGCAGTAACTGACGAATACCTGTGAGAGTCATCTCAGGAAGCTGGATCTCCTCCTCCAAATATTCATTGATCCGACTCACACTTTCCTCGCGATGTGAGATGAAATAATGCACCTTCTCCGCAAAGGTTCGATCCGCATCCGTTGCCTGGTAGGGTCCTCCTCGACTGATATCAGGGTAATACGCGGCAAATCGTCTGTTCCAGTTTTCCTCTGCAATTGCTTGGCTCTCCTGATAGGTTTGAAGTAGGGTCGAAAGGGGGAAGACATGAAACACAGGTAGTGTTCCACCGCTCGGCTTCAAAAAGACATCCTCCATCATGGTGCGCCCACGATTGTCATAATTCGGGCTGGTAAAGCTTCCCTGTCTTGTCACAAAGCGATCATCTCCCTCTCTCAGTGCCTTTAGTGGATGCTTCAGATAATAGGGTTGTGTGGGATCATTGGATCCTGGCGGATACCATAAATAATCAATGGGGAGATAGGTAGTGTCCTCTGTTGGGTTTTCTTTTGATTCAGGATTCTCTTGAGGGACTCCCACAAATAGAAAACGCGGAATAAAGGCGGAATCCTGGCGAAAACGATAGCATAGCATGCGTTTGATGGTATCAATGGTGTCAAATGGATAGATCTGAGTATTGGTTCGTTGATCCAGTACAACGGTATCATATCGATTTCCTCCCTTCCAGATGATACAATGAACCGGAGGAATACGCTGATGCAGACTATGAAGTACTTTTGGATGTAAGATATGGTCTATCTCTGACTCCATCCCTATCGCTTTTTTATAAAAAAAAGCAAATGATCCATTTCACGACGATTAGTCTACCCGCTTAGAAATGGTGCCAATTTGAAAATTCGTGCCATCTTTTGCAGGATCATATCTCGGTGAATCTGTGATATAGACTCCGCAGTAATTTACGGGATGGGCGGCAAAGTCCGTATATCGATACACATTAATGGCTTCTGCTTCTTTCAGGAGCCAGCCAAAGTTATTCCAAAAATCGGGCCCATGACCGATCGATTCCGTGCAGACATGGGCCAGCTCATGAAGCGCCACAAAGGTCATCACATTTTCATTTACCAGGCTTTCATCACCCGCCTCACGCTGCCGCAGACACATGTAAATGGCCTCTCCCTTATTCACGGTGGAGGAGGTGTGCTCAGAGTCAGGCGTAGCCTCAATAAAACGAGAGGGATCCGCGCGGAAATTGCGGACCATTTGCTTGACCTGGGGCTTATCGGGATACTTCTTCTCCAGGGTATTACATAGCTTCTCCAGACGAGCACGCAGATTTGCCATTAGATTGGCTGCATGTTGCTTGTCGGGCATATCGCGAACCTTGTATTGTTTTCCATCAACAGTGGAGGTAACATATACCGTCGGATAGTTGCCTCCACCGAGAATGGTTTTTACCATCTCTGTTGCTTTGTCCAGTATCGACATCTATTCTACTATGATTCCATAAAGTGAAGAGAAAGATAATAAACCGCAAAGGTGCCAATAAAGAGGGCCTCTGATAGAAAAATGCTTTGATTCAAAAATGCGACCGTGGTAATGGCAAAATAAGAGGCAATCAAAAGGAGCATCCGTAATCCATTCGAGCCATGCTTTCGAGTATGATGGACCATGAACCCTAAAATGGAGAGAAAGGTCAATGTTACAAATCCAAAATGGATCAAAGAGGAATCATAGCTAAAAAGGAGTCCATAAATGCCAAGCAAGAGGCACATAATAATGATTATCGAAGTCGTGTCCTTTCGCTCTCGTTCATACTGTATGGTAAAGGCACCCATGATCACCATGGCAGCAGTAATCATATATTTGGCATCCTCTTTACAGATGATATCACAGATACTGGGGTTGTCGATAAACTGATAATAGACATAGAGGATGGGGATTAAATAGGAGATCAGCATACACCCCAGTAAAATATCCTTTTGCGTCATGTGTCCTGATATTATTTATGGTTGTTTTAAGTATTCTGCAAATACATTTTGGGGGTTACCATTTTTATAGGCGGGGTTCACATGAGGGCTGTTTGCATTTTGCTCATACTGAGGCTGGCCTGGAGAGGCATTTACGCCGGCAGGGGCGCATCCATGGGCGACAGCGGAGGGATAGGCCATGGGTGGGCGCAAGATCTGATCAACGAAGCCATCGATAGAGGGACGGTTATTCATGAACCATAATACGACGATTGCCGCAAGAAGGACGGAGATCACATACTTCATCATGACTTTCTATCAAGTGTATTGTAAATTCGATCATACCAATTGACAATACAATTATGAAAAATAAAAGGGTTTTGCGTTTTAGGCACCAATCTCGAGCGGGCGGTGGCTGATATCCGGGGCAATCGTCGACTGAAGGAAGATGCTAACGGGGACCTGAGGGTTCGGCGGCTCCGAGCGCAACTGGAGGTTGGCGTTACGCAAGCTCTGGCCCACCGTGTTGACACCAATGAGGGCGCCAGCGCTGAGGAAGTTCTTGCCCTTCAGCGAACCAGGGCCCATCGGGTTCTGCTCAGCCCAGATGCTGTTCATGTCCTTCGGGAGGAGCTCGGATGGGGTGATCTGGTCGCGGGGGTAGCAGCCAGCAGGGGCCTCGGCAGCGCCGAAGTTGGCCGGGCCCTCATAGGAGGAGAGGTCGGCGAATCCCTCCTTTGCCTTCATATCAGCCTTCATATCAGCCTTCTCAGCCTTCTCAGCCTTCATATCAGGCTTTGGCGCAACCATTGCCTTTGGTATGGTAGCAACCTTAGAACCCACCTTCGGCTTCGTAGCTACCTTATCATTCTTCATATCAGCTTCAAATCCCTCTCCTCTCTGCAATTTCATCTCCTCCTCCTCAGATGTTCCCTTCACATCCTCAAAGCCTTGATAGGTATTTAGCAGTCCGCAAAGGGACGAATCATATTGATAGAGTACAAATACGATGACCAACACAACTAGGGCGATTAAAACGACGTTCTTCATTTCTGTACCTGCCATTACTTTCTATAAAAGAATGAGGGCATTATTTTATAAGAAAGTATGCCGAACACGTCTTTTCAAAGTTGGACCTCCTCCTCTGACTCCTCCCCTGTATCGGAGCCCGTACCTGTATCGGAGTCCGTCAGTTCCGTACCGTATTTTTCATAATACCTTGTCATTTGATGTTGGGCTCGATACACTGCCAATTTAGCCTTTAGACGGGCCTCTTTCACCTTATGTTTATCATAGAACTTGGTGGGTGGGGCAAGTGTAAGCGGCGCCTCCGTAGCGTTTTTATCAATCGGCAGGTCATCCAGGTTCAATTCATATATCTCGTTATTCACCTGTGCCTGAACCGGAAGAGGGGTAGTAGATAGTACCGTATCATCTGGTTCAGCCAGATCCGGAATATCAATCTGCATGGGCTCTGTTGTATATTTCCAGTGTACCCAGAACGATCCATTACGAATCTGAATGCTAACAGGTTGTACCGTTACATGAACAGGAAACTGTGCTGGCTCGGTACCCTGAAGGGTATGCTTCGCAATCTTATGAATCTGCTGAATCGTATATGGCTTTGAAAAAAGTTTGACCGAGGCTTGCAAAAAGGACTGAACCACTCCATCCCACCAAGTGATATTCTCTTGAATTGTGCGTTGAAGGGACTCCAGTGAAAGAGAGGCAGTATCATCCCCTACAAAGGTGGGAGTCTCCTCTGAGTCCGTGAATTCAATAGGAAAGGTATAACAAGGCTCAATCGCCTTTGTTGTGGCATGTACCATTTTTGAATACTGAGGCGCTTTAAAGGTCGGCATATCTCTGACCACAGCGATTAGAAGAGATCGGTTAATTTCACCACAGTAACAAAATGCCGCCTGACCGGACAAAGGATAAGGAGCGATTTATTCATATATTAAAAGGGCAGATCGACCAATTTGCATTATCTCTTGCCAGTTCTGATACTAAAAATTACATTCAACAGCTTGTCATTGAGCCCTTTCTCCAATACATTTTTCAGAGATCCTTCCCTTATCTTATTATTGCCATTTGTGTATTTGCCATTATTTTCATTATTGTCATCCTCATTTTTGTGATATTATTATGGAATCATAATAAAGTCGCATTGTGTCCGTCTTGTGTGAAGAGTGTCTAACAATTTAAAAACGCTATGGATAGCAACCATGGCTGACTCCGGTATTGGTACTTATGTACGATCTTGGTTACATTATGGCAATCTGGCCTCCTCCTTTTATAAACAATATGGCGCCTCTCGAAAGATCAAGGATGACTTTGAAAAGCAGATTATTACCACACTTCAACAACAAGGCATGGAGAGCGCCATTATTCAAATCAATCGAGGTAAAATTCAGGTCACGACCAAGCGCGAACCGAACCCTATGTCTCTCTCCAAAATCGAGGAGTTGCTTCACGGCTACTTTCGTCATCGATGCCTCAAAGATGAGACCCTTGATATCATGACCTTCATTCGTGCCAATCGTGGATACACCCTTCACAAAACACTCAAGCAGAGTGGCCTACCCGTACAAAAGGAGATCGAACTATCACCTTCTGTTCTATAATTTACGATGACCATGTACCCGATGTAAAGGGATTCACTGGGATCTGATCCAAATTGACCTTATAGTCTTGTACCTTCTTATCATATAAGATGGTTTCTGGCGTCAAGTTGTGATTCTTCTTCATCTGGTTGCGCTCATCCGCATTTGTTTCCGATGGCTTGCTACCATAGCAGTTCACGCCAAATCGGAGCTCGGGATTGTCAAAGTAACCTCCATTCACGCCTGGGGTACCGCATGACATTCGCTGCTCTTCAGGGCCCATCTGGATCTTATCATAGGTGGATTGCTGTGTGGGATAGACTGCTGACTGACCCTTGATCCATCCATAATTGCACCAGTCTGCACCCTTATTCCATGCATCTTTTACTTGGTCGTAGGTGGCAAGCTCTGCACCAAATGCTTTACATAAGGGTTCAGCATCCGTATAGGTATATTTGTCCTGTGCGATGTTAAAGACCTCTTTCTTGCCTGGTAGGATCTTCTCAATTGCGGAGGGCTCAGGGACAGGCGAATCAGGGGCATAGGAGGGCGGAGCGGGTTCAACGGCTGGTTCAGTATAGCCAAACATGGCTTTTATTTTCTGCCATACAATCTCTAATCCGATGCTAACTTGATTACGAAAGATAATGAAGATAATGAATAAAATAATCAACAGGCCTAATCCGAGAATAATGGGGATGGATACATAAGGCGATGTATCACTTTCAAAAGCAGAATTAATGGATTCATTGATCGGTTCTGTAAAGTTTGATGACATATTACCATTCATCATTTTCTTAACCGATTCTGATACATTTGCAATAGGAGCACTCATAAATGAGCTATTTGAGTTCACTTTAGCGTTGCTTGCATTGCTTGTGTTGCTTGTGTTGCTTGCACTGTTAGATCTATTCGCATTGCTTGCGTTGCTTGCGTTGCTTGCGTTGCTTGCGTTACTTGCGTTGCTTGCGTTGCTTGCAGTAGATCGAGAGTTTGCTGCTGCATTCATTCTATTAGATAAAACGAATGATTGTTATAATGAATTTCTTCATTTTAATAATCATAGAATACAATGAAATAGATTAGACACCGTCCTCTACCGTACGATTTCCTCCACGCATGTTAATATAATTTCTCTGCTCGGGGCTCGTGCAGACACAACCAGTATCAGATGCATACGAAGCAGAGCAGCACTCAGGCTTTGATTGATTGTTCTTAAAGATAAAGAGGCTGTCGGGGCCGGGTGTAAAGGCAGGGCCCAACAGTGGCTCATTTGGAGCCGTTCCACGCCATGAGCTTACACCGTTGTTGGGTGTCACACGAACATCATCAAATGCGCCAATCGGCTCCAACTTGTACTTGCCGAGTCCCGATGGACCCGCATTCTCGAGAAAATAACCCATAAATCCTTCACGGCGACCCATGCGATTGGAATATACCATGAGTAAATTAGCAAGGAGCAATAATACTAAACCTGTGATGAGAAACCCGGTTTTCATTCTACTTATTACGCTTTAGATAATCTAATGACGCCTATTCTGTTTTGTCGTTTGGATAATAGGTCCGGAGTCTCTCCTCTACAAATGAATAGGTCTCATAAATGGAATCATAGCCAATCTCCGTAAAGTCTCGTACTATTTTCTCTTTTTGCTCAGATGGATCCCACACGATATACTCTCCTGTTTCGGTAATCAATGCCATACCCTGAAGATGATGCGTACCTTGGCGCACAGTAGAGGTTCCCTTTATCCAGACCCCATCATGGTCTTCATAGTGTTCCGTATGCCATGTCTCATTTTTCTGGTCGGCGCCTTCCACTTCTCCGTGAACAATCCCTAAAATGTCCTGTTCTTTACCCATCCGGTCCATTACTTTTCCAAATGGAGTGGTTAATGATGAGATCGGTACCCATCCATGCATGGTTTTCACGCGCACCTGTTTTCCAACCAGTGCTACCTCGCAGTTCATTTTGAGATTATGCTTCCATGCCTTATTTGCTGATTCACGGTTTAACATGTTTGATACCATGTAATTCCAAATGTATTGCCCTTTGTGGTCATCATTTCCAATTTCCTCCCAGTCGCGAAAGAGGAAGGTCGTATTCGTAATAGGAGACTGAATGGGAATACAGTTGGAAGTCGTATTAAAACAGTACAAGATGGGGGATACCTCCTTTAGTTGAATGGCTCGTTTATCGGATGAAACGGATTTCCACTCACCATTGGGCTGCTGTACCAAATGAGACCCTGATACGCGAATGCCCAGAAGATCATAAAGCTCAATTTGTGATCCGTTTGATTGAATCACAGCCGTGACGCGACTACCATCTGACAGTTCATCTCCTACTTTGATGTCCTCTACACATGTTCCAGTTGCCTCTCCTTTTCGATGAATGCGGGTCCCTGTTGCAAAACATGTCCAATTTGATTTATTACTCTCCGCATCACTACGAACAGAATCTGGCATAATAAATGATAATAGACTAACAGCAGATGCGATCGCTATCAATGCCGCAATAATAAGGGGAATAAATTCAAAAAAGAATAAGAACAATATAATTAAAATAATCAACATAATACCGCATATAATAAGAATAACCTTAATGATGGTTTGAATGGTATTCAGCATTCCGCGAAATACACTGAGACCTGTGTAAATCATGGATACCGCCATCGCATTTGCACGACTCACCGCCATATGTAAATATTGAATAATGCGACTCATTTCATAGACAGATGAGTTGAACCTGCCGAAAAAACTACCTAAATAGGATGTAAATGCATGATACATCGTTGATAACATTGTTTGTATCATACCCAGTGCCTCCATGGCTCCATCCATAATACCGAATTGCTGTGACATGATGGCGTTGATAGGTATCATGAGTGCAGCCATAAATTTTTGCACAAAGGATTGCATACAAAATGAAAAGTTGTCGGTTGAAAATTCACCTCGCGATCGTGTATCCGAATCTGGTTTAAAAAGAAAGGAAGTGAACATAACGGAAAGGTTACATCGGTTATCGGCCCAATTGCTCATAATTACATTTCGATCCATACTTGCAATCACTATTCCCATGATGGCAAATAGGACGATGGTCATTAGAATAATAGGCCATTTTGCATCCATCTCCTTATGGACGAGATTCCCTACTACTAAAATAACTCTTTATACAATTGACTCTAAATGCTCCGCGTAATACATTTCTGAATCCGGAGAACAGACCTCCATGTAATCTCTTACACGCGTTCCATCTTCGAGCTCAATCTGTGAGTTAGGAACGACAACAAACGATATGAATTCAGAGTGATTTTGGCAATAAGCGTGATGTTCTCCCATTCGTTTCCACTGATTGGCGGTTTGATCCCAATAGAGTGTGGCAGGAGTCACGGATACTTGATTAGAGAGGGTGCAGACTTCACTGACTTGTCGACGGATAATACCCACTACTTCTGAGCCTGTTGTAAGATAATCGCCGATTTGAATTTGATTTGCGGCCACCAGACCATGCATGGTCTTAATCTTTGCCTCTTCATTGATGGCAAAGCAGGCATCCTTGTATGCATAATTCGTAGATGTACTCTCCTTTGCATTAACGGTCTTCTCGATCCATCGTAGGGTTGGTTCATCACATTCGGGTGCTTCATCATAATCCAGGAAGGTCAGATATTCCATGGGAATGGTGTGATCGGTTGTATTGAGACAATAAAGCAAGTCATCTGAATTCCATGGTCCCAGCGGAATGGCATGAGGGTGATCTCCTGCCATAATAGGTTTTCCATTATGCATGAGATAGTGATTGGTACTTACCGTAACGGGGCCTAATTTAACCATGGGTTGACCCTTTGAATAAAATCGGAATAGTGCAGTGACCGTCGTATGTCCTGGTAGGAGAACATCGCCGATCTTCACCTCTTTAATAGGGGTGCGTACAGGCGCACCTGTTGGACTCTTTACAATGACCTCCGTTTCTCCTGGAAAGCAGAAGGTATTCAGGAAAGAAAAGAGAAAGGTATTGGTAAAGGAAGTCATTCCTGTAATTCCTGACATTCCCATGTACATGACGGAAAAGAGAACCGCGTACAATCGTCCAAAGAGCATCTTCAAATAAATACCGCTCATTCGCAATTTAAAGAAAAAATGAGAGAGTCGCTCGGTAAATTCTTGAAATACTGTATTGATACCGCCTCCTAATGTTGCAATGGTAGTCTGGATCGATCCTACCGAATCAAAAAGAGAGCCCAATAGGTCTGTAAATGACGCAAAGGTTGAAGTAACGGATCCTACAAATGGCATAGAGTGTGTTTTAAAAATGCTACCCATGCAAAAGTTGAAATTTTCAGATGCTTTCGTGCCTTTTGGTCCTAACCAGCCGGCAATCGGTAATACCCATGGCTGACATCGTTTGCTGGCCCAGTCATTATCCGATACATTACTTAGTAGGTTTGCTGTACTAACACCAAATATGATCACATAAAATAGTGCACCAAAAAAGATCAAATAGAAAATGGAGCCGCTAACAGACCATAATTCATTTGATGGGTTGGAATTTTCATCTGGAATCATTGATGTAGCAGTAGCGGTGGCTGCCATCGGCATAAGAGAAATTGCTGCAGCGGGGTCTTGCTTTATAGGAAACTCTGCGAGTTCTACATTCTGTCCTGTGTTTTTGGTAGGATTGGCAAAATAATTGGCATTGTTATTACCATCATTTTCATCATCGCGTGGCATCCTCCTACTCACCCTCTACAACCAATTATGGGAAATCTTTTCTACATTTCTCTTTCTTGTCGATGATACCGACAAATGAAGAGCAACTTATTTTGTTAGAGCATAATGTCTGCGAATCCACTGTACATCTTGCTCAAATCGTAGACGACCTGGATGACCCGCTTTTTTAGATAATGTGGCTACCGTATTCAATCGATTGTACACGGGTTGAACACCATACTCCTTAATAACCTTCTTTAGGGCACGCTGGCGAAGAGGATCAGATAGCCCCCATTGATATCCGTATGATGTAATCACACCTTTTCGCAGACTTCGCGTTTTATCTTGATTTCTACTACTTTTTTGGGTATGAGTACGATCCTTAATACATCCGGACGGTACATGAATGGAATCTGTCTTTGGGTGAATCGTAATCACCTTTCCTTTTCGGCGCACAGTGTATCCAGAGGAGGCAATACTTTGTCTAAACCTGCGAGTATAACCTTTACGCAGTCGATACCCTTTTGGGCACTCTTGCACAGAAGGCATTTCTACTGGGGTATCATAAAATTTTGCATATATTGATAGGTATGTAAATTAGCTTTAATGCATTGTTCGTATGGAATGGTATGAGGAATGCTATTCTTTTGAAAATAGACAGTAATCCAATCCAGTACCTCTTTTATAATGGGCCGTGCGCTCTTTGGAAAGATCAGCAACTGTGTATCCTCGATGGGTGCATCTTGTGCGCGAATGGCTAACACATAAAATGCATTCAATTTATGCAAATAGACCTGAAGTAATCGATTATCTTGCGCCTCTTTTGTACCCAGCGCGGGAGCAAAGATAATGGCATGATAGAGCCGATGCTTTGCTTTTAACAAACGCTTACGAAAATCCTCATCAATCCCTACAACAATGATGTCTGTTGATTCATTATCCCATATGTCATCCATATCCCACATCTTCTACTATTAGATTCCATCACTATTTTGCGACGATGCCATACACGATGCATAATACACCAATGACAGAAAGTGCATATTCAGTTGATCTAGAAGAGAATCTTTCCACTGTAACTTTATTATTTCTCTTACCTAAAGTAACCATGACAGAGGGTTGTTCATCTGGACTGTTATCTGCTTGATTTTGTTTAAGGACCCTGGCCTGCGCCGTGACATTTGCCAACTCCGTACTATTTTTAATTGTACTCTTTCCACCAAGTATGACAGGCTTTATAATGATTGGCGCATTAGCCAGATTCCCAACAGGTGCCGCCATATGATGGAATATTCTATTCATGTGAGTTAATATAAAACCTTTTTTCTACTCCATTTCAGATCGTAGCATGTCGAATAAGAACTCATTGCCTCCTCTTGATCGTCAAAGCATCGCAGAAGCCACCGCCGAAGCAGAAGCCAGACCGCTGGAATATGACCCCACGAATCGCGCCGTGTATGTTCGCACCATGCTACAAGACATCGCCCTCTGGATGTCACAGGGTGATTCGGAAGGGATCATTCGTGCCCGTGTCCCGGAATTCATCGAGAACTATCCGGAACTTTTTAAAAAAGTCATTGGCCGTCAAGACCTTGCCCCCATTCAAAGCATGTTGGCGATGCTGGACCAAATGGGAAACGGCAATATGTCTCAACACCAGGCCTCTGTTATTGTGGGAAAGAAGCTGGTGGATCGCTTTGTGACGCCTCAATTAAATGGTAGCGGTGCAAAAAAATCGGAACCTTAAATCGTACGCACCATTCATAACTTGTCCTCTCATTTCTCTTCAAATAGGCGCGAATCTCATCCTCGTTGCTGCTGTCAATAATTGAAAAAACACGCTCTAAATATTCGGTCTGCAAATGAAAAGAAGTATGACGCACTTGTTGAATGTGTTGGAGCCACTCGCATTCGCACTCGCTATGTTGAGGAACAAAGAGAGACTCAAGCGGCTGGCCATGTTCTAACATGCTACACCACAATCGCATGACATCAAACACTTTATCGGAACAGCCTGTAAACCCTTTTCCAATAAAGTAGTGCTCTGGATTGCATGGTCGGCTCATACATGGCTTATACAGTGTCCACTCTTCAAAATGAAAAGAGAGCAGACGAAGAAGATCAATCGTGCATTGATGATAGAAATCAAACAGCTTTAGCACAAAGACTCCTCCCACTTTCAGCACTTCTAAACCAATTTTGGTGGATGCCAGCAATAACGGAAAGACCATCGTTTCTTGCTTCATATAATCGCATGAAAAATCGAACCCTCCATCGGCAGTAAAGATATGGATCGTTCTTTCCTGATCGGGTTGTGCGGTGTAATCAATAAAATACTGTTGATTTTCTGGTTTCATGATATCACCTGTATGATCTTTTCCAAAGATAATGTTAATGTTCTTATTTTTCTGTAAAAAATGGGTGGCACGCTTCCATCCAGGAATATTTGTCTTTCGAGACTTTAATGTCATTGCAGTGCTGCTATGAATCGTCCTGTCATGTTTACCCGCTTCATCGAATAACGCTTCAATAAATCCACCAGGTCCCTCACATACATGCGCGGTTCGAATGGTCTCCTGTGGAAACATTTCAAAAAAATGCAGCAGATCCAACATTTCAATCATCTTAAAATAGGATCGAGAAAGTGGCTTTAAAAAACAAATGGACTCAGGGAAATTCTGATATTTTTTCTGTGTATAGACAATTTCGAATGGATTTACGATCTTTTTATAGTACTCCCAATTTTTACCATTACTAAGTGATTCTTCATACCGAGTGATACGATTTCGACATTGATGTAATGCAGTCTCTTCTGCCGAATTCACATGGTCGATTTGATTTGACTCTAAGACCAGATCACTCTCCAATGGCTGAATGATCTGTCTAAACAGTGTTGTCTTTTCCCATGTCGGTCTCACTGTTTCCATACTCTATCTACTCCGTTTTATCTTTAGATTATGCATCCACAATATCAATTTCTACATCAGGCTCATCCAACTGCATTTCAATAGGCACTGCTGTAGTGGGAAGTACCATATTCATCTGGAACTGCGTAAGTGCACATGGATCATCCATCGAGGGACGAGATTCTTCCATCTGATCCAAATCGCCCTCCTCTTCCTGATCCAGTCGGCCTCTCTCCACATCAATTTCCCGCAAGAGCACAGGTAGCGCCTGATCATCCAGCAGAATCTGGGAGAATGCCGTTCCACCACGAATCGCCTGTCCCATCATAATGTTCGCCGACACACCTGTTACTGGATCCACCTCTCCAAACAGCGCGGCCTTGAGTAAGATCTTCTCCGTCTCCTCGAATGATGCCTTTGCCAGCGTACCAATATCATTCTTGTTGATGCCATAACGATCAATCGACATCAAGCGACCGAATCGCGTCATCACATCGCACAGAAGACAGAGGTGACGGTAATTGACGCCCACGCTATCAAAGAGACCGCTGATTTCATTAAAGAGAATGGCACGAGTTGCCTCGATTCCAAGCACTTCATAGATATCCCATACATTCGTGGAATACACATGCGTTCCATCGACCGCGGGATGGTTCATGACCTTGATCAGGTTCGATCCATCCGTGTCCAGCACGAACTGCTCCACTTCCTGATAACGACCCTCCACCATCTCCACAAACTGCTTATCATTGCGGAAAGTAACGGCCTTAATACCAGGAAGACCACGAATCACAATGCTATTCAGTAGTTTGTTCTGGAACTTCTTGAGATTAGTGAACTCGTCCAGATTCGAGGCAGTGTCATTATCACGATTGGGAAGACGAATACGCATCACGAGATTGTCTGAGTTATAATCGCTATACACAACATTGATGTCATTGTTAAACTGAACCTTAATCACAGAGACAACCTCCTGAATGGAGATATTGCGGTTAAACATCTCCTCGCGATTTAGCTCCAAACGCAGCATCCACTTCGACCAATTCGCACTCTGTGTATCCATTTCGAACTGACGGTAGAATGACATGAGCTGAACATCTTCCTGTACCACCGTTTTATCATCATTTTCATCCCAGTAGATCGCCACCTTGTCTGTGATGTTGCGAAGCACTGTCAGCTCCAGATCCTGCACGACTTCACGCGCCTTGTCCTTGTTCTTACGATATTCGGGCTTCAGATAGATCGTAAGGGAGGTCGCCTTCGGATTCTGCGTCACCTTGAGAAGTTCGCGCAGACGCGGCACACCTCGCGTGACGGCTGATTTACTGGCAACACCAGCTTGGTGGAAAGTATTCAGAGTCATCTGTGTCGCTGGCTCACCAATCGACTGCGCTGCCACAATGCCCACCTGATCTCCTGGCTGTACCCATGACTTCATGTCCGTTACCACAATGAGCTCCATTAGAACTTCGAAGGCATTCTTTGTAAAGCGCTCCTCCACAATGATCTTGTGCGGCGCAAGGTGGAAACGGAGAAGAGCACACCAGATCTTGTGATATGAATGGGTACGACCAATGATCTTTTTGATGCCCTCCAGTACCATCTTGGGAGTTAGATCTGTTTGATCGGTGTTCTTGATGCCAAAACGCGTCTTGATGTTAAGAACCAAGCGTGCCAAGTTCACAGGGGCAAAGATGCTACCATCTTCATGCGTCTTCTTCTGAAAGACTTCCTCTACCATCATACGCTGATCCTGAAGCATCTCTTCCACATATGCCTGGACAAGCAACTCATCATTCTCACGAACGGTACCGCTCTTCAGGATCGCGCTCCAATCCTGATTATGCATGCCATAGACGGTACGAATGTCCTCCTGCGAGAGGGCTTCCAGCGGCAAACCCTGTGTCTCAATCTTGGTGGGGTTGATTCCATCTTCGCCATAGTGGAACTGGATAATGTTGTTGTTGGCATCACGCACGGTGCCATCGTGTTGAACTGTCAGATCCTCCATCGACTTGACAAGCTGACGCTGAATGTAACCTGTATCGGCAGTCTTTACAGCGGTATCAATCAGACCCTCACGGCCCGACATGGCATGGAAGAAGAACTGCTGCGGGGTCAGGCCACGAATAAAGGAGGACTCGATGAAGCCGCGTGCCTCTGCGCTGTCATCGTATTTCTTGTAATGTGGAAGCGTGCGATCCGTAAAGCCATAGGGGACACGCTTACCCTCAATGGCCTGCTGACCCAGACACGCCATCATCTGCGCCACATTGAGCGGCTCTCCCTTCGAACCCGAACGGACCATTGCCAAGAGACGATTCTCGTTTGAAAGTGATTCCTGGCCCGTCTTGCCTGCATCTGAAGTCGCCTGATTGAGAATACCGAAGATCTGATCCTCAAACTCCTGCTGGTTGGTCTTGCCTGTGTTGTTATCGAACAAGTCCAGATGGACCTGCAGAATCACTTGTTCGACCTGCTTCTTGCGCTCCTGGATCTTCTCTTGAATCTGGCGGTTGGTCTCCTCATCCGCAATCAAATCGCTGATGCCGACACTGAAGCCGTTCAGGACGAGGAAGTTCTCCACCGTATTCTGAAGCGAATCCAGCAGATTCACGGTGTCCTTGGGGCCATGATCGTTGTAGGATACATGGACGATACCCTTTGACGGCTTCATATAGATGTCACCATCCACCACACCCTGTATGATGTCACCTTCTACGATCTTCACATAATTGACCGAATCTTTGTTGTCTGTTTTACGATTATATGATTTGTTTGGCATTTCGATATTAACGGGTGGCAACAGCGCACTCAGTACTTGCTGGCCCGTCCAGCGCTTACGATCTACAATGCGAGCATTTGGCATCAGACCGTCGAAACGCTTGTTCCACATCATCAAGTTCATGAATTCGCGCTGCGTGAACTCGATGCCTGGCTGCGTCAGGCGATAGGAACCCACCAGCGTATCTTGATACACACCGATCATCGGCTTTGCATGTCGCGGTGTGATAATATGGTGCGGCACCGCCGCTATTTCTTCTAATTCTACCATTGCCTCATAGCTCTGAGGCAGGTGCGCGTTCATCTCCGAACGATCCCCCAAGTTTCCAAGGGGGGCGGACTATACCTTATGAGAATTCAAGGTGACTAACCTTTCATCATTCCCCGACTTCCATCTAGTCTCTGAACCTTCTCCATGCCCTTGTCATAACGGGTGTAGGAGCTTGGCTGCGGATTGCCCAATCTGTCACATTTTTACCTTACCTCTGATTTTTCTCCAGAGCCAGATGATATTTTCACATCATCTTTGGTAGTGATAGCTTTAGGGGGTTCCCGTCAATTTGAAAGTCTCGCATCTCGGGCATCTGCCCTTGATACTAGCAGGTTATATAAGTGTATGTATTACACTCCAGTATTTACACCGTTTTACACAAGTAGAGATACTGGATCTACTTATGCGGCCCACTGTTGGTGACAAGATGTCCCTTAGAATAAGGGAAGTTTATCACCGTCGAAGTCAGCGTTGTAGGGACGAGTCGCGAGAACATTCATGCGAAAGGTCTTGTACGGCAGAACCTTCACACGATGACCCATCATCGACATCTTATGCAGTGTCGGCTGACGATTAAAGAGGAGAATGTCATTGTCGAGCAAGTGACGATTCACCACATCACCCTCATAGAGAACAATCTCCTCCGTTTTCACATGCTTCAGTGAAATCATGCGCCCATCCTTACGCACAATCGTCTTGGCACCTGGCCACTTATCCGCTCCGTTCTGCACCAACTTGTAGAGCTTCTTGAGATTATAGGGCGTAACCGGCTCAGGGCTCGTCAGGTTCATGGCGATCTCAATCGGCACACCAATCTCCGCCACACTCAGGTTCGGATCAGGCGTAATGACCGAACGCGCGGAGAACTCCACACGCTTGCCCTGAATGTTATAGCGGATACGACCCTCTTTTCCACCCAGGCGCTGCTGAATGGACTTCAGGGGACGGCCACTACGCTGCGCGGAGGGAGCCACACCAGGAATGTCATTATCGACCAGGGTCGCCACATGATACTGAACGACATTTGTCATCTCATCAATGACATTCTTGCTTGAATTGTTTTCGATCTTTTGCAGCAATGTTCGGTCATTCTTGATAATATCAACCAATTTGTGCGTCAAATCATCTTCTGAGCGTTGATTGTTGTCCTGTACGACGGATGGACGAACCTGCGGGGGCGGAACGCGAAGCACCGTGCAGATCATCCAATCAGGGCGGCACCAGAAGCGACTCAGGCCCATGAAGTCGACATCCTCATCCGAGATGCGACGGAACAGGCGATGCACATACTCCACTTCCAGCGGCTGTTGCTGCTTGAGTTCCTGGTAGTGCGCCACGATGCGTGCAATGCCCTCACGGGTAAACTTGTCGGGCTGAGGAGCGCCACAACCATCCTCGCATTCCTGGCCGCAACGCTTGATCTTGGAAGACTCCTCCAGAATGCTCTTCCAGCGCGCTTCTCCCTTTCGATGAAGAAGATCTCGGTTCTTGGGGAGATCCTTATCAATTCGAAGTTTGGAGCAGCGAATGCAAATGCACTTGAGAACATTCATGATCATGGCGTGAAATTGAATATAATAGACAGGACGGGTCAATCGATAGTGTCCAAAGTGGCCGGGGCAGCCATGATTCGTTTGACCGCAGGTGCGGCAGATTTTTCCATTGTCCAGAACGCCCATGCGTGGATCAAACAAGCCCCCGATTTTTGGCTCATTTCCTTCATAAGTGATGTGCGTAGTAATCTCCACGACGGAGCTCCGTTCAATCTCCTCAGGTGAGAGGACGCTGAACTGGACGCCCACGACAGACTCGATATCAGAAGAATGTTGATTGAAACCGGCTGGCATTCTGTCTTGGAGATAGAAACTGTTATACCGATTTAGACTCTGCATTTGTCAATTTTATTGGTTTCGATCATTTCCGATCATTTCCTTTAGAGATCGAATCAAAAAAATGGAGAATCTGTTTCATTTGCATAAAGCGTCGATGACTCATAGCTTCAAAGGGACATTTATGTACGACAGTATGGGGTATTTCTGGCTGAATGGGTGGAGCCATTATTTGTGTTTGTTTTCGAGAATATAGATCAAACCATGCATGCATCTTATTACATAATAGTTCATTTGAATTTAGGCTGTTTTAGCAAATATTCAGAATCACACGCTCTTTCCAGTTTCGATTTTGTAGAATAAAGGCACATTGGACGCTTACTCTGCGATAGAGCGTTACATCGATTTCTGTCTTTTCGTCGCGTGAAAGAACACGATCCTGATCTTCGATCATACGATAAGTAGTGGAGACCATTCGTTTCCATTGCGGCACATAGATCTTGATTTTTACGAACTCTCCTTCCATCGGGATCTTCTCCATAATGATCCCTTCAAAGCTTGTCTGATGGGCACTGATCGCGCGAAGAAAGGTACTATCGCGTGCAAAGTTTTTGATTGCTTTTCCTCGTAGATTCATATCATACATAGCCTGCGGAACAATGTAGTACTCGGTTGATCCCTGAATCCAGTTGGTAAGTACCCGTTGATTCACCAGATCAGCATAGCGTCGAATGGGACTCGAGGCATGTGCATAGTGATCGGAGTCCAATCCACTGTGTACAGTATCTTCCTCTTCTGCCAAACAGTATTCTGCGGAAGAGAACGCAAGCATTTCAAGTTCAGGAACATGTTCTCGATAGGCCTGGAGTCGCTCACGATCGGGCGCAGAGTGTCGTCGTACAATACCCTGTTTCATCGCTTTCAGTTTCTTTCCCGCCTCTGTATTATAGAGAATCATCATCTGCTCGATCCATTCATGAGAGTCTGTTACAGGCTTCTTCGCCAAATGGGATGCAACGGCCTGAAGAACCGGTCGAAAGGGAGAATCGGACACCTGGAATTCCTCATAGGTATAAGACTGATTCACCGTGAGAACGGACTGAAACCATGTTGGGTCTCGGATTGTAATGGTGTCCCAGATGAATTGGAGCGAGATTCCATAGCGCTCTTTACCTGGAAGAAGGGAACAGGCCTGCTCTGAATATTCGGCCGGCAGCATCGGACGAAGGACACGACCATCGGTATCATATAGTGTCTGACCGATCAGAGAGGCCATGATATCAACGGCGCTTCCCTCTTCTACAAAGGCTGCCACATCGCTGATTGTGATTGTGATGAGCCAGTTATTTGACCCGTGTATGGGTTCCATCGTAATCACATCATCTACATCACGACATCCCTCAGGATCAATATGAAAGGTGGTTCCCGATAGTCGTGTCCGTGAAACTGATAGGAGAAGCTTGGGTTGATAGGCATAGACAGGATATTTCCAAGGGCATGCCTGCCATATGAGTGCCTGGTATTCTGCTTTTTCCTCTCCCGACCGACCCAGTGTTTGTTGAATGCTTCCTCGGGGAAACTGGGCTGCCCACTCTTCCAACTTAATGAGGACAATCAGATTTTGACTGCGATCCTTTTCAGACGATCCGACAATAAAGGGAGGGTAGCGTTTGTCATAGGGTGTACAGAGATACATCAGATGACCTCGGCGGGTCATTCCATAGGTGGATTTGCTTGTCAATTCCAATGTTCCTATGAGAAGGGGGTGCTGATCGCGTAGCTCCAGCTCACATTTTTCATTTCCCACCGAATGTGTTACCCACCCCACATGATCGCCTGGAAGACATTTATTGGCTTGTTTTGCCCCGATAAACTCATGAAGGAGATTACCCGTGTCGCTCAGAATCATAAAGTGATGGTAATCTTTGGTCTGGAGGATTCCGCGTAGATGTGTGGGGGGTGCATCAACTTGGTTGATCCCCAACTGAGAGGAAAGGAATGCAGACATTGTATGATTTGTCTCTGTGTATGCATCTTCCTCAATTTTTAAATCATGGTAGTAGAATGAGTCGTTGTGCGATGCGACGCTTTGACAAACATATGACTGCCGATCGTCCCTCCAATTCCTCTCTGCATCAAGAAAACCAACAACGGTTGTCTCAGTTGATACAAGAAAGAGAGAAAATGGATCTATCCGTTTGTAAGACCAACCATGAGCCTATCATATCGGATAAGATCGAGCCCATCGTGACGATCGCCGCATCTAATACATATACTCCATGGAAAACACCATCTACCCCTACCCTTACCCATTAAATGTTTGATAAGATTGCCATACCTCCTTTGTGATATGTGATACTTCTTCCATTTTATGACAGAGAAGAGGCGATGCGCTTGATGTAAGAAGTAGAAAAGTACTTTCTCCCAAAAAGGAGGGGATAAAGACACGATAGGGAATCACTTCTCCACGAGTATCATGCTTCATATGATAAAGTGGGCTTTTATCAAGTAGCTGTAGAAGATATTGATAGGGTTGAATGGTCTGTGTCATACAACGCATTCCTGCATAGAGTACAATGGAGCCATCCATCGTCACCCAGTTAGGAAGATGTTGAAAAAGAGTGGTCCATAATGCATGGTCTTCTTCGCATGGATCAAACAAATCGATGATAATTACATCATATAATTGATCTGGTGGAGTTTGAATAGCTTCCATCATATCATGATGATGAATGGTAAGCCTCGGATCATCCCATGCTCCTTTGGCCCACTGCGGATATTTTGTTTGAAAGAGCTGTACGACTTCCTGATCCCATTCATACATATCCACCTTTTCAACGGTGGGCCATTTCAGAACTTCTCTTGCTGTCGCACCTTCTCCTCCTCCCATAATCATGACCCGTTTGGGTTCATAGATACTTGCCATGGCAGGATGAACCAGGGCTTCATGATATATCGCCTCATCCAGCTCACAACTCTGAATGGCATTATTCATATAACAAGCGACACCCCAGTTGGGGCGCTCCACCATTTCCACATGTGTATCTCTCTTTGTATAAATCGAATCGATAATCGTTGCATTGTTCCATTGATAGGTAACACCAAGCTCAGGCCAGGTATGGTCTGAGTAGTGCGTCATTGTCTATTCTATAGAGAACGCGTTTAGATACCCGTTGAACCAAATCCACCAGCCCCTCGCTCTGTCTCAGGATGCGACTCCACGATACGAATGTTACGAATCCATCCCATGTCTGGTGCTACAATTTGGAAAATACGATCTCCTTGATTGACCTGCGAATGACCTGTCATGGACCATACAGGTGCTTTGAGTTCTCCGCGATAGCTTTTATCAATGATTCCTGGGGAATTTGCCATAAGTAGTCCCGTTTTATAAATGGAAGAGCGCGGTACCAAGAAAAAGTGACTATCCGTCTTCAGATACTCATTGGATGTCCCATGTGGCATCGGCTCCACTTTCAGCATTCGAACAATCACGCCAAATGGAATGAACATGGGAGTTTGCTCGATCGTTACTTCCTCAGCGGCATGAAGATCCCATCCCGCATTGACATCCGAACAATTGATGATATCGCCCGTGTAATAGGCATGAACGGATGGATTGGTTCGTACCAATTCGAGTTCGTACCAGTGATTCATTTTATCCATATCATGCGGTATGTCTTTAGATAATGACTTAAACCAGGATGGATATGATACAGTAAATGAGGTGGCTTGTTTATGGTAGCAATGGATGGATTGGGGGTATGGTGGTAAAACTTCTGCGAAAGCAAGGACATACAGTCATCAAAGCACGGTACCGAGCAGATGATGAGATGGGTGTAGAGGCAGAATTGGCAACTGAGAATGCGGATCGTATTCTTTGTCTGATTGGGCGAACGCATGGCCCAGGATATTCCACCATTGATTATCTGGAACAAAAGGGAAAACTGGTAGAGAATGTTCGCGACAATTTGTATTCGCCCCTTGTTCTCGCGCTTCTCGGAAAGAAGTATGGTATCCATGTTACCTATCTCGGAACGGGGTGCATTTTCACTTATTCCGAGGAGCAACGCATGTTTCAGGAGAAGGATGCCCCCAATTTCTTCGGCAGCGGATATTCGACGGTAAAAGGATTCACGGATCGTCTCATGCATTTCTTTGAGGATTCCGTTCTCAATCTTCGCATTCGTATGCCGATTGTGGGTTATCATCATCCTCGTAATTTTGTTAGCAAGATCACCAGTTATGAGAAGATCTGTAGCATTCCGAATAGTATGACGGTATTGGAGGATATGCTTCCTGTTATGATTGATTTGGCCCTACAAAAGATGACGGGGACGATCAATCTAACGAATCCTGGTACCGTGGAGCACAATGAAATCTTGGAGCTCTATCAAAAATATGTGGATCCGACCTTTGTGTGGGCGAACTTTACACAAGAGGAACAGGCTAAGATTTTGCTTTCTGGGCGCTCCAATAATGAACTGGATACGACAACGCTCCAGCGGCTCTATCCGAATCTTCTGCCGATTCGTGAGCGTGTAGAACTTCTCTTTCAGAATTGGAACAAGAGTGAGTTAGCTCAGTCGTAAGTAGAGGCTGTCGGATACGACCAGATCGCGAATGATAAGGGATTTAGCCTCTGTGATTTTGCTAATCTGATCGGTGTGCTGTGAGTAAGTTGCCATGGAGAGCCATTCCTCCAACATATTGGCGGTTTTCATAACAGAGCGAATAAAGTTTCCTTCAAACAAGTTGTATTCTGCGCAAATGACGGAGGCGTGTTCTCCTTCCATCCATCTCCACATCGGTTCGATCATCTGTGTGGAGAGGGACCAATACCCTTCTACTGGCAAACTGATGCGATGCTCCAGCTCTTCAAAGGTGTGCGCCATGTCTTGGATCTGCTTCAGGGCAGAGACAACTGCGGCACTGACACGAAGTTCTGAAACAGAAGTGGCATCTTCTGTTTCTTTGGCTTCTTGAAAGCATGCCAGAACACACACCAGCTCTTTGCCACTTAGACCGTGAAGTAGCCCCTCTACATAGAGTTCTGTCATCAAGATCGGGTGTCCCTCATTGACCTCTGTGGCAAGAATACCCTTTTGTCCGAGGTCCTCATTGGTGAGTGTCAGGGGATCGGCGTGACGAAGGTATCCCATCTCATACAAGAATGTGACAATGGGCTGAATGCTGTGCTGGTGCCCCTCTAATTCCTGGAGATGGTTTATGATCTGTTGTTGTTCTTGATCAATTCCCTGTAGTGTCTGATAATCTGCAAGCGCCTTCGTCCATTTTGGACCCATTTGCTTATTTTTCACACTGTCAAGTTCGCGTTGAAGTTGTTTGCGCTCCGCATTTACCGTCTGTTTTATCCGCTGCTCTAATGCCAATCGCTTGGCACATTCGCTGAGAAAGGGCTCCACCAGATTTAGTTCTTTGCGCTTCTTCTCGAGAAGGGACAATTCTGTGCGCTGTTTCGAGATCTCCTTTTGCTGCTGTTGAAACCAGTAGCTCTGCTCCATGATGGTGAGCCATTTCAGGGGCTGATTCGGTGGAGAAGCCTGAAGGGTTTTCAGCAGGAAATCATAGTGAAAGTCCATGCGACTTTGAAGCGGTGGGCGGGCGCCTTTCATCATCGTATACATTTCCTCAGGATACACTGGCTCGCGATCCGGTAGATAAATGACGACGCCCTTGTCATCTTTTCCACGCCGACCTGCTCGTCCCGCCATTTGCAGGTATTCATCATTTCGTAGCATTCGCATATGACCCGTGGTGTCATCGTATTTCTTGAACCCTGCAAAGAGAACGGTCTTCGTCGGCATATTCAGGCCCACCGCAAAGGTTTCCGTGCAGAACATCATTTTGACAAACCCCTTCGTGAAGAGGATTTCGATAATCTCTTTCAAAACGGGGAGAAGTCCGCTATGATGAAAGGCAATTCCTCGGCACAGGAGATCATAGATCTGATGATACTGGGGAACGACTTCGAGATCTTTGAGATGCCGATGAAGGTGAAAGCTAATGATATGCTTGACGGTGGCGGTATCGGATGTACTCAAGAGAGTATGCTCCACTTTCTTCGCATAGGACTCGCACTGTTTTCGGCTCAGTACGAAGAAGAGAGCGGGGAGAAGCTCCTTCTTTTCGAGAAAGGCAATAGCCTCGTTGAGTTGATGGACGAAATGAGAGGAGTGTACTTTTCCTTCCATTCCACCGGTTTGACCGAGACGCCGTGCCTCTGTTGTTTTTTGCTGAAAGGCACGAAGTTCGCGCTCTTGACCCTGTTGGGCACGAAGCCAGGAGAGATAGGCCTGCTCGTAATAGACCTCCTTATCATCCATGAGTGTGATAAGCTTTTCTAGAGGCACTTGTGGTTGGAGTAGATAGTGTGTAAGAGGAACAATTCGGTACTGGGTCTCAATCAAGTGAATGGGCTTCTGCTTCAGGGTGCCGAGCCATTGGGCGAGATACTCAGGATGATCCAGAGTGGCGGAGAGCATCACCATGTTGATGGTGGAAGGGAGCAAGATCATCGTCTCTTCCCAGATCTTTCCGCGGTCCTTGTCATTGATGTAGTGACATTCGTCAAAGATCACGGCATCCACCCCATCCATGGAGAGTGAGGCCGTTAGCCCGAGATGTTCGGTGGCCGTTCCTTTTTTGTAGAGCAGATTTCGCAGAATTTCGGTGGTCATAATCACGATTTGTGCATCAGGACAGAATTTGATATCTCCTGTCATGATTCCCACAGTGGCCTCACTGAATTGGTGTTTGAGATCATAGAACTTCTGATTGGAAAGTGATTTAATGGGGGTGGTATAGAAGACTCGTTTTCCTTTTTTCAAAGAGTGGTAGATTTGGTACTCTCCTACCAATGTCTTTCCGGATCCTGTCTTGGCGCAGACAAGGACATTTTCATCTTTTGCAATTGCAGCAATGGCGTGCTGCTGGAAAGGGTCTAAGGGAAAGGAATAGGGATGCGGCGGTAGCACAGAGGGTGCAATGGAGAGATCGGGTTGAATAAGGGACATCGTTACTACTATTTTAGTATCGTCATTCTTCAATTTTTAGGAAAATAACTTAAAGGTACTATCAATCTATAGGTATATGTCAGACCACTTATATTATGATTTTATAAAGTATGTTAACTCAATTGTTACATCTAACCATATTCATGATTTTAAATCAAATCCAAATGTAACATATATGCTGGAGCATGTATCTGAATCATTAGGGCATCAATACCTACATTATATTAAAGAGCGTTCTATCTTTACAGATCAGCAAATTATTTCATATTGTCAATCAAATGATAAATATGGTGGGGGGCAAAAATATAATTATGGATGGATTACAACATCTCCTAGTAATTTTAGGTATTTATTACATGCTCATTTAATATTTTCTCATATGAAAAGGAAGGGGATGGATGAAGTCAAAGTTGCAGAAGTAGGATGTGGTTATGGTGGACTTTGTCTTGCCCTTATTCAATTATCACCGATTTATAATATTACGATAACTGATTATCATCTTATTGATTTGCCAGATATTAATTCATTGCAGAAGCGCTATCTATCAAATTTTGAATTAGGTACTACATTATCATTTCATTCCGCATATACATATGGTAGTGCAATTACAGATACGAATCTGTTTTTAGTTAGCAATTATTGTTTTAGTGAAATTGATGATGCTCACCAAAAGCAATATATAGCGCAATTGTTTCCAAAAGTATCCCATGGATTTATGACATGGAATAACATAGTATTATATGATTTTGGATTTAACTTTCAATCTGAAGTTGAGTATCCTCTCACGATCAATAATAGTAATCCATTGCTGAACAATAAATATGTTTATTTTTAATATTTTTCATAATAAATGGAATTTACATTTGGCATTATTACATCCGGTGCAAATGATCATTTACTTTCTATTGTAATACAATCTATTATACAACAGCAAATTCCACAGTTTGAAATTATTGTTGTTGGAAAGACATCAATTATACATGATTCTGTCCAATGTATTGATTTTGATGAATCGATTAAACCAAATTGGATTACTAGAAAAAAGAATATGATTAGCCAACGGGCTCAATATGATCATATTGTTTTCTTACATGATTATGTAGCATTATGTGAGGATTGGTATAGTGGATTTATAGAATTTGGTTCTAATTTTGATATTTGTGTTACTAAAATTAAAACAATCCATGGAAATCGTTTTCGTGATTATACCCTTTTTCCACATGATTTAGGATATCCCTATAATGTGAGGGCCTTATTGCCCTATGATTATAACGTTACATCAAAATTAAATAAATTATTGTATATTTCAGGAACCTATTATGTTATGAAAAAGAGTATTGCACTCGCTTATCCACTCAATGAATTATTGTGCTGGGGTCATGGTGAAGATGCTGAATTATCAAAACGCTTATCAGATCACAATATTATATTACAATGCAATCCATATAGTACAGTGCAGCTACAGAAGCACAAAGGCCAATGCAACTGGGAACATGTATTAACGAATGATGAAATTGCACATCTTGAATCATTGTCTGATATAGAAATAGATCGTATGAATCAGATATCAAAAAAGAACATAAAAAATTACATTATGGATATGATTGGCGTTGATATTTATTAGTTATTTTTTCCTAATAATAAACATAATATCATCCCATCTATTTTAATTATTTCGTAGATCAGCGCATTCAATATACTTTCTATATTTTTCGTTAACCCACTTTTTCAATATGTTCTAAAAATTGGTTAATACGCTCGTTCACTCCTGTTATGAGAGTTGCATGAATAAAAATCATAATTGGATCCATCTATGTATAGATATTGTATTCTTTAAATTTATATCATAATTTAAAGAATCAATTCATTCTACTATCATAATGAAATTACTACTCTTTTACCTATCAGATAATGGTCGTCATTTTACCTTTCCTCATTTTGTGAATCTAATCAAAGAATCTACTCTTCAACAAGACTGGAAATTGATTGTACTTACCCATGATGATAATGTAGATTTTTATCGAACGATTCTTTCTTATACAACCATTCAATATGATGTCTTTAGCTTTTCCTCTTATCAAAACTATTTAGAGAAGGTACGATTTGCAATTCAATATGCAAAACAGTATTCATTTCCCTACATGATGAAATGTGATAATGATTTATTTTACCGCGGAAGAACTCTAGACTATATGATAAATCATCTCGAATTATTGGAAGATCCTACCAATCTTACACTTGGTCCAGTTCTTTCTTCAGGTATTCCGTGCATTGAGTATTTTGCAAATGATTTTTTGAATGAATCTGATCGTAATACTCTTTATCATAAATTTTTAGAAACACGAATGGTTGACATGTGGGGTGCACCTTATTCGCATTTAAATAAATTTACAAAAGAAGCTACTGTGTGGAATGGTTTTGATTTTTTGAATGCAGTAAAACAAAATTCACATTATTATAAGGGAATTCATCCGATTCGTATTAATCTGGATGCAATTCAATATTTGAATCAATGTATTATAAAAAACAAAGAGGCCTTCTATGAAAATAAAGATTTATCTATTATTTATGATTCAACCTCTCCTTATTTGTGTAACAGTGTATTCTGTATTAAAACATCAACATATGACACAATTGTACATGATTCTACTCTATATGTTGATGATTTTGATGAAGTTCCTCTCAATAAATATGCATGGAAAATGGGTACTTCGCATCTTTTTGTAAAACATGGTTATGGAATTCATATGTATTATAATACCATACCTAATCATCGCGCATATGAAAAGGTATTTTGTGAATCATTTTTTTAATGATCGTAGTGGATTACATCATAATGTCTCAAACACTGCGACAAACTTCTGGATAAATAGAAAGGGAAAGGAAACATCAATTAGCTCTTCTGTGGGTGTTGTTCCAAACCATACTGCAACAAATAGGGGGAAATAGCAAATGGCATATTCAAAGTCCTTCTGATAGGCTTCCATCGAATAGTGTATTCCATTTTCTTTTATTTTCATATAATAATACATTTTAAACAGCTCATAATATGCTTTGATGTTTTCCACACTAAAACTTTCCATCATAAAAAAAACAATGTCCTGTACTCCTTTTCCATTAGCAAGATATTGCCAATCGATAAAGTAGGGCATATACCCATGCTCTTGTTTTTTGTAAAAGATATTTCCTGATTTTACATCTCCGTGACAAATCGTCAAATTATCTTTACTTAGATAGTCCTGAATCTCTTCAAATCGATCAACCACTCTTTTCATTTTCGTCAATAATTCCGATGAAATAACGTGCTTCCATTTTTCAGAAAAAAGTGGCCAGCGTTCGCGTAAGAAGTCGCCCCATACTGGGCGGAAGAGAGGATCATTATGTTTTTTGAGATCTTTAAATGATTTGGATAACTCTTTGTTCCAAAACTGTGAGTGAAAAATGGCACACTGTTCAATAACCTTTAGTGACACATCCACACTCTCTTTATTTAAATCTATATTCAATACCATGCCTGGTTGATTAATATTTTCGAGTAAGATTCCTTTTGATACAAAGTTAGAATCCTTTATGGTTCCAATGTATTTGGGAGCGCAAATGGGAACATAATCACGAATCTGTTCGTAAAAATAATACTCACGATCAAATAATCCAAGTGTATAGGCCATTTTTGTTAGGGAAGAGGTATAGTCATTTTCATATTTTAGAACAGTATCAAGAGTTTCGCCTGAAGTAAGATTAATTTTCACACGAATGACATCGGAAATATATCCTCCCTTTAATTTTTGTGTATCCAAATGAATGTCTTGAATGGAATACTTGTGACAGAGAGATCGATGAATCATTTGTGTAAGATGACTGGATAGATCCGAAGATTCATTTGCAATGCTATCTATGTTCATATTGTTATAACTAGTAATTTGCGTCTTTATATTAAGTTCGCACAAAATGTGTTCATTTGTACCATTATTTACACCCACAATATTTCGAGGTGCAGCTGCCTGTGCGCTTAGTATTCCTGATTTGGAATCTTCAAATATCATACATTGATTAGGGGTTGTTTTTAGTAATCGCATTGCGGTTAGATAGGGATCAGGATATGGTTTTGGACGGCTGCATTCATTTCCAATGACAATATAGTTAATGAATGATCGAACACCGATATGAGTTAAAATCGCTTCACATGTGTCTCGATTGCAATTTGTAACAATACAAACCGAGTTACCCTCTTCTTTTTGCTTCTTTATATATTCTACTGCACCCTCTATGACCACAATTTCATCCAGATAGTTACGAAACAACCGATCTTTTAAGGAGGAAATGTCTTCTATTTGATAGGATGTAGGATCGATTTTTAATTGTTGCATGGCAAATGCATCATTATTTCCCTGAATATACTGATTAAAAATGGTTTCCGTGCAGGGAATATGAAATGGTGCTAAGATTTCTTGCCATACTTTATGATAGATTATATCTGTTTTAACCAATGTGCCATCCAGATCAAATAGAAAAGACTGACGATGCTGAAGATAATAATTTAATTCTTCAGGTGTTCCTAGTGATTGATATTGTGATTTTTTAATAGGAATGGCATAAAAGGGTTTGCCTTTTTCTACCATTTGTTTGATCACACAGGAGATATAATACTCATTTTTAAATCGTATATTATGTTGAATCACAAGCTCACAATAATAATACAATTCATTTATGTCTTGAAAGAAATAGGCACCTGTATTTGCATAGGGACTGATTCTTTCTTTTTCCTTAATATCTCGGATTCTATGATCGGAATCAATCGTAACATAGGAATAGATTGGCTTTGAATTAGTATCTTCAAAGCAGATGGTCGCATTTGTATGAATTGCCCTTAGTTTTTCAAGAATGGGAACATGATAGAGTGTATCACAATCAATAAGAAGAGTAGGTAAATGGAATGATAATTGAGATTGAATTTGTTGAATTCCATATTGTATGGTTTCTGCTGCTCCATCCGTTCGTTTGTAAATGGGGAGCAAATAGATGAATGGATAACGCTGTTTCATATGGGATGAAAATCCATCATTATCCAAAGAGGTGTGATAGATAATAAATAATTTGTCATCTGATGTATAGTCTAATGAATCAATCACATGATCGATCATTTTCTTATCAAATACATCAATAAGTGGTTTTGGATTATTATATCCTGCATCTTGAAATCGTTTTCCAATTCCGCATAGTGGAATAATGATATTCATTACTATAAAAAAGAATATCAATATTATGTTTATACGCAACCGGATTAGATTCTCTCCCAATGATCCTCATAAATATCATGATAGGGATGGGGGCCGGCTGGGCCAAACCACTTTGATGGGGCAATCACATGTTTGGCATCTGCCATCCAGGTACACCACCAAATAAAAGTTGAATTGGACATGATGATATGTTGAAATTGCTGCAAAAGTGCAAAAGTATGAATATCGGACTCATTCATCAGAATGACAGGTGCATGAATATTAAGTTCCTTCTCGATCTCCATCCAGTATCGATTATCATCACTGGTAAGTAGCCAGATGGGGTCTTGTACTTTCTCTTTCATTCGTCGAATAGCCTCTTTGTAATAATCCGAATGAAGTGGACCATGAATGTCAATCATATGTTGATTTCGAAGATAGTCGGTTCGGCGCGCATGGACGACTATTACACGATCTTTGTTCTCTAATAGAAATGAATATCTGGCTAATACTTCGTTCATTAGAGCGGAAGAAGGAGCAAATAATTCGCGTAATTCTTGCTGGATCTCATCATTGTAAAAATAGTTTGAGGTCTGTCGATACCCATCAAGTAACACACCTTGAGAGGTTAATGATGGAATGGGCTGATACATGGTAGCCAATGATTCATTCCAATGGATCATATGGGGCGGAATGGATTGGACCAAATAGGGTTTTACGCGATGTAGGATGGTCTCCCAGTACACGGGGCGATCTCCATTGTGTTCTTTATGAAGAATGTGAAGAGTGCCGCCCTCTTTTTTGGCATACGCATACGCCGCTGCAATCTGAAAGAGTTGATTTCCTAGTCCTCCTTTAATATGAACGGCTACTGCTTTATTTGACATATACATTATATTTTATTTATCTTTATATTGTCTCAAATCAGAATATAAATAGAATATAGATACTCTATTATTATGAGTGCATACTGTTACTTTCTCTATACCGATCAAGGACATACTTATATTGGAGCAACGGTGGATCCAGACCGACGGTTGCTACAACATAATGGAAAACGGGCGGGTGGGGCGCGTGCAACAGGGATGCGTGTCGCACAAGGGTTAGAATGGAAACGCGCATGCTATGTCGCATTACCCGAGTGGAAAACAGCGCTCCAATTTGAATGGCGCTGGAAGCAGCTGGGGCGGACACATTGCAAGTCCGTTCGACATCCGATCGATCGACGGCTCCGTTCTCTCCATCGGCTTCTTTCTTTGGAGAAACCAACGGAGGCGGCGATTCCCTATGATGCATACCCTGATGGTCGGCCGACGATTCATTGGGAATCGGTGGAGATGGAAGAGCGTTTTCACTCCATTAATCCCTTGGGGCAGTGATAGGGTGTATATTTTGATTCGGGTGACATACGGCTCATTCCCTGTATGGTCAAATTGTCGTAGATCTGTTTATCAATTTTGCGGTCTACCTTATTTACAGAGGTTGAATATTCTAATTGAGGGAAGGTATCGGTACCAGTAAAAGGCTCATCTGCATCCATTTGATCTTCCACACCTGGTGCCATACCAAAATATTCTCTTACACATGATGGCACATGTGATGCATTCAATTGTACGAGAGTGCCTGGAGACATGCCAAACCCTTCATCCCGCATGTCCCTTGTGCAATATAAAATTAAAATAAGCGCAGTGATGCAAAATACAAAATAATTTAGGCCAAATATAGATCTCATTTCTATCTTATGATGCGATTATTTGGATGATAGTACAACCATATCCGTATCCTCTATAAATGCATGCAATTGCAGATCTATTGTTTCCATTCTTTGTTCAACTTTTTCCAGTTGAAGAAGAATATATTGCATTTCGGTTCGACTTCCATTGACTTGTATTTGTAATTGTTCGCATCGATGATCTACTTCGGAGCATTTGCTCTGAAGGGCGCTATAACTTGAATCGGCTGTCGCGCATTTCTGCTCTAACGCATTTACTCTTTCTTGTAATTGTGATTGCTCTGTCATAAACCACCATCCCTCCGTACACTGTGACATGGTTATTCCCATTTCTCTGTATCTTCATAAAAAATAGAGAATAACCGCACATCGTCTATGCTCCGTTTTTAACGGGGCATGGACCGAGGATAAAATGGTAAAAAAAGAAAATGACCGCTAAGAAATGACTTCATGGGCCAATCGAAATATTCTCCAAAAGAGAAATATTTCTCAGATTCCTTCTGAGTTGCGCCCGCAGATTCTTCCACGATTTCAACAACCACAAGTGATCTTATCGGAAACATTTCAGCAAAAAATAGAGAAAAAAGAAAATGAAATTGTCTATCCGGATAATACTTCTAAACCAATGCCCGAGCGATACAACTTTAAACGAATAGAAACAAAACCATCCCCTCTTGCAACACTGCTCATTCATAATGATAAATCATATGTATTTGTCATCCTACGAAATATACAAACGGCAAAGGATAATGATCTATGGATTTCTTCCTATAATTCGATTCGCAAATTCTATACCAATCCCATTGTGATCATTGATGATAATTCTACCATTAATACGGTGAATGGTCGTCTGACAGATACAGAAGTAATAAAGAGTGAATGGAAAGGAGCAGGAGAGATTCTTCCTTATTATTACTTTTTGAAGGAGAAATGGGCGGATCGTATGATCTTTTTACATGATAGTATGTTTCTTAACCGTCCATTTCAGCCCTCTGAATTAGAGGGACCTATTCGGTTTCACTGGCATTTTGATCATGCCGATGTACGCAATGATCGCAAGATTTCAACCTTTTTATCCTTACTATCCCAATCCAAAGATGTTATTGCTGAAATTTCCAACCCCGAATTTCTTTGGAAAGGATGCTTTGGTGGAACCAGTATCGTTGACTTAGATGTAGTGGAGCAATTGGAAGAAAAATACGAATTCTTTTCTAAATTGATATCCGCCATTCGAACTCGAAATGACCGTGAAACATTTGAGCGTGTTCTGGGTATCATGGTATACTATGAGCATCTAATGGATGCTTCGCCTCCCTCTAATTTTGGTAGCATTTTAGCATATCCAAAGGCATTTGAATCTCAGAATAATAATATTGAAACGGCTGCACACATTATATCACAGGCAAATTATAACACATCCATTCTTAAAGTCTGGAGAGGTCGCTAAATGGAATTTAAAGATTTGTCTGGATTATAATCTAATGACTGCAAATTCTTGTCTGCCTTATATTGATGCTATTCTATACATCAATTTAGATCATCGATCAGATCGTATGGATCATGTTCTACAAGAAATTCGAAAGATCGATCCCAGTTTATCAAAAACGCATCGAATTAACGCAGAATATGTCCCAGAGCACGGTGCGCTGGGTTGTACCAAAAGTCACATCAAAGCATTGCAACTATTTATGAAACATCCTGAGTGGAAAAACTGTTTGATTCTGGAAGATGATTTTACATTTGTATCGAGTTTGCCTGAAGAGGTAAATCAGCAGATTGTAGATCTCTTTCAAGGATGCTCTATGTATGATATTATTATGCTGGCACATGGAATATATTCATTTTCTTCAGAACCTACCTCTTCTCCTCAAGTTCAGCGGATTCTATGTGCACAAACGACATCAGGATATATTTTGAATCGAGACTATCTCCCCACCTTGTTGCATAATTTTCAAGAAAGTTGTGAAAATCTTGAGATAAATGGAAAATCATCCTGGGGCTGCTTGGATATGCATTGGAAACGGCTACAACCCCAAGGAAAATGGTTTGCCTATCATACACGGATAGGATATCAGTATGAATCCTATTCTGATGTTGAGAATTATGTTGCAAACTATCGATGTTAGTTTCCAAAGTACTGATCCCAAAATGGCGTATAGTGAATAGTAGGGTCGATTGTATAAAAATGGTCTTGTTTCTTTTGGTGAATTAAATCATTGCATTCGCGAATGGTACGAAAAGGATAGGCATGTTTGTAGTCCTGTAAGCGTTGTTCAACTGTTGTTTCTCCATTTTTATAAAGATATATAATCGGCAGCTGTGTAATCAGGGCTAAACTTAATGTATAACTATAGGTCTCTATGCAAATACTTGCTTCGATTAGCACATTTGGTTGATGGATACACAATAGCGTATTTAATTCATTTATATTTTTATATGGATAACTTTTAATGGAAGGACATGATCCAAATGCGATCAAATGAATGGTCTGATTATTTTTATAATAAGCGGCAATCTTTTCCATTATTTTTGATCCTTTTATTTCGGTGATGTTTCCGATAATTCCAACAACAATCTTTTCATTGGAAGTCGTGATCCGCTTTTCTGATTTTGTATAATCAGGTAAGGGGGTTGAAATGATCGTTTGATGCGGCTTTACATAATGATCGATCATATTCATATTTGCAGGATGCTGAATAATAATACTATGATACTTGTGCAAATGAGGCGGTGCACATTTATATAATTGTGGAATATCCTTACATAGGAGGTGATGATGTGTTTGATGGTTCATAATCATATAATAATCATGTGTAATGGTGGTAATTGGCATGGATAATTGAAAAATAGCATCGATCAATGCAGGTTTATGGCCAACAAAATGATTGACAAATATTTTTTTGATATGGGTTTTGTTACTCTTCAGCCATGAAATGGCGGCCTGCTCAGGTTTGCGAAATAACTCATTGCTATCATTTACTGTGCATATTATCATATTATCGATGTTTCGCATAATGATAAATGTATTATCATGTTTGTATCGTTGAAGAATGGATTGTAAGAAAAATTGTACTCCTCCTCCAAAATTTGGAAAATCAACAATAAGAATAAACGAATCAAGATTTCGTTGTTCGGAGCGTGAAATGGATTTTGCTGCGCTTTCCACATCATGGTGTTGAAATGATTGAATTTGATTGTATACATAAACCGGATCAAATGGCGGGGCTACTAGTAGCGCCGCGTCTTCTTGATTCGACATGATTGATCATGGGAATGATTTAAAATGAGATAGAGAAAACGCGTCTATTTTCTAAAAATAAGTTCTGATACGGAGGTAGCCGCTGATAGCTCAATTGGTAGAGCGGAGGACTGTAGTCGTTTGGTTGGATATCCTCAGGTCGCTGGTTCGATTCCGGCTCAGCGGAGTTCCTATTTGAATGATTTATAAATGATTCAAATAAGAACAATTACTGATTTATGTAGAACAGCATGTATACTGTACACCCGCCTGTGGATTTCCTACACAGCCCGTTCCTTGGTAGGTGCAGACTTGATTCGTAAAATAGTAATTAGGCCCGAGCTGATTGGCGCAATAGTTACACATCCACGCGCATCCTGTACCAGCGCTAACGCTAAAGCTGACACACCCATTCTCGACTGCCGTCGCATGTAGAGGCGTCAGTGTGGCAGGTACTTGTGTAACTTTACACTCTTGAGCTTGGATGAGAGCAAATAGCGAGAGAAGAAGAAATAGAGCACGCATTCTATGTAAGATAGGAGGAAGATCCTTTAAATTCTACATTTTGTTTTAATACATCCTTTTATTGTACTATCTTTATAGTAATTACTTGGACAATTATCAAGTGGCTGTCCGGCTACTTATATCTAATAAACTAATTTAGTAGATATAATATATATGTCACAACCATATGCTGCACCAATAACAACTATTTGTTCTTCCAATACTTCTCCTAATACAATTACTATCAATATAACACCCTATACCGCATTCACTGCAACAAATTATAATCTTCGAACCTATACAAATAATGTGCTAACATCCACCTCTAGCGCGGCATATTCACCAACTCAGATTGTAGTTAATGATCTATCCTATCTAAATGTATATACCTTTCAAGTGCAATTATTTAATAGTACTGATTCTTCAGAATTCAGCATAAAAAATGAGAATATTCCAGTCTATCCCGTTGGACCTACTATTACAAGTAGATCCAATGTTAAAAGTACAACCGTTCAAGTAAATTATACAACTGTATTTGATCTATCAGGAGCAGCATGTATTATTAATGTACCAGGTATTAGTTATACTAATCTAACAACTACATCTGTTATTCTTACTAATTTAACTCAAAATACGCCCTATAACAATCTTACCATACTATTTAGAAAAACAATAAATGGATTTGTTATTAGTAGTTCTCCATCCACTGTTCCATCTTTTACTACGGATCAAATCACTGGGCCAACTAATTTAGCACAGAGTAGTTCAGACAACACAACAATTACACTAACATTTACACAGAATGATTCCTTGCCTGGTAGTGTAACATTAGTAAGAGTATTTTATTCGACAGGAGAATTTGGTCGCGGTGGTCCTGGTACTGTTACGCTTGTGAATCAAGGAACAGTACAAATAAGCAGTTTATTTGCTGGTCAAATCTATAATAGTGTGTATATTACCGTATCAGATGGTAGCTACACAAGTACGCCATCCAATACACTAGCATCCATAACAACAGTACCTGCTCCTGCACCCATTGTGTCGACTCCAGTCACTCCTGGAGGAAATAGTGTATTTATTACCTATGCTCCGTACAATGCATTTCCTCTTGCAGTTGATGGTGGAATATTTTATGATAGTAGTGGAACCTCGCAGGGTACTGTTTCATCAAACCTATTTTCTCGACAATTAACGGTATCTGGTCTATCGCCTTATACAACTTATACCAATTCTTATATCAAATTGACACAGGGAAACAATACATCTGCCCCAAGTAATACATTTACTTTTACACCGTTAGAAATTCCAGTTCTAATAAGCTATTCAGTATCTTTTAATTCATATAATGGAGACTTTAGCAACCAGGTATATATATCTTATAATTCTTTTACATCATTTGCTCCAACGGGTGCAGGCAGTATATTATATACAGACCAAGGACAGTTTTATGGAATTGACCCAGTAAATCAGCCTGAATATGCGGTAATTTTTTATGGATTAACAAATGTTGGAGCAACATATACTAATTGTTATATCATATTAGGTAATGGAACGCGTTTGAGTGCACACAGTGTTGGAACATATACAGGTGCTACATTTTCATTGTTTGCATCAGATGGATATGTAGATAATTATTTATAATCAAGTTGCTTTATATAATATTCTTATTCCAATAGAGCAAGGACCATAATTTAGAATATGATTGTGATATTCCTTTTAAATAATACAAAATATATTGTAACGTGTTTTATATTATAGTTTGCAATAAAATAAAAATAGTGTGTTTTTACACTATGAACTACATATTATCATTTAACTATTATAAATAATAGTGAAGCAGGTCATCCTTTTCATCTTTTTGTTTTTGAAAATCATGTAGAGTGCAGCATGAATGATCTGTATTTGCTTGATCTACTTTGAAGTGAATCATTTCGGTATTATGTTGAACATTCCATCTTCCAAGTGTAGGACGGACGATCTCTGATGAAACAAATCGATGAATATATTTGGAAACGATTTCTTTTATCTGCTGCATGGTTGTATATTATAATTATGATATAATTATATCAATTTTATAATATATTATGAACTACATAGAACCATTACAATAATTACAACAACGATACAAAAGATAAAGATAAGATAACGAAGAATGGCCCTATTGTGTAGCTCCTCGATCACATTTGCATCAACGGGCCTCTCGATCTTCTCATTGATATCTTTCATACATAAAGGACATCGTGCATTAATAATGATCCAATTCTCTATGCACTGCTTATGATAACCGTGCTGACACTCCAATTCTCTCCATTCTATCTCTGCCTCATCTAAACAAATAATACACTCTCTCTTTTCTATCTCTTGAGGTGCTTCAGGATGTGCTTCCATTCTTATTACATGATAGATCGATCCCTATTTTCAATTTTACACACATATTCACTCTGGTACACCTAATGATTCATAGATCGCTTTTGTCGTAGCATTGTTTGGAAAGCCAGCATCTGCTATTTTACATTCTGTCCCGCCAACAATCCTCATCTCTTTCGATGCTCTTGCTGGGATAAGCATGTACTTCTTTTCATCAGGACGATATCCAGCAACAACACCATATGTTCCCATACTTTTTCTAAGTAACGACCAATCAAATGACATTACTTTTGTGCCAATTGGATATGTATCTGACATTGTTATATGCTATGTACTATACAAATGTTTGTCAAATTTATTATTCCAGTACGAAATATAATAGAATAATAGGAAGGATATGAGTTCAGATTCATTATCTCTTAAAAAAGAACCATTTGTGGTGACACCTGCTACAAAGGCCTATCTCATTCGTGGACATGGATCAGAAGGAGATACCAAATTTAGAGTTCCAAATCATTGTATCATTGTCGTGAAAGTAAAAGCCGGCGCATACAGTTATGAACACAGTGAGCTTACCAACAAATTATGTGAACTGTCTCCTACTATTCTAAAAGATCCTGATCAACATCATGCCGAAATATACAACGCATTTGGAAATGTTGCCATTTATACCCCTGGACAAATGTGTCCCAATTTCATATTATATCCATTGAGCTGTTTTCCGGCTAAAAAGCCTTTCGATTCGTGTCTTTCTTTTGGATCAGGTATCATTGATATTGATCCTTTTTTACATGATTCGAGGAAACGATGCAAGCCAGTTGATCATCAAATGGAGAGATTACGATTTAAAGCAGTAGAAAAAGGAAAGTTGAAAGATATTTACAAATACATCGGTGATTTATACGAACATAGTGCATATCCTCTTCCCGAGGATGTATTAAATTACATAGATGATCTGACGGATAAAGATATTACTTCATTTCATAATATATTGAATGAGATCAACGATCATTTTCGTACAACACAAAAAGATTTATGTAAGAGCAAGCCAGGAGTATACTATAATTTTGTATGTCGTAACAACCCAGTGACTAACAAATTATTTACTCGTAAGAATAATAATACACCTCATGTCTTACGCAATAGCATTGAATCCATTTTATCTACCATTTCTAAAGAGGAAGCAAAAGAAAAAGAAGAATTACATAAGGAACAAAAGAAATTAAATGAAATACTTGCTGCATTCGAAAAAGCACAAAATGAATACATGACAAATGAAGCGGCATTTGAAAAACGGAAGGCCCGTCATGCAAATGAGTATGCAAATGAGTTTGTGGATGAATTACAAGCCATGGAACTAAAACAAAAAGAAAGAAATACAAATGCATTGTATCGCACATATGAATCGCAACGGATCGCGGTGGAAGAAGCGAAAAAAATGGTACGATCAAAACGAATCGCACAAACCCTAAAGAATCATATTGGAGAAGCAGAAATGCAAAGAAAGCCAGGTATGCGACATATCTATACTCCATCCTACATCAAAAAGCGGCGACAAAATGAGTATCGTGATCTGGAACGCCAACTCATTGAAAATCAAACCGTGCTCGAAGAATATAGGAAACAAATCGAAGAAATTCAAGGTCTATGTTCTGTTTCTAATGGGTCGGCATGTAAGCAAAAAGATGAATTAATGGCAACCTATCAGGGAACAATTGATGCAATCGAGAATAGATTGCGCAATGCCAAGCGAACACATTCATTTTTAAAAAAACAAATGCGATCCGTTTCTGGTGGATATACTCATAAGCGCGTTTCTAAAAGGTCATAAATGATTTATTTGACAGGATACATCATTTCATGGAGTCCCATCGGATACAGCGCATGTTCGTAATAGAGCGCTTTGAATTCCTTATACTGTTTTTTGGCGAGTTCTACTGCTGCCTTTGCTTCTTCTGTATTTGCTCGTTTCTTTGTTAAATCCTTAAAATGTTGCTTGATCCATGCAATGGTTTGTTTATGCTCCTTCGGCATCTTATGATCCAAATAATGATGTACTTTATCCATTACTTCCATATAAGGGATGGCATGATTAAGTTTCACTTCAATTTCAACGCCATCTACAAACTTAGAAAAAACATAGTTCACACCTGGCTGTCCCTCATTTCGAATGTCTGCAAACTCGTACCCATGCTCTCCGCATTTTGTTGCCAAAATAAGTAGTTTTCGTAGATTCATATCAGGAACAGGAATATTAAAATCAAGATCGGAATCTCCCAGTATGTTTGTTCCAGCCGTAAAGCTACTGGCGGGGATTGGCTCGATGTCTAACATCTTTTTAATTTCGGGTTTCACTTTATTTTGGACTTTCTGTAATTTCTCATCCTCTGGTTTCCGTTTCTCGATGTATTGTTTAATTTGTTCTTGATCGCGGCCCCATACAAATTGAAGAAGATCTACAAAACTTTCATGGATTCCTTTTATGCGATTCTTGGTTGTCATGCGCGCTGCCTTTGAATGATATTCGCGATAGTCTACTGTAACAACTTCTCCAATAAATTTCCATTTGTCATCTTGATGGTTAGCGCTCATTTTCTATATAGATTGGCGATATTTTATAAAAACCGTTTCTCTCGAAGACTCTTAACCTATTAATTTTATTTGCGATGCGTCTTGCAATGCTTTTGTTTGCGATGTGTCTTGCGATGCTTTTGCTTGCGTTGTGTTCGTTGCTTTCGCTTACGATACCCTCCACGATTATTCATAGCTGGCCCCGCCCTCATCGCCTCGATCTCTGTAATGAGAGCATTCCACTCTCTTTCCATTGTTGTCAGCACTGCCAACATGTCTCTGTATATCGCAATTATAGGAGGCATATCAAGACGGTTTGCACCTTTCACATCGTGTCCTAACTGTTCGAATGCCCCGCTTACTACAGTATAAGACGACGGAATACTCGAAATTTCTCTAGATATATCCGGATGAAGCCGCCTCCATGGCCCTTCATTTATTATAGTTACGCGTGGCTTGTCAATAATACGTTCTGAGTAAGAGATTTGTGCTATTGTCTCAGCATTAATTTCAGTAAATTCTTCCACTGATAGTGCATGATTGATGAGTTTCCCCTGTTGTCTTTCTATGAATGCTCGTATATTATGCGTCTCTTCTTTAGCAGCCCTGATCGCTACAAGAAGATTCTCAGGAATTGGTGTCGCTTCTGCTGCCATATTTATATTTATACTATATATTTTTATTCAGTATGTATAAAAATATCACCGTATCTTATTATTTTCGGAATATCTGGCTTCTTATTATTTGGACGCGATACATCTTTTTTAGCGATGATCTGAATTAAAATATAATAGAGAACCAAGTCTTCCGTTTGTCATGTAGAATGGCGATATTTCTTGATTCGTTGCGCAGCCATGAATTTGCTACACTGGTTTTTTAATTCTTGACGGTGATCACGATTCTGCTCTAAAGACTCTACAAAGGTAGACCATCGCTTCATCCATTTTGGATCATTTGCATTTTCTCCTGTATGGGCCTCAGTGTGCGCCTTGAATTTCTCCAACTTTCCCTCCAGAAATGCTTTTGCTACTGTGGTAGCGGGCCAGATCTCTCGGTCTTCTTTCTCTACAATGTCCTTTGCACATAACTGATTGTGACGAATTCGTCTCAGATTTTCTACAAATGCCTTAATAATCGGCTCCGCTTCTTTATTGCCTTTGACGGATCCAACAAATGCCATCCAGTCTTTCTCCCAATCGGGAAAGTTTGACATGTCATTATTCTGCTCACAGTACATTTTGTATTCATTTTCTCGGTGACTCTGGATAAATTCATTAATCTGTTTGGTTTTCCATTGCTTGGGTGCTATCTCTTTCTTCTGTAATCGTTGTTGAATCTCTAGTGGAATGGGTTCTTGCGGAATAATGATTTCGTTTAGAGGCTTATATTCCAGAGAGACCGTTTCTTGTGTTTCAGGATGTTCTACTTTGATTCGTGCCTCGAACTTTGATGTTCGAATCGGAATTTGTTTGGAAGAGATGAAAGTCGTTAATTCTGCATAGTTCATACGCGATGCAGAGAGCAGAATCGACTCATATGTTCGATCTCTTTTCATCAGGTTACAATGTCCGCAACATGGTTTACAATTTTCGAGCAAATATCCCTTTACATTATCCTGGCGATCCATTCCATTATTTCCTATTTGACCGCAGAGATAGCATGGTTGTTTGACAATTTCTGAAAATTCTATTTCCGATAGTTCAAAGGAGATATTGCGCGAATTTGCGCTCTTTGAATAGGTTTTATAGGATGGAATCGTTTTAGACGGATAGGTGATCCATTTTTCCAGTAATTCGGGCGAAATGGGTTGTTGTGTGGTTTGATATAAATGAATCGCTTGCATCTTATCAATGAATTCTTGCGGGTGCTGTGAACCTTTTAGCACATTACAGGTTTCGCAGCAGGGGACCACATTCTCTTCGATGTATCCTTTTTGATTATCGATGCGATCGAGTCCATTGACTTCGCCTGCCTTTTGATGATTACAGTAGAAGCAGGGTTTGACAATCAATTCTTGAAAGAGAGTTTTAGAAAGTAAGAAATCAATACCGCGCTTTTTTGCTCCTTTGACATAATGATTCCAGATGACATGTTTATTGGTACATGCCTCTGCTTTGTAGTTTCGCTCTCTTTTGGGTCGTTTGCTTTCTTGTTCTTGTAACTTTGTATAACATGGAACGCATCTTCGAAGATGTTTCTCATGCTTTCCTTTCGCTCGTATCTCTTCTGTTAGTGTTCGACCACAATCCAAACAGAGATTCGGATCCTGTCGTTTCTTATCATTTGCTTTTCGGTCATTGATTCGGGCCTTATGAAGGCAATGCGCGCATTTTGCTTGATGATCTTCTAGAATGGTATAGCAGCCGCGTGCAATGTCACAGTACTTGATGTTTTCCTTCTCGGCTTTGTCCATGATGGCCTGGCGTTTGTGCTTGGAACAGTATTGCTCGGTTGTATTTTTACCACAGAGTTCGCCTTTTCTTGCGCCTTGCTGGATGGGGGCCTGACAGGACATTCTTGTATATGCCGTAGAAGATAAGATGCGGGCCGGTCAATTTTTGGTGCGTTTGGGGTTACAAAAAAAGTTTCTCGCCAAGACTCTTAAAATAGAACTCGTGATACATGAGATTTCTATCTAATACTTTTGCGAGGGACTTTTGGCTAATCCCTGCTCGTGCAGTACAATCGAATTTACTTGCAAATTCTGTGAGAAGAGTATGATTTGCATCATATTGTCCAATTCCGTCATGATAGAGTAGTATTGTCGCATGTTTTTTCTGAAATTGATTCTTTAGTAAAGCATCGCATTCCTCATAGAGCTGGTAATAATATCCATCTTTTATGGTATGATTCTTCACAGCGCTGTCTAAGGATGCGATGGAGGGATACTGGTTACACTGTGCTGCAGTTTTACGATCAAGATATACATGAACAATCTCTGTCTGTTCCTGATTCACTTTTGCAACATATCCATTCTTTTGAACTTTTGTGACTTTAGTAGGTTTAAGAGTCTGAATAGCATGCGGATCAAGTTCGCGATCTACCAATTGCCAACGAAATCCACGATATACTGTATTCTCTCGAATAGCTTTATTAATGCTTGGTCGTTTCATTGCATAATCTTCCTTCATACATTCAGTTACCGATTCATAGACATGAAGAATTTGTAGCGTTTCTGGGTGAATCTTTTGAAGGCGAGGACCTAGATGCGGATCTGGTTGAGAGCATGCTGTTACCGTTTTGGTTTGCATTGCGTTGAGTCTGGATAGGATTTCTTTGTTGCTGGTTTCTAGAGTCTGAACTTTTTGAAGAAGCAATTGAAGGAGCGTGGTATCATGGGTCGATGGGTTCAGGGACACTTGTGTCCCCACACGCAACTGTTCATTCTCGAGTTTCAGGCGTTCATAATCAGCAATTGTAAAATCAAATTGTGGTTGATTTGATTCAATAATATCAAGAAGTCGCTGATAGGTTAGATTTCCTCCCATTTTAAACAATTCATTTTCATTTTCATGCCCTTCCAATGTCGTTACTTTATGAGGATGAATCTCTGGATGACTATGTAGATATTTTTCAAATCCCATTGAGTTCTGTACTAGAAAACAATCCAAAATTAATACATGAGGTCCATATTTCTTCTTAAATTCACTCAATCGATTCTTGATCCCTTTCTGGCTTTGACCAATCTTAATAATATATTCTCCTTTTTCACATTCCTTAATTCGTACGATATAGACTAATGAACCATTAATGACCCCGTATTTACGCAAGAGGAGTTTGTGACGTTCAATTTCAGGTGTTTGGAAAAGCATTTTTTTTGTTTCTTCTAATATAGTTGTCTGTTGATTTACTATTTGTTTCTGTTCTAGTAGTTGTTTTTTTAGCTCTAAACCTTCTTCTTCTATTACCTCATGTAATATATCCTCTAGCTTCATATAGTACTCATGAATTTCAGATGCTTTTTTAGTTTGTGCCTTTAGACACAATGATTTGAAGCATTTGATAGTTAGCCAAACTCTTATAGCATTTTGACCCCCATTCTTTTTCTCTTCCTCTAAAACCGCTTTGCCCAAAAGCAAAGCGGTTTTTTTATAGTCTATATCAATTACAAAATTTTTCTCCAATAAGCGAATCGCATTTATTTTTTGACTAAATCCGATCCATTTCCAAATACTATCTAGATCTACTACAAATTCTTTTGTCTTATCATGATTTAAATAGCAATAGAAACTACTTACAAATAATCGCTGTTCAGTATCAGAGAATCTAGATTTTATTATTTCAAGTAGTTTAATATTATATGTATCACTGAGTTTGGTAATCGGATTACTTTCTATAAGTTCAACAATATTTAATTCAGCCATTGTATATACACATACTACATTTCTTATCTTTAAGTTCATAAGCGCTTTTTAAAATTAAAAAGCGCTTTTGCTTTCTAAAAGCAAAAGCAAAAGCGCGTATGCAGCCTCATTGCTCTGGGATAATCCAAAGCAAACTCTAAAAAATGCTTAACCTTAAAGTTAATCAAAACCGCAATACATTTGGTCCTCCGATTAGAGGACCAATCTTTACAGCCGCTACCGAGATCGCGGTAGCAAGATTGTAATATAGTTTCCCATATATTTTTTATGTACCGAATATCGGAATTAAAAAATATATTGATTTTTATTATTTTTTCAATTGTAATACAAAATGTAATACAATAACCAAGCAAAGTGCTTAGTTGCTATAAGCAAGACCACCCCAAGTGATCATTCCCTCCATGTTTCCAAGGAGGATGGACTGTACCTTAGGCAATCTCAGGTTGATTAGACCTTCATTGATTACCGATGCCTTTGCAGTCTCTGAAACGGTTCCATTGCCTATCATAGCGGCGTTAGGAACTCGCCTGCGGATTGCCCAATCCTTTGCGTTTTTACTATGTCCGAGGTCATTACCCTGGATTCTCTTAGATGTTTCCAAAAAAGAGTAGTAGCAAAGGTTGTAAGGGGTTTCCCGCAACCAGGTCATCTTGCAGTCTTGGATCTCTCCAAAACCACTAGCTAGTCATACTGTTTGTCCCTGCTTGTTGGCAGGGCAGCTAGCTCTTGAGCACAGGTGATTTGCTAATGCAAATCCGTACAGTAACGCAGCGCAAGCGTTTAGTACGAAGTTAATGCCCGACATAATACGAAGAACGTTGTAGTTGGTGGCGTACACGCGAACAGTCGACGACAGGTTGGTGCCGACGGCGTTGTTCGAGACAGTCAGCAGCAGCGTGGTGTTGTCAATACGCGACAAGTTGCATGTTCCCGAGGGTTGGTGCTGCTCTGGCTGGAGAGCGAACGAGTACACGTTGATGCCAACCGCTGGGATGTTGGTGTGGTGCTGGTACGGCTGGACCCAGTTGAAGTAGTTGCCGTCGCGAACCTGGAAGCGGTCGTGGCCGTTGAGCTGAAGGAGACCCGTGATGGTCGGGTTCTTGCCGGCCATACCCTCGACACGAGTGACGGAGTAACCAGACTCGAGCACGCAGCGGTCCCACCAGTCCGAGTAGTTGAACGGCTGCTGACCCTTCCATGGGTTGATGATGTTGTCGTCGCACGACACGAACGAGTCGCGCTGAACGACCCAGACAAGCTCCTTGCATGGGTGGTTAAAGTTCAGCTTGAGCTTGTTGGCCGAGGAGGTGATCGACTCACCACCCGTGAACTGCAGAACATCGATGAGGTACTCGTGCGAGACCTGGGCGAACTTGCGGCGCTCATCCGTGTCGAGGTAGATGTAGTCGACATAGAGCGAGGCGGCGGCGAGACCGCACTGGCCGACGCGGTTGCGGATCGCGTGGGGGTCCGAGGAGTTCGAGTAATCCCAGCAGACATTGTTGAGGGTGTTGAACTCGAGGTTGATGCGGACCTCGTGGTACTGGAGGGCGATCAGCGGCAGAGCAAGACCTGGGTTGCGGCAGAACCAGAACTGGAGCGGGATGTACAGGGTGTACATCGGCGAGCACGAGGTGATGACCTCCGAAGTGAGGGGCTCACCGCCATAGCAGTCGTTGTCGCAAGTCGAGCCACCCTGGTACAGGAGGTTCGTGAGCTCGGGCACATTGCCAACCATCTTGGCATAGCCGGCCTGCTTGCCAGCCTCCTGGGTGAGCTCGTTCCAAATGTGAAGCCAGTCACCGTACTGCTTGTCAATGCGCTGACCACCGATCTCAATCTCAACATAATCGATGATGTTGTGACCGATCCAGTTGAGCCAACGGAACTGAGCGCCAGAACCGTCCGTCGACTGGAGCTGCACCTGAGGCAGGGTAGCCTGGAGGTACATGCGGTGAATGAGATCACCGTTGCGCTGGATGGTGCAGGTGACCTTCTTGCCGAAGTTCGGGGCACCGTTAAACGGGTTCTCGATGGACTCCATGGCGAAGTTGGTGTGGCGGCGGTACACCACCTTGAAGAAAGTGATCTGCGGGTTGCCAGTCAGGTAAACGTCCTGGGCGCCGTACGCTACAAGTTGCATTAATCCGCCCCCTGTCATGGTAGTTTTATACTTAGAGAATACAAAAAAATTTTGGGAAAACACATTTTTTGAAAAATGGCCGGGATGATTTTTTTGATCTAATTTTCATTTTTAGTAAGTAATTATAATATCAAATACATTTCTTTGAAAATATAGCAATTGATTGCACGTTCATCAGTATAAATGCCGACTATTATTATTGATGTGTGGGGTAATAGATCATCCGCCCTCCGTACGCATTTTTCACAGAATTCAAACGCAGTTCAAATACAATCATCCATTCATAACAGGAGGGGTTTAAAACCATCCCACACATACCGTATAAGTACATTTGATGAGTGACAGTGCGTTTTTCAAAGTAAAGAGTTCGAAGCGAAGTAACCCAGAAGCTCGTACCACGCTTGATGCCATTCATAATCAGAAAGTTCAAACCATGTTGGAAGAAAAAGATAACATTGAAAGATACAAAGAGGATTTGGCCCATCTTCAAAAGAAGATCAAAGAGGCCACAACGGATATGGAAAGTTGGAGATGGGAGCGCGATGCGGAATTGTTAGAGAAGCGGATTCAGTCCATTGAAAATGGAACGGAGGTAATGGATTATTATCTTCGAACAGGTGATATTCTGTATAATTATTATGATATCCAGGATCAAATCCAGCAGGGCACCGCAACATTTACTTCGAACAAGGCTAAACCTGGATCTATTTTAGCTATTTTGGAGGAAGTCGCCCAAGAGAAAACACTTGATAGTAGACTTGATTCTTTTCAGCTGGATTCCAGCAATGATGGATCGGAACCGGTGCCCTCCAATGAGAAAAAGAGCTTTCAGCGTCACCAGCTTCTCAATGAATATTTGCATTTGGAGGATCCCGCCATGGGTCGAAGCAATCAGGATGAATATGATGATCCTTGGACTTTATGCGAGCGCTGCGGAAATGAAATGAATATGTGTTTAAATGAGGCTAATCTCACATGCGCTAAATGCGGCCACCAGGAATTCATTTTGGTTGACAGCGACAAACCATCCTACAAGGATCCTCCTCGAGAGATTTGTTATTATGCCTATAAGAAAATTAATCATTTTAACGAATGGCTCGCCCAATTTCAAGCCAAGGAAAGTACCGAAATTCCCGCCGATATTTACGATGAGATCTTGATTCAACTCAAAAAAGAGCGCATCACGAACATGGGATCTCTCAAGCCCACCAAGCTGCGTGAAATTCTTCGAAAGATGAAATGCTCGAAATATTATGAACATATTCCTCACATTATTAATCGGCTTAATGGACAAAATGCGCCGTTCATGTCGCGCGAAGATGAAGAGAAACTGCGCCATATGTTTCGGGAAATTCAACCGTCGTTTAAGAAGCATTGCCCGAAGGGCCGGCGCAACTTTTTGTCGTATGGGTATGTCCTTTATAAGTTTTGCGAATTGCTGGAGATGGATGAGTATCTGGCATGCTTTCCGTTGCTCAAAAATCGCGATAAGTTGTATTTGCAGGATAAGACATGGGAACAGATCTGTTCTGATATGAAATGGCACTATATAAGGACAGTTTGAACGATTATTAGAAAATTTTAATACAAATTACGACTAAAATTTTCAAAATCTTTAAAATTAAAAAAAGCTATTAGAAAAAGAATAGGTCCTACAAAATAATTCCCTCCTACAACAAATGGCAACCGTTGCCTCCGAATTTATGTACCACTTGGTGGTGAATAATATTGCACCGATTATGGCCTCGAGCCTAACGGGTATCTACACCTCTTATTTTTCAGGAGGAAACCGGCCCACCCCGACGCTGGTTCGGTCTGATACCGATGATGAGCGCGAACTCGATCAGTTACAAATGGATCGCATGTTAAAATGGATGGGGCTCATTTTTGAGGATTCTTTTGAATTGATTGAGACTCATCAATGTGCCCCTGGAAAAGCTTGTCCGCATAGTATTCCATGTCCTACCGCAACAATAACTCCGCAAACAGACGATACACACAAAGCATACAAGAAGGAACTCTATAGCATTTACATGACAATTGGATCAGATTACAGCCAGTATCAGCGCTGGAAACAATATAATTCAAATGTGTGGATTTTTTCATCCTATCGCAACAAAAATACGAAGGCGCTCGCGAAAAAGATTTTGGCGGATGTCCGTCTCTTTCACGAGGGTCTTAAAATGTTTTCGATGTTTGAGAAACTTTAACGGCGTTTGTGCGTCTTACGCTGCGCCTTGCGCTTGCGATGTGTCTTACGCTGCGCCTTGCGTTTGTATTGTCTTCCTCCTTCTTTTTCATTGTTTTCATTGTTATCATTGTTTTCATTGTTATCATAGTTTTCATTATTTCCATTGTTATCGCCTTTGAATTGCTCATTCAAAAATTGAAGATATTCTGCATATTGGGCCTCGTTATATTCATTTTGCAATTTGGCATATTCTTCAGGGGTAAAAGGTACTTCACCTCGAAATTTACGCTGGGACTGTTTATAATACGGTTGAGTTATTCGACCATAAGTAAGAGGCACAATTTCATTTCCTACTGGTGCAGAACGATAGTTAAATAGTGGTGGTGCAGGTTTATATAATTTTTTGCTACGAGGCTCTCTTTTTATTTTACGACATGGTGTTTGAGCTGCATTGTATAATTTCATGTTACAATTCATACAAATATTATCATCTCCAATCACATGTCCTTCCTCCTCTGCAAATTCTTTTAAATTTCTATTTACGTTCACTCCTTCGCGTGATAGCAATAATATATCATCTAGATCTAATTCTCTGTTGGATAATAGTTTGTCATATAATTTACGATGTGCTGCAGAATCTTTTCTATTTCTAATTAATGCGCCTCTCTTTGTATGAATTATATGGATTGGAGAATTTTTTTTAAAATAGTGAGCGTACATATTACGGTTATCTCCAATTTCTACCGTATTATTTCCATATCTAACCGGCTTACGTAATCTCACAAGTAGTTCCTCTAAACTCGGGATATCTTCTGGTTTTAACAATTTTTGTTTTAAACTATTATCTTTTGCACGCGCCATTCTACGTATTATTTATAAAATTGATATCATTCATTGTTGGATAGATACCATGCAATCTCATCTCCGTTATTTGAAGGATCAGATGCTCCATATGACGCACCGACCTACTCTCTTTGAATACTATGCAGCCATCCAGTTAACCAAACAACACAACCGTCCCTTTTATGTCTATGAGGATCTTCCTCTGAGCCATAAACGAGATGCTGGATTCCCATTAACTGACAAGGGAATCGATGTCATTGATGAATGTTTCCAGCACATCGTTCAAGTGAAATATTATGGGCCTCGTACGAAACTTCATTATGGTCAGCTGGCAACTTTTCTGGCGACCCCTTTGCTTGTGGGTCGGCGCGATTTATCCTTGACTCTGGTGCGAACCAAAACCTGCAAAGTTCATTCGGATATTCAGAGGATTATTGATCGAGGAGATTTAACAGACATGACATTGTGTTCTCGGGAGTTTATGAGGAAATATACATAATTTTGGAATATGTTGTATAGCATTCGTTATATTGGATTTCTATTCCAACACGATACATCTTTGATTGGCTCTATAGATAAAGGATTTGCTAAATCGGGTATATCCCCCAACGATCCTAATACATGTAATGGATGATTATCCATATGATAATAGTCTTCATACATCAAGTGAAATGGAATACTATTATTATACAAAAAGCAACCTAATCCATGTATTGTATTTCTAAATATATTTGAATAATGTGCATTTGTAAAAGTATCAACAGAGGTTGAATCTACGATAAACACAATATCCGCATATAACCTATATGTAGGCCAGTGAACGTCCTTATTTACAAGTATTATTCCATTTTTATCCCATTTCGGCCATGTAGTTATGTTTATTCTATACATAAAATCACAACGAAGAATTACAAATCTGTCATATGTATTTTTATACGTATTCATAAATGATAATACATTTTTAAAATTTTCAGATTGATTTATCTTTTCTTTTATTTCGATGTGTGTAGGAGCAATTATATTTTTAATATCTTCTACTATTTTACTACAATATGTAATAAATACAATATCGCATTCATGGCCATTATTAGTCAAATCATCGTATATTGTTTTTTTTAAATTATCCCAACACATCAATACATTGATATATTTGCGTATATGGTCAGCTTCTCTTACATTATCACCTCTAAAAATTACACAAACTTTCATTTATCTAATACTTTTATAGAATTAGATAAGTGATTACTGCTTAAGTCCAGAGAGGAGACTTAACGGATGTGGCGCTTTGTTCGACGCGATGAGCAGCGTTTCTTCGATCGACGCGATGATTTACGCGATGGGCAGCGTTTGTTTTTTGATCGATAACCACCATATGATTGCTGTGCTTTGGCACGTTTCTCATTTTCTTGTTGGATTAACTTTTGCATTTGTTGATTGTCATGTTTTTTTATACCCTCGTTCACACGCCCCTTAACACATTCCTTAAAATCATCTAAAGATTTGTTATCAGCAAGACATTGTCTTTCCAAGGGTTGCCAGTACTTAATTTGTTCTAGTGGACCAGGACAATTATTTCCCATATTTCTATCTATGCGTATCATAAAAAATAGGTTATCTATCAAATATCATACGATAAGCAATTTACATGCGGGCAGGAAAGCCAACGAGATTTGCGCCCAATCCGAAGCCGGCGCCTTGTCTTGCCGTAACTCCCACGCTCGGGCTCACAGCATCAAGGATGGCAAACACAACGGCGGCGAGGACAGCGAGGGTGGCGACCTCATCCATCGGGAGGGCCTTCTTGGGGATAAAGATGGCCGCGGCGGCAATCACAAGACCCTCGATCAGATACTTAATAACGCGGTTAACAATTTCAGCAAATCCGTAGCCCATCATGTTTCTATATTCAGTCTCCAGAAAAAAACTCATCTGAACTCGGACGGCTCCAGACAGGGTAATGAGTTTAAAGCATAGCAACACAGAGAATCATAGAGATGAGCGACACCAATAAACCCGACACCGTATTGGAAGATTTTCTAGACGAAGACACCGAGATTCCAGGCCAGCGCTATGTGCTCCTCAGTTTTCTGAGTCCGGAGAAAGTGCTCGAAAAGAAGGACCTCTTCTTTTTCAAGCGATTCCTTCATGCCTACGAGGTCGACTGGAAGATCAAGAATCTGGAGAAGTTCCTGGTCGATACCGTAACTCATGTGAATGAGGAGTTGAACGAGCATGCCACGGAGCTCGAGAAGAAGGATCAATTTGAGGCCGCAGCCCTTTGCCGTAAGAATCGTCTTCGTGTGGATGATATCATGACTTCGTATGGTTCCTTTGTGCAGAAGAGCAAGGCGGATCTCAACAAGACAAAGATCAACGAGGCCTATGATGATTTCTTGTATTCGCACAAGACCAAGCTGGAGGAGGAGTTCCATGCGCAGAATGACTTTCACACTTCCATTCGCGGTGTGAAAGTACGCGGTGTCTATGGCAATCCGAAGGAGGCAGAGCTCAAGGCGAAGAAGCTCCAGTCGAAGGACAAGTACCACAATATCTTTATGGCCGATGTCGGCAAGTGGACGCCATGGGATCCTCAGCCGCATGAGGTGCAGGATCAGGAGTATTCAAATGATCAGCTGAATACGCTCATGAAGAAGTACAAGGAGAATGAGGACTCGCGCGAGAAGTTCTTCGAGGAGCGCACGAAGGGTTCGAAGCAGGTGGTGGGTGGCTCGTCGTCGGGTCAGTTTGACTCGATGTTTGGCGGCCAGGGTGATTTGGCTTTTCAGCGCAAGGTGGAGAAAGCTGCGGTTTCTGTGGAAAAGGTAGTAGAGAAGGTTGAAAATGAGGTGGTTACACCTTCGGTAACACCATCAGAATCATCATCCGATTCAAAGTAAATATACAACAAAGTAATACAAAAAATAAATAATAGTAACTATTATGAGTTTTTTGTTACGCAAAATATCCAACATAATTCTTGTTGGGGTCGCCAAACATTGCCACAGGGACGCATGCCTGTGTCGTACCATCGCAGAACTGACCCTCAGGGCATGGCACTCCGCTTTCGTTCGGAGAGCGGCAGAGGTAATTCGTGTTGAGGTCAGGGCGCCATGAAGGAAGCTGGGAGGTGCGGCCAATGGCAGGAATATCAGTGACTCCCTGATCGGTGGAATTGCCATTGTAGTCGATCGGACTCATGTAATTGCGAAATCCAGCGACAAAGTGCGGTTCCATACGATTGACATAACGAACAATCATCGGTAGTAAGGTAACGGCAATAATAAGTAGAACAACCATTGCGCCAATGCCCATTGATTTGGAGTGAGCCATTTTCTAACACAGGGTGAGGTTTTATTAATAACGCGTCGGTGGCGTCATAGGTAGATCGGATAGACAAGGGAGCTCAGGAGGGATATCCGATTTGCAATATCCATTCATACACCGTATGCGTTTTCCAGAGCACGATGGCAAATCCACGCCACAACGACCCGCGTCTACAAAGGATTCACAAGACCGTAGATTCACGGTAAAATATATGATCATTCCAAGCAATAGTATCATAAACACAATACCAGAAAGATGTTTGCTGTATCGATTCATCCTATTAATATTTCTTATTTACATTGATGGCGGGGCCTTTCAGTCGCTGTGAAGTGCGGGGATCATATTGGTTAATGTCCTCCTCCTCTTTGATACGCGCCAACATCTCAGATTGACGCCACAATTCAGGCGCACCCATCTTAAATTCGCCGTGAATTTCTGCTTTATACCAAAAAATGGTATCCTCCAATTTATTACTCTGTGTATTGTTGTTAATCACAAGACATTCGTAATTTTGAGTACATTGATCCATCATTTGACAGAAAAATTCAAAGGATGGAAAGGCAGACCCGTAATTTTCATAGAGACGGCGGCGATTGTTCATGTAGGGCTCTCTCAGAATAAATACATAATCGACATTGGTACGAAGAGCGGGCTGAATACCAAGAGGGAACTGCATGGTAATAAGGAAGAAGACCTTGAGCCATCGTCCGTTCATAAATAAATATTTAATGTTCTTGTCATGCGTCCATGAATCATCATACATACAATCATCTAAAATCATAAAGGCACGGGGATCAATATTCGATTTGATGCCCTTGCCCTCATCTTGTTGAATACGCTGCATGACCAATTTCTGGCGCTTCACAAAGTTCGCCAAAATGACAGGGTTGTACTCGCCATGAATAAACATGGGTGGCACAATCTTTTTAAAGAAACCGTTTGACTCTTCTGTTCCGGAAATCACACAACCCATCGGCATATCTTGATGATGAAAGAGCAAATCACGAACAATAGTTGACTTACCTGTACGACGACGACCAATAAAGACAGCAACTGCATCTTGTGGAATGGATTTCATCACAAACTTCCGGAGATTGACATTGAGACCCCCTTGTGATGCCATGATAATTCTAGTACAACAACCCTTTTTTGTCATGAATGTTGTACACGCGTTTCATCGTAAAATTTGAAGATCGGGTTATATCATCTGACATCATATACAATGGCGGCTGGTATACGAGAAGCAGGCCTTGATCAATTCTATACCATTCCTGCTATTGCAGAACGATGTATCCAGCATGTGGGCAATCGTTATCGCTGGTCTAACTGGGGATTGGTCGTTGAACCCAGTGCAGGCAATGGCAGCTTTCTTACACGAATCCCTACTGAAAAGCGCATAGGGATGGATCTTTCCCCACAACATCCCGAAATTATTCAGCGAGATTTCTTTGAGTATACCCCGCCTGACATGGATGCCCCCATCTTGGTGATCGGTAACCCCCCTTTTGGCAAAGTCAGCTCTCTTGCCATCAGGTTCTTTCAACATGCAGCACCGTGGGCCGATGTCATCGCCTTCATTGTTCCACGCACCTTTCGTCGTATCAGTGTTCATAATAAACTACCCCGCTCCCTTCACTTGGTATGGGATGAAGATATCCCTTTGGAGCCCTGTTCCTTTGAGCCTCCGATGGCCGCAAAGTGTTGCTTTCAAATCTGGGAGAGAAAGATTCATGCTCGTCCTTTTATTACATTACCAACGACACATCCTGACTGGGAATTCATGAGATTGGGTCCAAAGGATATATATGGCCAACCAACACCACCTATTGGTGCCGACTTTGCCATTCGAGCCTATGGAGGAGCATGTGGTGAAATCATGGAGACGGGGTTAGAGAACTTACACCCCAAAAGTTGGCACTGGATCTCCTCGCGAATCGATCGGACCGTTCTGCGTAACCGATTTCAATCACTGGACTATACGGTCAGTCAGGATACGGCTCGACAGAATTCCATCGGCAAGGGCGAGCTGGTCCGACTGTACTGTGATGCCTATCCGCATGGTGCGCTTGTGGACCCGGTTGAGAAGTCTACGAAGAAATGAGATGAGATCCATTCTGAAAGGAATTCAGCGCGATCCCTGCCGAGCGCATGAACTATCAGAAAATGACCGTTCCTCTTTTTCTCATTACACTCACTTGCAACGCTATTTCCCCGCTCTTGATCTGTTTACCATCCCTGAATCGGCCCTCTCTCACAAGAACATGGAGCTTCCCACCAAGTACCAAATTCAGGAATGGGTCTCACAAGATCGCCCCAAACACTGGAAGGCCAAACGGGCCGTTTATGATCAACCCGATCAAACCGAAGACTGCGAGGTCTTTACCAAAGTGGTTCATCTTCTCAACCCGATCGATATGATCAAGGAGAAATATGTATGCCCCGAGCATCCGCTTCTTCCTCAAAGTGAAAAGACATGGAAGAACACTCTTCTTAAACTTCACAGTCACAATAATCAGGCCTATGTGGATGCCGTTGCCAATTTTGTACTGAGCCGCTTTCGCGAACTGGATCTCACGCCGCATTGCGTGCTTTCGTATGGAACCTTTACGGGGATCAGCAAGATCTATCAGTTCAATATTTCGAATGAATATGACAGTTATCGCCAATGCCGATGGTTCTGGAAAGGCATGCAGTCACATAGCGCTCGCCTGACCCTCTTGCATCAGAACTTGGATGATAAAGAGGCCCTGGATGAACTCTACAAGGAAATTACGACATCACCCTTTGAAGATTCTGATTCGGATTCGGAGCTGGAGCCGATTTCATTCATGGATCCTCTGGATCAGAGCGATATCGAATCAGTGGAATCGATCACCTTTGATAACATCGAAGAGGAGGCGGAGAATGGATCGGATATTTTTGAGATCAATAAAAAAATCCTGAAACAAACGGCCGAGGATTCTGATTTTGATGTTCCATCTGACGCGGAGTCTCTGTCGAACTCTGGCTCAGAGTCTCCATCTGGTTCGGAGTCTGGATCTGGTTCTGATTCCATGGACGGTAATTTTGACATTTGCCTCGAAATTCCAAACATGCCAATCATTTTAATCGCACAAGAGGCGCAAGAGGGTGTCATGGATGATTTGCTGGATGAGGATGAAATCGATGGGTGCAAACGCGGCAGCGCGGCATGGGAAGCGCGATGGATTGCCTGGCTGTTTCAAGTCATTTCTGTACTAACTTTTCTTCAGAGTTCCATCTGTTTCACTCACAATGATCTCCACTCCAATAATATTTTATGGAGAAAAACGGATAAGGCCTTCTTATTTTACAAAAAGAAGGATGGAACCATGTGGAAAGTGCCGACCTATGGAAAGATTTTCACGATCATTGATTTTGGTCGCTCCATTTTCCGATTGGGAAAGCACCTCTGGGTATCGGATGATCACTGGCCGGATCAGGATGCGGGAGATCAATATAATTTCGGGCCCTTCTTCGATCACCATAAACCGAAAGTGGTCCCCAATCCCTCCTTTGATCTGTGCCGCCTCTCGGTCAGTCTTATCGATGGTCTCTTTCTTGATCCGCCATCCAAGAAGAAAGGAAAAAATGTCGCCATTCTGAGCCAAGAGGATTCCTGGAAGGTGTATGAAACGAAGTCGCCGCTCTATAATTTACTGTGGAGCTGGACGGTGAATGATGCGGGCCAGACTATTTATGAGGATCGCCATGGAGAAGAGAAATATGAGGGATTTGAACTCTATATCCGTATCGCGCAAGATGTGCATCGAGCCGTGCCAAAAGAGCAACTTTCGCATGCCGTGTTTCAGAACTTCGTATGGACGGGTGTGACGGAGGAAACGGTTTATTCGATGGGCGTCTAATTTGTACTATACATATGATATTATTCCAGCAAAAATAATCTTTATATAAAAACATATTGTGAATAATATGTTTTTTTAATAAAAAGAATCGTAAAGTAATAGAGAATATGTTATTGGATGGTGGCTGTACATATGTATTGTCAGCTATAGATATTTATATTGTAAAACTAAATCTTGCACTTCGACCAGATGATATTCCTAAAATGGATTAATTTCTGTTCTAAAACTAAATCTTGTACTTGGACCACTTATATTTACGGTATCGTTGATTGTTATATAACAATCATTATATGGTGTGTCTGATGACAAACCTTGGCCAATTACTGTCATTTGGTTAACGGATGCGCCGCCTGTACCAATTATATTATTATTATTATCATATAATGTTCCGAGTGCTGGAACAAACGCAGTGAAGTATGGATCATAGTTAATTGTTACTGAAATATAAGTAGTATTACTACTTGTTATAGTTGGTCCAGGAAAAATAGAAGGAGCGATAGGATTGGATTCGTCACTAAACGATGAATATTTATTATCGGCCTCATTTATAATTTGAATCTTAAATGTATATAAATTTCGTGTTAATCCTGATACTGTAATTGTTGCATCATAAGGAGGTGTGATACTTGAGGTATAGGAAGGCGTCGACTGTAATGTACCATTAATATACATCTTAATATTAAATGTAGTACCGCTTGTTAAAGCAAATGCAGGTCTTGTATTATAATTAACACCAATAACAAGTTGATCAACTTGACTATTTTGTGAAACAGATATAAATGGCGCACCATATGGTGCAAAAATAGATGGTATAGATAAAGGAGGAGATCCATTACCAAATGAATTGACACCAATCACTGATATTTGATATTCTGTGCCAAATACCAAGTCTTCTCTTGCAAATAAATAAGTAGTAGTAAGAACACCTGTAACGGTAACCGTTGGTAAATCACTGGGTGGAGTTGGTATAGCAGATACTGTATAGGAGGTAGGAGTTCCACCTGTTATGGGAGCATTCCATGTAACAATTACACTTCCATATTCGAGTAGAATATCTCTAACAGGTCCAGGGACGTCAGGAGGAATAGAAACTGTTTCATTTACTATAGCAGGAGCGCAGGGGCATCCATTATCAATAGTCGTGAGACCTCCTGTACCTTTGCGGTAATACTTCATTTGACCATTATGTACATCATTAATAATAGATTGATCCCATATTCCAAGAGCTGGTGCATATCCTGTATTAGGTTGAACTGGATTCTGGATACGATTAATAAAGTTACCAGATTCAGCTTTCATTTGACGACGCTTTGTAATCAATGACGAGTCGTAGATGGTCGTTGGCATCTCTATTCTTGACTTTTATTTATTATGTATATGATAGTAATTCGTATTTCTATCATATACAAACGAGTGTACAATTAATTGGTACCGCAGCATTCATTTGCTGAAGCGGGGAGAGGCTCACAAGGGCATCCATTGCTGACCGTTGTGCAACCTCCCATACCTTTGCGGTAATACTTCATCTGACCATTCTTTACATCATTGATAATGGACTGATCCCAGATTCCAAGGGCAGGCGCATATCCTGTGTTGGGCTGAATAGGGTTCTGAATGCGATTAATAAAGTTGCCGGATTCAGCTTTCATTTGACGACGCTTTGTAATCAATGATGAGTCATAGATCGTGGGTGACATCTCTATCCCTGACTATCATTTAATTTATCGACCGGCCAGACGGGGCGGGCCCACTTGCAAATCTTGATCATCGACTAATTCGCTTGATAGATATGATATCATAGAGGGGAGCTCCACTTTCGGAAAGACATCAGGTACTAAAACACCCGTAAACGCAATCAGAATCGCGCCGCTGATAAAATCCTGCAGAAATTGAATATTACGATACTCCTTGTCCTTGTATTTTGCACCAACATAGCTCAGAAGAATAAAGACAATTCCGCCCACAAGTATCCATGGGAACCACGACGGCATCATTATTCAGTCCGTGTGAGAAAAACACACGCCTTGCAACCGCGCTTATACTTCGTATCCGCGCTTATACTTCGTAATCGCGCTTATGACAAGACCTCATAGTCATCCGAACCCATTTCTTCATTCTTTGCATCTAGTACATCGAAATCAACCCCATCCATAAGAGAGGATCCACTCTCTTCCATGATTTCAAGAACCGGAGCATCTTTTTCATTAGGATCATCTTCTTCGCCCTCCTTCGGATCATAAATCATATCGGAATCATGTGGGTGATCTGAATCAAATACTGCATCAAATTGCCCAAAACGAACCGTAGGCTTATCATCAATGATAATGGTCTGTTGCTCTGAAGATTTCTCTTCAACTGCCTTTTCTTCAACCGGTGCTATAACAGGTACAACGGGTTTCTCTTCCTTTGGCTCTTCCTTCTTCGGCTCTTCCTTCTTCGGCTCCTCTGCCGTAATGGAAACAGCTGGAGGAACAGTTAGCTCCTCCTTCTTTTCGGGCTCATCATCACTATCCTCCTCCGTAGCATCCTGATTCACAAAATCCTTCAAAATGGACTTGACGGGGACCATGCTGCGCACGGCCTGCAAAACGCCATCATTTAGAATCGTCTCGATGTTTCGGTAGTTCTGCTGCTTTTCAATGCCCGAAATACCATCCCGAAAGAGATAAGTGGAACTCCATAGTAATTTCGATGTCTCGCATAGAACCTTGAAAAGAAAATGTTCAACTTTAGGGATGTTGATCTCCACCTTTTTCTGGTTGGAGGACAGACGAATGGCCGTTAGCACTTTCGTGTGGGCAATGAAAACCGCCGTAAGAAGATCCTCCAAGTAGTCACAACCCGAATTGGTATGAATAATATGAATTTCTTGATTCACACGCTCCATATTCCAGTCATGAATGTCGTTCAAGTAATTCTGAAATTGCCAGAGTCCCTTCTTTGGCTCATTGACCATGGCCTGCTTGGCTTTCTCCAGCAAATCAACGAAGAATTGAAAATAAGCGGGAACCAAGAAGACACAGAGCTGTTTGGTGTACTCTGTTCGCGCATCCGAGTAGACAGATAGCACGGAATCACGGTTCATTCTTCTTCCTTTGGCGTTGTTGTAGCGACCTTATCGAACGCATGGGTACGACGATGCAATGCACTCCCCAAAAACGCCCATAACGACCCTGCCCGTTCCATACAGGCACCGTAGTCTTTTAGAATGCGCTCATCGGATAAAAGGGAATGAATGAAGGTATCGGGATGATATCCCCGCTGAATATAAGAGATCAGCTGATCAGCGGATAGGGTAGATAATTCGCTTCGTTCTTGTCGACGATGCGCAAGGGTTGTCTTCCATGTTTCGGGATAGTGAAGTTGGAGCATGGTACATTGTATGACACGGCGATAGGAATACTCATTGGGTTCAAGATACTCCTTGATATCTGATGCATTCACACCATGAAAGGAGGAGAGATAGGTCTCCAGATCTGGCCAGGAAGGAGGAGGAATCTTCTTAATTTTGCATCGTGAGCGAATGGGCTCTTGAAGACGTCCTGCATCGCGACACTCCAAAATGAAAAGTACATCCGAGGCGTGCGTCTCCAAAATGCGACGGAGAAAGGCTTGTGCTTCGGGTGTCAAATCGTCGGCGCCTTCGAGCCACAAAATAGCGGGCTCGGTGCGGCGGGCCCAAATGTGGAGCTTCTGGCGACCGTCACGAAGAGTACGATCTTTTCGACAGGGGCAGACAAAGAGTTGTTTGTTGATTTGTTCGGCGTATTTTTGAATCCAGTAGCTTTTTCCGCATCCAGGAGGGCCGGTTAGAATAATGGGTGTGTGGTCCATTTCCCGCTTACAGCGGGAAATCATGCTTTGTCTTTCAGACAGAGAGTCCATGCCTTGTTTATGAATTCATCGGTAAGAGGGTTTATGTTCTTCGTTTAGCACGCGTCTTTCTGTTACGATTCTTTCGATGAAGAGTGAAGCGCCGACCTCCTGTTGACGGTTGTCCTTGTAGAAGAGGTTCTCGTACTGACTGGTCTTGTACTGTCGGATTTTCTGGCTGTTGGTTACGCGTTGTCCACCATCTATATACTCCAGCTCCTACAGCACCTACTACAACAATACCAATAACAGGCATAAGAGCACTGCTATAAGAATCTTGTGTTTTGCTATCCATTGTAAGGGGTGACAGGTTTCTTACTGCGTCATCCATTCTATCTATATTCAATATATCATATTGGATATAGAAGAACTATCTCTTCCTTTATGGGCGAATCGCACAACCACAATCACCTCCGCGGTGTTTTCTGCTACGCATAGTGCGTTTAGAGCGCTTCGTGTGGCGTTTTCCATGACGCTTTCGATGCGTACTGCATTTCCCGTGACGCTTTCCGTGACGCTTTCTACGCGTGCTACGCGTGCTACGCTTGCCACCATGTGCCACATTCTGCATATTGAGCGGCGCAGGAATACCCGCTGTCGTCGCCCACTCCATGATCTCATTGCTTGGCTGCTGTCCCTCCGCCATAACGGATGAGGGATATGGTGCCGGATCAATAATTTCTGCACCACCCGATCGGCGCTTTCTTGTTCCACTCTTGCGTTTTGCCATTCTATTGTATCCGCACAATTAATTGCGACGGGACCGAAGAAAGGATCCCAATAGAATCGCGGAGACGCCAAACACGGCACCTGCCACAAATTGGTGATAGTCCCCCCACCATCCCTTCATATAAGCCAATGAGCTTGGCGCGGACTCCTCATGAACGGGATTCTCCTTAACGCAGTCATCCTTAACAGGGGCGACAGTTGGTTCCTCTGGATTGTTCTCCATTTACTCATGTATAGATGGAGTTGTTTAAACTCTTCGCTTGGATTATTTCACACGATCCACGATCTCCTCGATCTTCTTTTTCGGAACCGCATGATCATACACAATTCCCACCAGTAAGTTCTCCTTACACAAATAAGTTTGAATCACGCGATCAATCTCCGCCTTCGTCACCTTCGCCAAATAAGTTTCGTACACTTCTTGAAAGGGAACCTTTGGAGGCTGATTCGTGAGAATGATCTGCGAACCATTATAACTCGCAATCGCATCGATAGACTGTAAATTCAACAAATAAGAACCTTTCAGACCGCCCTTTGCATGACGCACTTCCTCTGCTGTAACTCCCTTTCGTTGTAATTCCTCTATCATGTGAACAAGAACAGGCAGAACTCCATTACAATCTTCTTGTATGAGTCGTTTTGGATCCGTTAAGACCCGAATCTGAAGATATCCCGCATGTTCATTGAATTCCACATTGCATACAGAAGAATAGGTCAATCCACGCTTTGTACGAAGTGCTGTAAATAATCTTCCACTAAATCCATTCAGGATTTGCTGCAAGACCATCAGCGGATATTTATCAGGGGACTTAAAGCTACAAGTGCGAAATCCAATCGCCAAAACAGTCGCCGCCACACCTTTTTTCTGAATGTATCGAATACATGCCTTTCCCGAACTGATCGGCGCCAATGCCACCATCGGTGTGGGAAAGGGAAATGGAAGTTGGGGGCATTCTTTCGGTGGTGGGTCCATAAATGCGGTCTTTTTCAACATCGAAATAACCTTCGCAAATGACAAATTACTTACAATGCTACATACCATGTTGGAGGGATGATAAAACCATTTGTACCATTTGAAAATATCCTCATAGGATAAATGCGTGGGCGTAGGGTGATATGAAATGTGATCGATCGGATTTGCATAGGGGCTGCCCTTATAATAAATCGCATCCATGTCATCCCCCAGAATACTAATATGACTATCTTGCCCACGAATCTGTTCCTCAATTACGACCTTCTGCTCTTTGTAGAATTCCTTTTTGGAAAATACAGAATGCAATATCATATCGGACAGCAATTTCATACACATAGGAACATGGGTATCATCACAATTAATATGATAAGTCGTATATCTCTTCTCCGTGTAGGCATTGAAATCCGCGCCGATCTTATTATACTGAACGAGAAGGTTTCTCGCCTCTCGAATGGTCTCCGTGCCTTTAAAACACATATGTTCTACCAAATGCGAGGCACCCCGTATACCATCTGTTTCAAAGATAGACCCCACATTGCAAAAGACATGTATACTAGAAACGGGAATGGACTGCGAAGATTCTTGATAAATGACTCGAAATCCATTAGAAAATCGGTGGGTTTTAGGGCAAGCCATTCCCTTTATTAGAATCGAACAAATTATGCCTGCGCGGAAAGATACTGACGATATTCACGGATCGCCACCTCATCAATCTCTGCATTCTTGCGAAGACTCTGCATAAGCGGGTTGTTGTCAACGGCCTCCACTGCACTGTAGGTGTTGCGCTCACGGCTGACATCCAGTTTGAGGGGAACACGATACTCCACGCGACCGATGTCGCCCACGCCTGGTGTGATATCCAATGATCGATTGATGGCGAGAGCGCGGTCGTTGATGTAGTCCGCATCCAGCTTCTTTGACACTTGACGACCTGGATCGCCATTGAAGGTGGCCGAATTGCCCGCACCAGCGATTGGTTTGCGGCCGCGAGCAATCTGCTCCTTGTTTGGATTGGTGCGCATGTTGTACGCAAAGCTCGGATCCATGACATCGTTCCATGCACCATTGCCACCCGGTCCCGTCCATGCCAGATTGTTCGACAGCTGCGACTTCTGCGTCGGTCTCGCAATGTCATCAGGATCATAGACCTTCAGACGGTTCGGCGCCGAGGCCGCCGCCATGATACCAGGGCGATCCAGATAAATAGTAGACTCCTTGACAGTGGTACGAGCAATGTCCTTCGGATCCCAAACAGTAATCGCAGGGGCGCGCTCAGCATAGGTGATCGGTGTGCCTGCCATGCGAATGTTACCCGTGGTTTCTGCGCGACGAGTGGGGCGAGCATCATCCGTGTAGTGTGCGATAACCATACCATTTTCGGCAGGGACCGCATTCAGCGCCATCACACGCTCCGAGGTCTCATTGCGCTCATTGGGGCGAATCTCAATGGAGGATTTACCATAATCCGCCTCATGTGCTCCCATATCCTTCGTATAGTAGGTTGTCATGTCCGCATTACGATAACCTGCTCCGCCATATTGCTGCGACATCGGCATGCGGTACGAACCCGTGACATAGCTCTCTCCAAAGTCCTGCGAAGACGCCACACCCTCGTATTCGACAGAGGTCTCTGGACGCGTGGTGTGAGGAAGAACCTGCGTGGAACGCACGGTCTCCTTGATGAGCTCACCGTTTGTGACAAAGAAGCGCTCACCCGTTTCATCAATGTAGAAGGTATCGGGCTTGTATTTGCGAACTTCACCGACATCGCTGACCTCTGCGCTTACACCGATGAAATGGCCTCCAGGAACCATCGGTGTATCATAGGTTTCCTTAGGATTGGAGATAACACGGAGATCATTGGTGTCCTTGGGGCGCATGATTTCATTGATTTCCAGCTGCTGAAATCCACCCTTGCCTGCGAAGCCGAACTTCTCGCCGATTCCTGAGCCGACTTTGGTGGGTTCGAAGGGGCGCTCTCCATTTCGGGCAATAGGCGCCTGTGTAGCAATGCGTGACTGAAAGAATTCGGTGTTGTCCTCCATGCCATAAGGATTTCCATAGGGAGCGCGGCTGGTCTCGAACATATTTTCGACTTCGCGCTTTTTCATTTGCGTGGACCCATTTCCATTATAGGCATCGAGCACACTGACATTGGCCTGAGGTGCCATATTTTGTTTGATGCGCCCACCAAAGAAAGGCTGCATATTGTTATGCTTAAACTCATTGGATGGAATGGATTGACCTGATAGTGGACTAACGACATAATCACTATCAATGTATGTGGGGCTGCTTTCCGTATTATCGGAACGATATTCCATCATGGGGACATTAGAATCAATGGGAGAAGGGGCGGGCATGGTACCCGGAGTATATCCTGGGGCGTAAGGCGGCTTATTAGAGGAATAACCAAGTGCCGTACCGTATGGCCCAGTACTGGGCTCCGATGGATAGGTTTGGCCATTCGGCATTTGATACATCATATCGAGTTCGGGGCCAAACCCCGTGGCAGCTGCACCTTTTGGGGCGACAGTAAGAGGGTCCGAGTTTAGACCTCGCGCAGCCGGCATGAATCCTTCACGAAGAAGGGGCTGTTCGCGGTTAGAAGGGGGGAGAACTCTTGAAGAGGCTACATTTTGGGCCATTGATTGAGAGGCTGATAGGGTTGGTGGGGCAGATGATTTTTTCTGACCGGCTCGTGAGACCACCCATCCTAATCCAAGAAGTCCTGACAGGGCAGCGATTTCCATACTACCAGTTTCTACCTTTAAATTTTTTGTAAAAGACGACCCGATCTCCGAATGGCCAAATCTTAAAATGAGACGACCCCCTGTTGAAAACGGAGCATAAATAGGACTCCATAGAATAGACTATGTCGATTTCTTTAACGGCAGATCATCTTCTTCCATGTCTTATTGGCGAAACCGTGATCACCACCATCACCAATCGCGGATATCTCTTATACACTCTTAACATGCTAAAGAGCCTCAAGCCCTTTGGATTGGATAAAAAAGTCCTATTAGTGTGTCTGGATACCAAGGGCGCGACTATTCTTCGAAAGAGAGGCTATCAAGTATACTGTGTGGAGGAAAATGAGTTAGGCACATTTTGCCCATGGAATACCAAGGGATATGATCGAATCTGCTATTTGAAATTGGAACTCATTTATCGAATTCTGTCTCTTCACACAAATGTCTTATTGGTGGATGGTGACATTGTCTTTCGATCCAATCCACTTCATGATTTGACAACATGGCAACAAGATACCACCTATGATGTCTGGGTTCAAAATGATTCACAGCAAAATGGAAATACCAAAAATATGTGCACGGGTTATTTGTATATCAAATCCAGTGATCAACTGTGCCATCTCTATGACTGTGTGTCTGAGAAAGGGCAGAAGAAATATGAGACATGTGCATTTGATAATAACGATCAGACTTATTTTAATAAATATGTTAAGCCATTTTGTATAATGAACGCTCTTCCATTGGAACGATATCCAAATGGAAAAATGTTTTATGAAAATGTGGATCAATTAAAAGAAACCGCCGTACTTGTACATTTTAATTGGGTGAAAGGTCATTTGAAAATGGCGAAAATGAAAGAGCATCAAATGTGGTTACTCACACCCGAAGAAGAGGAGTGAGTTAATAACGGTTTATCAGCGGATCGAATTAGAATTCGAATTGGTTCCTGTTGTGGTGTAAAAAAGCATGAACAACAGGCCATACTGCATTGTATCAATTCTACGATAGCTTGCATACCATACATATCATAAATATTATCCTATGATTTAAGTCTGGATAGAAGGGTAGCGAGGATACATGTCATTTTCATGCCCCAGCTCAGAAATGGGTGGCTGGTCGCGCGGCGTAAAGCAGGATTGCATGCGATGCGTATTGTATTTATCCTTATCAAGATCACGAGACGGAATAAAGAAGTCAAATGGTGTCTCAAAGGTCTCCTGCGGATTGTGGAAGAGAGGCTGCCAGCGATTCCAGCCCGTGGTGCGAAGGGTGCAGGGGGGATCAACCAGGCGGGCAAAGGTCTGCGGCACATTTTCATCTTTCGCATTTTTAAGACCGCGATTGGTAAAGGCATTCGTATCAGGATTATATTGGACATTGTCGCAACGAATCTTGGTACCCAGGCGATCAATACCCTTCAAATCAGACTCCACATCTGTTTTCCATTCTCCCTCCACCCATGAATTTCCACTCTTTTGAAGACGGGTCGTTGCATTGACGGGAAAGGTGGTCGGGCAGTTGGCGGCGGGTGGATTTAAATAATAACGGGCAGCATACGATGTAATTCTCATATCATCCACTTGGTGAAAGGGATCATTTCGCAAGCGGGTTAGAGCCTGCTGTGTAGTATAGCACGACATTCTTCTTATTAGCTATGTTTAATAAAATAGCGAGGAAAAAGATAGCAGATTCTAAAGTATTTAATACTTCTCGGGAGTGACACATACTTCGTTCTTGATAGGAAACGGTGCCACCACTGCAGGGTAGGCAATCATTTGATAGGCCGGTAGGTTTGCCTTCTGCACATCAATCTTGAGGGAGATCTTGGTGTTGTCTCGGACAATCTCAGTTTGATGCTTCGGCGGAGGCTGATACTGTTTCCACGGGCAAAAGGTGTTCGGGATGTTGATGCCGCGCAAATCGGACTCCAAATCCACCATGTTGCCTTTAATCAAACTGGCCTCATTTCCACCGACAAGGCCCAAAATGTGCCGTTTCGGATTCGGATTCACAAATTGTGAGGTAAGATAATCATAATGCTGTGGGTCTTCCTTTTTCTCCCAGTGAGCCGTTAAAATAGGCCCATATGCATCTTCGACGGTACTTAAATAGAGTGCCATTCGTTCTGATCTCGGGATTGAATTTAAATGGGATAAAAATTGACAATGTAGGTTCCCCATTGGATGGATAAGACAGTCCATTATGTCACACTTGATTCTTTCTCTCGATGGTAACATTGGTGCAGGCAAATCCACGCTGTTGGCGGAGATCCGTAAGGCTCTTCCCGATCTCCATGTAGTCGATGAACCTGTGGGGCAGTGGACGGCTCTTCACAATGCGGCTGGAAAGAACTTATTAGAGTTGTTCTATGAAGATAAAAAGCGTTGGGCCTATACCTTTCAAAACTGTGCCATTCTCACTCGCCTCAAAAACATTCAGGAAGCGGTCCAGCGTCTGGATCGCTCCGTGAAGGGGCCGCACATTATTCTGACCGAGCGCTCCGTGCTAACCGATAAATATGTCTTTGCGGAAATGCTTCGAGATGCGGGTGACATGGATCCGTTGGAATGGGAGCTTTATGATACCTGGTTCTCCATCTTTAGCAAACAACATCCCGTACATGGGATCATCTATCTGTCTACGAGTTCTGCCACTTCAAAGGATCGTATCCAGATTCGTAATCGTCAGGGTGAGGATCGGATTCAACTCGACTATCTGGATGCACTAGATCAACAGCACAAGAAGTGGATTGAGAATACGACCATTCCCGTTCTAACCCTCTCCACCGAGCCTGGTTGCTCCGTGGAAGAGAATCTACAAGCGATTCGAGAATTCATTAAAGGTCTAAAAGAAACAGTGACGCCGTCTTGTTAAAGCGCAGCTTACAGACTTACTCATTATTGCTACGAGAAGAAGCAGAGGCCGCGCCCGATTCAGCCCTCTTTTTTTCCGCGCGAGCCGCCATATAGGCTTCTAGTCTGGCCGCATTGTTGTTCGCCTTTTGTTTCGAGGCGGACTTCTTCGAAGCTGACTCAAGCTTTCTCGTGGCAGCCGCATTGAGCTTCATCTGAGATGCTGCAAGTTTGGCCTGCAGGTTCCTAACTCTCTCAGGGGTAGCCTTGCGTGTCTTGGTGGGGCGAGGAGAGACTTGCTCACCACGGGTGCGGCGCGCCACACGACCCTCCTCATACGCCAGCTCACGCTGAAGGTTGTTAAACACCTGTTGGGTGGTACGACGCACCGACTTCGCCGAGGCAGGGGAAACAGCCATCGAGGAGGAAGAGGAAGAGGCCATCGCAGAAACAAGGTCGGAAAGGGCCTCCGCAGGGTCACCCGCCTCTTTATGCACTGCGGCGATATCACGAGCAAGACGCTCCTCCACCTTTACTCTGTATACTGCCAGCTTGGCCTCCGCCTCTGCAATATCGGCCGCAGCCTTCGCGCGCAAATATTCAACCTTCTGGGGAGCAGACAGTGCCTTAAATGCTTCCTCCGCCGCCTTTTTCACGGCAGCAGGATCCACTACATTGGTTGCCCTTCCCTCATTTTGGGCCATCATCAATTCCAGCCTCTTTGCAGCCGACATGCGTGTTACGGATTTCGGCTTCATAGCCGGGACGCCAAACACAGCAAGCGATGCATTACGAGCCGCCTTTGCCGCGGCGGCGACCGCCTCGGCTTCTGCCTTTGCCGCCTGCGCAGCGATCTGCTCCGTCAGCTTCTGCTTACGCTCCGCAGCCTCTTTTTCCTGTTTGGCAAGCATCTCTTGCAATTTTGCTTGGCGCTCTGCAGCCGTTAGAGTCTTTTTGGGAGCAGCAGACATGTTCTATATCATTTTGAGAAAATTAACATGATCCAGAAATGGAAAATAACCGGATCATATTGAATAATATGCTTAGCAATTGACATCACGGAGATATGAACGCGTGGGAATACCTCCATGAACCCAGCCTGCTGCTGCCACCTCGGGGACAAGGTTCTTCGGGTTCTGAATATTGTTCTTCAAGATGGGGATCATCGGAGTGTATTGCTGAGAGAAGAACTGCTCGGTCACCGTACCGCATTCCTTACCCATGCGAACCTGCTCTGAATGAAGCAGAAGGCTCTCCACATCACGGGAGGGGTTACCGCCTTGCATATAGGGGACAGTGAGGAAGGGACGCGCCTGGGGGCGGATCTGGCAGCGGTTGTTCTTAAAGGCAATCTGATTACGAAGAATGGAGTCGGCATCGATCGCTGCATTATTGTAGCCGTATCCTTCACGAGGGTACATGAGCAATTGGTCAACTGCCGTTGGATTGACGCCGGTGGCCTTAGGTACCAAATTGGTAGTCTGGTAACGACCAGGGCCGACAGATTGGGCATAAAAGGATTGAATTCCACAAAGGTCGTCTCTGGAGTGAGTTAAGCGGTTGATCTCCATGATCTCTGAAGTACGATCGTATAAAAAAATGAGAGAACTAATCAGAATGCAAAAACGAAAATCACTGACAACCCGATTCTGCCACTGTATCAAGTCCGTGCGGAAAACAGTTCGCGTCCGACCGGGTCCATGTTCCGTTGGAAACAGAACAGCATGCTCTGTTCGAAGAACAGAGGGTCAGAAGAAGGAGGGTGCCGCCATTGGTATCTGCGTCCGCTCGGTTCTTCAGACCAAGGGGAAAACTCTAAAGAAATTTCGTTGTAGTACCAAGCCCTATCTTCAAACCCAGCCCATTCTTAGATCCATAAAAAACAAGAAGACCCTATAGAATGTACGATCCAGGCAAGCATCCCGTTTTATGGAATGATATTTTTGATGCGAGAGAATCCATTTCTGCACTGTATTTATGGTTACTATTTGGTCTGTTAAGTCCAATGGTGAGTTGTGATTTACAGAGCATGATTAAACACAATCCATGGGCTCGACATTTTTTCGGTATTGTTGCATTTTTCTTATTATTTATCGTTGTGAATCCCAAAAAGAATATCTCGATTGGAAAATTATGGGTGAAAACGATTTTTATTTATTTTATCTTTTTATTGATGACGAAAAGCAAATGGTATTTTTCGGTGCCACTTATTTTATTATTATTAATTGATCAGAGTATTAAGATTTACATTGAAAATAATAGTAATGCCCCTGAAGAATCCCTAAAATTATATCTCAAAATTGGTAAAATCATGAATGCGCTTACCTTTCTAATCATTTTTGTTGGATTTGCATTTTATGTATTTCATCAAAAGCGTGAAATTGGACATGCCTTTTCATGGATCAAGATGCTATTTTATAATACATGTAAAGATGTGTAAAGGAGTTTAAATATAGAATGATAGAATGATATAATGAAATATAATTTTATTATCCCCTATCGGAATCGTAATGCACATTTACAGGAATTTATTCAGCGATTTACAGGCTATCTCGAGGGAAAAGATATCGACGCTTATTTTTATGTCATCCATCAAATTACACCAGGAGGATTTAATCGTGGTGCGATGAATAATATTGGATTTTTAGAAGCATGCAAGATAAGACCTGACGGATTATTTATTTTTCACGATGTAGATACCTATCCAACAGCATGGGGATCCATTCAGTATAATGCCAAACCAGGAACCTTTCGTCGTCCCGTTCTCAATTCCAGCCCTAACAATCTTGGTCTTATTTGCTCTTGTTGGAAAACAGAATATGAACGAGTAAATGGATTTCCAAATTACACTGGATGGGGCGCAGAAGACGGAGCCTTATACCATCGAGCTATAAAACAAGGAATCCCAATTGATGAACATCGAGCCGTTTCATATCAAGACACATCTGTTGTTATTAATCGAGAACATCCGAGAAATAATCAATATCAAGATATGATAATAAATGGTAATAAATTGCTACAAGAAAAACAAACAGGAGATAGTACAAATGGCCTATCCTCTCTTCGCTATGAAGTGATCTGTTCGATTGAACTTGCACCTCGATTTACCATGATCAATGTAGATTTTACAACAAGCTAACAACAATTATCATCATATGATAGAAATTGTTCGCTTACCCTTACGACGCCTGATTCAACCAAGGAATGGGGCCACCGTCCGTGCCCGCCAAGCATGCCTCGCGTCCACCCTCCTTGCAGGTCTTGCCAGGGATGCGATACAACCAATCCGCAAATGCGCCCTGATCATTGGGAACCGTGGTCGATGGCTGTGTGACAAACTGGCGCTGGCTCTGATTCTTTCCAAAGACATCCGTTGGATCCGAAAACCATTGCACGCGGAAATAGTCATCCATCGTCTGCTTCACGGTTGGATTATCAACAGGCGCGGCCTCAGGGCGGCCTGGATTGTATTTGATCTCATCAAGTAAAACATTCATGAAGAGATTGCGAGAAGTGGGAGGAGTATAGTCAGGGAGAGCGGGGCCCGAATAAGGAAAGGCATCAACCTCTACAAAGCCTGTGGGGCCCGATGGCTGAGTGCTTCCCTGTCTCGACCCTCCATTCACAAAATGTTCTCTTAGTGGTGCGATATACGCAGAAGGATCGGCAGAGGGATCCGCGGAGCCAGCAGAGGGGTTCACATTCGCAACATAGGGCAAACTATGATAGGTATCCCATTTCTTTATTCCATCTGTGGGAGTAATCATAATAATCGCAAATGCGGTAAGGGTGCCAAATAGAATTGTTACCAAAAATGCGGATAATCCACCAAGCACACTGGCAATCATTCCAACAAAGATCGATACGAGTAGTAACCGGAAAAGGAAATTCCATTTAGAGTGCTCACATTGTGGAGTATATTGCAATGTAAAATGATTTAGTACAACGGAGTAATCTCTCCAAAATGGAAGTTCACACTCCTTCTTACTCATTATCCTAACCCTTAGCCATTTTATTTCTTATCTCCCATTTGTTTCTTCTTCTCAAGCTTCTTTCGTAGGCGATCTCGTGCAGTGGAGAGTCGTGCGCTTCCCTCTCTTCCTGCCTTTCGCGCAGTGTCCATATCCTCCATTCCAAAGGCGCTCTTGATCCCCTGCATCATATCCACAAAACTCGAATTTTCAGCGAATTCCTTCATGAGCTCTTCCGCCTCGCGTGCAATATCATCTGGGCGGATGGAGCCTGATTGAACCATTTTTTGGAGACGATTTCCGATTCGGGCAATGGTCTTTTGAATGATACCAGGGTTATCCGAAAAGGTTGAAATCAGAATATTAAATGCCCGGGACGGATCCTTCTCACATGCTTTTAGCATTTCAGGGGTAATTCCCAGATCATCTGGCTTAATCTCCTTCACAATCTCCTGCGCCAATCTCGCCATATGGCCCTTCAAGAATCTTTCAGGGAGCTTGGGGAAACCATTTTCGAAGAGACCCTTCAAGTCGGGTATACCCTTGGACTCCTTTTGATCGCTCTTTGAATTGGTGCCCGTTGCATCACTTGGATCGAGAGTAAAGAACTTCATAAATTTCTTGATGATATCTTGGAAGTCCGTGCTCTCCATCTTCGCTTTCATCTCCTTCATCGCATCATCCATCCAGGACGGCTTGGAATCTCCGCCAAACCCTGCCTCCATAAAGCAGCAGATGGAGATGATGCGAACATGCTCCCAGATTGCCTTCTTGGTGTTCTCTGATAGAGTGGCCCAGACGGCATCCGTCAGCTTCACTCCTGGCAAAATCGTACCAGGATTCTTCTGAACATCCTCCGTGCTACCCGCCAGCGTATTTGTCACTTTCACCTCCTCTTGGAATCGTGCCAGGCGTGTCTTGTGATCGAGTGCCTTGGCGGCCTGAATCGCCGCCGTATATTCGGGGAGGGCGCCGAGAACATCCTCCACAAACTCATTGTATTTCGTTTCAAAGACAGATGTGCTTGATTCTGCCATGATTCTTCTTATGGATTATGAAAAACTCTTTATATTATAGCACACCAGGCTTATTGGCTTTCAGCCTTTTAGCCTTATGCAGCTTTCATTGCCTTCTCTGCAAGAATGCAAAGGACCTTCATGTATTGCCAAATGACCTCATGATTCTTGTCCCCCATCGTATCCCAATGCCTGTCAAAAACGGCGAGTGCCGAAGTCATTTCATTGAATTGAGTATTAATCTTTCGCTGGGCTACTTGGCGAAATTGATGAATGTTACGATCATAAATGGCCGATGCACATTCTTTGTAGACATGCTCCACAAAGAGATCCAGGATCAGGCGTGGATTGATCTTCTTGGCACCTTTGATCGCCTCCGTAGCCATTTTAATGTCTTTGTCTTCGGGGAAAGTGTTGCAGAGTTCATCAAAGAACTGGATAAGTTGTGTATTAAATGCGCTTAGAATCGACATCTACTATGGTTATCAATGGGTATTTTCTTTAGATTGTTATTTGATGGGTGTAAAAGCATAATGATATTATAAAAGAATATCATTATGTTGTGAAAAGGGTTTAATTTAGCGTCTGTGGGTTCTGCGGTGATTACGCTTGTGAGTTCGGCGTTTATGTTTACGAAGTGTGCGGCGCTTGCGGCGGCCGCCTGATGGTGCTTGTGTCATAGCCTGCTTTCTTTGTGCCATCTCCTGCTTTCTTTTTTCTGTCAATCTCTTTATTCTTTCTGCATTTGCAGCTAGTCTGGCAGATCTCACTGCAGCTTTTGCTGCATTTTCGGAATTTCGTTGATTTTGTGTAAGTGCAGCTCGTCTTTGTCGTTCCGCTTCTTCAGCCGCTTCTTTAGCAGCTTGTTCTGCAGCTTCTTCTGCAGCTTCTTGTGCTGCAAAAGCAGCGTTTTCTGCATTTTCGGCATTTCGTTGATTTTGTGTAAGTGCAGCTCGTCTTTTTGCTTTTATGGCGTTTTTTAAAATATCATTTTCCTTTGATATCTCATGCTCAATATCACGTTGCGACATCTCTACCAATACCTCCGAAAATAACACGCCAATCTCAAAAGATGATCAAAACGCCGTAGATAATATCCGCACTCTTATTTGATCACTTTTTATCTCTAACATCAAATTCTCTTACTTTGTTACTGCCGATGGATGCGTTGTGGCATACCAATGTCTCTTTGATTTTTATACTGTGCCATTTGCGCGTCCAACATCTCTTCCTTTTTACTTCGCTTTGCATTCGAGTTGGTGGTCTGAAAATTTGACGCCTCTCTCGTACTTACTCCATCCGATCCATTTAAATATGTAAAATTGTGTCGTAAATTTTCATGCATACCACCATTACCTTGCGCGGATGTATCAGCACCAATAAACGAATAGGAATCACTAAATCCTCCACCCATCTCCATATCCAAATAGGGTTCCGGCTCCACAGGTCCAGCTGCAGCTCCACCGCCGCCCTTATTGCCAGCGCCATCCTTCATTTTCTGCTCGTAAAGCCAATTCATCACTTCACCATTCGTGCGTGGTTCCGGCTCTCCCGAAATGACAAGAGTCGGAATCTGCTTCAGCCAGCTGGGGAGAGCGGGGCGATTGGGACCCGGATCCACACAAATAAATCGAAAAAGTCCATGATAACTTGTTTTTGAGATTTCTTCTAAAAATGCTTTGGACCATTCACACCGACTGGAATAAAAACAAATATGAACGGGTGCCGGTCGGCTCATCCTTTTCTACTTTACGAACGAATCCAAAACACCTTGAACGCACACACCATGGATAAAAATTGACGAACCGAACGATCGGAAGATAGGTTAGAGTTATCATGTCATTCGCCAATCTCAAAGAAGAAGGTCGCATCTCCACTTTTCAGTTGGCTCCCACCCATGTCACCTACGCCAATACGCTTCGCCGCCTCATTCTCACAGGTGTCGAAACGGTTGCCTTTCGTGCGGACATGACCGCTACAGGAACCACGACCGATGTTGAGATTGTGCGAAATGATACACCGATGACAAATGAAATGTTGGCGGACCGAATTGGTCTGCTTCCCATCCATGTATTGGAGCCCCTCAAATGGAAAAGAGACCAATACATCTTTGAGCTGGAGGTAAAGGGACAAGAAGGAAAGACAACCAATGTGGAAGCGGGACAGTTTCGAATGAAATCCGCAGCAAATATCATGGGCCAGGATGATGAAAAGAGTGATGCATCCGCTTCTGAATTCTTTCCTCGAAATCCCATCACGGGCAGCACCTGTCTCATTGCGACTCTCCAGCCGGGCACGGGTGCCACCCAACAGATCGTTCATCTGAAGGCCACCGCCTCCATTGGAACGGGTCGTGAGCATGCACGATTCAGCCCTGTTTCGCAGTGTTCGTATGAGTATACACTGTCGGATGATGAGGATCGCCGTCAAACCATGTTCCTTCAGTGGCTGGATACAGCCAAAAAAGCATCAGGGGTGGACCTGGAGTCCGAGCGCGGCAAGGAACTCATACGCGAGTTTGAAACCATGCAGATCAAGCGCTGCTTTAAAATCAATGACAAGGGAGAACCCGACAGCTTTGACTTTACCATTGAGTCCGCGGGTGTGCTTCCCGTCTCGTACATTGTGGATCGTGCCTGTGCAGTAGGTGAACAAATGTGCAGCCAGTACATGCATCTTCATATGGGAGATCTGCCCGATGATGTCATCGTCTCCACCTCGGATTCACGGATGATCGGCTACGATTTCCTCTTTCAGAAACACGATCACACCCTCGGAAATCTACTACAAACCTGGTTGGTTGAGCACCACATTGAAGGGAATGAAGAACCCAAAGTAACCTATGCGGGCTACGCGGTTCCGCACCCGCTTCGTGATGAAATGGTTCTCCGAATTGGCGTAGCAGATCGTTCGGAGATGACTGCGCGTCTTGCCATTGCCACAGCGGCAAAGGGATGCGTCACCATGTTTAAGAATCTTCGTGCAAAATGGCGCGAGGCAAATGGACTGTAAGTAAGATATACTCGATTCTTATTTTTATGGTTGCAATTGATATACCAAGCCGCGGCCTTCTTTCCATAATTGAAGTTCATGATAAATGGAATCCACAATTTCAGGCTGAAGTTCCCATTCATCTTCATGAATAAGCCAAAATCGCTCTTTGATCGTACGATAAGTATTCATATACTGTGTAATAAGTTCATCTTTATGAGGATGTAGTCGATGAGATAATTTTAGCATACTTCGAATGAATTTTTTACCATGCAATTTAACCAAATGATGCTCCGTAAATAAATTTAGAATTTCAATGAAATCCAAAAGAATCGTATCTTGGATATTGATTTCAAATACATCTTTCTCATTTATTTTAATAGAAATCTGCTTCTTTTCACGAAGAATTGTTAAAATATCCTCTTTCTCAATATCGAGAATATTCTTATTATTAATGGTAATCACATTATTTCGATCATGTAATATATTGTATAAGCGTTGCTCATCCGTATTCCATTCGGGAAGAATATGGTAGAGAAAGGGAAGATGAGAGGTAGGATAGGAAAGAGAGAGATCAGAAAGGGATAATAAAGAAGAAGACTGTAATGGAAGTGGAATATCGCGAGTAAAATAAGTTTTCATAAATTGACCAAAAGGAAGCTGAAACCAGCTACCACCGATGTCGCGTTCTATTTTTTGCCAAATTTGCCCATAGGCCAAGAGCGTTATATCATATGCCTCATTAAATGCATTTCGGCTGTGAAGTAGAGTATCTTCCTCTCGATCCTGCCAGTCGTCCATCCATTGAAATAAGATACCGAGATGATTTCCCCAGATTTTCCAAAACTCTCGATCCAGGTTTGTACAGATGGCAACAGTTTCCGTTACCAGTTCGAATAAGACGCCTGTTTTCAATGATGCCAGATCGGTTAATTTACCCGTTCTCTCTAAATCATACCATTGACCGATCATCAAACGCTGAAGTTTATCCTTCATAAAAATTTCCCAATCATGCAATGAAATGTGTATCGGCTTATTCTCATTCCATATCAAGTAGACCATATACATGATATCATGTGCCATAAGAATAGCCTTCTTTTGTGTAAAAACCAAATGAAGGGTTGTCTTTCCTCGTCGTTCGGCTGCATTATCCATCCATGGTGTATCATCTAAAATGAGACTTGCCGTATGAATACATTCGATAGAAAAGGCCAATTCAGCACATACCGTTGTATCCGGAGAGAGATACTGCCACAATTCACAAAAAAGTCGGGCGCGAATCTCTTTTCCACCCGTAAAAAGGTAATTCCAAGAGTATTCAGCAATATCGGGTGGATGTGTATGATACCAATATTGTTTCCATTTTTCATAAATGTGTGGTTTATGTACTTCCCATGACATCCCCTCACCCTAATTTTATTCGGATATCTAACGATCACAAATTACACATCTAATGTTCGATTATCTTCCGCAAAAATACAATGTAATCCGAGCCATTTCATTTCTTTTAATTGCGTAATACTTGCACGAACATATCGAGCAAATGCGACCTCTGCGGAGGAGTAATTGGAAATCGTATGCGGATTCCACAATAATAAAAACATGGCGCGAATGGCATAACATCCTAAGATACAGTCATTCGTTTCAAATTGTAGGCTGCAGGTTCCATAGAATTTCACAAAGGCATCGTAGTTTTTTTCTTGTTCGATCACTTCTTCAAAGAAGGCGGAAGAGAGCATATGATATCGGCCGGTTAATTTAATAATCATGTCGTCGGGTTGAATAGGAAACTGTCGAATCACGGCATGGAGATCCATTACCTCTTTGGTTCCTTTGTGTCGATGAGGTTGTTGATTATGCGTAGTGTACACCACAGGAACGGGCTTGCCATGATGAACAAAATGATCCAGCTCTGTTTTTCGAAGCCCGTTGTTTTCAACAATGATGGGTTGAATGCAGGCGGGTAGGTATTCTAATGTTTTAGTAATGGATGAATGGTATTGTTCCATTCGTTGTTCTGAATTAGATGATTCATGCTTATCTATAAGAGATGCAGTCAGAATGAGATAGATCATAGTTGATCTTTGTTCTGTGTATTTAAATTCACAATGGTTCGCATAAAAGTAAGATAGGCAAGACGATTACATGCAACAGCCACTTGAAGGTGTTTGTGATGATTTCCTCGGCTTACAAATGTCATGTTGCAATAACGACATTGAAATGGATCGGATGTACCGATGGCTTGCTGGAGTAACTCATTTATCAATTCATTAATGGGTCGATCGATTGGATGTTGCTTCTCCTCTTTGGAGAGTGCTTTCCATTGCCGACAGGCGATGGATTGAGTGACATGGGAATCGTAGGTGTCTCGTGCCGCAAATGATTTCAAACAGGCTTCACATTGATAGGTGATTTTCTTCTTTTCATGTAATTCTTGATAGGTTGATACAATTGTAAATTCGGGATAGGTAAAGGGTGAATCCGTCAGAGTGAGAGGTGGCAAAGGCGAAGGCGACAAAGCCGAAGGCGACAAAGCCGAAGGCGACAAAGCCGAAGGCGACAAAGGCGCAGCCGACAAAGGCACAACTTTTATTTCCTCATGCGCACTGAGCGGTACCTCCACAGGTTCTATTGTACGCGGTCTTGGAAGGAATTCAGGAGGAAGCCGCGAGACCGTCGTACAATGCTGCAAGGAGATCACAGGCTGTTTCAAAGGTGCTACCGTTGTACTCTTTGTCGACAAACTCGATAGTAGCTGATACAACCGATCATACTCTTCCTTTTTAGATGGATCCATACTATGATATACGATACTCGATTTTAAATTGATTTGAAATCGAATATGGTTTTTAATAACATGACATTAATCCACCTCCTCTACGCTTGGGCCCTTCTTTGACGGCGCTTCAGTTGATTCTGATGGACCAGAAGCACCAGGCGAGCCTGCGCCCTCATACATCTTCGTCATGATCGGGCGAATCTTCTCCTCATAGGCCTTCTGCTTCTTATCATACTCCGCCTTCTCGGCATCCTGGTTCTGCTCCAGCCAATCAATACCCTCCTGTACCCAACCCTCCACTTCCTTCACCGTATCCGCGCCAAGTGACTCCTTCACCTTCTCCTCGCGAACCGCATTGCGAGTATTGTAGAGATAGGCCTCCAACTGATTCTTGGCATCTACGCGCTCCATACGAACCTTGTCCTCCGCCGCATGCTTCTCCGCCTCCTCCACCAATCGATCAATGTCCTCCTTACTCAGGCGGCCCTTGTCATTGGTAATCGTAATCTTATTTGACTTACCCGTGGACTTCTCCGCCGCTGTCACATTTAGAATACCATTCGCATCTACATCGAAGCTGACCTCGATCTGTGGCACACCTCGCGGCATTGGCGGAATACCCTCCAACTTGAAATCGCCCAAACGATTGCAGTCGCGCGTAAACTGGCGCTCACCCTCGTACACTTGAATCAGCACGCCTGGCTGGTTGTCCGCATAAGTGGAAAAGGTTTGCGACTTCTTGCAGGGCACTGTCGTGTTGCGCTTAATGAGCGGCGTCATCACTCCACCCGCCGTCTCCAGACCAAGTGAGAGAGGCGCCACATCAAGCAGAATAAGATCCGAAGTGCGATCGTTGGTGGTTCGGCCCGCTGTCAAAATGTGTGCCTGAATCGCCGCACCATACGCCACCGCCTCATCAGGATGAACCGAATCGTTCAACTTCTTTCCGTTGAAAAAGTTGCTTACCATCTCGCGGATCTTCGGAATACGCGTCGAACCGCCGACCATTACTACCTCATGAATGTCCGTCTTTGACATGTCGGCGTCACGGAGAACTTGCTCGAGGGGCGCGATGGTGCGGCGAAAGGCCGACTCGCACATGGACTCGAACCGCGCACGCGTCAAGACCAGATTCAAATCAATACCGTTTGCCAAACCATCCACTTCAATCGTGGCCTGCGTCGAACTACTTAGGCTGCGCTTGGCGCGCTCGCATGCGGTGCGAAGACGACGAAGTGCACGATCATTTTGCTTGAGAGACACGCCCTTATTTTTCTTTTCAAACTCCTGGACGCACCAATCCACCATGGAGCTATCAAAATCTTCACCACCAAGATGCGTATCACCTGCAGTTGCCTTCACTTCAAAGACACCATCATCAATGGTAATCAGTGAAACATCGTGAGTACCGCCGCCGCAGTCAAAAATCACTACATTCTGCTCACCCATCTTTTTCTTATCCAGGCCATAGGCTAGCGCCGCCGAGGTCGGCTCATTGATGATTCGCAAGACATTCAGACCCGCAATCATACCTGCATCCTTCGTGGCCTGACGCTGTGAATCATTAAAGTAAGCAGGAACAGTAATCACCGCATCCTTGACCTCGCCGCCGAGATAGGCCTCCGCGGTCTGTTTCATCTTGACGAGAACCATTGCAGAAATCTCTTCAGGCAAGTAAAACTTCTCCTCCCCTTTGAACTCTACGCCGATCTGAGTCTTGCCCGTTGTATTGGTCGTAACAGAAAAGGGCCAATGCGCCATATCTGCTTTCACGACTGGATCATCGATTTTACGACCAATCAGACGCTTTGCATCAAATACGGTATTTTTTGGATTTTGAGCGGCTTGATTCTTTGCCGCATCACCAATAAGACGCTCTGTATCGGTAAAGGCGACAAAGGATGGAGTGGTGCGATTACCATGCTCGTTCGCAATGATTTCCACACGATCGTTCTGCCACACACCAACGCAGGAATATGTCGTCCCTAGGTCTATTCCTATAGCATATGTCTTCGTGGATGCCATTCTGTATATAGATGATGACACATATTTAAGTTCTTTTTATCCCCTCACAATTCCTCCACAGCCTCCTGAATGGCTGAAAAATAAGTATCAATGTATTTTCGAAGCAGAAATGCAACGCGCTGCCACGGCTGACCTCGAATATAAGTATACACATCATTTGCCGTCATTTTTTTATGGATCGATTGAAAATGTGCCAAATAAATTCCATGGAGGGCGTACAAATGGGGATGATACATTTTATCAATCTGATCGATTGTACATGATTTATGAACACGAAGTTTCATATAGGATTCATATATGATTTTTACAACTTGATGCATAAACTCAGTATAAAAAGAAAAGGAAACAGTGTCTTCTGGGTAGAAATCAAGATACATGGGTGTCACATTTTGTAAATAGAGCTGTACAAATCTATCCATCAACTCAGGGCAATTTCCTCGAAGCGATTTGACGGCCTTATATTTTTCCGAGCGCCACCGCCAACGATTTCCATCGCGGTCTTTCAAGACAATACCCTGAAAGTCCCAGGAGCGCTGACTCATTTCCTCTTCCAACCATGTATGGAGATCTCCTTGTATTAGCAAAGTGGGCGGTTGTGGAATATCATCTACCGTCATTTGATCCTTTATGTGCATGGTTCCATCCTCATAAAAAATTCCCTTATGAATCAAAAATGCAGCATTTTGTGTAATCTTCTTTACAATACGATGCTCGGCATGTTGTACTAGAAAGCTGTAACAGACCGCTTTCTCTCCCTTGCTTTCATCTGGTGCCGCAATGCGATGTGCCTCTTGTTGAATCAGCCATTCCAGAGGCTCTTCTGGTTTAACAATCCAACCGGTATAGGACTCCATAAAGAGATGGCGAAATGACTTAGAAGAGTAAAAGCGTCCGGTCGCATCCAACTTGGAGCGACTTGTAATGTGAAGTGTTTCATCTCCCGCTCTCTTGAAAATATTAATCATGACTCCGTCCAAAAGCTCTTGGCATACAACGCCCGCATTCTCCCGATCCACATCTGTGGAAAACGGACAGGTCTCCGCGGCAGCTTTTGGAGGCGCCACGCACACGGGGAGATGTAGCATCGTATCCCATACTACGGAACGAAACCATTTACTATGAGGAAGTAACATATTAGACACCCCCTTTTCATATCGAATCAAACATAGACCAGATTCTTGTCGATCGACCACACGAAAGAGACCGCCCTCTTCCGATTCAAGATAACGCTCCAATTTCTCCCATGTCGGATACCGCTGAATCAAATCCTTAAATACACTATGGATTGTCATGCTAAATAGGATAGGCCCATCGTCTTTATATCAAGACAAGCCTTTCACTCCATGGAGCGTTTTCACAATTCATAGAATCTCAATAGGAGGATAGGGACCATGGCTCAACCTGAAGAATCCGAGCCCAACCTATCAGAAAATGAGTCCGCAGAGGAACAGAATACGGATGTAGAAATTGTGGATGATTCTAATAATGAAAGTCTTGCATTTAGTTTAGCCTCCAATGATGTTGAAAATGAGTCCAATGTGGCAGAAGGAGAGGAAGAAGAGCTTGAAGAGAATGTCGAAGACGAGGGCGTCAATGTAGATGGAAGCATTTCCTCCTCCATACAAGTTGCTTCGACTGCATCAAGTGTAGAGGATGACGACGATGAACTTATCATTGAACTAGGAGACGATGTCATCATTGACTCCAAGGAGCATTCACGAACCATCGGCACCGTCTATTATCGTGATTTCGATATCATTCGTGTCAAACCATATGGATCCAATAATACAGTGATTGACTTTGAAGTGGAACAAACGGAGGATGGAGAGGACTTTAAAGACTCAGAGGGTGTTAGCTTTTCGGCAGTCAGTAAAAAACGAACACAGTTTTCATTTGTGGAACAACAAGATTTTCGCGTAGGACACACCATCCATACTTATACCGCTGATGGAACATTTCATGCATCCTATGTGATCAAGGATGTCAATGCGGAAGCAGACACGATGATCATTGAATCTGAATCGGGTGATTCCATGCCTATCGAATTTAACTATATTGGTATTCCACGAGATTTAGAATTTGCTGTCATTTTCATCACAGGATACAAGGAAAAAGAGAAGTTGGAGGGAGAGGAATTGGAGGAATCGGCTGAGGTGGCTCAGGAATTAGTTGCAGAAATCGACGATGATTTGGAGGAATCGGCTGAATCCGATGAGGTAGAGTTCGTAGGATTTGTAGATATTGCTGAATCCGAAGTCTATACAGAGGCACAGGCCTATGAACAGTATATTCCAGATCAGCTGCAAAAGATCGATGCATTTAATGATTTCGTCTCAGGATTGAATCCCGATGCCCAAAAAGATCCAAAGACCATCCGCATGGTTCGCATTTTAGTTGAAACACTGTATCAATTGAATAAAGAAACGATTTCATATGCCAAAGATGGAGCCATTCAAGGACCAAAACCCGCCTCTGCCTCCAGTTTGATGGATCTTATTCGTCAAGCACCAATTCCATTGGGTCGTCCTGTATTGGATATGATTAAGAAGGAATACTATGTGGCAGATGATGAGAAACACCCTGAAGAAGACAATCATGTCACCTTTTTGCATTTTGACCAAGAACTGATACAAATGAAACAGACTTCTGATCAATTATCCTCCGCGCTAATGGTAGGATCTAAAAAAGGGTCCGTGATAGAAGTATGGAATCATTTGCAGTCCTTTTTTTCAAAATATGGATGTCCCTGGATTGCGAATGATAAGCAAGAGCCAATCTGGAATGCACAAGTCGATTCGGATGTATTTCGTTATGATGCGCCCAGCTTAGAAGAGCCATCTCTTCCAGGATACATTCCCACCCACAATGAAAAGGTTATGCCCATTTTTGATGTTGTCCCCTTTGGCATGGAGCGCGCCCTATCAACCACCTATCGCAATGGAAAAAATCAAAAGAAACAGGTTTTATTATCCGAAGATGATGCATCTCTTCGATCCTATCTTTTATTTCCTATCTCTACCGCAAATGAATTAGGCAGCACACGCTCTCGCTCTCTTGCCGTCGATAGTGGGCGCAGTCAATTGCCACCCCAAACGATGAAGATGATTCTTAATAAGACGGGCGAGCCCGCCGAAGTTGGTGAATCAGACAAGCTACTCTTGTTAAAAGAAGGAACGCTGAGTAATATTCCTGTTGCGGACTATATTGAAGGAATTTCACCCATTCATGCACTTGGATTGGGAGATACATTTGACACCCTCGAACAATATGGCATGGAATCTCTCGAATTAAATGAGTCACTTGCACGGGTGCTGGAGACAAAAATTAAATTATATCAGTCTCATTTGATTTCGCTTCTGAATGCTCAGCGAAGCAAGATTGTAGAGCAAGCACCTGCCCCTCAACCCAATCCATTTTTGGAGGATCCCGATTTTTTGAAAGACATTCGAGCAGAACCTCTATTACTGAATGATTTGGAAGAGTATGAGCGAATCAATCTCTCTTTGGCAGAATCCGATATTGGTAAAGTGAGTGCTCTCATGAAACGGCACCCAGAATATTTTCAGATTGCGGCAGGTGGTAATCCCACCCTCATGATAAAGGCACAAGCACAGGCCTATCAGCTGGATTATCACAAGCGACTTACCATTAATAAAATTTTGAAATTGAATGAGGCCAATTCGGGTGAGCGCGCGAAAAAGAACAACTGCAGCCATGTGTCACAGCTTGTCAGTATCCGAAAGTTACGAGATGACAATGAGCGATTCCAGCAACTGACCACATTTTTTACCATTTATCAGGGAACTCGTAAGGAAAATTGGATTGACTGCAATCGATGCGAGAGTCATTTGCTATGTATGCATGAACGGCTTCAACTCCAGGCCTTTCTTCACCCCAGCGAAAAGAGTACCATTGAGAAAGAGATTTTGTTGAATTTCTCGGGCGGCCAATTTCAAGGAAAATACATTTGCCGAAATTGCGGTCAGCCAATTCGCGATTTGGATTTTGACAACAACATTGAATTCGATGATAATGGAAAACCAAAATCGGGCCGCGCTGTAATCGTTGATGAGGATGCCATTTTGGAGGATGAGATTGACGCCATGTTGCTTAATGTACCGATTGAACCCTCTCCTGTCAATGAAATGAAACTCACGGAAGGCGAACAGACGGCATGCTACTACATCTTGTATGAATTGGCGGCGATTCTCGGTGTCTCTTTTGAAAAGCCAGAGTATGTCGTTATGATTGATCGAATCATGATGTGGATCAGTAAGTTTCCCGAACGCGCAAAATACAACAAAATGAGAGAAAGCAATGAAAAAATGCTGGAGTTCGATGTTATTTATTCGAGATTGCTCATTTCAGCGGCGGCCTCCTTTTTATTGATTCAATTACAAGTTAAGATTCCATCCGTTGCTGCACGCTTTCCGATCGCAGGATGTGCCTCTCCAGGATTTGGCGGATTTCCTCTGGATGTAGATGAGACTCATCAGCAAGGAATTAAATATATTGCATGTGCGGTAGGATCGATTCAGAAGAAAACTGCTCCATGGAATCAGACACGATTTGAAAAAATAAAAGAGGAAAAACGCCAGGCGACCATTGTTCAATATATGATCGGTGTCCTAAAAGATGTTCAAGATCACGATCTGATTCAGGTACAACTCACAAGAAAACGCAAATATGTGATTGCCTACCCGTCCGATATCATCCCAGCCACCTTTTTACCCGAGCAGATTGTGATCACACCAGAAGATGCCGCAAAGGATGTCATTACACCCGAGGTTGTACAGATGATGGGGAACAAGGGAGAGATGTCCCTTGTAAAATTATGGATTCGCCAGTCACATCTCTTGGCGCGTGCGAATGCCGTTCTGTCGCGCGGCTCGCCGCTCGTTGAGACTACCTGCTGCATGACCAAGATTGAAACACCTGGAGAGTTCTGGAGAAGGGCGGAGTCAGAGATTCCCATTGGATTTCGAAAGTTGATCCCTAATCAGCAGGGCAATTTCTTGCTAACGGAGTTTATTCCGCGTGAAGTAGGAGGCACGGTTGCCAGACCCAATCCAGAGGAATACTATCGCCTGTTCTTGAAATATTGCTATGAAGGGCCCCGCGTCGGTCATCCGCATGAACCAGGTCTCACCAATGTTTGTCCGTGGTGTAAATTCGAATTTCCGTCACACATTTCGGTCATGGATACAGCAGAAGGTGAAGCGGCACTGATCACACAACAGGTTAACACAGGTGTAGAGGAGTTCACGGTGTTGCTGGATACAATTCATACTGTAAATGAAGTGCCACTGATTACAATGGAAGAGCGCACCTCATTGTTGGATGTGATGAAACAACTGGCAGCCATTCCCCATCCGCCGATTGGAGGCTGGGATGCCTTGATGACCGAGACCATTGAGCGCATTGGCCGTCTGACTCCACAGTCCACTAAACGAGAAATGATTGAGGCGGTGGGACCCCTTTCCTCCATTGGGCAAAAGATAGAGCAATCCGTAAAACAAACACTTCAAAAATCACAATCACTGCCAGTTCTGGATACCATCGCGGATCTCTCCTGGAGTGACTTCTTTAAAGTAATTCAGACCTACTTTATTGTTCCCTTTCAACGAGTAGTGTCCCAATACAAACACACAGCGCTGTTTATTCCGCACGAGCTCGCAAAGGAGTTATCGAAAGTTCATGTGGAGGAAGGATTGCTACCGATTTTGAATAAGGAGTTAAAGTTTGTAAAGGACTATGAATCCAAAATTGCGAATGTTCAGACGAATTATGTCCGTGCTCGATTGAGTGATTATATTCAACGCATGAGTAACCTATTAGAATTTAAAAATAAGATTCGACCATCGGTTGGGGCAAATGGAGAGAAAGCAGTAGAGTACAAATACATTCAACAGATTTTGCTCTATGGACCTCTTGCTATCTTAATGGATAAAACCATCCAACCTGCGGGAATGGCCGCCATGGGCCCCATTGCTGCCGCAACGACCTCCTCCTTTGACTTCTTAAAGCTTATTATCATGTCCAGCTTGGATAAGTTTAGCAGCGAACGCCTTTCCTATAATGAAGATGAACTCCGAAAGCTCATTGCCGTTCGTAATGCAAAGGAGCGCTCCTATATCCTTTCCAAGTTCGATAAATTAAGCGACGAAGAGCGTACGGTGGAACTCATGAAAAAGAGTTTGAAAATGGGTGACTGGGCGGCGGGCTCCAAGATTTATGCCTACGATGCTGGCCACTGGGAAATGGAACGACAGCAGCGCATTGATGCAGGAATGATGGATTTTTCCGGTCAACCCGATGGTTCGCCCGACTTAGAGGGGCGAAAGGTAGATTCCATTGGATTATTCGACATGAATGATGCAGAAATGGGTGATGATGACGGATATGAGGTGGGTGAAGTGGATGATGACGGAGATTCTTAAAGGAGGTGATTTGAACACGGTTTTTTCTATTAAGAACAATAAGAAATGTCCCTGCTGATCTATTCAGGATTATTGTACTTATTAGGAATTTCGATTATCCTCTTTTATCGACCCGAACTCATGTTTACTGAGGATGGAAGCTGGAAAGAGTTCGGATTGGGCCGTAATCGAAAGCAGTATACCTGGTTGCCCTTTTGGCTCTTTGCCATCATGTGGGCCATTTTATCCTATATCGTTGTACTGGTCATTGCAAGTCATATTACGGAACCAATTGCAATGACGGAAATTAATGTATCGGCGGAAATGATTGAACCAGTCAATGTATCGACAAAGGCACCCAATGTCCCCAAAAAAATGCCGGCATCCATCAGTGAAATGAAATCGGGATATTACATTTTGGATGTAAATGAAACCGTGAAGAAGGGTATTCCGAAATATACCTATTTAGGGCCCGAGGCGCCCAATCTCATTTATCATAATATGACGGAGTCCGAATAAGCTTATTTACGAGCTGAACAGGTAACTACTGACATGGATTGACCAACAATGACACTGGATGCTACTAAAAAAAATAGATAATAGAGATATGAAAACCCTTTCAATCGAGGCGATTGACTCTCTAATGTATCAAGATTAACCTTATCCTCACAGCATGCATTTTTTTGATTTCCAGATTGTACAAGATAGGGCTTTAAAAGGGATGCAATAGGAATACGAAACTTTGAGAAATATAAAACAAGCGCGCTGCCAATCGCAATAATTGCAATACTTGGTAATGCACCAATCGCAATTTTACCCCAATCACGAGAATCATTGGGGCATAATGAAGATTGATATAACATATTTGTTATAAAAATAACACCATAGATGATGACACACAGTACTGCAACGAGCTTCATCCATGATCCTCCATTATAAAAGTAGGGTAAATTGATATAAATTCCAACAAATAGCATAACAATAACAGGAGTTGTCCATGTTATTACAGCGGAAGAGGTCCCCGGACTTGAACTCTGGGTTGACATGGCTAATTAATTAGAGAAATTATTAAGGGCAAATTAATTAGGTACAGTAGGGAAATGTCTGATAGAGATCTGACTCGTTTTTATGAATTGAAAGCGAAAGAAGTCACAGCAAAACATAATAAAAAGAGTACAAAGCCACTACGATTTGGATATGATGCGGATGGTAATTTGACGGAGCAAGATGGAAGTAATCTAAAAACCATTCCTCTTCCTACTTATCGTGCCCCCTCGTTGGAGGAGTTGGATGAAATGGAAACACAGCGAATGAACGCCATTGCAGATGCCAACAAGGCGTTTGATCTTGCTCGATCTGAACTATATGAGGCCATTCATACGGCGGGAGTAACAGATCCGTCCGTCGTTTCTGGGCTAAATCGTAAAGTATTGGAAGCGGATCAGCGCCTTCAAGTCGTTCGGTTTCCTTTACGATATGTTGCAAAAGTCTATCCTGTCAAGATTCGTGATCTTGATTTTAATAAAATCCAGGAGGTGCGAAAATTTCCATATCAGATTGCCGTTCTTGAAACCAATCCCTTTCCCCTACAAGATCAATATGTGCGGATTGGTATTGCGGCACCGAGACCATTGATAAGTGTAGAAGAGGCGCAAGCACAAGCGGATGAAACCATTCTTGTATTTGCGGAGCCAGACAGCAATCCGCAAGGGTTTTTATCTTTATCGTGGCCAGTTGATCTGATTATAGGCGGGCGACCCTATCGTTCTGCCAAACAGGCTCTTGCAGGTGAGTTGGCCATGCACTTTAAAGATGAGGCGAATTATAAGAAAATTTCAGAGGCAGAAAGCGCGGATGCAGTATCCTATTCTATTGAGAATACACCTGGTGGAAAAGATAAAAATCAGGGAGAATGGAATAAGAAGCAGAGCGAGTTGATTTATTCAGTTAATAGGGTAAAATTCACAGCATATCCTGCTCTTGCCAAACAACTGCTGGATACCAAATATGCGATTTTGGGCGCCTATCTGCCAAATGACACCATTCTTGGAATTGGAATCTCGATCAATGATCCGAAGTCGACCATTCGTAAGAACTGGAGCGGTCAGAATGAATTGGGCCAGGCACTGATGAAACTCCGTGAAGAGATTCGTGCCAATCTGCCGAAGAAAAAACCAGGAGTGGCAAAACCAGGAATCGTAAAGTCAAAGGCGGCTGCGGCGGCGGCTACTGTGCCTGCGGCTGCTACTGTGCCTGTGGCTTCTGTATCTGCTGCTGTGCCTGCTCCTGTGCCTGCTACTGTGCCTGCGGCTTCTGCGGCCGCTGCTCCAAAACTGAAACGCCCTGGTATCGCATCAACTGCATCTGTTACAGCTCCATCAGCAGCACCCGCCATAGAATCTGCAATCGCATCATCCGTCGCAGCCGTGCAATCAGCAATCGCATCATCTGTCTCAGCCGTGCAAAACGCAGCCTCAACCGCAGCCTCAACAGCCGCCTCAATCGTAGCACCAGCAGCACCAGCCTCAGTAGCAGCCTCAGCACCAGTAGCAGCCTCAGCACCAGTAGCAGCCTCAGCACCAGTAGCATCCTCACCAGCTCCTACAAGCATTCCATCGGTTACCGCACAACCAGTAGCATCCGTTCCAAAACTGAAAAGACCAGGAATAGCACCATCTGCGACATCCGTCGCCAAGCCTCAATAGCCGATTACTTGCTGAGAGGGAAATCCTTCATCTTTGATTCATTCTTGTCACAATCCACCTTCTTTGCCACATATTGGTAACATACTCCATTTTTATCTTTATAAATAAGTTTTTCCTTATCACCAGGATTTGGATATTTATACACCACCTCCTTCTCGGGTTTAATCATCAAAATCGCAACTACGCCAACCGCCAACCCTACCAACAATGGAACAATCGAAATATGCTTAATCATCTTATTAGAAACTCAGAAAATATAATGATGATAAAACAGGAATCAATGGGCGTATTAGATTTTTTACAAGATAAAAGATTTAACGCGTTTTTCAGTTTTATGGTTGGTGTCGGTATCATTTGTATTTTTCGCCCACTGTGTTCCGGTTCAGATTGTAATGTGATGAAAGCACCTGCTGAAAAGGACTTTGATCAATATGTCTATCGAATGGGAACAGGTGAATGTTATGAGTTTAAAACAGAAATTGTAAAGTGCCCAGCATCGGGGGCCATTGAGGCGTTCCGAGATGATAATGTAAAGGGTCAATTTGCAACACGACGATCCCCCATCCCGAATTGTGGGCGTGCGATTCAATGATCGTATAGGATTTCTGGCTTTTTCATAAGAAATGGCAAGCGCAGGTACACTATTAAGTGATCTCGATTCGAAGGCTCCGGTTATGAGCAAAGATGATGATCTTGTGAATAAGATCCTGGCTGATATGAACATTCCCAGTTCATCCAATCCTATTATGAATTCCCCTCCACCGCCTTCCGGTCATGGAAATCGAATGATCAACTCCCCTAATCCTAATACGACCTATCCGATGGCGACGGATCCGGCAACGGCAAATGCACATATGATTGGAAAAGAGTACCCGTCCATGGCTGATTTTGCGAATCTGGCGCATGCCCCCAGCTTCTCACACGGTGGATCAGCATATGCCAATGTTGCCCCTCCACCCCAGCAGTATGCTCCCCCACTGGTCGATACAACAAAGGGCAATCTCTATGCGGATATCATGTCACAGGCCAAACAGCCTCTATTAGTTGCCATCATCATCTTTCTGGTTAGTCTCCCTATCATCAATGTACTCATTGGTCATTATCTCCCATCTCTCCTGCGAATGGGCGGCGATCTTACTACGGTAGGCATGGTTGTGAAGTCGTTGTTAGGTGGGTTTCTCTTTTGGTTTATTCAAAAAGTCCTTGTTCCTTTAATGGCAGTCTAATATGAAAAACTTTCCTAAGAAGCATGTAGAGAATGAAGTTTAACGAATTGACATTTAATATTTCATTGGGAATGATGGCGATTGTAGGCCTCTATACCTTGGTTTATTCCGGTCTAACAGGACTTCTATTAGCTGCATCCGTTGCTTTGATCGCAGCCTCTATGCTGGACTCTTTCGAGCTCATTACTGTGACGACGGTGCTGTTTGTTCTTTTCTATACTTATTTTCTAAAGGGTCTTCTTCGTCGGTTTGAGCCGTTTCAGAATCAGCAGGAGGAGGCGCGCGACATTGTTACGCTTTTGGCAAAGATGGAGAAAAATTACGACCAGGTTCAGCAATCTCCTGCGGGCCCGTGCCGCGCCCCAGCGGGTGTGTTTAATCCGTCGGTGGAGGGATTTGCGTCTGCTGGTCCAGGAAAGCCAACAGATGAGGAAGGCTATTCATCCGAATCAAGTCCTGCTCTAAAGGCTGGTTTAAAGGATGAAGTGAAATCAGCAGATGTAGTTGAGGCGCTTAGTGAAAAAAAGCCTGAGGCAAAGAAGGAGGACGTAAAGCCAAGTACAGCATCCACTGCAAAGAAATCAAGTGAGGAGTTCCAATCCGCCACAGGCGGTCTCTTTAAATTAGGCGAGATGCCCTCTGAAAATAAGGATGGCCCTCATCTGGACGCTGGTCAGACCCTTGTTGCCGCCATGAAATCACTCGATCCGAATACAGTGAGCGAGATGACCAGCGGAACGAAGCAATTGCTCGAAACCCAGAAGAATCTGATGGGTATGTTGAAGAGCATGACGCCTGTGTTGGCAGAGGGTCGCGAACTCCTCAGCACCTTCTCGGGTATGTTTGGTGGTGCACCCAATAATGGACCAGGACTGAAGTTCTAAGTGACTCAGTTGTTCTAATTTGTCCCTATCATAATAGATTAATGAAATCCTTCCTTTATTTGTCTATTATTATTGCCATACTGGTAATATTATCTCATTATTTCACTCCTTCCTTAGAACGATTTGTCAATACCGATACGGGGATTGGAATTGGTCCATGGTGGGCGGAAGGCCCAGGATTGTCCCGAGGATTTCAGCGGTGCTCTTGTGACTCCTATCGTAATTGCTCTTGTCTTGATGGATCGTCCTTTTCTAAAAACATCATGTTTCCTCAGTATTATTTTAACTATTTATAAGTAGACTATGACCTACTTTCTATTAGGTATGTTAATTGCAATTGGAGCAATTGTCTTTCTCTCCAGTTGCAAAAATTGTATTGAGACATTTCAAGATATGACCCCATGGTTTGGATATGAACCCGGCCGTTATGGACCAGGATGGGGAAGAACAGGATGTGTCAAACCCTGTGATAAAGAGATACCCAAAGAGAATACCGCATAATATGGCGATATGATAGATGCCGCGCCTACCCCGTTCTTGTCCTCCTGGTGTATGGTGTATGTCAGGAGGTCTTATTACAACACTTCTTATCAGCGGAATTATTTTACTTGCTATTCTTTTTTATGTATTCAAACCAATGCTGATGCAAATGTCATCTATACCGATGGCACAACCGATGATGCCGATGGCACAACCGATGATGCCGATGGCTCCCATGGCACCACCTATCACCATGATTCAACAGGGCGGGGACTCGCGTTACGATCGTGCTCCACAACCATTGCGCGATTGGATCGGTCGCCCTGAATTACCCCCCATCGGTGCGCTTCCCATTAACATTCCGACACAAGGATTTCCCGAATCCTTTCAATCCGTGGGTGTGATTCAGGCAGGCGATCAGATTCTGCCCCTGTATGGTCGCAGAACACTGCGCGGTAGCGATCGTTGGAATTACTATACACGAACGGATACCTATAATCCTGTTCCCCTTCCCGTTCATTTTCAGCGTCGCGATTGCATGGATGATGTTGGATGTCAAGAAATCTTGTCAGGTGAAACAGTAAAGATTGACGCCCTTCATAAGGAGGGAAAAACCAATATCTATCGCTTTGATGGCCCTAAATATATTCCAGGACTCCTATAGAAATGGCAAAACGCGCATCCATTGGATTCGTTCTTCTGATTGTTCTAATTGTAGTCATTGCAATTCATTCGGTTAACCAATCCTCTACTCGTGCACCTGATGTCTCCCTTCAAATCTCAACAGGAGAAGCGCGTTCCAGACGATTCGGGCTCATTTTGGATATGCGAAGTGCACGCGAGCGTGAAGAATTAGGATATTACCCTAATTCCATCCCCGTGTCATTGGATCGACTCTCCAGCGAAGTTCCCTTCTTAAATTCCAATCGAGCAACATCCATCATGGTCTATTCCAACGGAGATAACCGAGCAAAAGTTGCGGCGCATGCTCTGTATCAAATGGGCTATCGTAATGTGCGGTATATTACAACATCATATTTGGCATTAATGCCCGGCAGTACCTAATCGGCAGCGCCTTATCGGCAATAAATAACCGGCAGCAAATAATCACCTACCATGAATGAAAAGAGAGGGTAATCTTTTTTCTATCAAATGTCAGAGGATGTCGTCATGTCCATCAAGCTCAAATAAGGGATTTATTAAATTACCTGACGGTAAGCCCGGCTCTATCCAAGAGGTAGTTAATAACCCCATTTCCACCATATTTGGTCCATTATCCACACCCTTATCTCTTTATCAAAATACGATCATTGACCAAAGTTCCAATTCATGCCAATATCGCGGTCACCGATATGATTTGAAAGATATTCAGATCTGTAATGTGATTCATAGCGGGTACCAGCTACTTGAAAACATAAAAGAAACCCCCATTGCAGAGCTTGTACTTTCCTTTTCCATCAATGAAAATGATCGAAATGCGCCCTCCACCATTTTATTGTGCATGCTAATTTATAATACTGGCACTCCGAGTCATGATACCTATCTTACCCAACTCATTTCAGATTATTCCTCCTTAGCCGCCTGTAATTTTACAAATAATGATCCAGGAATCTACTACACCATTGATCCGTCCCTTCCATCGCAGCCACAGCCACAGGTCCAATCAAATTATATCGATTGTCTTTCGCAATGCTGCAATGATATGCAATGTTACGCCTATAATTATGATTCATCCTCGCAAATGTGTTCCATTTCTTATTCGAATCCTCCGCCGAAACGGGCTGATGGAAGCAAGACGATGCAATCAGGTTCCATTAGTCGCAACACACTTCCCTCCTGCGGAGGAATACAGCCAACTACAAATGGAAATAAAACCGCACAATTTACGACGATTGAGTCACTATTTAATACAGAAGGGACCACGATTCAGTCTTCGTATAGTTATATGATGTGTCTCGATTTATATGATAATGGTGATGATCAAATTGCATCATCGAATACGGTATATGTTTCCGTCTTTCCAAATGGAATCCATTTATCATCCAAAGTATGGGATCTCCTGTATGCGAAAATGAATAATACATTAATCGATTATCATATGCCTTATACGATACGCAATAATATGCGCACGGTTGAATTCTATACCATTACGACGGATGGTACAAGTATTATTCTATCCACAGATGGTGTGATCAATTCCGCGGCACCATTTACAGGCTGTTCGAATACCATGCAATTTTCGATCGAAAAATCGGTACAACCTCCAAAGAAATTGACGGATATGTCTACTAAACGGTTATCTAATCGTCGTGAATTGATTCCTACTGAACAATACAAATGCTCACCTTTTCATCAAAAGACAGATCTGGACAAATCAGGCAAATATGTAAAAATAGGCGGTGCAACATTAGATGATATCATAAAAGATGAAAATACGATTCTTACCGATGAGAATAATACGGCAACAGGAGTGTTTTCAGACAAATTTGTAAATGCTCTTGGGCCTGCTTTCATTGCCGTTGCCGCTGTCATTATCGCAGGGGGTGTTGCAAAAAGGTTTTTTTATGATGACTAAATCATGTTAAATAAAAGTATCCCATGGACTTGAAACACAAAGACGATATTTGCTTCATACCGGTTTGAATTTACGGGTCTAAATTATTGTCTATCTAATAGAAAGATATGTTGGAAATAACATTTCTTATTGTTAGTGTATTGGTTGTATTATTCATTATTCAATATCAATCCAAGAAGGCAGAACCATTTGAGGATTTTTATTTGCAGGCATGTCCGTCTGGATATGACACCTTATTTTATGATGAAAATGATGTTGCCAGTTGCTGCGACGGAGAGGTTAAATATTCAAAATGCCGCGGGCAACGACAATGTAAATTAGGAGAGGGATCCGAAAATTGCGCCCGTCTCATTTTGGAAGATTACAAAGAAAAGGGAAAGGAGAAATGCCCCAGCGGTTGGAATTATTATGAGGATTCGGTATCAAAAATGAAAGGATGCACCAAAGGTGCACTCAATAACAGGCTATCCGGTCCAAGAGTCGTTGATCCGATCCGTTTTCCCATTTGTACGATTTATTCCAAACCAGATGACAATAAAAATAAGACCGATAGCTGTTTCAATCAAAAGAAAATGGAAGAATATGTCTGTTTTGGAAGGGACTGTAAAAAATCCCTTCTTTCATTGGATCCTAATGCGCCACCTCTTCTCAAAATTGATACCATTGTTGATAATTATCGAAATGTGGTAAATGGTACGCCCACTCCTGCGCCGATTACGGTGTATTCGCGAGAGTCCGCTAATGCATGGTCCGATGCAGTACAAATACCGATCCCCAACCCTGATACAAATATGGATATCGACGATGTTGCCATTGCCTATTATCAAAATCGCGATATTAATATACCCAATTTGCCTTTGTTCTAAATTTATGAATCTCCCATCGTATGCACACCATCCACATGGCCAAATCCGAGTTTTTCATATAAATCTGTGGCTGCAGTACCCGATTCAGGAGCATCTACCGAAAGAGGGTAAACGGTGGAGAGTACCGCCTTTTGATTGATCGTCGGAGCAATCGGTTCAAACATGTCATTTGCACAACCATTATCTTCAGGTACATACGAGGACTCCTCGTTATTGGGGGTTGCAAATGAGTTCACGGGCACGGTCTTCTGTGGAGTTCCCGCCTCTTCTACTGTGGCTTGCGCGGGACGATAGACATCCATACGATCCAACTTCTTAACAGCTACGGCCACCTTGCGGCGATTACGCTCCAAATAGAGCACACACACCACGATTAATCCAAAGATTCCCGCCGTAGGTCCAATGCTAATCAAATAGAGTAGAAGGACAACTGCCGCCAGGCGAAACAGAATATGATCTAATAGCAATAGTACGCTTGTTGGAAAAAAGGGTGCAAATAAAATAATGAAAGTCAGAACGACAAAGTAAATAAGTTCCGTTCGATCCATTCCTCTGTATATTAGCAATAAATTGAACTTGATTGCTTACGCATCGTGATAGGGCCTAAGCATACATCGCGATACATATGATAGAAGATGTCCATAAACGATAAAAATCTTGTATTGACATCTAAGGGTTATGCCATTAAAAAGTCATTTTTGACAGAGGCACAGATTCAGAAACTGCGATCGGATTTAACGATGTCGCCAAAGGTGCTGGATAAATTCCAAAAGATGGCGCCTCATTTTCCCATTTACTATGAATCGAAGACCCGATTCTATGTACCGCGCAACTGGGGCAAACAGCATTTCGGAGAACCGGAAGCGACGATTGTTTCAGAGGGTCTTCCCTTTTCTGATGCCATTACCTTTCGTAACACCTTTCCTCCTCACGATTTTCAAAAGGAAATCATGGCGACCTTTTTGGAAAAGGGGGCGAATGGATTAATTTGTGTTCCATGTGGATATGGTAAAACCTTTATGGCCTTGAATCTGGCCGTTCAGCTCAAGCGTCGATTTTTAATCATCGTTGACAAAGAGTTCTTGATGAATCAATGGAAAGCGGAGATTGAGAACTTCATCGAGGGTGCGCGTGTGGGAATTCTCCAGGCGCAAACCGTTCAGACCGATGCCGAAAAATACGATGTCACCATTTGCATGATTCAAACCGTTTGCCGCCGTGAATTTCCTGACGGATTTTTCGATCAATATGGATTTACCATTTTTGACGAATGTCATCATTTGGGCGCCTCCTATTTCTCCAAAGCGCTTCTCAAGATTCAAACCAAATGGATGCTCGGTCTATCGGCCACACCGGATCGCGAAGATGGTCTGACATGTGTCTTTGAGTATTATTTGGGAGAGGCTGTCTATAAAAAGACGCAGCGCGCACCTGATAAAGAGGCCGTTGTCAAAGCCATCTGGTTTCGCTCAGAAGATCCTGCTTATGCGGAGATTCCCGTTAATTGGAGGGGGGAACCTGTCACGGCCAAACTCTTGAATCAAGTGGCTGATTTTGAGGCGCGCAATCAACTCATTTTGCAGAATATTCTCGAATACGCCAAGGATCCGCAGCGATTCATTTTAATTTTGAGTGATCGCATTTCTCAACTGGATTGGATTACAAATGCATTAAATAGTACTTCCATTGTTCATGGGTATTACATTGGTGGAATGAAACAAAAGGTGCTAGATGAAAATGCAGAGAAATGTCAAATTCTGCTCGCGACCTATCAAATGGCGTCCGAGGCATTTTCGGTGAAAAAGCTAAATACAGTTATTTTGACAACACCTCGTAAAAATGTGCAGCAGTCGACGGGTCGCATTTTTAGACAGCGAATCGAAGAGCGAAAGGTTGCGCCGCATATTATTGATATCATTGATTCACACGAATGTCATGTGCGACGATGGTACATTCGCCAACGATTCTATAAAGAATGTGAATATACGATTCAGCATATCAATAAACTCAAAAAGCCGGTTGGAAATGTACAACCCAATGAGCATGGATCATTGTTTCAGAATCTAAAATAAATTTATGATGGATGAGTAATGAGTTCACCCTCCACAAGTTCATTTCAATTATTATATCAAATCCTGAGTAATCGACAAAAGGATAAGATTGATATGATTTTGGAGCCACTGCAAGCCATGATTCAACTCGCCCTCCTTAGCATTTGTCCGATTGGAACAAAGTTGTGCATTCAGGAAAACATTTTGCATCTTCAAACACCTACCATTACACAATCCATTACCAGATGGTACAACTCGGATAAGAAAGATGATTTATATTTTTTGTACTCTGTTGTCAAGCGATATATGAAATGGTATAATCCTGCAGTGAATAAGAAGAGTCCACTTAGCGCGGATCTATATCAACTGATTACAAAGATGGCAAAAGAGGGATTTGATAATTTATTCAAGACCTATAGTTCATCTGATTCGAACACAGTCATTCATGTCATTCAAATGTATAAAAATTTATTGGAATACAACAATGATAAAATTCTGGTAGATGAATACATCGTCGATGTGGAAAAAAATAAGGTGAACATCGACGAAGTATTTGAACGTATTATTAGCATTTATGATCCGCACATTTTACAAATTATACAACACACTCTTCTCATGATGCAAGAGGAGAATGACCCCTCGAATCAAGGTCATCATTTAGATGGATTGAATCGAATGTTTATGAAATACAACAAGGCAATCAAGGAATGGATCAAAGTTAATTTAATCCTATAAAGAAGAAATGTCGGCCTGTGATCATTATTATGGAAAGATCTTCGCTCATTTGGCGGGAGGGATGGGAATCACTGCACTGAGTGCAGAATATTCCAATATAGGAATGAAACTAATACCAGGCTCTCCCATTGGAAGTACTTTTGTATTGTTTGGTATTACTATCGCTCTCATTTTTGGAATGAACCATGCACCACCCGGTGGAATCCTCATTTATCTTTTATTTGCTGCATTTGCATTTGCATTGGGTCAAACGATTAAACCAATGGTGCAGCGTCTCGAGAAAAATAATCAGCTAGTTCACATTTTGACCCTTGTTACAGGATTATTTGTAGGAATGATGGCCATTGGTTTCTATGATAATCAGCATCTACTTGGATTTGGTCCCTATTTGCTGGTCGCACTTCTTGGCCTGATTGTCGCCGAAGTGGTATGGTTCTTGGTTGCATCCCCTGAACAATACAAACAGTCACAGTCCTATTCGGCTCTATTTGGCATCATTCTCTTTTCATTCTTTACCGTGTATCACACACAAGTGATTAAGAAACGGGCACAGAGCTGCCGTGCTGAACTAAGCCGCGGTGGTCATCCAAATTACCCAGTATATTCCCTCTTATTTTTACTGGATTATATCAATCTATTTACGGATATGTCCAGGTCTTAAAAATGCGCTTTAGCTCCCATGAACTTTAATGTCTTCCTTTGGAGAAATCTGCCATTCAATAAGGGAATCATACACATTTTTACGCTGATCGCCTTGTAGTTGAATAATTTCACCATAGGTTGGATCGGATCGAACATTTCCATTCGTGGAATATAATTTTTTCAGATATTTGAGGATCTTATGAAGATCCAGATCGTCTGCTATCCCTTGCACCAGCGTAATGCATTTTCTTCCATTTCGCTGCTGAATTCTAATATGAACAATGTTCTTTTCAGAGGTAAATAGGTCCCTGCCACATTGGAAATGGGGCAGTATACCTTGTCCTTCGGACAAGGGGTCCTTTTCTCTTTCAGCCAGAAGGTCCATATCTACCTTATTTATCGTAAATCATCTTTATATTTATTTTCGGTGTGATCTCTTTGCTGACTTCTTTGAACTGCTGCGCTGATGACCGCCAAACTTAACAGGGAGTCCCTGGTGTGACTGATCAAAATCAAAACGATCCTGAACTTGATCGATGGTAATCTTTGAAAACTCACCTGCATCCTCCGCAATAGGGTGGCCGGTCTGACCGATGGAGTGACCTGCTGCTCCGCCTCTACGATGAGTGCGCTTACGACGAGTGCTACGCTTACTTCGTTTGCCACCGCCCGTCTTAATGCACGCCTGGTTAAAAGCACGGGCATCATAGGGAGTCTGAATGGTGAGACCAGGAACTGCGCTCGGCGCGCGAAAGGTCATGAAATCGTTGCGATATCCTGCCGTGGGAGCATAGTAGCGCATCGAATCGGCGTCACCAACGCGGACCACGGGGAAGTTTGCCGAAGAAAATCCAGACGAACCTACATTGGTCGGTGCACCCGTCAGTTCCGCACCACCGCGCATAAGCGGTGCATTGCTTGTCACATAGGGTGGTAGAGGAGGTGCGGTAGTGAGTCTCTGCACATTGTCTGGATTGGGGTTGAGTGGATTAAAGGTTCCACGCTCGCAAGGAATGCGACCGAAAGGTGCTGGCGAAGTACCAATACCACTTACTGCGTTCAAAGGGCCCATTTCTGGGAAGATTCCATAACGACCACCGTTTTGACCCGCACCCTTCAGATTATTGGGATCGGCTGACGCATCCAGTTGCACCTTTGGCATGAGTGGCTGACCATTCACAGGAACACCTGGCATGCTCATGACAACAGGGAGTGCTGCCGGATTCGCTACCGTGCCACCAACACCCTGTGTTGCGGGAAAATCAGCAGGCTTAGGGGTGAGGCAGCCGCTCACAGGTGGCAGATTTGGATTGATAACGGGGCCATACAATTGATTAGCAGCCACACTTAGTGCACCACCCTTTGCATGCTTTTTACCTTTACCCTTTCTGCGACCACCGCGCGACCAGCCTGGACCATGGCCGGGTAGACCTTCAGGCGTATAGTATGCAATGTATCCTGGACGCAGGGAGGCAGGGTTACCCGTACAATCTTTGCCTGGACCCGTATATTGGTTGTGAATCAAATTACCAGGAGATACAAAATTGGGGCCTTCGGACCAGCCACCGCCTCTGGATACACGGTGAGTGCGCTTACGATGAGCACTGCGCCGATGTGGCTTTTTAGCTCGTTTGGTATGTCGTCGTGCCATATCTCTATTCTTATGTTGTATAAAAATAAAGTTAGATGTGATAGAAAAAAGAAGACGGTGTAATGGTGCGATCCGCAGGCAAAATGCGTACAATCTGATACTTATGAAAGTTCTCATTCCACACTACCTCGACGGGTACACCCGTGACTTTCTCCGCCGTTTTCTCCGCAAAGATCTTGCGAAGATCCATAGAGAGTGTCATACTAGCAATGGATGCAACACCCAGATCCATGCCCTCCTGCGAGGCAAGAGAGTAGATATCGGGCAGAACAGCCTTGGTATAGGGTGTGCAATACGCACACAATGTCGTTGCAATCTCATTACTGCGTTTCAGTACAGGCGCAACATATTCAACGGGTTTATGATCAGCCATCGTCACCGTATCTTTCCAGTACCATCGAGGCTGGTGTGCATGATCAGGTTGAATGATCCAGTAAATCGACGGATTGTAGTGTTCCTGCCAGTCTGCCAGTGCAATAGGCTTTACCAAGCGCGGTGTAAAGGCAAGAAGAGGCTGATCGGGTGGGAGAGAAGCCCATACTTCCTGTAGGGTTGACCAGCGCTCCGAAAAGACCCGTGTGGACCATAGATCCGTCCCTTGATGAATAATAAGATCCTCAATTTGAAGCAGAGACTCACCTGCCAGAATATTCGCCAGAAAGACAATGGGACCCGCCTGACAGAATGCAGGAGGCAGAAGCCAGCGAAAAGTCATTCCCTCTTGACGCTCAGGATACCAAATGCACGGGGCGAATCCGTCCATGAAAATGAGATATCCAACAGGGCGCTTGTCAAACTTTGGCCACATCCACACGGTACCCGAGGAAAAAGTAGATTTGGCGCGCGAAAAGGGCATGTGGATTTCTACGCGGTCTTTCAGAAACGGAAAGGATTGAAACAGAGATTCAATGGCCGAGATATGATCATTATCTAGGCGATGGAATCGTGCCACTTTCTTCTTCTCAAAATGAGGTGTAGTGCTATGAATAGATCGATTCATCCTATCTATGTAGAGTAACCAGTCTTTAGACTCATTAATAACATTAAAATGCGGAAAAGCTATTGTCATTGTAAGTGTCATTGGCAAAGATACCAGGCATAAATTCACCACCACCTTGAATGAATTCAGGCTGCATCTTCTGAGAATTATCTGATGACACTTGGAGACGGTCGCTGGCAATGCCCGCCTGAACGGCAATAGCAGTATTATCATTATTAGGCGCTGGCCGGAAAGAATTCTCAGGATAACGAAGATTTTCAGGGATATCCGAGCTTTCCTGAGGTTCATAGAGAGGATCCTTTGCACGAGGCTCTTGATAGATAATCTCCTGATTCGGGCTGGCTTGGCTCGGTGGATTGGGGCCGGAAGGCGCAATGACTCGTTTGGGATAGATAGGGGCTTGGCGGATCTCGATCGAAGCGGGGGCAGGAACTTCAAAGTATTCCACTGGGACAGGGATCTCTTCACCAAACAATTTATCTCGTAGCGCCAAATAGACTACAAATCCAACAATGATAATACCAAACAGAGCGATGTACGAGTTCATTCTTTTTGATCTCGTGAAAATCCAATATGAAATTCATCAGCGTGATGGAATAGCAATTCGAAGTGGTGCTGGTTTTCTGTTTGAGTGATGATGATTATGATGTTGTTTACGAGGAAAATGTGAGGGAGGTGCTACAAATGTAGATGAAATGCGAATCATACAGGGTTCTTCTAAAGGTGTTGTGGATGGCCTTGCCGAAGGTGTTGCCGAAGGTCTCGCCGATGGCTTATCCAAAGGTCTCGCCGATGGCTTGTCCAAAGGTCTCGCCGATGGCTTGTCCAAAGGATGCATGATTCTCTGAAATTCTCTTTCAAGGGTATCCAATTCAAAGGGAATATCACACTTAGAACGATAACGCATCCATCCACCAAGTTGCTCTACCACCCCATCTGCATCCTCTCTGATCAGTTGATAAGGAACCTCCATGATTTCCATGATTTCCGAACCAACCCAGTTTTGCGGCATACATTGTGCATCAAATACCATTCCTTGAGAGAGTGTTTGTTGCTGACAATAGAGATAACTTATAGAATGAGTTACATGCTCCTCCAAAAACCAGTTTGATCCAGAATAATATCGAATAGAAGAGGATGAAATAGGGGTAATCGCTTTCCACACAAAAATTGATGGCATGATTTATACTATTCTAGGATAGAACACGCTATTTAAGCATTGTCTGCGCTATCTTGATTAGACATGACAACGCTATCCACTGTATTACTTTCTACCAGCGGAGATTGTCGTAAAGCAAACATCCAGCTTAATGCGGATCGCGAACTAACCATGGAAAACATCCAAAAGTACTTTAAAAAGAAGGAAACGCCCGAAATGGTATGCCACTATAAATATGATCATAAAGTCATCTTCCTCTTTGGATATCAAACGGGGAAGAAAGGAAAAGAGAACAAAACAGAGATCCCTCCTCCTTATTCCGAGCTGACCCTCTTTGGAGACATTCTGGTCATTGCCGCACTAACGCATGAATGGAATCGCCCCATTCCCTATACCATTGATCATTGGAATGCATTTGCACAAAAAGAAGAAGAGGAGGAAGAGGAAGAAGAGGACGAAGAGGAAACCCTATCCGACGATGGAAAGTCCATTAAGGATGATTTTGAGAACAGTGATTCAGATAAAGAAGATCTTCTTGACAAAGAGGAATTGGAAGAAGAATTGGAAGAAGAATTGGAAGAGGTACCCGTTGTCATCAAACGCCGTCGCGCCCCTGCATGCATTAAGATTGATCCCAACGCTCTAAAAGAGGAAATCTCCATGGATTCTCCGCCTGAATCAGCGTCTCTTCGGCTACAATGTCTGCAGCAACTCTCCTTTCTGGAATCCGACTACACCGCAGATGATATTCGATCATTGGAAAAAGCCATCTTCGAGGCAACTTGTCAGAATTCCCAAAAACAGTATATTACACGAAATTGGAAAGTTCCCACCTTCGTGGAAGCCTATCGACAAACCATGCGAGCTGTCTTTAGTAATATTCATCCAGATAGTCCCGTCAAGAATTTACGCCTACTTCTTCGCGTCAAAGAGGGTGAGTTCCCATTGAATGCCATTCCATTTATGTCGGCCTATGAAATGTATCCCGAGCGCTGGTTTGCTCTAAAAGACAAACTGCTACAACGAGAGCAAAAGATTCTGGAGGGCAACAAGAGTCGCGCCACGGATCAATTCCAGTGTCGGCGTTGTAAGAAGCAGGAATGTACCTATTACGAGCTTCAAACGCGTTCGGCAGATGAGCCGATGACAATCTTCATTACTTGTCTGAATTGTGGCAAGGAGTGGCGCCAGGGTGGTTAGTCGAAGAACCTTATTTATTTTTCAATTCATCCGCACATTCACTGAGGATATAATCCATAAACTCCCTTTCGAGTTGTTGTCGAAAGTAGGTAGATAGAGAATGTTCCTTTGACTCGCCTTCAAACTTGAAATATGAATTATTAAAAAGAGTCGGATGCGGGTCATATCGATAGGAATAATACTCAGAAATCTCATTTGCATAGGTTTGGTAACGATGACGATTCGATTTATATAAATATTGTCGAAGGTGTCTGACATATTTGGACCCATTTACCACATCATAACCTGGAAGATGAATCATCATTTCGGCCCCTCTCGGGAATTTTATAAATTGATGAATATAAGTGCTAATCAGCTGATTTTCAACACGGCCTTTCCCTGCCTGGATCATACATTCATAAAAGGCGTAGCGAAGATTGGGAAAGACCCACGAGACACATGGTTGAAATCGTGTATGAAGATCAAAACGGCCTGGATGAGCGGACAAGTAATGCACTTCGCTTAGATTTGGAAAAATAGAGGGCCGGAGAATATTTGTAATTCCCACACTACTACAGTGAATGAGTGCAACCGTCTTCACCTTTGGAAAAAATAGGGTAGGTGGAATGGGCTTTTTACACAACCGATAGAGGCAAAGGTGACTTGTCTGTTGAATATGGTATGGAATCAAACTCAATACCATATTCTACCTATCATATACTACTATTATTGATAGGTTTCCACTTTAAGTTGGACACCAAAGTGTTTCTGAATGGCAGATTGTTGGGTGACCGTCGGCAAATGATGATTGGATTCAATCGTTTTAAAAGTATGACGCGGAAAGGAACACTTTTGATCGGCCTTCTCTTGAGTCAGACTAAGTTCAATACGCTTTCGAATCAATGCTTGAATGGACTCGGGTTGTACGCGCTTTCTCGGAATCTCCGTACCATCCATGGCATCCAGTTTTGCCATACGAGACTTCTCACTTCGATCGGCATCTCGTGTCTCTGCCACGGTTTGCCCTTTCGCATGAGCGTCTTTTGTATTAGGGCGGCGACGCAATGTAACGGTAGTCCAATCTTGATGATCCATTTCTGCTATGTTATCCAGTCAATAAAATAAATCAATTTTTATGTAAAACTTTTCATAAATTGGTAAAATCGATTATGTGAAAAAGAAGACAACAATGAAAGAATACACATCATTGGTAGCATGATATAACTTTGACTACACAGTAAATTAATTAGTATCGATGATGTAATTGGAATATTGAACATAGCCCCAAGAAATGCAGCCATTCCAAATATAATAAACGGAAGAGAAGGCATTCCAATTAGAGTTGAAAAAAGAGATCCGATGCTTCCTCCAAGATTAATACTTGGCATAAATAAACCACCCGATGCTCCACTTGAAATGGTAAGTATAATGTTCATTATATACGCAATAAATTCACGAATGGATGTCCCAGCACGAGATAATGCAGAAAATAAGGTATCAAATCCAATTGGATTTATTTTTGTCATATTAACAATAAATGCAATACCAATACCACACAAAATGGCAACAATAGGACCTAATTGATATACCGTATCAAATGTAGTATTGAGTATTTGTATGAGTATAGAGGAAGCAATACCGCACAGGACTGCAAATCCTCCATATAAACCAATGCTCTTTAATGACAATGACGCGTAGTTAAAATCACTTTTAGGAACATGATATGGATTTTCGGGTTCATCTGAAAATAATAGGGCAATGATACTGCCAACAATCCCAACACCGATATATTCAAGAAGATGTTCAGGATGATGATGTAGTGCTTTTTCAATAACAAGTGAGACAGAGGATAGAGGTGATCCGAATAAGACTGTAAATAAGAACGCATAACTGTAGTAAAATAATGTATCCGCGGGGATATTTTTAAAGAAAGTGCTTAGGGCCATCATACTGCATACACCGACATAGATGGCAGGCATCTCAAAACCAATTCCACTTCCTGCCATCACTGCAAGAATGGAACTAATGGCCACAACCGGTATAGACATGGGATAGATATCCTGATCAATAGGCTCCTGCTTTGTTACACGCGCCAATAATGAATTAAGATAACCACTTAATGATCCACTTGCATGTTTAAAACGCAGACTTACTGAAGATAGCAATAAAAATAAGGGGGAAAGGATGTATAATAACCCGCGATTCGATTTCATAATCGGTTTCATTGTCTCAGAGGCAAATTTAAAGATTGAAATATAACTTTTTGAAATAAACCCAACAATGAGCGATGTTAATAAAATAATAATAAGTTCGGTTATCGTCATTACTATAGAGTGCATATTATTCGCAATCTATAGTAAGTATGCGAGAGAGGACAAATATTCCTATTACGTCATCTGTATTACATGATCAAGAATATTATCTTTATCAAATACTACAACACCTGAATAAGCGTCGACGAGCCTTTACAGAACGACAGGCGAAAAGGGACCCTATAGCAAGAGAAGGTCGGCAAGTCGCCAGTACTCAAATGATCCGTCAGGAAGCGGACGCTTAATAATGTAAGGCAATCGCTTTTGTTCAAGTTCGATCCTAGCAATGTCGCGTACATCCGTAATATGGGATGGAACGGCAATAAAGGGCGCTGATCCTTTGCTAATTTGATTGGAGCGGAGACCAATAATTTTGGTTCGTTCAAAGTTCGTCAAGAAGGGGTAGGTCCGGTGATTCGGGTCGGTGGTAGGCTTTTCAGGGTCCGTGGATACACCGCCAGGAGGCAAGATGGAGGGTTGAAGTTTAGTAAGGACTTGACCTACATAATCCAAAAGGCACTCTGGATGTTGCTGGTAGAGGCGCTTGAGTTCGGGCTTCACTTCTGCCGTTACTTCCTCTTCTGGAAGACCCTCTGCGTACTCCTCCGCCCACTCTTCTTGCTCGTAGTCAAGATTATCATCAAGTTCATCTGCCATGTCTACCTCTATCTTTTTTATTTTTGGCAATCAAATTTTATATCAAATGCCATGTCTTAAAAATTGATGAATTACGCCATGCAGAAGATCAGCATAAAGCATATTCATACTATCCAACCAGAGATGACCGATTCGTCTGTTCCAGAAGAATTGAAACTATATGAGACCTTTGATGAAATGGGTCTACGCGATGAGCTCACCCGTGGGATTTATACCTACGGGTTCGAGCAGCCATCACGCATCCAACAATGGGCCATTGTGCCGATGAGTCAAAAGAAAGACATTCTTGCACAGTCTCAATCGGGTACAGGAAAGACAGGTGCATTTACCATTGGTGCACTTTCTGCCTTGGATAGTTCGCTAAAGGCACCGCAGGTGCTGGTCATCTGTCCAACGCGTGAGCTCGCCCAGCAAACAGAAAAAGTAGCACAATCCATTGGATTCTACATGAACCTAAAAGTCCTATCGGCAACGGGCGGCAATCAGCTTCGTAGTGACATTCAGGCTCTGAAATCAGGTGCCCAGTTTGTCGTCGGCACACCTGGACGAATCTTCGATCTCATTTGCCGTGGAGAACTCAGCGTAGAACATATGAAGTATGTCATTCTCGATGAGGCCGACCAGATGTTGGAGGATCTCTTTGCGGATCAGATCAAGGCGATTCTCAATAGCAAATTCCCGCCGACAACCTCACTGGCGCTTTTCAGTGCAACCATGCCACAAAATGTGCTTGAGATTGCAGAGAATTATCTGAATGAACCCGTTCGTATCCTTCTTCCACAAGATGAGGTAACACTGGAAGGCATCAAACAGTACTATGTTCTATTGGATCGCGAGGATTGGAAGCTTCCTGTGCTCCTGGATCTTTATCAACAAATCACGGTGAATCAGGCTCTGATTTATGTAAATAAGCGTCAGAAGGCAGAATGGCTCGCCAAACAACTCTCTTCTCATGGATTCACGCTGGAGTACATTCATGGAGAGATGGATGTGGCGGAGCGAAAGAAGCGAATGGAGGACTTTCGGTCGGGTCAAACACGCGTTCTGATTAGCACGGATCTGCTGGCGCGTGGAATCGATGTGCAGCAAGTATCACTGGTGATCAATTATGAGCTACCGATTCAACGCGAAAACTATGTTCATCGGATTGGTCGTTCGGGTCGATATGGCAAGAAGGGAAATGCGATCAATCTGATATGCGGTGATGAATTGAAAGTGATGAATGAGATTGAGGCACACTATTCTACCGTTATTCACGAGCTTCCAGAGGACTTGAGCTCCATTAGTGTATCATAATAAAAATAAAATAGATGCTATTTTTATTTTACTATGAATGGTTACGAATGTCATGGCGACAAGTGGGGCAAGTTACATGGGTTGCGAACCAAGTATCAATGCATTCGACATGAAAGGAGTGGGTACAATAATTAAGAATGCGCATGCGCTGGCCTTGCTCAATAGGGTCTTGACAGATGGCACAATTGTCATCCATGGTACGCATGGCAGTTGTAGTGATGGTATGTTGATTAATTTGTTCTTCTGTGGGATGGACGGTGACCGATTGATCGAGAAAGTTATGAAGAGAGGGTGCTTCAAACATTTGGCCAATAATATTGGTAAGAAAGGTGTCTGTAGCAGAGTCTCCTCCCAGAAAGGCACGGCTAGAAGAGGGACGAGAGGATCGTGAAGAGAAGACAATTTCACTTTCGGGAAGACGATTACCGTGAAGAAGTTGATAAAATACATTTGCAGTATGATCAGAAGAGCGAACAGGAACACGCTGTGCAGTTGATGTTGCGTTTGCATTTGTAGTTGAAACAGATGCTGCTCGTGTTGGTTGCGTTGCTTGCGTTGCTTGCGTTGCATGCGTTGCACGCGTTGCATGCGTTGCTTGTGCTCTTTCATACGGATTTTGATTCGCCACCGATATAACATAATGTAGTACATCAGGTACCGACTGGAACCTCTGCGGCTGATAGAGAAGATCAGGAAAGTGGTTATGAAGATCGTTTAGCAAGGAGATCGAATATGGAGCTGACATTGCGGATAAGAATATGGCGCTACGATGACTTAAGCCCCGATCGCGATCAAATTTATATGGAGCCTCATGAAGCTAATCCCGAAGTAAAAGGCGTTGTTGGAATTCAAAATATGGGAAACACTTGCTACGCCAATTCGACTCTACAGCTCTTGCGTGCCTGTTCCGAATGGGATGCCTTTTGTCTCAGTCAAAACTTCGTAGAGAAACTTTCGCATCTTCCCGAAACGGATGCCAATCGTCGCATTTTGCTCGCCTATCAAGATATTTTGCGATCGCTCTGGTCAGCCTATTTACCTGCGTATGTTCGCCCCCTTGGATTCATCTCCGAAGTATGCAAGGCGGTCAAAGGAACAGTATATGAAGCATTTGGCATGCCCGTCCCAAATGACAGTCATGAATATCTGGTCTATCTGCTGGACCATTTTCACGAAGCCCTTAAAACAACCACCAATCATGTAGAGAAAGAGATTCCAGCTGATGCCACACCCGTTCATAAAATGCGTATCCTAGCCGAAAATGGATGGAATCGTTTCTTGTCCCATCATTCAAGCCCCGTCGTTCAGCTCTTTTTTGGAATGATGCGAAAGACAGTGCAGTGTACAAATTGTGCAAATCGGACCTATCAGTGGGAGGTCTTCAATTCACTAAAAGTCCCCTGTGAAGGGGCAACCTTGGAAGAGTGGATTCAGAGGGAAGTCAATGAACAGTCCGAGATCGAGGGCTATCAATGCGATCATTGTAAGGGTCGCCATTTGGCGAAGAAGTCCTCCCATTTGTGGAAACTTCCTGATAACCTGTTCGTCACGCTTCATCGATTCAACTACAACGGTCATAAAAACATGACAGCATGTCCTTATCGCGGGAATGCCATATCCTTTCAACCTTTTTTTGCAGAGGAATCGGAAGAGGCCGGTCAGATGTGGAAGTATGAGATTCGCGGTGTGTCCGATCATCACGGTACGCATATGGGCGGGCATTACACGGCACAATTTAAGCATCCGATGACACAACAATGGTGGGGGTTTGATGATGAACGGGCTCGTCCATTAGCCAACCCCGAATTTTCGGCGACCAATTATATTTTCTTTTTCAAAAAATGCGCTATTTAAACCCATTCATAATTTAAATAAGTGTTTGGATAAACATAAAATTGATAGTTATGGTTATATAAATCATAGTATTAATAAATGCCACGCAAAGATGCTACTTGTAAAAAGTGTAATCAATCACTTAGAGGCCATTTAAACAAGAAAATATGTCCAAGTGAGCATCGTCATATTAGGACAGAAGAAGGAAAGTATACTTGTTCTCATAAATCATGTTTAATAACATTTACAACACTTTCTACTGCGCATAAACATTCAACAAGTAAAAGCTGTCCGTATTTTGAGGGAGAAGAAACCCCAATTTATTGCCCTAATGGATGTGGAAGTGAATTTACAGGTACTGGTGCAAAAAGTAACGCTATAATTCATTCAAAAACTACAATGTGCTCAAACCATCCAGATAGAATTAATAATCCAGATTATCGTACAACAATAACCCATGTTGTCATTGATGATAAAAAATATTGTAGTGGTTGTAAGATAGAATTATCCATTGACCAATTTGCCAAAAAAAATTCAAAGAATGGTACAAACCTGGATCATTACTGCTATACGTGTCGCGCAATTTGGGCAATGCGGCAAGGAGTCATAAAGAGAGCAACAAAAGAGGGGAATGATTCTAAAGAAATTACATTGGAATATATCAAATCACTCGTAACAACACATTGCCCAGTATTTGACATCCCGCTACAATATGGTGGAGCAGATCAATGTAATAGTTCCGCCACAATCGATGCTATTACCCATTATAAGGGACATATAATGGGTAATCTTAGAATTATTTCAAAAAAAGCAAATACTATTAAAAATAATTCTACTGTGGAGGAAATGGAAATGTTAGTAAATGCTTTACAAAAATGGGAATCTCCAATTACTGACGAGATTGCTAAACCAAATAGAATAAAAGGAACAAAAACCACAAAGGAGGACACACATAAGGTGTGTTCTTTATGTAAGGAACAAAAATTACTGGATATGTTTCATAAATCAGATAGTGCCACAATACTTGGAATTGCAAATAAATGTATAAGTTGTACTGCTCTAAGTTCAATGATTAAAAATGCTAAACAGCGTTGTAAAAAATCAGGACTTATTATAGACATTGATGATTATTATTTACTTAAATTAACAAAAGGCCTTGTATATTGCCCCATTTTAGGAATAAAAATGGTATATGGCGGAACAGGGTCAATTCAAGATAATAGTGCCAGCATTGATAGATTTGATACAACACAAGGATATATAAAAGGGAATGTATGGATTATTAGTGATAAAGCAAATAGAATGAAATCAAATGCTACACTTGACGATATTAAAAAAGTATATGACTATATGAAAGTTAATACTCTTATTTAAAATTCGTATAAATCTAAAAAATGCTGGCAGCTCTATCGGCCAACTGTGTCACACGATAGACACGCCCTTCAAACCCTTCTGGGCCATCGTGATTAATAAATGCGCTTTGAATGCTACCCATCCATCCTGCATCGCCACAGACGCGATAGTGAACATGTGACTCAATCTTTCCTTTAAATGGTACTTTATAGGATTGTGGAGGTCGGACTTTTAGAACGGCAATTCCATCTGCATTCGCAGTAGCGACTCCTGCATTCTCATACTTGACATAGGCATCCTTCCAGGACTTCAGCTCCTTCATATTTTCGGCACCTGGTTCCGCCGCCCAATAGATCACCTTGCTGTTTGCGGGAACAATTACTTTGATTTCCTTGGTTGCGCCCGGAGGTTCGCGGTTCTCCAGCACGGTGCAGGGTGCAACCATGGGTCCAAGAAATGGCAAATAGGTATCACGATCCAGCATCACACCGAGTGCCGATAAACCTACCAAAATATAAATCACCTTCGAGATGACACCGTCGCCAAACACAGCGGACACAAGATTGCAATCAAAGATCGCTACAGAGAGCCAGTTAAGGCCACCCGCAATCAAAAGCACCATTGCAATTTTAAAGAGTAACTTTTGAAGATACATAGGCGTCCATACTCCCTCAAATCGGTCACGAAATGTTGACATTCTACTTATAGTTATTTTATCCATTAGGTGTACATTCCGTAAGGTGGAAGATCGGTTGCCTCCTTCTTTTTCAAGAAGAGCGGGACATGCTCCTTTTTGACAACAAAGGGAAGCGTAAAATCCTTAATGTAAAAGGGCAGATCGGGTGAATTATACATACGCAGCATGTTAATCTTTTGCGTCATCTGTTCAATACTGCGTTTGAGTTCGCGCACACCTTTTTCCTCGTGGGCATAGTCCTCAATCACTTGGGTGAGAATCTCTTTGGAGATTGCCACTTTCTCCGTCAAGTTCACTTCATTGAGTGCATCAGGTAACAAATACTGTTCGGCAATGACCGTCTTTTGCTTGAGATCGTATCCTTTCAGTGTAATCACAACCATGCGATCCAGTAAGACGCGATCAATCTTTGTAATATCATTTGCACTAAACACAAACATGACCTTGCTAAGATCAATGGGAATGCCTGCCAAGTATTTGTCTTCAAATTCACTATTCTGAACGGGATCCGTCAAGTGGATAAGAAGGTTCATGATCTCTTCGCCCTTTGGTGTCTGGGAGATTTTATCCACTTCGTCAAACATGAGAACCGTACTCATGGATTTGGAGGCGATCAAGGAGTTAACAATCTTACCGCAGTGAGAGGATTCATATACCAGTTGGTGACCGGTGTAGGTACTGGCGTCCGAATCTCCACCGAGGGAAATAAATTGGAAGGGCCAACCAAGCGCTTTGGCAATTCCATTCTTGATTAAAGAGGTTTTTCCAACGCCTGGTGCGCCGGTTAGAAGAAGACAGAGACCTCGGCTATTGGGATTTGCAATTTTGCTACTGATGAATTGCATGATCTGAAGCTTTGAATCCTCCTGGCCATAGACGGACTCATCCATGCATTTCTTTGAATTACGCATAAACTCTCCACACTTTTCAGACCCATCATCCAATCGAACAGGGATATCTTTATAAGTTCCAAACGGAATACTGACCACCTTGTCTAACCATGCACGAAGTTTGAAGTATTCATTGCTTGAATGATCCAGACTTTGAAGACTATTGTATTTTGCCAGAATGGTCGCCTGAACTTCTTGTGGGAGCTTCATGGTTAAAATCCGTAGCATAAGATTGATTCCACTATTATTGATGGTGGGCCGATTCTCCAGAGCATGTAGCAATTCATTCTGTTTTTCCTCCGTCATCTCTTTGAATTGACCAATTTGAGTATCAATCGTATTTTCCTCCATGGGAGTGGTTAGTAGAGTTACAAATCGTTGCACACTTTCGGGCTCCAGTTTCATATTGTATTTTTTAGGGACCATCGACTTATTTTCACCCCCATGATCTCCCATTTTCAGAAGATAATGAAACAGTTCTTCATTTTCATCCTCATTTGATTCGGTCTCTTCCATCTCAGGCTCTTCATCCGTCTCTTCGATATCAATTTCATCCTCTGTTTCTTCGTCATTCTCTTCCATATCCTCCTCCGTGGTACTCTTTGGCGAATAAATAGATGGCGATACAGGAATAAAGGGGCGACGCTTTACTGTTGGATAATGGATGGTATTTTGTATATGCGTTGCTTTCTCTGATCTTTCCGCTTTGTCCGCTTTGCGTGATTTTTTCATGATAAGATCGATTTTCTTTCGCGCCAGAAGGGCGGCTTTACGAATGGGGCGTGGAGAAGGCTCCTCGGAATCCGATCCATAATCGATCAGATCACGAAGATTTCCATGACTATCTACGCTACTGTTACTTTCATCATCACTGTCTTTTCCATCATTACCCTTCTTAGGCATTCTATTGAATGGACTGTTTTTAACCATGATTTACGTAGGTAGGATACTATCTAAATCGTGATTCACTCGCATCAATTTTATGCATGACGGCGAGATTTCGTATAAGAACGCAATGTTCTGGAAGCAGCGCGGTCAACTCGTCCAGGAAGTTTCACAAGAGACTGTTTTGCCCGCTTTAAAAAAAATCGTACACGCTTCATGGTACGATGTCCAATCTTTTTTGTTGTTTTCATTGTTTTCGGAATCCAGGCCGCCGTACCTCTTTTTGTATTTTTCTTTGTACCATTTCTTCGAGCCATTTCTATGTATCCATTTGAAATTTAATAAGTCAGCAAATAGGTCTAATTATAATTGAATGCTCTCGTAAATATCAAGGAAGGTGAAACGCGCCTTATTGCTGAGACCCGATTGACTAACTGTAAATGGTTTAATCCGCTCTGAAAACTCATTTTTAAGAATTTGACGAATCGCATGAAGGGTATCCTCCTCTATATCCGCGGATCGATCCTGAACACGGATCGCCTTTACAATCTTCATAAAGCAATCCGCCAATTCTTCAATCAACTTTGTCGACTCATTGTTTGTCAGATTGACCTCTACTTGGCGAATAATAGTCGTAATAATCTTCATAAAGGTTTCCTGATCCACCACATTGTGTTTAATGAGCTCCGCCAGAAACTGCGAATAACCGCGGCGATATTTCTTTTCCACATTTCTCTTACACATTTCCTGATAGGTCTCCGTCTGATGCTCAGGTACTTCTTCAAAGATTTCCATGTACTGTGAATACAGATTCGCCATTTCCGTCAGAAGAACGGGATAGTCTGCACTTAATTCGCTCAGTAGTCTGGCATAGAGCGGGCAAAAGACCTCTTCGCTGGCCGCTTTTTCAAATACTAGTTTCATAAAGCATTTCATCATGTCCGTTTGACCGCTGGCAATAATATGGGTAATAAACTCTTTAATTTCATTGTAATTAGGTTGACTAAACTTATTAAGTTTACCCAGCAGAATCGTATTTAAAATCGTGTCCTCCACTTTTCCTGCTGTTTTTTTGAATTTACTGATATATTTTTGATGAGGACGAAATCCATCGGAGGAGTCATGCCATGCACCGTTCCCCTTTTGAGAAACAGGTGGATGAACGGTTGTGAGAGGAATGCTTGCGGGAATACTTGTGTGAATACTTGTGTGAATGCTTGCGGGAATACTTGTGTGAATGCTTGTGTGAATGCTTGTGGAAATGCTGGGGGTTAATTCAGGTGCTCGTGTGCGTTGACTAAAGGCAGCATTGGAAGGGGCTGTCTCACGGTTATTATGTCCATTATGTGCATTCTGTCCGCGGGATCCATATGAATAACTCTTCTGAGCCGTATGACTTTGAGGAGCACGCGATCCGCGCCATTCTACCGTTTTCCAACCATTTTGATCGATTCCAGTTTTAAGACATCGGTGTATGCTTTCAATAGAAGCAAGAATTGTGGAAGGCAGTTTTGGGTCCCGGATGTTCTTCCGCAAAGAGTGCACCAGCTGGATCTCTTGAAGAATGGAACCCATAGTACTAGTGTAGTTATAAATTGTTTAAGCTTGTGCGCCTCTCAATTTTTTTATGTTTCATGTGTTCCATTTTCATTTAAAAAGAAAGTCGTTTCCATAAGATGAGTTCCGTTGATACGATTATCGATCAGGAAACATGTTCTACCTGGCTTGGCCTACAAACACAAGCCTCTAAAGCATGCCTTTTACAGCAATTAAATGAATGGACAAACAATAAGGAAAAACTACTACAACTAAGTGCAAAATACAAGAGATTTAAAGCGGTAATAGACAAAGACTCCACATTTTTTACGACAACATCCGAGTTATTTCGCGAAATTGCAGAGATTGAAACACAATTACACACACTTATGGATCGGGATTCGGCATTGGAGAAGGAGTCCTATAATGAGATCTTGTTCTTTAAGCCCCTCTTTCAACCCCTCAATTTTGTCCCCTTTCTCCTCGGCATGTGGTCATTTATTCGCATCTATCTTCTTCCAGGACTATCCTTGCTGTTACCCATTCTTACCCTGATTGCCCCCTATTTCATTTTAGCATTCGTATTCAAGCTTCCCATCACATTTGGTAATTATATGAGTCTTCTTCAAGCCATGCTTTCGGGTCAGATGGAAACGGTCATGAATCCGCAGGCCATCAATCAACCTGTATCCTTTTCTCCTGTCAATTTACTAAAACAATTTGGAGTCGTTGCGGTCTCACTTGTTCAAGGCGTCATTCAGCCCTATTGGACCTATAAACATTTGAACTCAATCGATACCATTATACAAGATAATGGTAAGTTGATCATACGCTTGAAAGAGATCTATCAACAAATCGAATCTCTATTGGCGTCACATGGGATTACATTTTTTAAGTGCCCTCTGCCTACCATTATGAATGAGAGAGATGCCACTGCGCGAATCATGTTAGAGTCTGTTTATTTTAAGATGGCATTGAAATATTTGGGATCACTTGAGGTCATCTTTTGTCTTGCCAATCAAAAAGAGGTTCATCCTGTTACATGGGTATCCTCTTCCACTCCTGTATTTTCGATTCGAGACACATTTGACTTTCAGGTTCCATCCTCTACGCGAAAATGCATTTCGGCAGACTGCACGACAAAGCCACATTCTCTCCTCACAGGTCCCAATAAGGGCGGAAAATCAACGGTGCTGCGTGCTCTTTCCGTCAGCGCCCTCTTGGCTCATACCTATGGTTGCTCCATCGGACATCTCACTGCCACTCCCTTTGAGCGCATTTTCGTCTGTCTAAAACCTGATGATCTCCCTGGATCCAAATCGAGATTTGAACGCGAGATCGAATTTACAGCACAGACACTTTCTCCCAATGAGCCCACTCTTGTATTTATCGATGAATTATATCACTCTACGAATCCCCCTGATGCCCTACGAAGTTGTGAGATTTACTGCAAACAATTATGGGAGAAGCCTAATGTAGTAAGCGTGATTAGCACACATCTCTTTGAATTAGTGGAGCAGGCGCCCGAAGCCATTCAGCGACTATGCTGCCCTGCTGTGATTGATTCCACTGGAATCATCCACTTTAGCTATCAATTACAGAACGGCATCTGCAAAGTAAGTAGCGTAGATACCTTATTGCATAAAAATGGTCTGATGCGCGCCTGAATGAGAACACGAAATCTCTTGATCACGGCAGAATGACATCCTTGAGCGATACTCTTACTGTAGGGTTTGTCCTCGTTCTGCTGTTCGGATCGATTGCATTGTATCTATATACCTGCATCCAGCAATCCGAGCAGAAAATTAGCCTATTGGAGTCGATTCTACTCGATCTCAAGATGAGCGCCGAATTCAAATCCTATACAGAACTACCGGCAGAGCATGAAGTCGTCCATGTGAAAGCCCCTGTAGTTGCTGCCAAGGATGACACAGAACCGCAACATAATGCCTATGTTTCATTTGATGATGCAGCGGAAGAGGAAGAGAACAGCGCTACCATTGAAGTGGAGGATCTTGCACCATTGTCCCAGCCCTCACCGAAAAAGGAACAGGTGGAGCCCCTTGCCGAATCTTCCGTACTGGATACCGTGGAAGAGAGTGTTAACAACTATGAGACAATGTCTCTGAAAGAGCTGCAGTCACTGGCATTGACCCGAGGAATTACGGGCGCAAAATCCATGAAGAAGGGGCCGCTGCAGGAGGCTCTGCGCACCTCAGATCGTGTCCGACCCGGTTCTGATGTCGTAGCGGGATCCAATTCGTTTGTAGAAAGCAGTGCACCTGTTAGCGATGAAACTGCTTGATTTCATTACCATTAGTAAAGATAGATGGCAGAGCTTAACCAACCTGGATTTAGTCGAGATACTCGCCCAAATTTATTCCACAATCCTCCGTTTGGTACAGAATATGGTATTGCAAATACAGTATCTTTGGCACCGGCTAAAGATGTCTATCCAGCCCGAGACAACCGTTACCCCGCTTACGCCGCGCCGCTTGCGGATGGTCGTCTGGTAACGGATTATCGCCCACAATGCACTAAAAATATTGCACCGGCCGATCAATTTACTACCAAGAAATGGATGATCACTCATGCCGATGAATTGATGGACGAGTCGCGTCGCCGTCAAGTGGAATGGACGGGTGCCTCTCTGGCGATGGCGAACACCGTTCCACCACCAGCGGATGTCGTTCACTCCAATGCATTTTATTCGGAAGTGAACCCTACCCATTATCAAAATGGAATTGGTGTGGAGCGAGCGGGTGCAAAGGCGCCAGCCCTGTTCGGAACTTTTATGTATGAACCGACCATGTCGGAACTTCAGAATAACCGCAAAAACATTGCGCTGACACAGTATCAGGAGGGCGGACGCAATTCAGTGCGTGGAGTGTTTATGATGTAATGAGAGGATATCCCATGTCCTTATATTAGCTTATTTTAATCTAATATAATGATCCATGATATTGCATTAAATAATAATCACAGGCTGAAAATGATGATACTCATCTTCGAGTGATAGGTCATTCCACTCCATGAATTTTGACCCATTTTTGTCACCAACCCATACGCCCGCTGAGCCGTCCTCCGAAATCCACTCATTTTTGATCCAGCAACTGGGATATTTTTCAAGCAAGGAGCTGAGCCAGGGATAATCGGGTTTCCATGCGGTGCTGTATTTTACACGGACGCCCCTTTTGCCGTGAAGATTGATGGTGACATGGGGGAGCTCTTTTTGGAGAAGGGTGTGAATGTCTTGTTCGGATGGAGAAGTGATCGTGAGATGGTTGATACACTCGTTCGGCATACTGTATGGAAATAGGGTGGGGGATTTAGGCTCAAATGTTATTACTTAAATATAATAGTGTATATATTCATATGCCGGCACGATTAACATATGAATATGTAGCAGAATACATAAAAAATAAAGGCGATGAGTTAATTAGTACAGAATATAGTAATGCAACTAAATTACTTGATATAAAATGCCATACATGTAATTTAATATATAAACAAACATACGGTCGTATTGCACGTGGTTATTTGCATGCGAATTGTGTGACAAATACAAATTGTGTGAGAAGGCTGCGATTTGGAGGTTACAAAACACCGTTTAAATTGAAACCTATTATATGTAAAATATGCAACAAAGAGTTTCAACCAAAGAACTCTGTAACTAAGTTATGCTCAAAAGAATGTTCTAATAAATTATCACGAACAGATGAACGTAAACAACGAGCAATTAAAAATGGTTCAAAAGGTGGAAAAGTATCAGCTACAAGACAATCAAGGCGTAGTAAAAATGAAATCTATTTTTCTGAATTATGCGCAAAAGAGTTTGAGATCACAACAAATGAACCCTACTTTGACGGATGGGATGCAGATGTCATTATTCATTCTAAAAAAGTAGCAATTCTATGGAATGGACAATGGCATTATAAACAGATCACTAAAGCGCAGTCATTACTACAGGTTCAAACCAGAGATAAAATAAAGATGTCAATCATTGAAAAATATGGATATATACCATATATTATTAAAGATACAGGAAGATTTAATATAAAGTTTGTCGAACAAGAATTTGAGGTTTTTCGATTCATGCAAATCGATTGTTAATATGAGCTTAAAGACCTACTAATATTCTATTCATAGGGAGAAATCCCTCAAAAGGACCTGTAACTCAGTTGGTAGAGTATCGTTTTTATAAGGCGCCGGTCGTGAGTTCAATCCTCACCAGGTCCAAATTCTGATCCATGTTAGTGTCTCAGAATCACAACAATAATAACAGCGCCACCGTCGTCCCTATACTTGTTACGGCACCCGCAATGAGGTAATAGATACGATAGCTATTCGATTGTTCGACCGCCGCCGCGACGATCTGCCGTTCTCCCTCGCGAACCTCCTCCTTCGATCGCGCAATCTCCTCTTCGATGGAATCAAGCATAGGCTGTTGATCCAGTGCCACATCATGCAATACTTCCCAGCTCGCTTTCAAAAGAAGCATATCTTGCTGAATTTTCTGAAGAGGGTCCATGCCCCGCTGTGAGTGGGGCATCATGAAGTTCTGACTCATTTGGGGATTTAAATTGGATGAGGTAGATAGGATGTTGTGTCAGTATAAAAACCTTTTAGGAAAAGTGGGAGAAGGAGTACATTCCTATCGGATTGCCAACCTGGCTGTCGTAGATATTCTTTTGACCATCTTATTGGCTTTTTTTATTTATTTGATGTTTCCTATGTATGGGTTTGGATACATTTTACTGGCCGTATTTCTATTAGGAATCATTCTACATCACATTTTTTGCGTTCGTACAACGGTGGACAAGTGGATCTTTGGCTAAGCCATAGGCGATAGTTAATAGTATAAACCATTGATATCGAATAGGTATAGTGATGCCAAAGGTACCTGTTCCATCTGAAAAACGAAAGGTCCTCGCCTTTGACATCGGTATCAAGAATCTTGCCTTCTGTATCCTGGAAAACAAGTGCGTACTCAGCCTCCACAATGTAAATCTGATGGATCCCGTCGAACCCATCATTTGCGGTCAATGCAAAGCGAAAGCGTCCTATCGTGTCGGCGAAGGAGTTCACTGTAAACGCCATGTTCCCAAGACGCACACGATCATCCCTGAGCTTGCCAAGAAAATCCCTTCCAACAAGGCGATGAAAGAGCTCATCAAAACACACAACTGTGAGGCAAAGGGGTCCACTAATGAAAAATGCATCGAGGCCCTTGCCACCCGTTTTGCCCTCCCCGTTACACAGCCCAAATCAGCCAATGCATCCCATGTCTCCCTGGAAATCATCCATGATGCTCTCCGTGCATTTGCCTCCGAGCAATGGCCCCATTTCTCAGGATGCACTCATGTTCTCCTCGAAAATCAGCCCGCCTTTAAGAATCCGCACATGAAATCCGTCCAAGTGCTCTTATTTGCGGTTCTCAGAGAGGCCTTCCTTACGCATGGTGAAACCCCAAAGTATCATTTCGTTCATGCCAAAAAGAAAGTGGCGAATGCACCGAAAGGCGATGCAGGCTATGCGGAGCGCAAGAATCAGTCCGAGGCGCGCGTAATAGAGTTGTTTGATTCAGGCCAGATTCAAGGGGCAGAATGGTATACCGCGTGGAAAGCAGCAAAGAAGAAATCAGATATGGCCGATGCCCTATGCATGACAGTGGATCTAGTAGAATAGATGGAGAGCCAATTCGTAGCATGCATTGTCATTTTCTCTGTGTTTGTGATTGGCTGTTGCATTTCAATTGGTGGATGTGATCGTATATGTACATATATGGAGCAACGCATGAATTAATTTCAGGGGTATATGTAAATGATGAATTTCTTTTCCGCATCGATGTGGTTTCTATTTGGCATTCCTATTGTACTTTTTCTGTACACTCGAAATGTCCTCCATCTTCGAGCGTTTATCGGCTTGTGGGCAACAGGTGGGCTAAACGAAGTCCTCAAAAGTCATGTATTTGGAAAAGCCTGTCCAAGACCCAAAGGAGCCCGTGACTGCAATTTCTGGGCAGATAATGGAAATCGAGAAGACGAACCAGGAATGCCATCAGGTCATTCTGCTGTCTCTACTTTCTTCTCCGCATTCTACTATCAACAGACTACGAATCCATGGATCAAGGGCCTATTGGTTTTATACGCATTTCTTGTGATGCTCTCCCGATATGTTAAACACTGCCATAGCCTTCCACAAATCGTAGCGGGTGCCACCCTAGGATTACTGATGAATGCACTGACAGGGTATGCTTTTCCTACGAGATAAACACCCCTGAAAGAAGAATGAATCTGCAGGATCTGATTTCGATGTCCGTGGGGATCCTCTACCTGATCCCATTTGTCCTCTATTGGCTGACTGGCCAGACTATCCACTTAAAAGGTTGGCTGGGCCTTATGGGAACATTGGGAGTATCACACATGTTGAAGGTGGATATTGTCAAAGAAGCCAGCCCGCGACCGAAGGGAGCGTGTGACTGTGACCTGTTATGTATGGATGGAAACCAAGAGGGAAAACCCGGCATGCCATCGGGACATTCCTCCGCAGCAACCTTCTTTTCCGCATTTTATTACCAGCAAACAAGTAATCCATGGATCAAAGTATCACTCATTTTGTATACTATCCTTGTAATGACATCGCGTTATCTGAAGAAATGTCATAGTCTCTCTCAAATTGCTGCAGGTGGTCTTATTGGATTACTGATGAACTATTTGGTACAGACTCTATTTCGATGAAAATATAATTAAATAATAGATATGAAGCAATATTCGATAGGATGTATGTTACTATTACTGGTTCTGATTGTTCTATTTGGCATTTCAACACAATACCGTGATGGATTTATGGATGAACAAGACATGGATGACCAAAGCGAAGACCAAGGTAGTGACCAAAGCAGCGACCAAAGCAGCGACATGGATGACCAAGATAGCATGGATTCGAGCATGAGCAGCATGAGCAGTCTACGCAGACAGCTACCACCAATGGTATCCTCTTGTGTAAAAGACGGACTAAGACAATTTGATGATTTACAATGAACCAATGTGCGTCATTTCTCCTGCTTAAAAAACCAGTGATGAGGAAAGACATATGAACTCGATATCCATCTCTGACATGCAAAACTTTGTGGAGAATATGGGTCCATCCGACATGAAAATGAGCGCCAACATTGGAAATGTCATTGAATTGGACGAAGATCTCGGCGATGACCTTGGAATCGGCCTTCTTTCCAATCGCCCCTCTTCTCGTCCGGCAGATCACAGCAGTTCAACCCATAATGTATCCGCCATGGAGAAAATTGACGACATCGGTATTAGTTCCCTTGAGCCACTGGAGTCCATCTCGTTCGATCTTCCAATGAATCAAGGGAATTCCTTCCCCGAAATTGGAATTCATCGGGACAATAGTGACTCCTCCCCGCTCTTTTCGAATGACCAGTCGGTATCGGGCCCTTCCATCAATCTGGCGGCATCTACTCGCATGAACCCTGAGGAGGAGCGCAAGAAGAAGATCGACCTCATCAACAAGCTCAATCGTCTGGAGTCAAAGGGTTACACCCTTACGAAGCGCTTTACTATGGATAACACACTCGAAGAGATCCAGATAGAGTATGATCGCTTGGTGGATGCCAAGAATTTGGAGGCATCCCTTCGTTTTCAGCGCCAGTGCCTGATGGGTGCGGTGACAGGTGCAGAGTTCCTTAACGGTAAGTTTAATCCGTTTGACTGGGAGCTCGATGGCTGGTCGGAGTCGGTGCATGAGAATATCGAGGACTTCGACGAGGTGTTTGAGGAGCTCTATGACAAGTACAAGGGTCGTGGAAATATGCCACCAGAGGCGAAGCTTATGATGTCGCTGGTGGGTAGCGGTTTTATGTTCCACATGAGCAATTCCTTCTTCCGCTCGAAGATGAGCAGCGTGGATCCGAACGACATCTTTAAGAACAACCCGCAGCTGGCGAAGCAGTTTGCCGCGGCGGCGGCCCAGCAGGCGGGTCCAGGATTTGGAAACTTCATGGGGGCCGCGATGGGTGTACAGGCGCCGATGCCACCACAGATGCCGCCTTCAGGTGCCTTTTACCAGGCATCAAACGGTATGACCCCACCCATGCCACAGCAACTTCCCCAAGTCATGGCGGCACAGCCGCCGTCAAATGGTCCGCGTCGCGAGATGCGGGGTCCATCGGGTATTGATGACATTATGAAGACCTTTCAGGAGGTTCGTGCAGCGGAGGTTGATCAGGCCCCACCGATGTACCCGCCTGCCCCGTCCTTCACGCATCAGCCAGCCATGCAGGCCGTGTCTGAGATCTCGAGCATTCACTCAGGTGACATTTCGGATGTAGAGAGCGTTCGCACAGGCACCACCAGCCAGCGAAATGGTCGCGGTCGTAGAAAGGCCAGCGCACCTGTCCCCAATACAATGACTTTGAATTTGTAAGTTAATTATATACTTATGTTAAGTATTAAATTACCTAATTATCGGCGTAGAAGGGACAAATTGGCAGCATAGACATCTACATGGCTCACTTCTTGATCCTCCTCTGAGTCAAGTGCCGCCTGTTCGGGTGTCTTTTTCCCCTTCTTTCCCTCTGCAGCCGTCTGATAACGCATCGCCTTCGCATGCAAGCGTTGTAGAATCTCTTTCTCTTCGGGTGTCATTTCTTGGCCTGGACCAGGGGCATCTCCGCAAGAGGATCCGCTCAAACCACCATCACCAAAAAGACAGAGAGAGGAGTTCTCATTGAAGAGATATCCAAGGAAGAGTACCGAAACAACAGTGGCCCAGAAGGCAACCCATAAATTACGAGTGGCGATGAAGAGAACGATAAAAATGAGAAAACGACGAACCCAGGGATGCTGTAGAAACTGCTCCTGTTTTTTGGTGACTTCTAAGCTGATGAAACGGCCACCCATGTTTAATATAAGCATCATGATACCGATAAAATATGGATTATTATTAAAAATCTGTAGGATACCATCGACCGGACTCATTACCGTCATGGCAGCCATAGACTGACCTGATAACGCAGCCGGGAAGCTCATTCTGTTAGTAGGAAAGCTCTTATTAAAGCCTTTGGCTTATTGCATCTTGCCTTTGGCTTAATACTAAAAACTGATTATAGATCAGTCAACGGAGTCAAGAGTGTATTCATATCGCTTAAATAAAAGAACATGACAAGTGCGACCAGGATTCCCACGCGAGGGCACCATAAAACGGAGCTAATCACCAGGAGAACAAGTAGAACACGCCACCAAGGAAATCGGTACAAGTCAATCAACTTTCGGGTATATTCCTCTTCAAAGAGAGTGCTGTAATTCACAACGAGAAGTGCAATAAGAAGTACCATAATGGCACGGGCGACTCCATCCACATTTCCATGAAAGGATAAAAAAGAGGGCCACTCGGGAGTTCTCATCTCTAATTGGTAGGATAACATAAATCCTTAGTCTTGAACGGCCTGGGTCGTGACGCGGTCGCTCTCAATGGCTATGGGGCATTCGCCGAGAACTTCCTCCACAAACCAACGACGGTTATGGGTAATTGCATTCTTTGCAGTAACAGCGCCGCCGGCCGTAAAGCCTTCCTTTAGTTCATCCTTTTGGCTATAGGGTGGCGTAAATGCATCTTTTTTCTCTTGACGAAATCCCTCCATCATCGGGTTACCGTATCGGGGGGCACCGTTTAGGATCAAGAGAAACGCTAGCGCTGTAAGAAGACCGTAGACCCATCCAAGGGTTTCCGTAATACCATAGATAATGCCCACGCCGAAGACTCGTCCCAGAAAGGAATCGGCAAAGACACGGGCCTCTGTCGGAATGACGGGAGAATAGACAATAACAAGGACAATAAGAAATCCATAAATGAGCATGGCAGGAGAGTCGAGCCGTGAAATCATCATATGAATGGAATCGACTACGCCTCCTTGTTGTACCATTTGTGGTGGCTGAGACATCCTGATTAAACAAATGATTTGTTAATGAGAAATCTTATGACGGTGGTGTAAGATTCTGAAATAACTTCATGAGAGGTTCAACATCCATTGAGGAAACGGTCTGGGGATCCATGGTAGAAATCGACGAAGTGAGTTCCTTTACCATTTGATGAACCCTCTCCGGATTCTGTTGGATCATTTTGATTATTGAGGAAAGGGTATCATCGTTAATAAGGGTGGATATTACAGGATTTGCATCTTCAAAGGGTTCCTGATAGGATTGTAATAGAAATATGATAATTGCCCCAACCAATAGGCATAGTACAAGAAGGAGCCAGGGTCGGTAGGATTGGGACATATGGTTCGTTTCTCTGATATAAGAATGATTGCTTTTGGTAGTAGGGGCAATGAACTATTGCGCTTTAGATGATGCCTTTCATGAAGCAGGAACGGCACCTCCTCCGGGATGCACTTCCGATTATGCCTCGAAAGCAGCACGAAAGGAGGAGCGGAAGAAGGCTCGGCGATGCAGAGGGCCGCCCGCCGCTTATCTAAACATTGACGAGCAGGATCCCGATCGCCAGAATCTGACCCCGCCTCCGATTATCCCCGCCATGAACCCCGCAACAGGCCTTCGCCAACATGTACCCGTTACTGCTCCTCAGGGCTCGATGGAGCCATTTGCCAACGAATCCACTGGAGTCGATACAATTGGCATGTCAATGGCACAGGCAAGTAATGTTCCCCGACGAAGCAAATACTTTGGAGCCTCTCAAGATGATGACCATGCCGACTATCTCCCGAACCAGGGTGACTATCGTCTGCAACCCGACTTTTTGAAGGCATTTGAATATGCAGGTGTAGCACGGGCGGGCGCATCGGCATCCCTCCCCAATCCTTCCGCGAACATGTACTGGAAACCACTGACGACTTCAGGTGCCCAGACCTCCTTTATCGACCAACTCCCGCCGCCAGGCGGCAAATACTACCAGCCCCCACGGGGCGATATGTCCATGGACGAAGTCATGAAAAAGATCGATCGGATCTTCGCCCGCCTGGATGATATGAATGCATCGACTCCTGAACAGGTCACTTCGGAGCTCCTCATGTTTATTTCCAGCGGCATCTTTGTCCTGTTTTTGATGGACCTTCTGGTGAAGAAGGGTGGAAAGCTGCGATTCTAAGTCAATGAAACCGTGTGTCACGGCTAGGTTGAGTTAGTTGTTTTTCTTTGGATGAAAGTATCGAAAGCATATATAATCGTAATAGAACCAATTGGAATGAACCATCCACATGGACATGATGCATGCCCAGAAGGGTGCGGTATCAAATTTCGTCTTCATAAGATAAATGATGGTGATCCCATGATGAACGACACATGCGGGAAGATAGATCCATTGATTGATCCATGTACGCTTTGATTCATGATTGCCGTGGAGAAGAAGAAGGTAGTCGATGCCGGCAGGAAGGCTGACAAAGAAGAGGGTGTATCCGATCAGAGAGGGAGAGTGCGCATACCATCCGAGACAGAGGGCAAAGAGTCGCTCCATGATGTGATAGGTGTCTTCTTCTTCAAAGGTGGGTTCATAGAGTATAAAGTGATATAGATGAAAGGAGATCCAAAGAGGAAGAGCGAATACATTGTGAAGTGGATAGGTGAAAGGATCGATCACATCGTGGATGGTAAGAAGAGTGAGAGCAGCATTGTGTGCGGCATAAAAGTGGAGAAAGAGATGGGGAATGGAACAATAGGAGAGGATTCGATCGAGGAGACAGAATCCAGTAAAGAGCGCGAGGGTTGCAATGATAGAGGACCACATGCCTTATGTGGAGTTCAGCAATTGTCTCAATTTTTTAGAAGCGCGAAGGGTGCGCTTTTTGGGGATCTGTTTGGAGGCGCGAAGGGTGCGGCGGCCGCCTTCCTTCAGTTCCTTTGCAGCCTGAAGTTGATTAAAAAACTGATATTCCATAATGTGCTCTGCCATGTGCTCTAAAGCGTATCGTTCAACTAGTGGTATCTTATTATAATTATCAATTAATTCTTGGGCAATCTTTTTTGAAGATGTGTGTGATATATCCGCATATTTAGCTACGCCAGGATGTAGATCTGCATCGATTTTACTTTTAAGTACCAATATTGTAATATAATCTAAATATGCATCAGTATGGATTGAAGATTTTGGATCTATACTGTCAAAGATAGCTTTAACATTTTTGAATGCCGCATCCATTATTGTCTTCTTATCTTTTAGTGGTGTACTTGTACTTCTACTCAAAGTTATCTTTATTTTTTTTATCTCATCACTATTCATATTTTTCTCATTTTTAATTGTTTGAAAGACTTTAAGACGATCCTTTAGTTGTTTCGCCGCCATGTTATCTGCATTTGTATGTTCTACTTTTGCTACTGCTGCACTTTCGTCTTCCGCTTTTGCTGCTTCTTCTGCATTTTCGTCTTCATCTACCTCTTCTACATCTTCATTTTCATCATCTTCTGGTGCTACTGCCGCTACTGGCGCTACTGCCGCTACTGGCGCTACTGCCGCTACTGGCGCTACTGCCGCTACCACCTTCTTAGAAGGCTCAGCTGACCCTACTTCCGCATAAACCAATAGATAATGAGGAAATTGGTTTGATCCCTTACCAATATCATCATCCAGTGTAAGAGTGCTATCATTATATATAATACCTTTTTTGGATGCAAGATCGCGACGGGTGTAGATATAATGACCGCGCATATCTGTGCCCGTGGTGCCGTCTGCTCCCTTAACAGATACTGAATAGCCATTATATTGAATGGATCCAAAGAGTTTAAATTTTTTACCATCTATTGTTAATTCAGGCGTAATTGCATCAAGATCAATATTATTGTAGCGTTGTCCTTGAATATAAATTCCTGAACCATCCAATACACCATCACCAAGACTATTTATACTAGTTCTCATCAATACATATGGATTTTTTTCGAGCTTAATAGTGTCTACTCTTGTATCCTCATCTGAAGGAACATTGGATACATGGCTTGATAGTGATACACCAAATACTTGTTTTGGTTTTTTTCCTGTTAGAACAAGATTATTACTCGCATCACGCTCTAATTGTAGAAGCCACATCGTTGATTTCTGCTCTTTTGTAGTATCACCCCTCGTACTCTTAGTTGTAAATTCAAATAATTGTTCAATAGGGATTTTCTTTTCCGCAAATATAGGAAATAGAAAAGTGAGAAAGGCGTATGCATCATCTTGGTTACCTATAGTATATCCTGGACTCGTATTTGATACCTCAAAGTTTTTCATAATGTATCCAAGTAGCTCATAGGGGACTGCATTTGCATTTAAATCAGCCGAAGTTACAGTAGAAAATGTTTTAATATTTTCTCCTAACTCCTCAAATAAATTAAATAAGGCACACATAATACCATCATTGTTAACTGTTGTTATTTTATGATCTGGATGAAGAATCTGTGCGAGTACTTCGGAATCACATCCATGTTTTTTAACGGCGGTTCGAATTTGCGGAATGGAAAATAAGAATTGGAGAACCGAAATGCAAAAGCAGGCATTATTTCTATTTATCATTCCATGGGTAGAGACTTGATCCGAAGAGACAGTTGATACCATATGTTTGAGTTTTGAACCAATGCTCTGAGCATTGGTTGATTTTTGGACGGCCGCATTTATTTTCTTCTGAATTTCGGCGTCAACTTGTTTTCCAAAATTAGAAAATGTAAATGTGAACTCGAGATCTCCATTGGGTAACACTTTTTGTGTGATTGATTTACCCTTTTTCTGGGAACGATCAGTCCGACGCATCATGTCTTGCATTGTCTTCGCATATTTTTCCCCCAATGTCTCTAATAATTCTCCAATTGTAGTACAGCCACGCCTTGAAATAATGGGCCCATCTGTATAACAACCATCATAAATTTCACCTAATAAGGCTATTTTAAAGGTAGTATCTTTATCCCCAACTTCCAACTCTTTTAGTAAATCCAAATGACTATTAATATCATCAGGGCGTTTAGGGAAAATATAATCTGTACCAAATAGTGTAATGGTACGACTCTCGTCACCACCCTTTTGTAGCATTACCGTCGCCGCAGCTGCCATAGGGAGATTCTTCTGACGACAAGAAGCCAGCTGATCGCATGGAATGGTGAGCGTTACAGTGGCACCTTTGTCAGTTGGAAAAACCAGTTTGATATCTATTTTTTCGAGATCATTTGGATCCTCTTTTAATTCATTTTGTTTTTTAGCATAATTAATGCCCATGCGTATTAATAAACGCTTAAAATGAGGATAAGTAACCAACACATTTGTGTCTTTACGCAAATTTATAATTCCATCATAGATCTCCTGTAGGGCTGTCTGTTGCTCTGCAGATGTCATGCTACCCAAAAGAGCAAGAATGGGCTTATTTGCCTCATTGGGTGTAGTGGAAAATTCATCAAACTCTTCATCAAATAGAATAAATCGAATGGCTTTTCCAGAGGGTTTAGCAGTAGGAGTTTTTACAGTTTTAGAAGAGCTTTCAGCAGAAGATCCAGTAGCAGCTGTTACAACTGTCGCCGCCGCAGCCATAGGCAGAGTCTCATCGCCTCCCTTCATATCCACAATGGGAATGGAATTTGCTGTCGGCGGCAAGGGGATAACCGACACATCTGGATTGTATCCCACGGGAGCACCGCCACCACGCATTGGCTCTATACTACCTCCTGCATTAGGAAGCATGGATGCATTTGCATTATAGTGCTCCATTCTATTCCTACCGCATTTTTAAATTAGGAATCAATACACAAGGGAACCTAAGAGCACCGCCCATGTACTTTTCAGACATGGATGTATATCTCAGTGATCCACAAACCCGAAAGCGTAAAATCGAATGCAAGCCCGAGCTCGTCATTGCCAGTCTGCAACGATTTTATGCCCACCATCCGGAAATTGATAAAGTACTCATTTATTTGAATGGTGAGGCTCCCCTCAGTCTTCGTATCATTGACTGGTTCGTCACCAAATACAGTCGTAAGAGCTTCGTACGCTACCCCCTCAACGGCCAGGAATTTCTCGTCTATCTCAGTTACAAAGGCCAGCTCAAGGCATATTCAAAGCAGTATTTTGACCCGAACTGTCGTCGCGAGCGCATCATGTTTACGATCCCCAACCATGAGCAATTCATGACCACGATTGGAAAGCTGAACTTTTTTCGGTGGGCGCTGGAGTCCAAGATTCTGGATTACATGGAGGCCCATGAAGAGGATATCCGCAAGGGCTACAATGCATACTTGAAAGAGACCATCCAGGTTCAGAAGAGGAACAAGAGCGACTCGTCCATGGAAGAGCCTCAAAAGGGAACGCCCGCAAATTCCGTGCGTACTACCCGCCGCCGCACCAAGCAATCCCCCTCTTCCTTGAATAAGTTGCAGGTCTATACCACCCCCGTCGAGCTTGATTTTCATTAATAACATAAAGCCAAGCAACATAGAATAGATCATGTCATTCATTCGCTTTCGTAATCAAATGATAAATGTACAACATATCCGTAAGATTGTGATCGAGCCAACGGTATATCGTGTGTATTGTAATCAACCAAGCTATTTTGGATTTATACTGGCTGGATCTGGATTCATTAATTCAGAGAATGATGTGATTGTCATTGACAAAGAGAAGGATCAATATGAGTATGATATGCTGCGTAAGTGGATTAGTACAAATTAAGTATCCTTCACTGGTTTATTTTGGTAAAACATGCGGATATCATCCATTTTGGGGCGTAGTGCTTCCGCTGCCTTTGCCTGTTGGATCGCCACGGTTGGATCCAGCCAACGGCTATCAAAATTGCGCTCCAACAATTTGAGAGACTCTTTCGCATACCCCGTGTTTTTGTCTTCGTAGACACTCGCACGGAGTTCTCGGGTCATGTTGCGTGCATCAAATGTCGTATCATATTTGTTAAAGAATGAGTTTTCGACACCTCGGCTTTCATCCACATCGTATCGTGGCTGGGAGCGATAGCTTCGGTCATTCATGCGGCTATCATTCGGCAACATGTCGTAGAAGGGGGCCTGTCGATTCATATCCGGACGGTCATTTGTCATGAACTTCCCATCGGTTTGCCAGTGTTCGAACTGTCGAGCATTGATGGAGTCAATGGGATCCACTTCGCGACGGGTGCGCGCCATAAATTGGGGAAGGGGAAAGGCATCGTAGGCAGAAATCGTGTGACGATCAGGATACACGGGTTGCGCCATTTAAAGTAACTCCTTATTATTATCATAAGATGTTTATTATCCCTTATATCTACAAAAAAGTAAACATACATCCGATGCAAATTACCATTTTTCAATTTCTCACCATTGGAGGGACAGCACTGTGGAGCGAAGCGGATGATCTGGATGTGGAGGGAGATATTCTGAATCCGAATGGAATCTATTTATCGGATGTACCGCTGCGATACAAGGATGCATATTGTTGCCCCGTGGATACAGAGAGAACCGCCATGGGGGATTTTTATAAGTGGGAGGAAATTGCAAAAGGGGACAAGGAGACCTTTTGTTGGAGGACTTTCTATGTGTTTGGAGAGGAGACGAATTATCGTGGATGGCTACCGATTCCTGAACAGGAGATGCTGGGAGGATATTCGTGTCGTGCACTAATGGACCATCTGTCAGCGTGCTGACAGATCATACTGCTCTGTTTTCAACAGAGTATGGACCATCTGTCAGCTTGTCCGCATCCACCATCTAAACCCGCATAGCGTATTCTATATAGACAATGGATCGACATAAAACACAGAAGCACGGAGTTGACCACGACGGCGGATCTGAACAATTTAAAAATCTACTGGAAGATGGTGCTCGAGAGGCCTATTTGCGTCCCTGGCACCGTCTAGAGCGCGGCTTGCGTTTGAATCGCATCCGCCTTTTTATTGAAGAAATTGCCCCCCAGTTTGAAATGAGCAAAGAGCACCGCGACGAGTTTTTCATCTTCCTCCAAAAGGCACTTGATAAGAAATTGCTGAATACGCTGAAAGTGGTACAATACGACCAGGATACACAGCGCATTACAACCATTCGCGGTCTTGAAATCAAACAGGATAATGGAGTACTTAAATGGAACTTTAGTATTAAGAAGCCGAGTACGGGGACCACCCGAAAAAAGAAGAAGGAGGAGATTCCGTCGATTTCGACGATTCTCACAAAAATTGAGGAGAAAGAATCTACCCCCTCCACATAGAATGCGAACCTTCAAAGAGAAACTAGTGGATTGGATAACTCTATTGGATCAATGGTTATCCGACCCAGAAGATGAGGTACAACTGAAAGAATGGAGTAGCAATGCCGAAGAACTTGCCTATCCCTATGAGTTTTCAAAGAAAGAGCAGCCCTATATCGATCAGATCATTGAACTATCGATTATTCAACTTCAACGACGGATCCGTGCAGTCCCACCCTCCACCGTCTCTCAGGAAACCATTGCTGCTCTTCTCTCAAGAAAGCAGACGGAACAGCGCACGGAAGCATGGTACAAACAGATGTCCACCGTCATTTCAGCGAGTGAACTGGGAAAACTATTCGGCTCTGCACGCCAACGGGCGGAATTTGTGCTTTCCAAGACGGTTCCACCTGTTCCACGGTTTCAGCCCCTTGCTACTCCCTCCGATTACATGACCCCCTTTGATTGGGGTATTCGCTTTGAGCCAGTTGTAAAACAGATCTACGAGTACAAGCACGGAGTGACCATTAAGGAACTGGGACGAATGCATCATCAGGTGGATCCCCGTTGTACAGCCTCGCCTGATGGCCTCATTTCCTTCTGTCCTGCAGGTCTTCGTACAGGGCGACTACTGGAGATCAAATGCCCTGTGACACGAGAGATCGATGGAACGGTCCCAAAGGATTACTACGCGCAAATGCAGATGCAGCTCCATGTGACAGGACTACAACAATGCGACTATGTGGAGGCTGTCTTTGTATCACGCTATAATCAAATGCCACTGAAAGAGGGTCCCGTTCTTTATAGTGGATTCTTTGCAGTCATCCGTTTTGCGGAGCCGGATGTACCGTTGAAAACGGTACAGAGTCAGGACTTCTATTATGCATACAGCCCCGTGAATGCAACATCGGAGTGGACCCCAGACATCAAGGACGGAGAAGAGATCATTGAGATCACGCCATGGAAATTGTCTCAATGGAGTGAACAGTTGATTATGAGAAATGAGGACTGGTGGAAAGGAATGCAGCCCCATTTCGAGGCGTTCTGGTCCGATGTCGAAAAAGCGAAACAGGGCGAATTTCAGGTACCCGATTCCACACGCCCCTCAAAAAAGCAGAAAACGGAGAAATGTATGATTCAGTTTAGCAAGGATGACGATATTGTATGTAATCTGATTAAACCATTCTCCCTTTCTGCATCCACAACGATTACCGTACATAAACTGGATGAGGTTATGACCGCCAATGAAGTCATGATGGATGCCTAATTCGCCTCGCTTACACTCTTTCCCGTATTGTCGGAAGGAATCGCCATCGGATCCGCCTTGTAAAAGTTCAGAACAAGTTCCTGATACGGTGACGAGCAGCTATCAGGATAATTACGCTTATAATTATTTGTCATCTGGCGAAAGTTGCCCGTCTTGTCCACCATTCGCTCAAAATTAGTGGCGTAGCAAGAGCGGCTATTCACGCAGGAAATGGTTTCATTTAAACGAGGCGGAGCCATCTCATCCGCCAATAAGTGATAGGGCTGATGATTGTAGAGATCCGCGGGGCCTGGGCCGTTAGGACGAAACTCCACAAGAGGGCTGTTTTTTTGGATGTCAAATTCATTCTTTTCAGCTGGTTTTTCAGGATCCTGTTTCGGATTCGCAAAGGACTCCCAATAGGAATAGTACGGGTAGCCAAAGAGGGCCGCGCCAGGTCGCTGCCACCAGTATTTCTGTGAGGGAGGAGCATAATGAGCCACTAATTCAGGTGTATAGGCCGGTCTCATGGATAGAAAAAGAAGGGTAAGGATTACGATTCCTATTGCAAGGATGCGATAAGTCGACATCTACTCTACTGGGCGCGATGGTTAAAAATTGATCCACCGATTCATTTTAACTCCATGCTAGAACATCGTGCACCGTTGAACGATTCCGGAAACATGTCTATGATTAGTATGCAAGTGGTAAAGCGCAACGGCAAGCACGAGGATGTATCGTTCGACAAGGTGCTGAATCGAATCCAATTGGCGGCACAGGGCCTGGAAGTGAATCCGACTCTGATCGCCCAGCGGACGCTTCTTCGAATCTATGATGGTGTCAAAACCTCGGAGCTCGATGAACTTGCCGCGCAGCTTTCCATTTCGCTCATGACGACCAATCTCGACTATGGAACCTTGGCCGCGCGCATCGCTGTTTCCAATCATCACCGCAATACCTCAGACAAATTTACCGAGGTCGTCCATGAACTGGCGAATCAAACCATGGATAAAACGGGTGAGCCGCTCAGCAATGTCTCCCAGGAATTGGTGGAGCTCTGTGAGACTCACGGTGACAAAATCAATGCGAAAATCGATTATGATCGCGACTACTTGTTTGACTACTTTGGCTTCAAAACCCTGGAGAAAATGCAGTATCTTCTGAGAAACACAAAGGGAAAAACGCTGGAGCGCCCGCAGCACTTGATCATGCGCGTATCACTTGCTTTATGGGGATCCGTTGATCTGGATCGCGCCTTTGAAACCTATGACCTTCTGAGCCAAAAATACTTCATCCATGCGACGCCGACGAACTTTAATGCGGGAACGCCGCGGCAACAGCTTTCTAGCTGTTTTGTTGAAGGTACCCAAGTACATACACTATCCGGTGTCAAAAATATTGAAGATGTTATCATTGGAGATGAAGTGGTTACGCACACAGGAAAGACCAAAAAAGTATCACAACTTCATAAAAATCTGCTGAATGATCGAATCATATATGATATTAAATTGTCTGGAACACCAACTGTATCTGTTACTGGAAATCACCATCTTTGGTCCATTTCAGATGAGCAGGAGAAATGGGGAAAAAGTGCAGGATGGAATAGTGTAGAATACCTTCGTGTAGGAGATTGGATTGCTATTCCTAAGAAAGAAGGAGGTACTACATATGTATTGGATGTTAAAAATATCCTAGACAACTTTACATCAGACGGTAATAAAGTATCGTATCGCTACGACTATACTATTGAAGGTAAAGTTACACCATATGCTAGTTGGACAAAGCACTTTTCGAATGAAAAAACAGTTCCAAGTGAGAAGAAAGGCGATACATTCAATCGTTATTGGACTTTTGATGACACTATGATGGAACTAATGGGAATTTGGTATGGCGACGGATGTGTTGTTCATGGTAAAAACTCGGCAAAGCAGAAAGTTCTAAAAGCGATTAATATTGTATCGTATCATAATAATCAAACTCTGATTGATTTTGTAACAACTACATTCTATGAAAAACTGGGAATACGACATGTTACAGTGAGTCAAGATAAGAACAATATGGTAGGCATGACGGTTAATAACCACTATATCGCATATATCTTTAAAGAGGTATTTAAATCTGGGTTTGATGGCAAACGACTTCCATCATTCTTCCATACTTTACCATATAAGTCGATTACATCTTTCCTATCAGGTTTAGTATCAAGCGATGGATGTGTAACGAATACAGGTCATATCATAATACAATTAACGAATCCGCAATTAGTAACAGATATCTTTCATCTTGCACGATCGGTTGGAATTCCAATTACTATGACACTAATGTCATGTGTTGGTAAAAAGAAAGCGACAGGAAGAATGAGTATCCCACCTAGTATTGTGAATGATAAAATTAAAAAAGCATATTATGATAATCGTATTCAATTGTACGAAGATAAGACGCATACATGGAATCAAACTCGTGTAATTGATGGTATTACTTATATGCGACTAAATAGCAAAATTCCAACTGATAAACAGCCTGAATATGTTTATACTTTAGGAGTGGAAGACGATCATTCATATAGTGTTGGTGGATTTATCGCTGAGAATTGCTTTCTCCAAGCAATGAAGGCGGATTCGATCGTCGGGATCTATGACACACTAAAGGACTGTGCGCTCATCAGCAAACACGCAGGCGGCATTGGGCTTCACATTCATGACATTCGCGCGAAGGGCTCACTCATTCGGGGCACGAATGGAACGAGCAATGGTATTGTACCGATGTTGCGTAACTTTAATGATACGGCTCGCTATGTTGACCAAGGTGGCGGCAAACGCAACGGATCCTTCGCGATCTACTTGGAGCCGTGGCATGCGGATGTGGAGGACTTCTTGAAGCTCAAGCTCAACACGGGATCTGAAGAGGAGCGCTGCCGCGATCTGTTCTATGCGCTCTGGATTCCTGACTTGTTTATGGAGCGCGTGGAGCAGAATAAGCCATGGACGCTCTTCTGTCCGTCAGAAGCACCAGGCCTTGCGGATGTGTATGGTGATGAGTTCAGGGCGCTGTATGAGAAGTACGAGCAAGAGGGTCGTGGTCGCAAGCAGGTGGATGCACAGAAACTGTGGTTCAAAGTGCTGGATTCGCAGATTGAGACGGGTACGCCCTACTTGCTCTACAAGGACGCGGCGAACCAGAAATCGAACCAGAAGAATCTGGGTACTATTAAATCATCCAATCTTTGTGTTGCACCTGAAACATATGTACTTACAGATAAAGGACAAATTCAGATTTCAGAAATGGCAGGTCAAGAAGTTAATGTCTGGAACGGAGAGAAATGGTCCAAGACAACTGTTCTTAAAACAGGCGAACAACAAAAACTTATTACAGTATATCTAAGCAACGGAGCACAAATTACCTGTACCCCATATCATAAGTTTATTGTTCGCTCAGGATACACTGACAAATCATCCATCAAAGATGCTACTCGTGTCGAGGCGTCTGACTTACAAAAGGATATGATTCTTCTTGAAGTAGGAGATGTGAATGATACGAATCTACACTATATTACGGTTCTATCCGTTCAAGACAATGGCCGCGTGGATGACACCTATTGCTTCAATGAGCCAGAAAATCATGCAGGAGTATTCAATGGAATTCTAACAGGAAACTGCACTGAAATCATTGAGTATTCATCTCCCGACGAAACAAGTGTCTGCAACCTCGCCTCCATCGCCCTCCCCACCTATGTCGAGCAGAAGCAGTTCAACTATAACATGTTACGCAAAGTCGTCAAGGTTGCCATCAAAAACCTCAACCGTGTGATCGACATCAACTTCTACCCGACCCCCGAAACGAAGCGATCGAACATGCGCCATCGCCCTGTGGGTCTCGGCGTACAAGGCCTCGCCGATGTCTTTGCACTGATGCGCGTCCCATGGGAATCAGACAAGGCGATTGAGCTTAACCAGCGCATCTTCGAGCACATCTACTTCGCTGCGGTAGAGTCATCCTGTGAGTGCGCCCAACAAGACGGCCCCTATGAAACCTTCGAAGGCTCTCCGATGTCGCAGGGCATCTTCCAGTATGACATGTGGAACACAACGCCGCTCACCCTTGATGACGGTACGCTCGACTGGGAGGACCTAAAGGCCCGAGTAAAAGCGCACGGTGTCCGCAACTCGCTCCTCATGGCCCCGATGCCGACGGCATCGACATCGCAGATTCTCGGGTTCAATGAGTGCATTGAGCCATTCACCAGCAACATCTATACACGCCGCACCTTAGCAGGAGAGTTCATTGTGATCAACAAGCACTTGATGCGTGACCTGGAGAAGCTGGGAATCTGGAGCGAGATGATGAAGCAGCAGATCATTGCACGCAATGGATCCGTTCAGGGCATCGATCAAGTCCCCGAGTCCATTCAGAAGCTGTATAAGACTTCGTGGGAGATCAAGCAGAAAACGCTCATTGATCTGGCGGTAGGACGTGGTGCCTTCATCTGTCAGTCGCAGAGCTTGAACTTGTTTGTGGCGGATCCGAATTATGCCAAGCTTACTTCGATGCACTTCTACGCCTGGAAACAGGGTCTGAAGACGGGTCTCTATTATCTGAGAACGCGCGCACCGGTCATGGCACAGAAGTTCACGGTAGATCCTGAACTGCAGAAGGAGGCGGCACGGTCGGAGCAACAGCGCCTTCTGCGAAAGAATTCGGAGGAAGAGGAGTGTACGATGTGTGGATCATAAGGCTTGCCAAAGCTTGCCAACTCGTAAAGCTTGCCAACTCGTAAAGCTTGCCAACTCGTAAGGCTTGCCAACTCGTAAGGCTTGCCAACTCGTAAGCCGTGCGACAGTAATCAATTTATAAGGCCCGGTCATGATGTAATCAGGCCTTATAAAATAAAACAAATAAAGTAGGGATGAGTCGCCATTCTCTTCAGCAATGGGACCACTATAAACGACAAATGGATCAGCTCATGGCTCGACCCGATTTTTTAACGAATCTGGCGCAGTCAGCAGGCGCCATGTCCACACTGGTAAATCATATGTTGGATCCATCGGTATCCGATTGGTCGACGGCCACTGCTTCAGGAAAACCTTTACTTACTTCACAGGAACAGGTGCAATTTAAAGAAATGTTAGACCCCTATGTGCCCTATATTCGTGCTTTTTTTATGGGAGAACCCCTGCCACATTCAGGAGAGCAGCATGGTGGAGCAGAAGAGCTTGTTAAGAAAATGCAACAACAGCTAACAAAAAACATGACCTACATGGGTCAGCATAATGTGGTGATGTATGGAGGCACTCAAATTGATATTCTACGACAAAAGGAACAGCAGGCAAATCGAGACATAGATGGTGATGTACAAGTCTATATGGGTCCACCTCCTGTTGAACTGCCGCTTCGCTTTATTACAACATCAATCGTTACATTATTTGATGTCATTCGTATGATAAGCTCCATGGTGGGATGGGAGAAAGGTGCCGAAATTTTATCAGTGATTGTATCTGCCTTGGAAGTGGCGAGAGGAGAATGGAAACGGGGTATTACTTCATTTATGGGATATTTTGGAACCAAATCTCTGTGGATTGGCCAGGTATTCAAAGTATTTGTCTATATCTTTCAAACGGTTCCAACAGCAATGCATCATGTGCTACTCGATGATGTAACAGAATTAGGGCGAACCATCGTATTTGGAATGGCACTAAATATTTTCCAGACGATCTCACCTGCAAAGATTCGTCAAATCTTCATTAATAATATTGATACCATTAATGAAAACAATGAACTATTAACACAGTTTTTTAGCAATCCTGAGCGACAAAAAGAATATAGCTATACATTCGACCCAACCAATCCAAGATACGCTATCTATTTTAATAAATACAGCTGGGGAGATTTAACGGAATTTCAATCCTATATGATTGAGGCCAAATGCACTAAAGAAATGGTTGATTTTCATACAGATTTACAGAAAGCACTTGCTGAAGAACAAGAAAGGGAAAATGAAGAACAGAGAAAAATGAAGGAAGCTGGTAAAACTCCTCCTCCCATTTCGGGAGTAGGCATTTGTAAATCACTGTTAGGAATCATGGGGATGCTTCCTGCAAACTGTACCAAGGAAATCAAACCCCTGGTGACACATGTGATTGATTTGATATTTGGTCAATCAGAAGAAGGCAAAAAAGGACAACTACTGGCTGAATTTACTGCATTAGCACCTGCCATGCTTGATGTTATAAAAAAAGCCGCATCCACTGCGGCGCTCGCTATGAAACCTATCATACCTTCATTTACCATGCCCGATCTTTCTGGAGTGACTGGGGCGATGTCCACTGCCTTTGATGCTGTAAAAGAGAAAACACATAGTGCATTTGCTGCTGTGAAGGGAAAAGTGGGTAATTTGATGCCAAAACAGCCACATTGGAGAGACCAGTTGAAACAGTTACAAGAACAAGTTGCAAATATGGATGAGCATATTAAAGAGATGCCTACAATAAAAAAATTAAAACTAGAGATACAAGAAAAACAAAAAGAGTTAAATAATGCAGAAAAATCGAATGCAGCATCGTCTGAAAAAACACAAGAGGAAGAGGAGAATATGCGAGGTGGTAGCACTCATCATAAGACTCAGCGTAACCGTCGCACCCGTCGTGCACGTCGCATCCGCGCCTCTACGCGATCTCTACGCCAGCGAGCCCGTGAATAAAGATCAGGAACTCCTTCGGAAATCCCCAAAAGCACGACGGCTTCTGATCCGTCGGCGGAATGCGTCGGCTGGACTGATTGGCCCCATGCGAAAAGGCCACAATGATCTGCTGCGGCGGCATTTCCATCACCTGATCCTCTCGCCCCTCAATCCATGACTCACCTTCCGCGATGGAAACCTGCGGAAACTTGCGCTCTTCCCATGCCGACTTGTAAAAAGTCAGTGTCGCCTCCGAAATGCGCTGCGAGAACGGAATATCATAGGGCGGGACATTGACGGCACTGATCCCCGTCTTCAAATCATAGAGTGCCAGGGTCGTGCAGCAGGCAATCTTTGCCTCCCCCGTTTGGCCGCGCTTTGTACCCTTCGTGAGCCAGGCTACGCGCCGACGAAACGAAGTAGACGGATAGTGATCGTCATCATCCATAAACAAAATGATATCATGAGACGCCTGCTCGATGGCCAGGTTGCGCTTCTCACCAATCGTCATATGTCCTTCAATCGGAATGTATTTCATTTGAATCGAAGGAACCTGAATCTGAAAATTAATAATGCTCTCCCCCGCCCACTGCGACTTCTTCTCATTGTCCTCGATCACAATCCACTCAATCTTATTCTGGGGATAATCCGTTGATAGTAAATTATGAAAGGCAATCTCAATCAACTTCTTGCGGTGATAGGTCGGTGTAACAATGGAAATGGGCGGGCAATCCTCCACGGCCAAAATCGGCGGGCAATGGAAGACCCCGCGTGAAGGGCGACGCGATAGAACACACGCCTGAAGTTGACGAAAGAGCGGCGCAGCCGCTGCCTCCAGTTGAGCGAAGCGACTCTGGGCCAGAGCGCATCGTGAAGCTCGAATCTCCTCCAGTGGAGCCGCACGAAAGGCAGCAAAAGCCGCCTCCAGTTCCTCGCGTACCCCCACCGTCGGCCGTGCTACCGAATACCGCACCTTGTCAGAGGCCTCTGTATCATTCGATAACCAGGCAATTCCCATCGAAGCCGCATACTGTACACGAAAAGCAGGAAGCGAATTCATGATCGAAAATGCGCCTACCACCTCTGCATTCGCCGCCGCATAGCCAAATGCCTCGCCCTGGCTCACAATCAAATGTCCTGGGTAGTGCAACATGAAACGCTGACGCACTTCGGGCAGCAAATCCTGGCATACCACACTAACGGTAAACGGCAGTCCCATGACATTCAATGAGGTAGCAAAATCATTGCGACTGGTATAAATCGTCAGCTTCGGATCCGTTGAACGCCAATGGGGCAAAAGTGCCTTGACATACTCATATTTACTGGTGGAGGCCCCCAAGAAACAAACAAATCCCTTCTCATGATCTGAAACAGTAGACTTCAAAGGGCTGGTCCATGATGAACACCACGGGAGAACATAGATGTTCTGCGCCGAGATTCCCTTCTTCTCCAGATCAATACGGAAGGTCTCCGCCGATGCAGGATCGCGAAACAGAAGAGCATCAAAGGCATGGACATAGGCATCATAAGCATAGGACCATTGTTCCGGATTGACCAGCATGACATTGGTATGCGCCCACGGAACTGCACTGAATACGGGGATCTCCAGATGAAACTGAATATCCGAATGGGAGGGCGGCTCACGCATGTCAATTATTTTCGGCTTCTGGATCGTCTGTCCGATTGTTGCAGATTTGATAAGACGCTCAATGATCGCTACATCTTCTTGTAGACCATACGGATTCGCCTTGTTGTAGATAATGGTTACCGACAGAGGAGCAGGCATCTATTCGTTGAAGTAGCGCGATCTTTTAAGTCGTATCGGCAAAAAGAAAATGTCTACGGAACAATGTCCGACAGGTAAATGCTCCTTCCCATTTGCGTAAAAAATAATCTGTGGTAGTAGTATAAATATGGCCCGTCATCACCGTACCCACCGTCGCAAGTCCGCCGCTAAGAAATCCACTCGCCGCCACTCTCGCCACGCTCGCCGCCACACCCGTCGTCGTGGTGGCAGCCAGTCGCAGAAGCAGAAGCAGAACCAGCGTCAGCGCCAGAACCAGCGCCAGCAGCAGCGCCAGCAGCAGCAGCAGTAAATCCGCTTATACTTGTGATTATACTTGTGAAAAGCGGATCAAACATGGTTCACCTTTTTTAGTTGATTTTGCCTTTGGCACATGGGTTGAACCAGGTAGCCAGTGTTGTATATATAAAGATCTATGTAGTTCATGACCTCCATAGGTTTTTATCCCCTCTCGATGTTTCGCCGTTCCATATCCATTGGACCGCATCAGATCATACCGTTCATTGCATTCCGGATGTGCCGCACAATAGTCTCCAATCCATTGATCATGTGCAACCTTTGCCAGGATGGACGCCGCCGCAATGGCAATGTATTTGTTATCCCCTTCAATAATCGTTTCCTGTTGTCCTATCCATTTATCAATCGAAAGGACACCATCCAGTAACACTCGGCAATCGGAAGCAACAACGGGCAGTGCACCGATCGCTCGTCGAAAGGCCTCCTGGTTCGCCCAGGTAATCCCCTTCTCATTGATCTCCTCGGCGCCCACCACACCGACGCCGCACAGAGGCAGACGCTCTCGAAGCACTTTTGCCAAATTGGCCCGTTTCTTAGGGCTAATCTTCTTGGAATCGCGCATTTGTAGGAGAATGTCCCGTTGAAGATCGGTCCATTCGGATTCGACAGGGATAATCACGGCACCTGCTACCAGTGGTCCCCAAAAGGATCCTCGTCCGGCTTCATCTACGCCAATTTCTATGACATTATCCTGTGTAAATCGTGAGGCTAACATGTCTTCGTTCTTATTTCAATTTATATTCTGATTCATCAAATTTTATTAGGAAAAAGATCAAATGCAGCGGTTATAGTAGAGATGATTATTAAACTAACACTACTTGGGCTGATTATTGTTCTTGTTGCAGTGATTGCATTGTCATACTACCAGAATAAGGAGTGCTTTGAGGACATTACGCCAAATATGTCAGAATGTTCGGGACTTTGCCCAAAGACGATGACGAGCAAGAATGGCTTGTATACGCTGACAACAACTGTCACAAGTTCACTTCAAGGTACAATTGAATTGAAGGATGTAAGTAATAATACAGTACTATGGAGACAGCCAGCGTCATCTGATCGCACATCACCTATTGTATTTTCTCCAGATGCAATCCCATTTCAGGCAGGAGTAAACGCTCTTACAGGAGAATTTGGTTTATACAAGACCGCCGATCAATCCACGGTATGGAAGACCAATATTGCAACGAATGTGATCGATGCTCCATTTAAACTGGTTCTACAAGATGATGGTAATGTAGTCATAAAAAATCGCAATGATGTTGTTGTATGGTCAACCAATACAGCAAAGGTACCGGTTGTGAATACAAAAACGAATGAGTGCAAGGTAGGAATATGCTCGTCGCTCTTGGAAACAGGATTGGGTCATTTTAAGGTCATGTTGGAACATGATGGTATTCTCAAGTTGCAATCGATGATCCCAACGATTCCTGATCGAATCATTGCGAAAGCAAAGGACAAAGGACTCAATGGCCCCTACACCTTATTTCTCACGAAGTATGGTAATTTGCTCATGCTCGATAAAACCAATAATCAGAAAATGCCAGTATGGAGCTCAAATAGCTATCGTGCCGATGGGGATCAGATTGGAAAATACCGATTAGTATTGGCAGAAGATGGCTCGCTAACGATTCGAGCAGGAAATGGAAGCGGAAATGTGATCTGGTCGGCTGATAGTGCAATCCCTGATCCTGCACCCGAGCCAAAGCGTAAACCTCGTCGCCCCTCATCGGATGACCCCAGCTCAGGATCCATGCCTGATCGCACGGATATCACCCCCGACAATAAGGTAAGCGATATGGCTTCTATGGCGATGGCTCTCAAGTACAAGTCTGACTTACTAAAGGATTTGCAGAAAGTGGTTCGCAACGAACTCATCGCCGATCGTATGACACAGCGATTGGATAGAGATGATAATGATGCGGACGATGATACAGATGCCATGGCGCAGGGAAGAGAGTATGGATGCCATCGCAAAGATACCTATCATTGTTCTAACAGCTCCGACATGTCTGACTGCAGCAAGAAAGATAACACCCCTTGCTTTGGATGTTCTCCTGACTGTTAATTTGAAATAAGCACCTCTAAAGTATCCCGTTTCTTTGATCTTCGTCCGGCTTTGTCGACGCCGATTTCTATTAGGAAAAAGATCAAAATGCAACGGTTATAGTAGAGATGATTATTAAACTAACATTGATTGGCCTTATCATTGTTCTTGTTGCAGTGATTGCTTTATCGTATTATAATAACAAGGAATACTTTGAGGACATTACAAATCAATTCAATGCATCTTGCACTGATTCATGTGAATCAGGTATTCAAAGCAAGGATGGAAGCGCTATCCTCATCATGGTAAAAAAACTGAATCCTAATACAAATCCAGATCCATATGTGAAAAAGCAGCGTGATATGATTACAGGGTCACTTCTCCTGAAAGTAAAATCGGATCAGGGTATATCGACCGTGTGGCGTGCCATTCCATGCGATAAGGGTGCCAATCCACCCTATACCGCCAATATAACGGATAATGGTCGTCTGGTGATCAAGAACAATGCCGATAAAGAGGTATGGGCTTCCTCTAAGAGTGCAGCAATGAAGGGTTCAAAGCCCTATCAATTGGTTCTTATCAACAAAAATGATAAAAATGAATCAACGGATCAGCTGAGAATCATTGATCAGCATGGTACACCAGTATGGTCTGCTGCATCGCCCGATTCACCTGATTCATTTAAACCATGTGACTCATCTGACCCCTCAGATGGAAAAGAAAATCAATGCATGATGGGACAGTGTACATTCCCATTAAGAACAAATAATTTTATGTTAAATTTGGATACAGATATGGGTATTCTCACGCTACATTCGAACCAAGATGATTCAGATAGCATCATTGGAAAAGCGCGTGATATGGGGCAAAATGGACCCTACACAGTAACTCTTACAAAGAAAGGTGACTTGACAATGCTCAATAGTATTGGAAATATGGTATGGAAAGCCGATGTATATCGTCGTAATAATGATCCAAAGATGGATGGCACTTATCGATTGGTGTTGGCAGAGGATGGCTCGTTAACCATTCGTGCGGGAGATGGTAATGTCATTTGGGAGGCAGAGCCGCAACCCATGCCTACACCGATGCCTATGCCAGATCCAAGACGCAGACGACCATCCGATCCATATGATCCCAGCTCAGGTTCGATGCCCGATCCCACCGATATCACCCCCGACAATCAGATGAGCGACATGGGTTCCATGACAATGGCCCTCAAGTACAAGTCCGACTTACTAAAGGATTTGAAGAAAGTGGTTCGCAATGAACTCATCGCCAATCGTATGACAAAACGGCTCAAGAGAGATGATAGAGATGATAGCGATGCCAATTGCGATGCCAATTGCGATGCTAATAGCGATGCTAATAGCGATGCTATGGCGCAGGGAAGAGAGTATGGATGCCATCGCCAAGATACCTATCGTTGCCCCAAGAACCCCGATGGATCATGCCCGCCCGTCCCCGATATGTCCGACTACATCAAGAAAGATAGCATCCCCTGCTTTGGATGCTCCCTTGACTATTAATTCGCAACGAAAACATAACTAATCTGTAGGATGATTGCGTTCTTATCATTACTGTTTGTTTTAATGGTAATCTATTTATGTACATCAACGAATAACACATCAGAAGGATTTAACCCCATGAATACTTCACCGTCCCATAAAATCAATCTGCCGCTGGATGCGATCCCTCGTGCTACACCGTCACCCCCCTCCACCACTCCGGCCGCTTGTTCCAATCAACTCCCCGTGAAACCCTACTCACTTCCAGGCGAGATCCCGATTGCACCTTACGAACAGATTGCCGCCATGAGCCCGCTGCCCTATCAGGATACGACCCTCATTAAGGCCAATCGCCAGCAGCTCATTTCCCTTCTGGAGATGCTAAAGGGCTTCTTGGCATTTGAGGCGCAGGAGATCTCCGAGCTATCGGATCCGACCATTCAGTTGCCTCTCTCTACCGCTCGCAGTGACTTTCATATGTTACAGAGCCAAGTGGAGGTGCTGAATCGCAATCCAGGCATTCAGCCGAATGTCACCCTGTCTCATCTCAATGAGATCTATTCGAACCTGGCCTTCTTACAAGATAAAGTCCGTTTGATTGGTGCAGCGGGACCGATCCAGGGCCCGATCTATGAGTTTACGCAACCAGTCAATGGGCTAGCGGGTGCGGTGGAGGGGTTTCAGATGCGTCAACTGGTGGGAATGAATGCGGATGACAGTACTGCCTCTGATCAACCTGTAAAACCCGCCAGTCGCAGCAGAAAACCCGATCCCTCTGCCGATTTATATTCACCGACGATCACACCGATCCCAGATGATACTACCACCCCCACCAAAGAGGAATTAGCCGATTTTAACAAGCGCCTGAAAGATGAAATCAAAGCGATGTCGGCGAGTGGAACAACCGATTTGGTTACGAACCGCCTTGTCGCCCGCTATACCAGCATTTACAATACGATTGAGGGCTGGATTAATCAGCTCAAAGCGCATACCATGTTTGCGGCAGATATCCCTGTTACCAAACAGGACATTGATAATGCATTTATTCAGAAGAATGGAAATAAAACAATGAAGAAACAGCTGCCTGAAGCGATTTTGGATTTGGCGCTGCCTGTAGGAATGAATATGACGGATTCAGGAAGCCAAATGCCCCAGAACATAAAGCGATTTATCAACAAATATGCGGATACCATTTTGGATGGAGTGAGCGCCAGCTTTGAAGTGAAATATACTTCTCCGCGGGAAGAGACGATCAAAGAGGCCGAAATGGCGCGCGCCCTTGCATCCACGGTTGAACAGTCGGGATTCCCCTCCATGGCCGATTTGAATAATGTCAGCAACTCCAAGTTTGTTCCGATGGATACAGGCATCCCTATTACGGATCCCATGGCACAAACACCGATGGATGCAGGCCGCGGCCCCGCGCATTTTGACTGGAAAGAGCGTGCAAAGAAGATCGAGGAGCAGGTGAAGCGCCGCGGACTTGATCCGAAGGATTTTGGAATCATGCCCGATAATAGCAAGGTATCTAATGAGTTTTCATGGAGAGGCTACGCAAAGATGATGTGTCAGCGTCTCATGACGACGACAGATCCTGCTCTTCCTGAGACCTGTGGGTGCCCGAAAATGGACTGGCCTGGATGGCGCAGTGGAAAATAAAAGGGATAAATAGTAATGTCGCAGTTTATTGTCGAGTCTGATGTCATCATTCGTGCAGTAGATAAGCCATTTCCGCAACGCCAGGTATTAGGTATGTTTCCGACCAGTGATATGGCCTACCAATTTGTAGAGAAATATTTGGAAGATACGAAGGAGCTCCACACTTATTTTGTGCGGCAGTTTATTTGCCAAAAGGAGGAGTTTCCCGAATTTATGAAGCAGAAGCGAATGATTGCTTATAACATTGTACTAGGCCAATTTGAGGACATGATTTATATTCGTTTGGCTGATGCATAAGCGTAAGCGATAAGCGGATGCATAAGCGAAGCATAAGCAAAGACTTCATCAAATTATTATCATTTAAAAAGTAGGTTACGAACAGAATGACCATGTCCGTATTTCATGGAGTAGGAATTTTTATCATAGGCATTGCCATTGGCCTCTATCTCTGTAAACGAATGAACTATGAAGGGTTCAGTCAAGGGTCGCAGTGCGACAGTTGCAGTCAACCTGCCCCATGTGGATGCAATAAGCCACAACCTCGTCCCATTTGTCCGGCGTGTCCTGATTGCAAGCAGCCTAACATGAGTAAATATGTATTGAAGAGTTCCATCCCACCTTGCCCTGCAGTACCCGATCTCAGCAACTATATTTTGAAGAGTGAGTGCCCATCCGTCCCCGATTTGAGCAATTATGTGCTGAAGTCGTCCATCCCCAAGCAAAACCCAGTCATTCTGGACTGCTCGAAGTGCCAGAAGCCAAAGGGAGAGTGCCCACCCTGCCCTCGCCCTCGCTGCCCTGAGGTGAAATGCCCGCCGGCCACGAAATGCCCCGCATGTGCCCCGTGCCCGCGTCAGACTTGCCCTCCGGCTGTGGTAAAATGCAAGGCAGAAGAGGTGATTCCCGAAGGCGAGTCCCTAGTGCGCCCCTACCTTGCCCCGCTGAGCTACCGCGGCTTTGGTATGGATTAAGCACCCTCTATGTTTATATATGATGAGATCATTGGTTTACCCATGATCCCATGATTAATTGTACCCTTCGGGTAAGGGTTCGCTAGAACCTCACCCTTAGGGTAAGGGTTCGCTAGAACCTCACCCTTAGGGTAGAGAATGGACACGCGATTTTGGGGTCCATCAGGCTGGAAATTACTACATCTGGCCACCTTTACCTATACCTATTCGGCGGAAAGTGCCCTAAGTTACGCCGCCTTCTTTGAAGCGCTCCCCTATATTCTCCCTTGTAAGTTCTGTCGCTCCTCGCTCACGGATTACTATCGCCAGCATCCCTATGAAATTCCAGGTGAAGGCATTACTCCTACACTGGATCTGAAGAAATGGATGTTTATCATTCACAACTGTGTCAATCACAAACTTAAATCCCAGGGTCTGAATCCGAACCGCGACCCGACCTATCCGCAGGTTCATTCGACTTATACTCGCCTCATGAAAAGCTCATGGCAAGAGCAACTTACACTCTGCTGGGACTTCCTGTTTGCAGTAGGATACCATCATCCGAAGGAGGCGGCAGCAGATTCCAAGCCGTTGCCTGACTGCCCTCCTGGTAAGGTATGCTGCAAGGACCCGTGTGAGCGGAACAAATGGAACCTGCTTTCATGGAGGAAACGCATGCACTGGTTCCGTCGATTCTGGGTATTTCTTCCGGCCGTCCTGCCTCCTGCTATGTCTGTGGCATGGAAAGCCGTTGAAAAGAAGAACCCGCCGACGCTTCAATGCCGCCGCTCGACGATGGCCTGGCTCTGGCGCATGCGATGTGGGCTGGATGATCGCTTTCATGATCCCTATACTTCTGTTTGTAAGGCGGTGGCGGGTTACTCCAGTGATTGTGGGAAGAGTACAAAAGCCATTACCTGCCGAAGAATACATAGCAAGGCAGGTAAATTACGCAAGACGGTAAAAAAACGGTAAAAAAACAAAGGACAAAGAAAGTAGGCAAATGGAACTCTCTCACAAACTTGTTGTCTATGTGACCATTATTCTACTGGGTGTACTCATCACCCTCTTTACCTTTGACAATATTCAAACAGTGCTCTTGGTATCGGTTCTTATTATTGGAGTGGTCTACCTTGTTGTTCTCTCCATGGATCGATTGACAACACTTAGCGTACTAACGATTCGCGAGGGATTCGTGGCAGAATCTGCGGCGTCGGCTTCGAAATATGAATGGCTCGGAAATGACGACCTATTTGATGATTTTTACGCCTCCGTTTTTACAAAGCTGACGCAAAATGAGTCCCTGATCCAGGCGGAGACGGCCATTTGTCTCGAGGAATTTGGAAAGAAGCGCGCGAAGCATCAAATGCGCATTTTAGATGCGGGGTGCGGCATTGGGATAGGAGTATGTTCTTTTGCGAAACAGGGAGTGGGACACACGGTAGGAATTGATAAGAGCCAGGCGATGATTCGGTATGCCAAAGGGACAACCGTGCCGTCGACGACGCTGACGGAGTCGCAGCGACAGGACATCGAGTTTCGTCAGTTTGATCTGATAGGTCCAGGTGCAGCGGGTGCGGCAGAATTTACGGATGCCTGCCTCTTGTATTTCACGATCTATTACTTTCGAGACCTGGAGATGCTGTTTCGTAATCTGGCACTATGGGTACAGCCAGGTGGAAGCCTGGCGATTGAAGTGGTGAATAAATACAAGTTTGATCCGGTTCTCAATTCGGGCAATCCGTGGGTAGGAGTATCGCCGCAGAGTTATGCAAAGGAGCGCATCAAATCATCGAGGGCGGTGTTTGATACATTTGATTATGAGGCGAGCTTTGAACTGGAGGATCCGAAGGCGGAATTTCAGGAGGTGTTTCGGTTCAAGGATGGGTCGGTGCGTCGCCAGCGTCATACGCTGAATATGGTGAGTATTTCGGATATCATCGAAAAGGCTCAACAAAATGGGTGGACATATGGGTCGTATGTGGACTTGATGCCGTTGTCGTTTGAGTATGGGTATTTATTATTTTTTACGAGAAATGCGGAATAATTAGTGCTTTCTGCTATGCTTGCCGCGCTTCATGCTACGCTTCTTGTGGTGTTTCATGCTATGCTTTTTATGGTGCTTCTTGTGGGTCTTGCTACGCTTTACGTGCTTCTTATGATGGGTCTTTCTGCGACCACCTTTCATTTCAGCGTCGGCGACTGCATTAATATCGGCGACTGCCTTAAGGACTGCAGCTCTTACTGTCTTCAGATTCGATGCATCTACAGGTGTAGGTAAGCGATTCACTGGTGGTAGACCAGATTTTGCATTATATGCATCAATTGCATTATTAAATTCTGTTACGGCTGTATTTATAGCAGGAAATGTAGCAGAAGTATCCGCAATAGTAGCACTATGAGTGGCGATCTTGCCACTAGCAGCTATAGCTGCCTCTTTTGCTGCTGCTGTTACTTTTGCTTTAAGCTTTGCTGCGGGCGCTGCCACTGGTGCTGCCGCTGATGTAAACTTTGCTGCGGCTGGTGGTGGTGCAGATGCTGGTGGTGGTGGTGCAGATGCTGCTGTGGTTGTCGCAGATGTCGCAGATGCTGCAGCTAGTGGTACTACAGTAGGTGATGCCGCCGATACTGCAGTAGCTGATGCATTAGCTGCCGCATTATTCCCAGACTTATTGACACGCATCGTTACTGGAGCTCCATTATTAGAACCATTAGCTTTTAGTTTCTGGCATCTTACAGCAGACATTTCTCTCTACTATCTCCCCCAAAAGAAACACGCACCGGATTCTTATAACCCATCCCCAATAAATCCCCCATCCCAGTAGTATATGTCGAGTGTCCCCATTTTCGATGTATTCCAAAAAGGTCTATTACGGGGATCCGAACATCTCCCCTTTGATCCCAAAAAGGCCTATGCCTATGTGGAGCATCCCACCGAAGGATGGCGCGTCTATCTGCGCTCCTGCGTCTTTCTCCACCCTACCAATGAACCCTTTCGCCGTCAGCATTTTCTGGTCTTTAAAAAGTTTAACGCCCATCACACGAGCCCTAAATGGGAGCCACCGAAGGGGCAGATGGAGGGGAAAGACATGCATACGCGCAAGCATCTCCGTATGCCTATTCTCGAGCTCCTCAAAGAAAATGTGCGGCGCGAAACGGAGGAGGAGGCGCACATCGCCGAAATGAAAAAACTAAGACACACAGGTCTCGTGTTTCAGTCCCAGGAGCATGATTACCCACCCAATCATTTTTTCCAATATCACATTTTTCAGGCATTTATTACACCAGAGGAGCTCCAGAAATCAGTGGATCTATTTGCATGGATGCGAAAGCACCCAAAGGCCGTAGCGCGATGGAAGAGGGATCGGAAGGAGACGGACGCCATTTCCTGGTTTGACCCGAAGACAACCCGCATGAATCCGCGGTGGTGCCCTGATATTCTGGCGCTGTACCTAACACATATCTAATACTTAAAACGATCACTCGCTTTCCATACCATGCCGAATAATTGTGTGAATTTTATTACACTCACCTCCCCCATCGAATCGGATATTACACAGATCGCTCATATTGAAATCCCATCCATACCGATTGTTGACATATGCAGGCGCGGTAAAAAAGGAATTCGCTTTGAATATCTCACGGATTCGAAACCAAATCGGGAATGGAGAATGATGCTACTTGACAAATATCCACTATGCTGGATCAAACATAATTGGGTTTCAGAAGATGGAACTTCGGGTATTTGGATCGGTAACAAACAGGGACATTCTACCATAGAATGGAAGGATGTCTCTCTTGAAGAAGAACATGCTTATTTTAATTAGCATGAAGTTTAGGATTTTCAGAACTCTGAATGGTAATATCTCCTGTCCTGATAAATTCATTCCACAACTTCTCTAATTCTCGTAGATCAGCCTCCTCGTGAAATCGTGCTAAATGATTGAATAGGGTGTCGATATTATCATAGGATGTATAAATTGTAAATATCTTAAATAAATGTAGCCCTTCTATTTGACGAAGCTTTGTTGCAAAAAGATGAATCTGTTTGTTCATATTATGATAAAATGCGGATTCTTTAAATCTTGCGATTTTTACGATTTTTACGAGTTTTACGGCGTTTGCTTCCATTCTTTAAATACTCAAATGAACTGAGTGTTCCACGGGTATTAAATGCACGTATCGTTTCTAGATCGACATCAAAATCTTTGATAAGATGCTTCATGGCGCGGATGACCTTTTCGTGAATGGTTAGTAAATCATCACGCATATGTGACTTGGGATGCTTCTGGACATATTGAAAAATAGCATCCTTCAGGTGAGCCATTCCATTTACGGTGCTTAATGCATATGAATACTGAAGATCCTTGTCCTTTAATGATATAATTCGCCCAACATGCTCCAGTTCAGAGGTAGCCCACATCATAAGTCCTTTAGCCGTAGAGTCATATTGTGGAGTCATTTTCTACTTACTGTCTTTTTTATAATACATCAGGCAAGACCCAAAAAGGTTCGTCCAATCTTACTAGTGGCAAAGATACCTACACCTGATAGGATTTGTGCATAAAAGACGGGCGTTCTCTTCGTACAGCATAATAGATAAAAAGATAAGCCAATAAAAAGGAGCGTGAAGAGCCAAAATAACTTTGTGAACAGATCCATCTACTTATTTCCAATTTTTTAATCCTAAATTTGCTCTACTTTCTGACTTAAAGGGCCGATCTCCAATTGCGTTTTAAGGAGCTCTTTCGCAGCAGTTCTATGATCATACGCACACTGATGCTCTTGCGGCTGTAAATGTGAAGTACAGAATTGTTTTTCACATTTGCATACATGCGCCATGACACCGAGCTTTTTGGAGCACTGGGCGCAACGAGTTGCCGCCTTCGGCTTAGACTTCAACGGATTCAACGGAGTGGTCATAATGGCTATACACTGGCTTGGTTCGACGATAACAGCACATCAATTTTTTAAAGGTGTTCCATAGCCATCCTCCACTGCTCATTTCTCCTGTTAGCTGATACGATACATGCTCATCCACGGCATCATTCCATATATTTCGTCTACGATATTCCATGCTACCCCTATGATCCTACAAAGGGTTTAAATTCGCAAGAATACTCTTCTAGTATGGTCTTCTGGTCATATCATCCGCTTTCCTTCTTTTACCCAGTAAGGCGATTTAATCCACAGATCGTAGAGAAAGACCCTCTTCCTTCTCCAACGGGTATTCCCTCGGAGTTCATTAAGCATGTTACCCAACGGAAAGAGGTACGAGAACACCTCCTTGCACATTTTGGAACACCGCCCGATAAACCCACATTTGACATTCCCGAGTCAGACCTATTGGGACCACAAGATCATCTCATGATTGTTCGCGATCAAAGCGGAGAAATAGCGGGATGCATCCGATATCATTATTTGGGAACATTTGTAACCCAGGATCCCATTTATTGCGTAGATTGCTTTTGCATTCATCCCCAGTGGCGGAAAAAGGGTGTCGGTGATTATTTGCTAACGCAACTACACATTTTCGTAAATGAGAACAATATTCCATATAGCATTTTTTTGAAAGAGGGTCCAAGCCTGTCTATTTTATCCTCGCCACATGGTTCGGGCGTCTATGTCTATCGGGCGTTGACGCAACAATCCACTTCTCAGATCCAGCATCTTTCCATGGAGCGGGCGCATCGATTACTCGCGATTCATCAGCAATTTCGCCCTGATACATTTATGATTCTACACACCGATCGAACCAGGCAGCATTGGATCCTATGGAGATATAAGGCAGAGTATGTATTGGCATGTGTTCAGGATACCTATCAACGAAAGGGTGCAAGGAAAATGGGGTGGATCACCGCATGGATCGAGAGTCCGTCCCTTACACGCAGAGAAGAGGCTTCGAAACAGATCGCGGATGCATGCTATCCCATGTTCGATGATCTATGGATGAATCGATTATGGGTAGGAAATTCAAAGGAATGGATCATGGACGGAGGATTTCACTGGTATTTGTATCAATGGACAACATCCATTTCATTGGGACAATCCTATGTCATTCTTACCTAAATATTTGTCAAAAAGGATGAATTTAATGCCGCAGTAGAACCACTGGGTTTGGTTGCATCACCGTTAATAAATTGATCAATCTGAGACCGAGAGGAAGTAAACAGTTGAGTTCGAATCTCCATTAAGATTTTGCCTAGATGATTTCCATCATTAAATGGGCTGGGGATGGTACTCGGATCTTTGTTAGCATCTTTACCAATACCCCAATAGGAATCCTTATCTGCAAAGACTAGCTCTCGATTGATAGTGGAACAAAGAAGAATAGCGCGCATATTTTTTGGATCACTGGGGGATGGATATACGAACTTTAATAAATTTCCACGATACATGGCGCGGCGTTGATAGATACGAAAATCAGTAGAAGGATTTTGCAACCAGCCGCTTATTATACTTTTTTGAGCCTCTGTCAGTTTTTTACCATCTTTGAGGCTGGTTGCCAGTGGAGCATCATTACGATAGACGGCCAGTTGATATAGATAGTAACTAGATACTGTCTTCCATACCTTTTCAGGATCCCGTGGATCTGTAAATGGGTTATTCGATAAAAAGGAAAAGAGATAAAAAGGTAATGTTGAATCATTCGTAAAAAAGATGCGTGTAAGATTGCGATTCATCATTTGTTTTTGATTATTCCATCGGTCGATCTCCTGCGCGGTATATTGGAATCGGAGTAGTTGTTCTCTTATCACACGGGTATTATCTGCATCATGTGGAATTCCTAAATAGGAGATCATGAGATAGGTATATTCGGGAATGATGGGTGAAGAAGGCAAACTTGATAAATAGTTAAGAAGAGCCTTTGCCAATGATTGTACTTGTTGTGACCCACTTTGTGCGATGCGTTGTAGTTGTTGTCGGTGTTGTGATAGTAGTTGCTGGTGTGCTTGTACTACCATGGACTGTCCTTGTACTTGTTGCTGTGCTTGTGGCTTTCCTTGTACTTGTGGCTTTCCTTGTGCTTGTGGCTTTCCTTGTACTTGCGTTTGCGTTTGCGCTTGCGCTTGCGCTTGTGCTTCACCCTGTCGCTTCGACTGTACCACAACTGCCATACCCTGTACATAGCGTGACTCACAAGTACTATAATATTTCATCAAGAGTTCCCGTGCCGCATGATTGATCCGCTCAATCTCAGGAAATCCAAGTTTAATGATGCGCTCACTGAGCGCAATGCTCGTGCGTCCATTGGAATCTTTTTTGATATCAAATAACATGCGTATGATCTCACCGCATGCCTTCGTGTGTTCAAATTGAACCTGAAACATCTCTCGAACAATGGTCTGAACTTGCCCCGCTACACCAGGAGAAATACGAATCTCCGTGTTGGTCTTTTCGCATATTTCTCTATCACGCTTGTTTTTAATTCCAGACAGACCCGATGACCGCAAGGAGCTCGCATTTCGATCAGGACTGTCTCCAAATAGGGCCGCCATTCTCCGCATGAATTCAATATATTGTTCCATGGATGATTTTCGCCCATCAATCGGTTGATCGCTGATCAACAATTTCGGGCTTCCTACAGCAATGGCATCATAAAACAGAAGTTCGGTCATTGCCATACCAGCATTGTCTTGTAATGAACTATCTGGGCCAGGAAGCCCAGGTCGAATGGTCACGGTTTTACCCGTGCTGGTTCGCTGTGTGCTGCGTATTTCTGAAAATTTCACATTACAGACATTGGAGACAAACTCATTGGACGCGGGGACTTGCTGAAGAAGCTGAAGGGCGCGCGCAATGCAGTGACCCAGAGGGCGCTGATCGCGCAGATTGGAAATCAGACGGCCCAGCCGCAGTTCTTTCACGGTTCCCTCTTCTGAGTAGGTCTTCTTTTCATCATCGCTTATACCATACTCGGTAATTTGACCCGTTTCGGTTAGTGTCTGGATATAAGGGATCAAACGCTCGAATAATTTATTAAAATACTCAGAAAGTGACTCGCCATCTTTGGTTTGATAAGTGGCGGTCTTTCCTGTATCTTGATAGTCATAGGGGACAAATTCCATTTTTTTGTTGCGTAGGGTCGTTTCAGGAATGGTCACCGTCCGTTCCTCCCATTCCTTGTCTTTCTTTTTGTAATAGCGAAGCTCTCCGATTTTCATGGTAATATTAGCCGCGCCAAAACTGGAGCGCCCCGCCGTCACTTTTAATTTGGAGGGCTTGGATCCACCCGTTCCAATGAGAAAGGTTCCCTCTTGTATTTCCGAGTCTGAAATGGCGGAATCGTCGGTAATGACACGGGTATTAAAGAAAATGGGGACGCGGGTAATGGGATATCGAGTACGAAACCCCTCATATTCTTTTTCTGAGTTCAAATAACTGCGAAGAAAATTAAAATTACCAATGTTGGCACCACCCTGCATGTAATAGGGGCTATATCCACGAGGTCTCAAGGTTCTTCCTTGTTGCTGCTGTAAAATAGAAGTTGCACCACTGGACACCATAAAATTGGCGTCGTCGATTAAGGTGAGCGCCAACGCGCCATAAATCTGGAAAATGCGTGTGTAAAAATAAGCAAGAATCAGACAAAGCGACTGCTTCTCCTCTTTGTCCTTCTGATCTTGGGGATCCACCAACTCTTTTATTTTACGAAAGACAAGGATTCCGTTGCGATCGCGAAGAGGTGTCACCCGCAGTTCATAAAAATGTTGATATAAATGATTCGCCATGAACATCACATATTTTTTACATTCTTCTGGGTTTGTCATGGAGACAAAATCCCGTACAGTTATTTCTCGTAACATGTACTCTAATAAAATATTCATGACATCGCGTGTTTGCGTGGTCTGATCGAACAACTGTTGATGTGTCTGTATCGATGTGCCCGCACCCATCTCCTACTGATTCGTTATTTTTAATTAGGAAGATAAAACGGACTCCAATGTCTCACTACAGGATTCCAGGCGACGCAGGCATTTTTGCAGAGTTGCCACCGAAATCTCGCTCGCCTTCGCGATTTTAGAGAGCGGAATGGAGAGACTCTCGCACCGTTTGATGACAAAGGCCACACATCCCGCCGCCAAACTGGGCGGCATGTTCTCCTGCGAAAGTCCCGCCTCTTCCGCCTTTATGGCAATCTGTTTGCAGAGGGTAAAGAGGTGATCCATTTGCTGGCGGGGAATCGATAGCTTACTCAAAGGGAGTTGAATGTATTCAATCGCATGAGTACTAGACTGACTGGGCTTGTTTGTCGTTGTCATGTGAAGAAGCCCCTTCTGACGTGCCATCGCCATCACTTCCTGCATTTGTTTAAGTGCTTTGGTAAAGGTCGCCGAGGTGAGGCCGAAGATGTCGGCGATTTCCTTGGGTTTGCGCGGCGAACCCGCCTGTTTCAGACTCATATAGAGACAGGCTGATAGAAGGGCATCGCGGCTGAGACCCTGGCGTCCTCCAATTTCCTGCAGTGTGGTATATAGATTTTTCGATTCTTCAATAATGTATTGGTTAATTCCTGAATTGAGGCCGATGAGGGAAAGGCGTTCGCAGGTTTGAATAAAGGACCGTTCCTTATAAGGAACCGTGTTCCAGGAATGGTATTTACGGACACGATACATGGTTTTGGCAGTGCCGTACCCATTCAGAATAATGGTACCGAGAGAAGCCTCTGGTAATCGAGGATCCTGTGGCGCACCGACGCGTGTTGGATCTCCACCACGATCCTCTTGTGAGAAGTAACGATACTCCGCGGTGTTATCAAATGGACGGGCAACAATTGATCCACATTCACGGCAGGTGATTAAATCGGTAGAATACAAACAGTCTGTTTGGAAACAATTTGGACAGGTATCCAAATCAAGATCCTTGGTTTGTTTTTCTTCCTCCCAACTGTCAAAGGATTCCTTGATAGGTGGAAGGGCCGAACGAAGTTTAAATAGTGATTCCATTGTTGCCCTACTATTCCAATAAAAAAATCTATCAAATTTTATACGCAGATCGTAATACATGAACAGTAGACCAACGGGCATTGGGATCATGATGTTTAATAGGTATTGTACGGCGAATAAATTTATACTAAATAGGAATGAGTCAATCTTTGGCAAATTTGAAGAATGCAGCAAATAATTTAGTAACAGGAACTGCCACACCTGATCGAGATGCTCGTCTACATCAAGGAAATCAGAAAGGAGGAGTTCTTTCTACATTTGTTCCCACGGGGATGGGTATGTTTGGTTCGCCTTATAGTCCAGCCGATGCGCTAAAGGCTCCTCCGCAAATTGGCGTAAAAGCAGGTGATAGCATGAGTGATGTGGTGGATGCGGTAGCAGGTGTCGCCTATTACATCGATCAAATTGGATTTGGAGAATCTTCCAATCCATTGACGGATAATCCCACCATGAACTTGAAGCCGCTTGGTGTGAATTATTTTATGGAAACGGGGACCACATGCTCAAATGGGGCGCAAATGTGGGAATACATGCAAGGAATTACAGAGGGAAATGCATTTGGAGATCATATGAAAGATGTCATGAAAGAGATGGGTCTGCCTGGATTAAGAGGGTTAGCACCTGGTATGATCGAAGATGCGGAGCGCGCACTCAATCCTGAACCACTCATGAAAGCGCTGTTTGGTTCGGGATATCCTCGGTGCAAAGAAGTAACCATGCAAGTGGGCGATGCATTAGGTAATATTAAGGGACCAGATGGTACACCGTGGATTGCAGACCCTGACTCGGCATTTCAACAAGATGACGGGTTGTATTATCAAAAGCGATGGGTGTATGACAGCGATATGTCACGCGATGAGTGGAATCGTGATAAAAAAACAATGGATTTTGATGGAAAGCCTTTAAGCACAGAGAAATTTCAGGGATACATTACTCATCCTGCGAGCATGATTACTGTGGGTGTTTTGTGTCTTCTTGCGTATGCCTATGTTATGAAGAAACGCTAAATTATCCTTCAAGATAGGCCTGAATCATGCGATAAATACGCGAATAGAAGTTATTCGTCTGACCCTCTGTTCTTCGAACAGAACGAGTGTATCGCATAAATTGCTGCATCATATCAGGATGTTCATGTAGATAACGAATGATTGGGCCATCATTCACAATTATACGATAATCGGGTTCTGGATATACTTGGTGAATAAGCATTCGATAAAAGGTAAGACGCTCTTCTCGAGTGATTCGCCTCGCCATGCTATAATGATACCATTGCGCTTTACATTCTCTTGCTCATCTGGTACGCATAGTACGCAGAAGCGCCACCGAGAAGCTGTACGAAGACATAGCCAAAGAGATCGCGCACGGAGATCGTGCCATTCATGTACATCGCCAGACTGATTGCCGGATTGACAAATCCGCCGCTCACATTTGCAATCAGGTAGATAATGAGCGCAAGGCCACCACCAACAATGAGCGGGTTGCCATTGCTCGCGAAGATGATGAGAAGAAAGAGGAAGGTGCCGAGGTACTCGTCAAGATAAGAGGAGAAAGTGACTTTCATGTTCTACTCTTATGTTTATAAAAAATAAATGGTATGCATAACTTTCCACATTTAAAAAAGATACCGACATAATCTGTTGAGCTATTGTTTTAGTGAGATATAGTAGAATGAGCCAAGAACCAAAAGATAGGTATGGAAATCTATTCGCAAGAGGAAAGATTCCTATACAAGCAAATCATCATATTCCAGATGATTTTTTTCAGCATCCTAATGTTCAAGCAAAATTAGATGAAATGAGAATAGATGAATCTATTAATGCATCGAATAGACAAAGAATACCAGAAAAATATCCCTTTTCTACTGCACCATTAATGGAAGCTTATTTAAATAAGATTGCTGAGAAGAGTCTGCCTGTAGGTAGTTATTTGATAGGGATCAAGAAAAACAAAACAAACTCTATTGTTTATTTTGAGTCCATACCTGTATTTGAACTTCAACCTGATCCTAAAAAAATTAAATTTAAAATACATCTTATGTTTAATGTAAAATACATGGAGATTGTAATACCCAGATTATTTAATATGTTGAAAGAAACAGGTTTTCCTGTTATATTTAAATTATTAAACTTTAATCCTGTCACCGCAATTGTCAATCGAGCAGGTGCTCCTAATCCACTATTCACACATCATGTTACTAAATATGATTATGGTACCAATAGTGCAAAAAAGAGCAAACATAGACGTTTAGCTGAATCATTTATTTATTCACCCACTGAAATAAAAAAATATCAAGTAACTGCTCACTTTAACGATCCATTTAAAAATCCAGCATATGCAGTTTCTACTGAAACAACAAGTACATTTACATTAGATGGTACAACAAAAGATGGTAAAGTCATAAAGGAACGATATAATATGGAGACTGTATTTGATCCTGTGATCGTATTTTATACAGATGATAAGGATCCAGACTATACACAAAAATTACTTGGAGAATTGCTAAGAATTTTTCCTGACGATGATACAAGGGAGTGGGTATTACCTAATTTTTATCCTCGTGGAAATGTTAAAATTAATAATATGATTTATCTTGCGAATGGTGATTTTGGTACAAAATTTAATCCAAGGTTAGAATGTAAGTATAATTATTTTGGTCGTCATAATCCTGGTGCTGTATGTTATATGGATGAAAACTACAAACTATTAAATATTCCTCCAGAATATCAGACCATACAAGACAGTTGCTCAAGCCTAACACCAGAGCAATGTAATGCAGCAAATCGATTCCCTTTGGCAGTCAGTAATCATAAATTATGTAAATTGGAAAAAGTCGGGAACGAAGAACAATGTAAGCCGCAAAAAACATACAGCCAACACCTTCTACTACAAGATTATGACTCACTGGAGGAATTATATGATGCAGTGGGACAACGCGCTGTATTAGAGGGATTTAAAGCGGGTACTGAAAATGCGTCACTTCCTACCAATTATGGTGGAAGAAGAACACGAAGAAAAAGAAACAAACAAAGCAGAAAAAAGAATAAAAATAAGTCTCGTCGAGCTCATTAATATGCATAACCTTCTACATAGATCGTAATGGAATCTGTATAAGAGGTAATATCGATTGTACTCGGCTCATCGCGAATCGGCCATCGTTTTGCATAAATGGTTGAAACACCATGCATCAGATCAGCAAATGTATCGTATTCCCCCAAATTGGGAGTACCTGTAAATTCCTCATCCGATACATGAAATGCCCATTTGTTTGTGTTTTTATTAAACCAAACCTGTGAGATTTGCATATTTTGCCGAAACCCTAACACTTGGCGATACTCTCCAACCAGCACATTTCCAGGGACAAAGCGAAAATTAGAGATCATGTACAAAAGAATATCGTCTTTTGTTTTACAATCGTGTGAATTCATTGTATCGTATTTACATTTTCACTTTAGGCTTTCCATTACACATTTTTAAATGAAAGCTGATATCGTGCCTTTTGATCTAAGGCGGTTCTTTTCCCTAAAAAAGTGAAATACTTATTTGCCAACGCATATTGTTCTGGTTTTTTACTTTTCAATACTTTTAAACGGACATTCATAATCATAGCGACTTGCCATATACGCTTATGTGTATACCGTTTATGTTTGTATAATTTTTCTAATTTATCAATCGTATGTTTAACATCATCTACCGTTGTATATTTGATATGGATTGTATCTTTTGGATTTTTATCAATATATACATCGAATGATTTGTCAGGATTGTCAGGATGAAATAAAAACTGTTTTTTTTTTCTTGTCTTCTGTTTCATACCATATAACTATATTTAAAACCGCTCTCCACTTATATTACCTTAGGAGCTGCCGGATTCTATACAGGTGATGGCTGTAGTGGAGGGGATGGAAGATCACTCTCCTGTGACTCTGGAATCGTAGTTAGGGTTGTACTTGGAAGGACTGGACTTACAAGTGCTGTGCTTGAAAGAGCTGGGCTCGAAAGACTGCGAGGCTCTTCTGGTAGGCTCCGTTGGCGCGTAAGAGGACGCATAGAATATCGAGACGCCTCCGCACTTTGAATCAGATCTTCCCCTTTGGTGCGATCCAAAATACGATATCGATCTCGAATCGTTCGCAGTGCCGCAATATGTTTCAATTCACATTCAACATGTTCTCGTTCAAACTGTTTCTCTGCCATATATCTCTCCAAATTTTTGTGCAACTGATCTGTATAATCATTGTCATTTTCAGCCCCCAAAATCTTAATACCTGGAATATTGGAAAATACAGGAGGGAGGGAGATTTCAGAATTGGCACCGCGATCTAAAAGATATTTCTCACGGAATCGCTTAATGATATCACTATCTAATATCTGGGCGACCTCCATCAGATTCTTATATTTTACTTTTACCATATTTAATAGAACTTTGGCAGGTTGTCGTTGCTCACGACGGAGAGATAGTTCTGTCTTAATTTCCGTAGAGATCTGGCCAAATTGGAGGGAGCAAATGCGGTGATTCTCACTTCGCTCACTCAGTTTCAAATAGGATACAATGCTTTTTATAATAGAGACAAGAACACTGCCTGCGCCTAGAGCCGTATTCATGTATGCATAAGGAAGACCAATGCCAGTTACAAAGCCAATGACCGCAGTAATAATAATCAGGGGAATATTACACTTATCATGAAGGGTTTTATATTTAACACACGACATTTGATGGAGAATAGAATAGACCTGGCAGTGATCTCCAGTCTCTTTTAGAAGCTGTTCGAACTCGGGGTTATAATCAAACGGTACTCCCTCATGCTTAGAATCCTCTTTATCATCTAGCTTAGGATCCTCTTCATTAGGTGGAATGGGTATATTTACATTATCACCATTTTCACCGGCCATTCTACTTTTCTATTTATTTTTTATAGCAAAAATAGAGGATTGTAATTATATATAATACCATCTTTTTTTACCTGCAAGTCTATAATCACTTTTACATGACTTTAAAATCGAACTATTATCAATTCCTGTTTTATCAGATGCATCCTTTGCAGAGAGAAATTCAATTCGCTGACCTAAATCATTTATATAAAATACTGCTCTTCGAAAAATGGTTGCATCATTCATTTGCACAGAATGCTTCATGTTTTGTTTATGTGTAATAATTTCCAGATTCTCAAGACAATTATTTCCTTTATTTCCATCCATATGATTGATTACAATTGTATTATTGGAAGGAGTATATTGTAAATATGTCATTGCAACAAGAACATGTGCATAAAGATCCTTATATGTTCCATTTATATTCTTTAATTTAATTTTATAATACCCATTTGGTAAAATAGTAAAACGACATAATCGTTTTAAATGTTTACTATAGAGCTCCGCATTTTTAGAAATCATATAATTTGTATATTTTGGAATCTCTTGGAATTGTGATAAGTCAAATGCATTCTCATTTTTAGTTCTCTTTGAAGTTGCACTATATTTTGTATTATCAGAATAACTAAGATACTCCAGATTTTCTAAACGATTATCCGTCTTATCTTCATTTTTATGATTTACAACCATCAGACCAATTGGCAGTGTAAGAAAATGACTTGCAACAATTGTATGAATGTTAAATGTTTTCTTTTTATTATTTTTTGACAAAGTAATGGAAGGATAACCATTACGTATATAATATTTTAGACTACGATTTGTAGTATTATTTTTAATAGATCCATGGTTTGAAACAGAATAATTTTCATAATTAATTATTGGAATCCATATGACATCTGTCATATACTATAAAAATAGATATATGTTATCTTTAAATTATATTGACTTTGTTGCCGGATTCTGACTGATAAGTTTTTGACTTGTAATCAGTCGTGATCCGATACACATTGTTTCGAGTTCCTGTAGCAATAGTTTGGTTGCATAAGGAAGATGAATATGAGAGAAGTTCGTCGTATTGCCGCATCCGCGGCACGACCAGATATTTTGTTCTGGGTTTGCAATCGCCAACAGACCGCAGTCTTTACAGGAGTAACACGAGAAGGAATCCGAACACTCCATCAGACGCTCCTTTGTAAACTCCGCCATACCATGCGCCACCACGCAATCACGCTCCATTTCCGTTTATACCTTGCTCCATGGGTTATTTCTTCCCCATATCATTGCTATCTATCGCTCACATGAGTCATATGCTTTCGCGCAAGCAGATGAATATGAATCATGCTTATGATAAACACCCTCTCGGGTGGGACTGGACTATATCTTAAGCATCAACACACATCTATGTGTCTTTGCCCACAACCATTTAGTCTCTGCACCTCGCCCCTACTCCCGCAGGAGGGTAGGGCTTTGGCTCAGGATTGTCTCTAGAATCACATTGTACCTATACCGACTAGTTTTCCCAGTCGCCATGATGAACTTTCGTCTCATCACTTAGGAATGATCCCTCTAACGAGAGTTTCCCTGAATTTGATCGTGTTGCCCTTTCATTAAGGACTAGCACGGCATTTACGCCGCACTTTGGCAAATCGTTTACCAAATCGCAAACCGCCCTCGCGCGCACGGCCCTCCGCAGGCTGACGCGTCAGCATCACCAGCGGACCCGATGCACGGCTATGCATCTTGTCCGCCGAGCAGTGCCGCAGGCGCTGATAATAGCACGGTCCAATGAAGATCGATGTCTCCATCTGTCGTCCCGTGTATCCGTTATACATAATCTCATTTCCATACGGCTCCATGCCATAGTTATCCCGCAGAATCTTGGAAAGATCATCCACCGTCGTCTCTCCAAACGGCGAGCCATCGCCGAGCGCACCCGTCATGCATCCGACTTTGCTAAGAAGTGTCTCCATGAGCTGCGCAATCGTCATGCGCGAGGGAATGCACTGCCCTGTAATAATGGGCCGTGATGCCTGTGTGACTACTCCCACTTCATTTCGAATTGCACGCCGAGTAATAATGAATCCATGTGGCATAGTAACACACCATGTTCGACCATGATACATTGTTTTCTTGATATCACGATGAGCATTCAATACAGGCTCACTTGCACGCGAAGTATTTGTATAGGACACTTTCCAGCTATCGTGACGCGCAATGATATCATTTCCATTGATATCTGCTCCACAGATTGTACCTTCAGAATGCTGAATACCAAAGTGAGCAGAATAGCCTGCATGCAGAGCAAGACGCATGATTTCATCACGGAAACGGCTGGAAGAAGTCCAAATCATATTTCGATCTGCCTTTTCACAGCCATCCGCAAAGCGAAGACCAGACAATACTGATTTTGCCAAAGAGCATGGAACATTCCATACCCAAGGGGCCATCCACTTTGCAGATTTGATCGCTTCAGGCACAGTTGTGCTTGTTACTTCGGGCGCAGTGTTGCTATTTTCATATTTTTTATATTTATTACCATATTCAGAGCAGAATACATTGAACCAGTTTTTATTGATAATAGACCAGCGATAGCGAATGGGACGAGTCTCATTCTGACCTCCAATGATATTGTAAGTATAATCAACAGCTTGCACTAAGCCAAGAGCATTGAATCGCTCACGCAGCCATACATCATCCACTGTTTTAACAGGACTCATCTCTACCGAGTTTCCACCGAAACGAAGACATCCATCGCCCAACCAATATCCATACAGCTCACAGAATGCAGTTACCTTTTCAGGTGTAGTAAGATGTAGATGATCTGCAAAGGGTATGGAATCAAGCTTTCCCACTAGCCCAGTGCGTGCCTTACCAATGAACTTTACTGCATCTTTTCCATTGGACGCAAGTAGAGTTTGAGCCTTGTATTTTTGATAGTCATGTGCAATTTGACGAGAAGCACCTCGAGGACCAGAAGCGATACCATCCCATGCTACACCATCACCATAGATCTTGCCAGTCTTGGCAAACATATCATGATCTGTTGTTACAAAGAGTGATACACCATTGCTGGGTGTTGTATTTTCCTCTCCACCCCAGCGCGAGGCTTCGCCTGAGTGAGTAAATTCAATCATTTCACGCTCTTTTGCCTCATTGAGAATGAATGCAGTTGGCAATTCATAGACAAGTTCGCCTGTCTTGTGATTATATCCACCGATACGAAGAGTACCTGATTCATATCCCTGTTGAACTTCCTGCCAGTTCATAAAGCCATTTTCTGTGAGAATTTCATGATCTTCCGCCAAGCAATGCGGATTGATGATAATGTCAGGTACAATACCCGTCGCCGTCTGCGGCATATCCTCTGGGTTCAAGATCATACCCATTGTACCCTTTTGACCATGGCGCGATGAGAACTTGTCGCCGATCTCAGGAATGCGGTCCTGTCGCATGCGAATCTTCACAAACGAATAACCCTCTCCATTGCGGTTCTTGTAGATCTTGTCCACATAGCCCTTCTCATTGTTACGCGGCATCTTGCTGACATCGCGCGACTTCTTCGCACCTGCCGGCAGAACGGCACCCGTCGGTACACGAAGCGGCACCACCTTGCCGATGAGAATGTCATCAGGGGTGACATAGGTATCCTTGGGGACAAAGCCGTCCTCTCCGATTTTCTCATAGTGTGCGTTCTTCATGTGCTTGGTTTCCACGGGATCAGGTCGGCAGAACTTCTCTTCTTCACCAGAGGACTGGTTCTTTCGCTCCTCGTCCTTGTAGGTGCGGTAGAAGATGGAGCGGAAACGGCCGCGATCCAGTGCGGCGCGGTTAATCATGTTGGAATCCTCCTGGTTGTAACCCGTGTAGGTCATAATCGCAACCACGATGTTCTGGCCCGCAGGGAGGCTCTGTGCCCCATAGAACTTACTCATGTAGGGCGACACCATCGGGATTTCAGGGTAGCACAGGACATGGCTCATGGCATCAAAGCGTTCGCGAAAGTTGAGGGCGTAGATCCCCATGGCCTGCTTACCCATCGAGCTCTGATAGGCATTTCTCGGAGATTGATTGTGATCAGGGAAGGGAATATAGGACGCCGTGGTTCCCAGGATGACACTCGGGTGAATTTCACAATGTGTTGTGGAGAGATCCGTGATTGCCTTGTTGTAATCCATGGCAATATAAGCGCAATCCGTTTCACCCGCGTCAATGTATTCGAACAAGTGCCGACCCTTAGGAGTTTCCCACAGAAGCAGCTTGTTCCAGTCGGTGATGGCCTGAATCTGAGCGCGCAGCTGACCGGTTTTGTCCGCCGCAATCTCTCGTAGAGCAGGGGCGTAGTAGATGGGACGAATGACACGGCCCGCCTCTGTGCTGATCCACAGTTCCTTGAATGCGTTTTTCCAGACAATTCCTGTATAAAGGTGCAAGATGCCTGCGCGCTTTGCCTTTCGCAGGCGATTCACCACATCTGCAGTATCCTCGTTGAGGAGCAGACCGATCCATGATCCGTTGAGAAAGACGCGGGTGCATTCGTGTTTCTGCTCCACGGTCGATTCGCGCAGTGTTACCAGTTTGTTCATGCCGTGTAGGTACATATAGACCGTGATAGGTGAGCTAAAGATGGCAATCATGGTAGTGGTTGCCATGTTCTTGACGACACCGACACCGTGACCCTCTGGTGTTTCGCACGGACAGATGTACGAATACTGTGAATTGTGCTGTTTACGCGGTGCAATCAGCTTGCCCGTCTTTTCAATGGGCGTGGAGATCCTACGCAAGTGTGAGATGCCTGCGGAGTAGTTCATGCGGTTTAGCACTTGGGAGACGCCGATTTTGTTAGGCCCGCCGATCTTGCCGCAGCCAAAGTTGCCCGTCGCCAGCGACGATTTCAGGCATACATCCATGATCGTTGATTTAATGATTTTGTTGATGTTGTTGATATTGACAATTTCGGACCAATTACCTGTTGCCTTCCAGGATCCACCGTGAATCTCTTTGGAGAGTGCGGCCTTCATGTCCTTCACCATGCGATTGTTGTATGTTTTACGGAAGAGATCGGCCAAGAGGAAGCCAGGGATATCAACGCGTTTATTGGGGTAGGCATCACGGTCATCCGTCGGAATACGCTTGCTGATTGTCCAGAGCACCTTGCGAATCATGTGGGCAAGGAAGCAGGCCTTCTCGTATCTCATTTCGTGTCCGCCGATGTGGGGAAAGAGCTCCTCGGAGAGAATGTCCTGCACATTGCTCTGCTTTTGGGATTTGACGGACCAGGTATTGGTATATTCACCCAGCCACGCCAGTGCCTCATCGCGGGTATTGATAGAACTGGCCTCCATCATGCTCTCAATCATGATGGGATTATACGCATTCTCATCCTCTTTTCCCAGAATTAACTCGTAGATGTCGCGATCTGCAAGGACACCGAGCGCGCGAAAGAGAATGACGACGGGAATGTCCGTTTTGATGCGCGGGATCGTCGCGCGAATCATGGTAATGAGCTGATTTTTCGGGTGATAGACTACTTTGATGGTATTTGACTTCGGCACTTGATCGTTGTCGGGACCGATGCATTTGATCTCGACCATTTCCATTTGTTTGGCGGCCATGCGGCCATTTCGAAAGACGAAGGGGCGATTTTCAGACATGCGCTCCATGGAGATCATCGCGCGCTCACCGCCCTGAATGATGAAGTAGCCACCGACATCTTCGGAGCACTCGCCAATGCGCGAGGGATGAACATGTTTCTGGTCGTGAAGAAGGCAGTACTTTGAACCCACCATCACGGGAATTTTACCAAGATGCACATTGGGGAACATGCGAACATTCGACTCACGAATGCTGTTGCGCGTGTGATCAATGAAGGTAGTTGTGACCTTGACATCGACATTGAGGGGCGCGGCATAGGTCAGATTGCGAAGGCGTGCATCATTCGGCATCATGGGATGAATGGCGCCGTTGTTTTCAAAGATCGTCGGTTTTCGCATGGAGATTTTTTCGAACTCAAGTGTGACTTCGTATTCGTGTTGTACTTTCTTTCCGAGCGCCGCGGCGGCATCACTCGAAGTGCCCATGAGGGCATTGGCCGCGGTAGTGGAGAGACCCGTTGCCGTCGCTAAAGCAGAGCGCGGTCCCGCCAATGGAATTTCCGGCGAGCCATAGGATGTAATGGGGTTCGACATGTGGATGATCTCAGGAATGTCTACTTCGATAAATTGGTTGAATGACTCAATCTGATGACTAATGATTTGTTTTCCATCAGATTGAGTGATAAAGGTCTCCAAGATGTGGCGGTAGTTTGGAAGTTGATCGGTAAGAGAAGACATCGTTGCCATTGATTTTATGAATCGATGCAATCAATTTTTTAGAGTCCAATCTTAAGTTCTTGATAATATAAAATCGAACATAGAAGTAATACGATGCAAGAGGCGAATACAAAATCGGTTAATATTGTTGGTGGGGCGGCCCAGGATTATTTGGGAGGAGGTAAAAAACGCGCACGCACGATAAAAAAGAAGGTAGGTGGCGGTGAAGAGGCACTTCGTGGGGTTTCTGCGAATGCGATGAATGTCAAGGGAGTAGAGACACAGCCCACCATTGCAACCACAGCAGGTTCACCCGATCCGGCAAAATGGCTTCATACTCCTGCTATGGTTCCTCCTCGTATTATTCCTCAACCATCCACTGTTCCTGCTACGCCCGCACAGAGTGGTGCGCCGACCAATCAATACATGACAGGAGGTGTAAAACACATCAAAGTGGAGCTCCAAAAGAAGGCGGCCATGAAGAAAGTTCAACTCCATCCCAAGAAGGCGGAGGCGGTAAAACACTCTTCACAGAAGAAGAATCAAACGCGTCGTGCGCGAAAGATTACACTGGGCGTCTCCTCGCTGCATAAGCGTATGACGCGTGCCAAGAAGATGCATAAGAAGGTGAAAGAGATGCCGCTGGATGAGTTAAAGAAGCAGCTCATTGCCAAGAAGCTGATTAAGCCGACGAGCAAAGCGCCCGAATCCGTCCTACGTCAAATTGCCGCTGATGCGCAAATCGTGGCGGGAAAAGCGCTCTAATCTAAACCCAGCCTACATTATCTATGGCAGAGATGGAAGAAATTCATCAAGCACTCCGATCATCCGAACCCTGTTTCATTGGTCGCATCGCAGGAATCGAGCTACAGATCGTCTATGATCTTCAAGAGAATCCTAAGGAAGTGCATCGTGATCTGTTAGAGCTCGAAAACAATGCGGGGATCCACATCAACTCTTCGGAATCCTTGCATACCTATTGCCGACAGCTTTTAACTGCCTACGATCATTGTACGCACATTGCGGAATGGGATAAAACGGGAAAGGTCTATGCTATTACAGGACGCGGCCAGGAGCTTATCGCAAAGAGAACTCCACATATTCCTAAGTTTCATGCACGGCATTTGGAGCCCTACTATGAACCGCCCTCATGGATGGCAGGCTTGAAAGGGAAGCGCATCCTTATCGTCCATCCGTTCATAGTAACGCTACAAAGTCAAGTCCCCCACCTAAAGGATTTATTTCCCCATCCCTGGTTTGAAGACTGTACCTTTGAATTTGTAAAGCCGCCGCTGACGCTGGCGGGGAATCATGGGGGCGTCGATTGGCAGATACAAATGCAACCGTGTCTGGAGATGATTCAACAAACCACATTTGATGTGGCGCTTGTCGCTGCGGGAGGATATGGGATGCTAATCTCTGATTTCATTTATACGGAAATGAAGAAGTCAGTGCTCTACATTGGTGGGGCACTCCAGCTCTTTTTTGGGGTCATTGGAAAACGATGGTTTGAAAACAAAGAGATTCTGAAGATCATGAACGATAGTTGGGTGCGACCGAATGCGGCAGATAAACCGCCTCAGCACACAAAGGTAGAGAAGGGATGTTATTGGTAAAATAGCTTAAACCGCCGCATGGTTATATAAAGTAATCATGTCGAAATTCTCTCAAGCATATCAATCACCGTCCGTTGATACTCTATCCATTCAGTTGCCACCCGATGACTTTTCTCCAACGGATGTTCTGTCAAATGACTTTTCATCGAATGAAGAAACGATCCATCCCATGTATCAGCGAGGATATGAGGATGGTGAAAAAGATGGATATCGAAGAGGATCAGATGATGGGTATTATGAGGGATATCACCATGGGAAACATAATGGGTATGAGGAAGGATATAATGAGGGAATCTATCGAGGACTATGGTTTGGAACAGCATGGACCGTAGTAGCTTCCATTATGATGTTTGGGATGAAGAGTGGCCGACACTAGCCTAAAGACTCGTCGCTATAAATAAATGAAGACATACATGTTTAACGAATACATTGAACTCTATCAGCGCTACACTCAACAATACGGCCCCAAAACTGCCATATTCTTGATGGTAGGATCGTTCTACGAACTATACGACATCCAAGACACAGAGACAGGAGAAACCCAGGCAAATGTCCGAGAAATTGTGGATTTTCTGGGAATTCAACTCTCTTCCAAACAGGCAGATCTGGGAAGGGGCAAGGATGGCCTGTTTGCGGGATTTCCAGACTATGTGATGCATAAATGGGCCGGTCGCTTGACCTCTGCGGGATGGACGGTTGTCATCGTGGATCAGATCAAGGACATGCGAGGAAAAGTGAAAGAGCGAAAGGTGTCGCGCATTCTCTCACCCTCGACACACATTGAAAACACTTCTGCAACAGAAACTCCATATGTTATCACGCTCTTCTTTGAATCGACTCTGCAGCAAGCGCCCTTATTTGGAGCGGCCGTTCTGGATCTCACCACGGGAACCACACGGACCTATTCGGGTCGGGCCACAGGGCGCCAGGATAGTTGGACGGCGGATGATCTGGTTCAACTCATGAGTGTCTATGCACCAAAAGAACTCTTACTCCATTGGATGGGAGATCATATGCCTGAAGAAGCCTGGATTCGCCGTCTCTTTGGTATCCCTTCCGCGATCCCCGTCCATCTTCGCGTAACGGATGCACGCGGATCCTTCTCTTCCGCCCTTGTTTGCTCCGAATATTTGCAGCAAATTTATCGTGTGCAATCCGTCCTCCCTGTCCGCACCTATCTCGGTCTTCGTACTGATCAAGAGGAACAGGCTCTTGTCCGTCTTCTTCAGTTTGTGGAAGAGCATCACCCCAGCATGCTCCGCGCCTTTCATCGAAATGAGGCCTGGACACCCCATACGCGCCTCATTTGTGGAAATCACGCTCTGACCCAGCTCCAAATGACTGCCGCAAATTCCGCCGAATCCGTGCTTGGTCTTTTCGATAAATGCATCACACCGATGGGAAAACGAGCCATCAAGGAGCGCCTCTTAACCCCCTATTCCAATGCTAATGATATTCGCGCCCGTCTCCAAGAAGTACAGAATTACATGACATGGCCCGAAGAGAAACCAAAACAACTGGAGCGCCAGCTGCGTTTCATGTTTGACCTACCACGCCTTCATCGCCGTCTTCTCTGCGGTTTAATTGCACCTATGGAACTCGCCAATCTGTTTCAGTCCTACTCCGCCATGGAGGTTATTATGCTACAAGTGACACAAGAGACGCCCCTACAGGCCCCGTTTTCTCTTCAAGAATGGTCTACTTATTTGAAAGTGATTCGCACACATTTCTCAGAGGAAAAGGCACAACAAGCCAGTGCGGATCAAACGGCATTCTGTGCGGAAACCTATCCTGATATTGGTCAAAAGGAGCAAGACATTCAACAACTACATCAAGCACTACAGCAGCTTCGCCGTGACATCGCAAAAGGAGGTAATGTTGCAGAGGATGCCATTCGTGTAGAGGAACGCGAAAAGGAGCCGTTTGGTCTAAAGGGATCCACAATCACACTTCAGCAACTCAAGAAGAATCTAAAACAATTTGAAGGCACGCGTATATCAGAGCTCAAATCGGGTGGATGGATCGATTGTACGAAGCTTCAACAGATTAACACCGCACTTCAAAAGGAGAGAGAGGCCTTGGACAGATTAGTTCGAACACATCTACCTGATGCATGTCAAGCGGTATCGGATGCGGGGATTTATCTGTGGTGGATCATGGAACACTGGATCTGTCATGTAGATGGGACACAGTGTATTGGCCGCGTATCAAAGGAGCGAGGGTTCAGTTGCCCCGAGATCGAAGAGGCTGAGGAGTCCAGTGTGGAGATTACGCATCTTCGTCATCCGCTGGTAGAAGCTAGTTCCACACGACAATCCTATGTCAAGCATCATGTGAGTCTTGGGAAAACGAATGGATGGCTCATTTATGGAATGAATGCGAGCGGAAAATCGACACTGATGAAGGCGACGGGTATTTGCATTTTATTGGCGCAGGCGGGCTGTTTTGTGCCCGCGCGAACCATGCGACTTGTACCCTTTCAGGCGATCTATACACGCATTTTGAATCATGACAACTTATTTGCGGGTCTCTCCTCCTTTGCGGTAGAAATGTCGGAACTGCGAGATATTCTTCGACATGCCAATCCTCATACATTGGTACTGGGCGATGAACTCTGTGCGGGAACAGAGTCCATTTCCGCGCAAGCATTGGTGGCGAGTGGAATTCAATGGCTCAGTAAGCGCCGAGCCAAATTCATGTTTGCCACACATTTGCACGATGTGCCATCTCTGATTGATCCTCAGAAGGAGCGAGTGGAAATCTGGCATTTGCATGTGGAATATGATCCCGCAACACAAAAGCTGGTCTATGATCGTTCTCTTCGGCCAGGAAGTGGGTCAACGCTGTATGGACTCGAAGTGGCACGGGCCATGGACCTGCCGCTTGAATTTATCGAGCAGGCGCTACAGAATCGACATCGAATCATAGGTTCGGTAAAACAAGAAGAGGCCACGACCTCCTCATGGAACAAGGACATCATTCGGCGCGCATGCGAAAGTTGCAATAGTCCCATCGTGAGTGATTTGGAGGTGCATCATCTTCAGCACCGCGCCTCGGCACAGAACCAGATCCTGCAGGATGGAACTCATATGAATGACAAGCGCAATTTGATGGTTCTATGCGAAGCATGTCATGATCAAATTCATGCAGGCACCCTTATCGTGGGGGACATCCAGCTTACTTCGAATGGACCTGAGAGAGTGATTCAAAGAGTAGATTCACCGATCAAGAAGGGTGGAAAATGGACGGAGGAGGAAGTAGAAACAGTGAAGAGTACCTTGAAGAAGTACACTTCACTATCGCTAAAATCGATTCGAGCTCAGCTGAGTTCGAAACATTCGATTGAGATAAGTGAGACCATGTTGGGGAAAATGAGGAGAGAGATCTAAAGCAATTAGCGGAAAGCAACTAACGGCGAAATCCACCACCTTGTACCGTACCACCACCTGCCTCGCGCTGAGAAGGAACATCGCCGCTGGAGAGGCTCATGAGGTCACGAGTAAATTCCTGCGGACCGTTCTCGAGGGTTTTGGAGAGCAACATAATGTGCTTGCGGTAAATGAGATTCTCCTCTGTCAACATTTCAATCTGTTTCCGGAGAGCATCGACATCACGACGAACGGCAACAATTTCTTGACGGACGGGGTTGCCGGTTTGGTAATTGAGACTGCCGTGATACAGGACGGAGGTCATTTCTGATGTCGGACAAACTTTTAATTAGGATGAATCGAACGCATAAAAATTGATGACGAAAACCTTTCCATTGATTGTCTAGAGATGATTATTCCTATCCGTTGTATGAACTGTGGCAATGTTCTTGCCGACAAATGGCTCTATTACAAAAAGAGAGTCCAAGAACTATCAGGAGATAAGAAGGCACAGCCCATTTATATGGATGGGAAGAGTGTTCCGGATACGCCAGAGTTCAAAGTATTAGCGGAGCTGGGACTGAAGCGCTACTGCTGTCGCAAGCATATGTTGACGCATGTCGACCTCATTGATAAGATCTAATCACAAGGTAAAATCAAATCACAAGGTAAAATGAAATCACAAGGTAAAATCAAAAAGAAGTATAGAGGAAAATGGAGTTCTTTATTCCTGGATTACTGATCTTTTTAGTGTCCATTTCAATTGCTATTATCATTGTTCCACAAACGACCCCTATGATTGCCGCCGTTTTTGCCATTATATTTCTTGTCTATGGTGTATACGATCATTATCTTTTGTTTGCACCCGAATATCGCTTAAGCACATGGCAGGATGGAATCAAGATCTACGCCCCATTTATCATGTTGGCAGGCATCATTCTTTTCATCATTTATTTCATTTTTGCATTTTTTACAGGGGGTGAAGTCCCTGTTCCCAAAATGGAACTGCCTGAAATGCCGACATTTAATACCATTAAAAGTGCAGCAAATAATGTAATCAATAATGCAGTAAATAACACAAATAAGAAGGTAAATAATACAAAGCCGGCAAATGGATCAAACACAATGTCAAGAAGTTTATTTGAAACAATATAATTGGAATAAATAGGATGGTTCGTAAAACCAGAAGACATAGCGCACGCAAATCAGAAAAGGGGATTGCGTCGATCCCTGAATTACGGCGTGCTTTTGAGCATATTGAGGATGTAGTTGATAGAAAACTAAAGCAAAAAGTACCCAAAGAGGAAATTAGTAAGGAACTACGCAAAGAATGGCATGGGGTGTTCTTTAAAGCGCTCGATAAGAAATCGGCGGATGCGTATGTGGAGGAGCGCATGTCACAGAAGAGTCGTCGTGTAACGCGTCGTGCTCGCAGTCGTTCAAAGGGTGGAGCACAGGCCATTGCAGGTGCGCCGCTGGATTACATGACACGCCAGGGCATCTATTTGGCGCCAGGTCAAATTCCAACCGCACAGGGTCATCTGCCGCTTTCGAGCGGAGCACCGTCTGCTTTTGGAAGCTATGTGCAGTATGTGGACAAAGGGTTCTGGAATCCAGAGCCAGGTCAGTCCTATGATCCCGTACCAGGTCAGCCACCATGGCCCGTTGTTCCCGCAGGAATGGGATCCAATTTGGTAAAGGGAGGAAAGCGGGCTCTACGGAGGGGCGGCTCACTACAATCGGTCCTTGCACAAATGACAACGCGTCCGATCCCTTCTGCAGTGCCCGCTGGTGTTCTTCAAGATGCACAAGATAGTTGGCAAGGAAAGCAGCAGAGCTGCCATGCCTAAAATAACAAGAAGAGGAAGTAGATGAATACGCCGCTGGAGGTCTTAAAGAAAGGGCTTCTTCAACAGAATCGGCTCACTCCCCATGGATCTCTTTCCCCTACACGATATTATTCTACAACAATCATTCATCATCCCAATCCCAAGCGATTTGACTATCGAGTAGAATTATTACGCGAACGATATTTGGTTTCCATCCATGTGATCCATCCATCAGATGTGGTCCATGAATTTATGTATATTCCTTCTATTACTCCCCCTCTTGCGGTTCAACGACCCAGTCCCGAAAGAGATCAACTTCCCATCGCGCTACAGACATCATCCGCTGACTTTAAACAAGTAGAACCATCAGATGATATGGAACTGCAATAGAATCATACATTGTATCATCATCATACCCTTCTTTATGATGATACAATTTGTGTAGGAAAAGAAGTAGTATAAGACTCTTTTATTCTAATAGGTCAGATAGATGGCACTCTCAGGAAATGATGCGAGAGAATTATCACGATCGCTGATCGATACTTATTTCCGAACAGTAAGCTATCCTTATACCCGACATCATATTGATTCATACGATCAATTTATGCAGCAAGATATGATTAGTATCATTCGGTCTCAGAATCCGATCTATATCCTAAAGGAATTGCTACCTGGTACCAATGAAAATAATTTGTATAAATACCAAGTACAAATTTTTGTAGGAGGAGAAGATGGGACATCGATCGAAATAGGAACCCCGACAGTTAGTCTTCAGCAGGCGCAAGAGGTCCGTGTCCTCTATCCAAACGAAGCTCGTCTGCGAAATCTATCCTATTCGTCCTCGGTGTATGCCAGTATTTTCGTTAAAATCATCTATACACCGTCTATTGGTGGGGAATCGGTAACCTTTACGGAAACCTTTTCCAATTGGCAGCTCTTTAAGATCCCCATCATGCTCCATAGTCGCTATTGTCTATTGCACAATAAGCCGCGTGAATTTCTACGAGAGGCTGGTGAGTGCCCCTATGATAACGGCGGTTACTTTGTGGTAGATGGAGCCGAAAAAGTACTGGTGACGCGCCAGGAGCAGGCATTTAATACCCTGTATGTTACCCCTCAAAATGATCCGAAGGTTGCGGTCTTTGCCTCCATTTCCTGCTTATCGGCTACCACACGCCAAGTGAAGCGCATTGCCTTTGCTTTAATACGCGAAGTCGATAAGGAACAGGGTAGTGCCTATGCTACGATCCAAGTATCTCTTCCCTTTGTCCGCCGTCCTATTCCGCTCTTTGTCTTATTTCGCGCCCTCGGATTTCAATCCGATGAGGAGATTCTGAAACTCATTTTCCCCAACTTCCAGGATTCAGAGGCGAAATTGCTCCTCCCCAAACTCCATGCCTCCATTTTGGATGCCTTTCCATTTATGAATTCCTATACCGCGGTCGAATACATTAAGACACTTACGAAGGGATTTAGTATTGCACATGTACTTGATATTATTAAGAATCAGCTCTTTATTCACATCCCGAATGATACCTCCTCGCAGGCGCTCTTCTTGGGAGACTGTGTGCGAAAGATCCTCCGCGTCAATGAGGGATATGACAGCAAGACGGATCGCGATGACACCCGAAATCAGCGATGCCTTACCAGTGGATTTTTGATTCAGGAGCTCTTTAATAATGCCTATAAGTCCTGGATCAAGATCATTACACTTGAAATTGATAAGGAATATAACTACAATAAGGCGCAGCTCTACAAGGATGAGAACTTTAAGAACATTTTTATGGAGCAGAATGGGTCCAAGATTTTTGCAGCGGGTAAGCTTACACAGATGATTATGAAGGGTTTCAAAGGAAAATGGGGCACGGGTCTGGGAGAGGATAAGTCGGGCGTGCTTCAGGCGCTTTCTCGTCTCTCCTATGTCGATTTCATGTCGCAATGCCGTCGCGTCATTCTGGATTTCGACACGAGTATGAAACTGACGGGTCCGCGTAAGCTCCATCCCTCACAGTATGGTTATTTCTGTACTTCGGAAACGCCGACGGGTGCCTCCATTGGAATTACCAAGAATCTGAGTATCATGACGACGCTTTCTACTTCTTCGAAGTCCGATGAATTGATTGCATGGTTGAAAAAGCGGGGTGGTGTCTATACTGCGGAGCAGGTCACGCTACAGGAGCGTATCCTATTCGTACCAGTCTATCTAAACGGTGGAACATTCGGATATGTTGCAGACCCCTATTTGCTAACCGATGTTCTGAAGATATTTAAGCGTTCAGGATGCTTACCCTATTCGGTTAGCGTTTCCTTTTCAGTGCGTGATCGCCGAGTCTATCTCTATTTGGACGCAGGCCGTCCTCTTCGCCCTCTGCTCTGGCTTGATAAGACGAAGCCTATGGAGGCTCGTGTTCCTGTCGCAAAACTGAAATCCCTCCCCACTTGGCGACATATGGTAATGGGTGTTCTCAAAATGCGCGAAAAGGCGGGTCTTGAAGCAACCGATTTCTTTGACCCACTCTATGATCGAGAGGGAGTTACACTGAAGGATTATCTGGATGTGCTAAAGGATCAAACGGGTGTCATTGAATACATCGATCCATATGAGCAAAATGAGTCCTTTATTGCAAACAACCCCGCCTATTTGTCGCCCGAAACGACACACATGGAGGTTCATCCTTCTACCATCATGAGTATGATGACCTCGCTCATTCCATTTGCCCCGCACAATCAGTCGCCGCGTAACCAGCTGTCATGTTCGCAGTCAAAACAGGGTGTCTCGATTTATGCCACCAATTGGCGCAATCGCTTTGATAATACCGCGCATGTGCTCTGCTATGGAGAAATGCCGCTGACACGCACGATCTATAATAATTATTTGGGGGAGGGTAAGATGGCGTATGGAATGAACTGTATTCTCGCCATTGCCTGCTGGTCGGGATACAATCAGGAGGACGGCATTGTCATGAATTATGATGCAGTAAAGCGCGGCATGTTTCGATCCATGGCGTTTCGCTCGTATCAGGCGTATGAGGAGGACGATGAAAAGGCGGGCACCAAGGTCCGCTTTGCTAACCCCGCGCAGATCGCCGTCTGGAAGGACTTAAAGCCAGGCCTGGACTACTCGAAGCTGGATGAGCGCGGTATCATTCGCGAGGGCGAATATGTGGATGAGAACACAGTGATTGTGGGCGCCTATATGATAAGCACGGCAGGTGGGCAGGTTCGCGATGCATCGACGACGCCGCAGGTATGGACGCGGGGTCGCGTGGAGAAAGTGGTGATTATGGTGAATAATGTGGGGTTGAGGTTAGTAAAGGTCCGTGTGGTGCAGGATCGTGTTCCTGAGCTGGGCGATAAATTCTGTTTAACAGATGATCATGATGTACTAACTGAAAGTGGATGGAAATCAATCAAGAATATTACAGTAGATGATAAGGTATGTACTTTGAATGATAAAGAGGAATTAGAATATTCTAATCCATCACAGCTATATGAGTTTGACTGTGAAAATGAAGATTTATATCATATTAAATCACAGCAAATTGATTTGCTAACTACACAGCATCATAAAATGTATGTAAAACCACGAAATGCTAAGATGTTTTCATTAATTGAAGCAAAAGATATTGTAGGAAAACGAGTACAATACAAGAAAAATGGTGCAAACATGAATAAAGACTATCAATTAATACTTAATGTGGAAAATCATCATTCTTCAAATAACATCGAATTAAACATGGATCTATTTCTAGAGTGGTTTGGCTATTGGGTATCAGATGGATGGGTTTGTGAAAGTAAAACATCTGAATATAGAATTGAAGTATGTCTATGTATTCAAAAAGACAGAGATCGATTTACAGAATTATCACAGAAACTAGGATATCATACCTATTCAAGTAGCGATCATACAAAAATATATATTAGTAATAAACAATTAGGATCATATCTATTTACTTACAGCAATGGTGCGATTCATAAATCACTACCAGATTGGGTATGGAAACTAAGTGAAAGACAAGTACGCTTACTTATCAAGGGTCTGGTTGCTGGAGATGGAACAGTAATGAAGAATGGTGTTGAGCGGTTTTTTACTTCTTCTGTAATACTATCCGATCAATTTCAACGATTGTGTTTACATGCAGGCTGGTCAGCAAATAAGAAGAAGGTATATGATGCAGGAACAAAGTTTGTTATTAAAGGAAAGCATACACAAGCAAACGCAGACTTCTGGTCATTAACTATTAATAAGCATAAAAATACACCAATGGTTAATCATGGACATGTAAAGGAGCAAAAAATACAAACAGAAGGATTAGTACCATTTACTGGTAAAGTGTATTGTATCGAAGTACCTTCTCATATCTTTTATGTCAGACGCAATGGAAAACCGGTATGGACGGGTAACTCCAATAGACATGGCCAGAAGGGTACCATTGGCGCACTGCTAAGAGGCCACGACATGCCCCGCACGGAATCGGGCATTGTTCCTGATATGATTATGAATCCGCACGCCATTCCGTCGCGTATGACCATCGCTCAGAACTTGGAACAACTCCTGGGAAAAACCGCTGCGCTAACAGGATGCATTGGTGATGGAACCTCGTTTATGAATGATGGTTCGCCGCAAGAGGACATTGGTGGCATTTTGGAGCTCCTTGGATTTGAGAAGTATGGCAATGAGGTGATGTATAATGGCGCCACAGGAGAGCAGATCAATGCTGCCATTTTCGTTGGCCCCGTATATGGAATGCGCTTGAAGCACATGGTGGAAGACAAGTGGCAGGCACGCGGCCAAGGCCGCAAGGAGGCACGCACGCATCAACCAACGGGTGGGCGTGGCGCACAGGGTGGTCTCAAAATTGGTGAGATGGACCGCGATGCGATTGTGGCGCATGCGGGCATGGCATTTGTGAAGGAATCATTCATGGAGCGCTCAGATGGTGCAACGATGCCGATCTGCGTCGCATGTGGTACCATTCCCATTTACAATCCTCGGTTGAATTTGGCAGTGTGCTCGATGTGCGATGGACCGCTTAAGTACATTGGAACGACGGTGAATGATTTGGAGTTATTACCGCCGTTGGGTCGCCCGAAATCCAAGATTGTCCAAATACAGATGCCCTATTCGATGAAACTGCTAACACAAGAGCAAGAGGCTTATTTGAATCTCAGTATGCGTTACATTACAACCAGTGGAGTAGAGAAGTTGAATCCGATTGAATTTACAGGGGCACCGAGTGGAGAACCGCCGAAGCCACTTCAGCCGATGGTCTATCCAGAAACAAGGGTGCCGGCCTATCTGGAACAACCGAAGGAACTACCGATGTCGGACGAGGAATTGAGAAGCATTCAGGCGCAATTGGGTGAAATATCGGCGCAGGAAAAGGCACAATCGGAGCAAATTCAAGAGGAATTTGATGCAGCTGCACAAGGACAGGTGATGGGTCCTGCGATGAGCGCAGCAATGGGCCCAATGAGTATGAACCCTGAAATGGGCATGGGAGATGGTATGGGTGCAATGGGCCAAGAGCAAATGATGGGAGAACAGTCAATGGGACAATCGATCGGATCGATGATGGGACAAGAGCAAGTAGGGCCTTCCATGGGCCAAACGCAAGTACCTATGCAAGTATCACAAGTACCAATGATGTCCCCTCAACTAGGTGGCACCCCTTTTCCAAATCCGCCATTCACCCAACAGCATCCAATGGAAAACGCTGAATTGTATGACTCTGGTACAGGATCAGGACCTTTTATTGCTATTCGCACCGATGATGAGGCCATGGCGGCCGATGGTCTTCTCTCTGGATTCAGCCGCGTTCCTCGTCGCGCCCCGTATCGAAACATGGGTATGATGCAGTCACCTATGCAGTCATCTATGCAGCCCGCCATGCAACGCTATATGCCTTCTGGTCCAACAGAGATGGTTCGTGTGACGAAATTGGAATAAATAAAATTGATATCCAACCATGATACAAAGATCATAGAACCATGTCCGCACACATTTCCACGACCTATCGCAAGCACATCACCTGGAACAACTATCCCGCGGATGTCATGAAATCGGGTCTCCAGAAGTACATTCGCCGCAGTATCCTGGATAAGGCACTTTATTGTGCTGCGGAACTGGATCTCTTTAAAGATGCACCGAATACCAAAGAGGCAGAAGGAATCCGAACCAACTTTCTCCATCGTCTCATGATTATCTTCATGGAGGATGTTGAAAACCTTGCCCTGTTTGATACGATCTATACAAAAATGAACCAGCTCTTTCAGGAGCGTGACAAAGCGGATCGTCACAAAGAGAAAGAACTATATTGGGTCACGGAAGTGGTAACTCTTCTGGTACGCTCCAAAAAGGCGCGCATCTGTTCCCATGTGCGCGCCCTCTTCAATCCAAAGTATCAACCCCTTCATGGCCGATATCCGAGCATGAATTCGTTGTGGCTACCAGCCCAAGAAAATACCCTCGAGCATAATTGCTCCATGTTTAAAAAGTATTTGAAAGAGAAGAACCTCTTGGCAGTACAATACGCCTTTTGGATCGAGGCATCGGAGGAGAAACTCCCTCAAAAGCTCTTTCGAAGCTCTCAACCCGTCTGGTTTATCTTTCATCAGCTCATGAATCCGCTACAACTCGCAAAAACAGAGCGTGTAAAGAAGTTTGTAGAGTGGTACAAGGAGCACATTGGTGGAATGAAAGAGGGATTCATGTGCTGGCTACTGCCGCTTCTCCATGAACTGGATATTATTCCATCAGGAACAGCGGATGCAGTGGAGATTCCGTCCTATGTTGCCAGGAATCGTGAAGGTCACAAGATAGAAGTGGATGATTATGTGCTGGACAAGCATACCAGTAAGGGGCGTGGAAAAGGTCTGGTAGAGTTTGCTCTTGTGGGTGCATTGGTAGAGCCGCAGGCGGACTTTGTGAATCCGCTCTGGAAACAGTTCTATGAAGATGGAAAGCGCTATGAAGAGGGTGTACCAATCCTGGGTGAAAGCGGAGCAGAAAGCGAAGCAATGCCGCATATTCCAACGATCATCCGTAAAACAACTGTCATCTCTCCCTCCGATGAGAAAACGGAAACTGACGCCTACGACTTCCTGGTCCGAACCCAGCTGACGACCATGGGTACCAAGATGGATGTCTACTTTGCAAAAACTAACCAGGGTCAATTGGTAGTTGTAAAGGGACCCTATGCCAGTCGCACGGAAATTGATGTCCTGGAGCGAAACACCGCCTGGAAGAGGCAGCACGGTCTCCCCTACAATTCATTTCAAGTTCAACATCTGCTACCCAATCGCTGGCCCGAAGGTGTTCCGTTAGGTGCTCGCAATAAAGTGGATCGCACCCGTCCTGCCTACTTCCTGGTCTTTGAGTCCTATCTTCAAGAATCCGATCTTCGAACCATGATGCACTCGAGTACGCTATGGCCGGCAACGGAAGTGGTGGACTGGAAGCAGATTCCCTTTCACTTTACACACAAGGCCAGGGCTCTTACTAATCAAGAATACACTGACTACATTCACGCGATTCTCTTTCGCTATCTCTTGGGTGTATCCGATTTTGCCGATCGAAACTTCCTCATGAAAGACGGGCGTGTCATCTCGATTGACGAGGATGTGGAGGGGCGTGACATTGATCTGTATGCCACACTACAGAAGAATAAGGCTGCCTTTCTCCATGAATGGCTCCAAACCCACTATGAACGCCTTGGGGTTTCACAATGGGTTATCACGAATGAGAATCAAAGGGGAAAGTTGATAGAGATTCAGAACAAAGCAAGCTGTTTGGCGCTCTTTCGCCCCCGCGAATAAAATTTGATGACCTAAACATTCAATAGGATTGATTAGAGAGAATGAACGATAACTTTGCATTCGTGGATAGCATTTACCGCAGCCGCCTGACGCTCCTTGATATCCTGGAGAAGAGAAACTATGATGTAGCCATGTATCGTAAGTTTTCCCCAGCGGAAGCGGCTGCTGCTGCAACGGCACTTCCCGGCCTCAGTTTCACGGTGTATAAAAAGGCAGAAGCACAACAGGATGATGAAAAACACGAGTGTCAGGTACGCTACATTAATAACATGACTCGCCCGAAGTTGGAGACCTTCTTTGATGATATTCCCGAGGAGAGGACGGAATACACGGAGGTGATTGTGATGCAGCAGGCTCCTATCGCGGATGCACATCACGCCATTGCCTTGAAGCAATATATGAAGATGAAGGATCTTCCAACAGGTGAAAAGGTCCGTGCCAAACTTCGTGTATCCTTCTTCTGTATGGATATGATTGTAGTGAATCCGACGAGCCATGTCCTTGTTCCTAAGCATGAGATTGTCCCAGAGAGCGAACACAAGGGTCTCATGGCATCGATGTATATCACGACCAAGTCAAAATTCCCCGAAATTAAGTTTCACATTGACCCGATTACCCGATGCATTGGTGCTGTTCCTGGTGACATTATCAAGATTACTCGCCCGAGCGCTTCTGCAGGAGTAGCAATCATCTATCGAGTATGTGCTCCTTAACTCATAAATCGATAAGGATAAAAAGAAAGCATCCATTTGCTAAGATAATGGTAGGAGAATGCAATCGTGGCTTACTACACGATCTGATTTTAATTCAGAATATGACGCGATCTCTAATGACTATACGGGCAATTCTGATCCTGTCGCTTTACAAACATTAAAGGATCGATCTACCTATTTATTTAATAAAATTAATAGTGTATTGTCTACCGAAATGGCCGATCAGTCGACGGCAGATCTGTTGACAAGGACAGGTCAGTTACAGCAAAAGATTCAGCGACTACATGAGATAAAGAAGGATATCAAGGTGGATGCAGAGAGTGCTGTTGCAAGAGACGAGGTACTCCGGTCTCGAGATACAAAACTAAATTCGCATAAATTATTTTTATTAAACCGACCCATTCGAAAAGGTGTTATCCCCTATTTATGGGTACTCTCCGTTCTATTTATTGGTATTAGTCTAATTCTATTTCGAATGATGCTCCCTGAATCGATACCAAGTACCAATTCAAGCGCTTTCGGATCATCTGTATCTATTTCACTTATGATTTCCGAATTTTTTGAAAATAAAATGGTACTTATTTCAATTATTGCCGCGTTATGTATTCTTTCGTTATTTTTAGGACTTAGATTGGCTGGCGTTTTTGGCTAAATAAAACGAGATAAAGGTAGTAGAATGGATTCCATAATGGATAATCTACCGGTTGAATGTAAAACCGATACGGAATTGCTTGCATCCTATCAAAATGGATTGCTGCCAGTTGAATTGACAGAAAATGATGATTCTCATAGTGATTCAAAGGAGAAAAGAGTATTGACACAGGTATACCTCGATACGATTATTAGAAATATGAAACATAAGATTCCTACCCAACAGGAAAATTCAGAGGCTGTTCAAACATTTTTACAGAGCATTCAGGAGGAATATCAGTTTTATAGTGTTCGTTATCATTGCGCACTCAATAAATTATTTGGACTTCTCTCTGATGATTCCCAGACATCGATGGACAATGAGAAAAAGGCGCTGCAAATGACAGTCATATTGAATCATCGTCTAAATGATTTGACCCAGATCATCAATGAAATTACAAAATATATGCTATCATCCTCTACCAAAATGAAAAAGGATATCTCTGATTTTAATGATACCATTCAGCAACAACAACAAAAGCTGGAAAATCAAAATGCACTCATTTCCTCCACGGAAGCATCTGCGAAAATTAAAAAGCAAATGGTGAAATACACGGAGGAGAAAGCACGCCGAACGGATAATTTGTTAAAATTATATAGTGTCCTTAATATTGTCGCTCTTGGATTACTAGTATACATTTATAAGGCGGCAGATGAGTGATACAAATGTGTGTGTTACGAATGTGTGTTACGAATGTGTGTTACGAATGTGTATAACACGGTGAAAATAAGCTATGTTCACCGTGTAATTTCTTAATGTGATCTAGAGTAAATGAGCGACGATAAGTATGATCAATTGATGAAGGATTTGAAACAGGCGAATGCATCCGATGCCAGTATGCCGATCAATACGGATCAAGATATGCTCTTATTTTTAAAAAATCAACAGGATACGGTATTTCGAGATGTGATCAAACAGCAAGATGCATCATTTGATAAAGCCTACGGAGATTTGCAGCAGGCTATTCAAACACAGACATTTACTACAGTATATGATAAGCGAAATAAGGATCTGGCCGATATTCAACAATCCATTTATGATAAACAACAACAAAATGCGGATGCAGTCATCAATGACAATAATATGGCATCTCGCAAAAATGAAATGAATGAATGGACGGTTCAAAATAAGAATGATACCCTATTTGTTTTTTCCGCTCTGTTTATCACCATCTCTGTTTTACTTCTTCTTACGGTATTATGGCGCATGCATATCATCCCTGCATCGCTATGGGTGGGTATTGGACTCCCATTTATTCTCATTTTCATTTTCATTGTCGTCAATCGCTCACAATATACTGACATTTTGAGAAATAAGCGCTACTGGAACAAGAAGATCTTTGATGGAAAATATGGAAAGATTCCACTACCATCATGCGAGGGTGCTCTAGATGGAATTGAAAATGCATTTTCATCGGCAGAAAATACGATAGAGAGTGGTGCTCGTGGTCTTGTAAAGGGAACCGCATCCGCTTTAAAAAAGGCATCCGAGGGAATCGATAAAGCCGGCGATCGTTTGTAATATCGAAAAGATAATCGTAGAAATACAATAGGATGAACCGACACGAACCATTTCAAGATGTTAGTCCCACTGACCAACTGAAAGATGACATCAAACAGATCTTGGGAGAAGTAAATGATGCACTTATAGTGGGTGATAGTACATTTACAGTACAGGGAAATGAGAAGGGAATTGTAAAAGATGTAAAAGAGCGGATTGATGCATTAGAAACAGAAAAAAAGGAATTAGAGCAAGAGATTGATCGACAGCATCAGCTCATTCAGACTTCCAATCGTGACTTTTCAGATGTGAAAGATACCATACCCGAGACACAACCCGAACGATTCCTCTATTTTATTGAAGATTACACTTTATCCATTTTAGCCATGGCGTATTTGATCATGGTAGTGGCGGCGAGTTCATTTCATACCTACCTGTCTTTAGATACATGGGCCGCCATACTTGAATCCTTGGTTGGATTTAGTGTCCTCACCATATTCTTATTTATGCTTCTCTATTATCTGTGCTAATCCATTTATTCCGTTTCCATCATGCCCTTTTCGTACTCCTCCAGATCCTGATCATCATTGAAGAGACGCATTTGTCGAAAGGTTTTCTTATCAGATGGTTCACCACATTTGTCTGAGAGCCGCTTGTAGAGCTCGGTCTGCGACAATTTTCGCCCGACACCGCCGCCCATTTCATCATACCAATTTTTATAGACGCGATAGATATCCTTGATTTCGGCTTGATAGCCGCCCTTTTTAATTTCGCGGATGCGTGCATTCATGAACTTTGCCACTGAATCGAATGACTCCTGATACTTATTCGATTCCTGGGTAACAATCGCGGGTACCGCCCCCAGACCATGAGGGAGATATTCCGTCTTGTACAAGTGAATCAGGCGCGACATGAAGAGGGTTCGCCACTTCTTTAAGTTCATATCGAGCTCATTGTCACGAGGATAGATGTGCTCCTCGGGTTTCACCTCTTCTGCGCCTGGATCCACGAACTTCGATTCAAAGGGAACAGCACGAACACGGCGCCAAGTACCTCGGTCCATCGTATTGATGGCGGGGAATGCATTACACAACATGAAGATTTTGCCTGTGATCTTAAACTTCGTCTGCTCCTCGAATAGCCCGCGTGCCTCCACATCATCCTCACCCGTGAACTGCTTCATCCGAGAAGTATTGAGGGGCTCACGGTCATCGGGTTCGGCCATATAAATGAATCGCTTGTTGCGGATCGCCATGATATCAGGATTGGCCGCGCCGGCATCGGGTCGCTTTCGCGTCATTGCGGTCGATTGGAGAGAGGATGCATAATCGCCGAGCACCATCGACATCAGATCGACCAACTTTGACTTTCCGTTACCACCCACACCAATCCAGGTTTCATAGGTCTGCTCCTTGTTCGCACCCTCCAGACAAGAGGCCAGTTTGCGCCACATATACTTTCGCAGCTCCACCTTGGGAAAGAGTTTCGCCATGAAGTCGTCGATCTCTGCATGAATGGGGGCTTGTTCGGGATCGGATGGATTGTAGGGCACATAATCAATAGGATCACAGTTCTTGGTGACGGATCGCCCCGCCATAAAGGAGATGAAATCAGTGGGCTCGGCCTTGCGAAACAGAACCGTGTACTCCTTCTTTTTCTCATCTGCTACCGAATGCAAGTCGATGACACCATTGTTGAATCCGATAAGGAACTGGTTTGCGTTTAGTTTTTGGGCGAAATCCTCTTCGTAGAAGAGGCCGATGCAATCCTTCATCACGGAATCCTTGAAGCCTGAGGTATAGAGGGACTGTTCGATCTTCAACATCTTTTTCATGCGACTGTCAATAAAGGACTGATCAGTGTTGTTTGTTTGAAGACGCTCACGAATCGTTCGACGGGCCTCGATAATGATCTCCACAACCTCCGAAGTCATCTTATTTCGAAGATCAATGCCCTGTGCCAGCTTCTTCCAGTAGGTTCCCGTGAACTCATACCATTCCACCCTTTTGGAGTCCACCGAGGCACAGTAGTTATTTCCATACATGCGCTTCATGAGGCGAGCAATATGGGTGTGCGTGGCATCTACCTCGCTCTCTACGAAGTTTACAAAGCTGTCCTTCATGAGTTTATTGTACCGTCTGGGATTGTCCGCCCGCGCCCACATGTGAAGGGAGCGAATGGTGAAGTGACGCTGTTCGTGATTGGAACGCGACCATCCGCGACTCCAGTCGCGCTCCAGTTGTGATACATTGTTGAGACTGGCCTTGGGTGATTTGGCGCTGAATTCCATCCAGACATCGAACATTTCTTTGGAGGGATCGATATTATGTAAGCACCAGCCCACCTCCATCCAGGACTGATAGCCGATGGCACGATCTGCATTAAGACACTCGCGTGCCAGTTGTTTTGCTAGTTGAATCTTATCCAGCTCGAACTGTTCATAGACATTGGAGGAAGTAATATTCACCGTGGGAACCTCGACAGGCGGTTCCTCCTCTGCATGAAGAGCAGGTGTCATCGGCTTTTTACCCGTGCAGTAGTTGAGACGCGCCTTCCATTCCTCCTGTCGATTGTCCTCCACTACCACAGGGTCCATGCGAAGATGATAACGAATGGAGAGTTGTTCCATGAGCTGCCGAGAGGAATAGGACTGGATGTCCTCCTCATGAAACTTATCCTCCACGGGATCATACACATAGACAGCGGCCAGTTGATAGGCGGGAATGTCGGGCTTTGATTCACCATAGAAGAACCATCCATTTTTCTTGACGATGGCCTCATCAAAGATGTCCTTTTCCGCATTGATGTAGCCCGTGCCTCGAAAGGAATGGGTTAGCTGATTGAATTCCAGTGAACGATGACGCAGAACCTGTTGGTGTTCGGCATTGAGGACGAGATCCGGGCACTGAATATGGACGCCATCCTTAATCGCACGATTCACCGCTTTTTTGTCTTCGTAGGGCGCAGGGCGCAATGTAATGAAGAAGCGCAGGGGCTTCTCGAGTTCATAGAAGTGTGTGATGTTTTCTACATAGAGACGAATGAATTCATAGATGTGTGAGAGTTCGAATTGTCGCTGGATGGCGCGCTCGGCAGGATATTTGAAGTCGAGATCAATGAGAATAGGCGACATTCCATCGCAGCGGCGCTGCTCCACCAGATTGAGGGGGCGGCGCTGTTGTGTAAAGAGATATTCATGGAGTAGGCCCATAAACTGGGGGTATTCTTCGTCTTTTACCATGAATTTTCCGCGCATGCCGGCCATGCCCGTAAAGGAACATGCGTCACCCTTCTCGATGACACGGTGCGAATCAATGAAATTGCCAAGCGGTGTTTCAAGAACATTATCTGTATGAGGCGGCGGCATGGTGTTACGAGTTGCCATTCCTTTTTAGATTCATCAAATTTTATTTTATAAAAATTCATCGATGCAACCATGTACTTATGGATAGTGTATTTGGATATTATGTTGTTTTCATAGATAATATTGCTGCAGAAGCTCCGCTTAGATGGAACTGTATCTCTTTTCCAAAAATAATCAATTACTTTTTTATGATCTAACAACGAAATGCAAAAGCAAATAGTGCCACGGCAACAATACCAAGGGCTAATCCTGAGTGATAGTGATACGACATGGTACGATACATTGTTAGCCAATTTTCTACATCATGTTTTTTATGGATATGATGTAACATCCAATCTGATTTCTTATGTAGCATATAATAAAAATAATTGGTTACGGATGCGGTTGCAATAACGGTACAAACAAGCGCGGCTGTGCTCATTTTCATTTTGGAATGATAGTAAATAATGAGGAGTGAAAAAAGAAAACCTACTCCATATCCTTCGCATGAAATAGTCATTCTTTCCTTCGCAATGTTATCATATCTTTTTAGTAAATCAGGGGATAAGGTGGAACGATACTGTTGTACCACCTGGCTCCTTCCCGTCATGGTATAAAAATAAATCATACCGATAACAAATACGGCTGAGATCATACAACTTGTTAGACAGACCATTCTATAATAGTAATAGAAATTAGAATAGACCCATAGAATGATTCCACAAATCATCATAAAAGTAAATCCATCAAATGAAAAGAAAATAGTGAGAGAGCCTCTCTGTATGGTTCCTTTCACACCTACCCCAGAACAAATTAAAATCTGGAACGAAAAATATAAAGATTTATACAACCTGATGCATAAAAATTGATTTAAATCAACCCGATACTAAATAGGAAGAATGAAAGAGACCGACTTTTGCCCGATTTGCCGATACTATCTGTACTTGAAGCAGGAGGCGACGCAACGCAGTAATCAAGACGATAAGAAAGAGGATACATCCGCTTCAGAGAACATCCTGATCCGAATCTGTCGAAACTGTGGATATCAAGAGCAACACAAGGATGGTGGGCTCATTCTGGAGATCGACTTGAAAGAGAAAACATCAGAGGGTTACAAGATTCTCATGAATCAATTCACGGATCAGGATCCGACTCTTCCCCATGTCAATACGATCAAATGTCCAAATGAGGCGTGTGAATCAAATCCACCCGTCAATAAAGAAAAGGATGTCATTTATCTGAAATACGATACAGTGAATATGAAGTTTCTCTACATCTGTAATCTCTGCAAAACACAATGGCGATCAAAGGCCTCATAAAGGGCTTGTATCGCTATTTTTATACTACGGTATTATGCAATGCGCTCTGCAATGCGCCGCCGCTCAAACTCCTGAAGGACCTGAATAATAATATTTTTGGCGTCTAAAAGTTCCGCAAGGGAGGGAATAATGAAATCTTCAGAGCCGTCTGGGCCAGGGTTCCAGCGATGACAAAATTGCTCCAAGATCTCTTTTTCAATAAGGGACACATCATCTACATGGCACTGCAAAATGAGATAGATCTCGGAGCCTTTGGTGTATTTATGGAGTCGGCCAATACGCGTATCGGGACACTGGGAGGTGCGACCGACTTTGTAAATGGGGCGGTTGAGTGATTTAAATTCACGGGTGCGTACCAAGTAAATGTAGCCGTGTTTTTCCTCTGTGTCATAGGCAAGTCCTTTCATGATGCGCCGCCTCTGGCCCTGTTGGACGGCAATGCTAATCGTTTTTTTCTCGTCTTCTTCCGACATTCTTGGTATCAGGAACGATAAAAAGAAGGACTCGCTAATCACATTATATGGAAAATACCAAATAGGGTGTCACATAGACAAGAATAATTGCCAGTATGCTATCTTGCACCCCCGTTAAGGCACCGGAAAACAGACGCTCAAAGGCAACCGTAGAGAGAACCATGAGGGCATCCGCAAGTAAGATTTTGGTCCCCTGTTCGCTCATATAGGATTGTAGGATATCTGTCAATCGATTGCCCTTTTGGAACTGGTAGAAGAAGCCAGCAAAGAGCAAATCATGTACCAGTTGAATACCAACGGCCAATGCGCCAAATTTCCATATGCTATAGACGGAACCAAATACCAAGGGATAGAGATAATAGGTAAGCAAGACAACAAGTGCCAGGACCAATACATCCATAATGACCGCGCCCAAGTGAAAACTCTTGTACCAGCGTCCCAATGATACAGACGGAAGAACTCCAAGTAGAAAGAGGGAGATCACGATTAAATCAGTAACAAGCGCGGCATTCAATAATGGAAGCAAGGACAGTTCTTTCATTCTATCCTAGTCGGCCTAAAAAATAGCCCTCTCGCATTTCTTACGAAATACGAGAAGGCTTTTTATAAAAATTCGCATTCTGCCAACAAGTCTTAAAAGACTCTCATTGAATGCGTATCACTATCCTCACTCCAAGTAAGAGCTCCAGTGATCACTCGTGGAATATGTTTATTGGGTTTTCTAAAAAGCTGCATCCATGAATTGTAATATGACTATTACCAGTTTCATATCCCATAGGATATTAAAGTATTATGTTAGGTTGCTGTATGGATACAAAAAGAGACGAGGCGGCATTCATTTGATACGGGACAGGCATTAAAGGAGTTGCTGTTTAAATACCTATGTCTCTTTCTTACTGCATTCGATTGGTTCATTTCAACATGTTTGAGTTGCTGTTCGAATACAAATCTTCCTCTTGTTAGCTTCTTTACTGCATTCCACTTAAATCGTTAAAGGGATTATGGGGTTGCTGTAGGAATACAAGAAGCTAACAAGAGGAAGACGGAGGACCACCGTCCTATATAGGTAGAGTCGCGCGCCTTTAAGCTCCTACAAGTATCGCACGAACCGCGTCATATCGCGCATCATCCAGAATGCAGCGCATGCCCTCATAGGGTGTCTGGACTTTCACGCCTCCCGTTTGAAGTGCTTTTAGCATACTCGGCGCCCACCCAGAGAGCTGAACCACACCCTCCTCGTCCGCCTTCGCATGGAAATCCTTATATTCAGCGCGGACATTCCAGATGACAATGCGCGGGGGCTTCCAATTGCCTGCCTCCTGAAATTCACGGCGAATGCGAACGAGCTGCGTCTCCCATGCAGAGAGAGTGGAGGAACTGGATCTCTGAGTAGAGGCCTCATCAAATCCCATATCAGTAATGACGATCAAGTCCTCGGGCTCTTCACCCACAGGGACCTTGTTCTGTACCATGCGCTCAATGATGCACTTGCATGCCTTGTAGAAATCCGTATTGAGACCCTGTCCACACCCTTTAATCGATGCCAACTTTGCCTTCAGCGTCTTTTTTCCTACAAAGGAGTGCCACTGCGGTGTAGCGTCAAAGGTCAGAATGTGATCGCGAAAGGCAGGATGTGTGATCTCCGAAATAAGAATGCCGAGCGCCTTGGAGATCTCCATGGGAGTGCCGTGCATGCTCCCACTGAAGTCGCACATGGCCACAGATTTGCCAAGCCCACCACCCTTCACTGTTTCTTCACGAATGGCATCCCACTGCGCCTGGATAATAGCATGTTGATCATCGCTCGTTGTATAATCCTCCGTCTTTACAACGAGTTCATGGGGAAGAACCACATTCGCACCATGTGCCTTCTTAGTGCCAGCCTTGAGTCCCTCGACAAACTCCTGAAAATGCGCGCGACATTCCATGCGGTCTTCGTCATCAGGAAAACGGAGCTCATCGCCGCGCTCCTTCTGTTTCTTGGTCGGCTCATTCAAGAATGCCGCATCATGGATTTTCAGGCATCGGCCAGGAACGGCCTCGGGTGAAATCTGAGCCCAGGTTTTACCGCACATATTGACCTCCACCGTTTTTAGTGCACGATTCATCTCACTGCACATGGTTCGGTAGAACATCATTTGTTTATTAGGAACAGGCTCTGATCGATAAATATGTTGTGCAATCTTTTTCGCGAGGCCAGGAAAGGTCTTTGATTTCTCGCGAGGCAGCCATTTTGCCAAAAGGCCCATTTCACTGGAAGGCCCCAAACGCATATAGTTTACACTTTTCATATAGGTATGGTGCACCAGCTCCAGAATGGCTGATTCCAAGGCAGGAATCCGTTGCCAGATCTCCCACAGGTCACGCCAGCAACCATACTCAGGAACAAGGCTCAGCATCTTCTCTGTCTCTGCTGGATTCACCTGATAGAGCGCCTCAATAAACTCATAGAAGAGCTTGCGCTCACCCTTCCCCCCACGAATGTCACGCGTCTGAAATGCCATGACCCAAAGATCCTGCATCCATTTGGTATCATGTTTCGCATGGATCGTATGAACATGCTGCTGGATATAGTCTGCCTCGAGTCCACGATTCAGCATGGTAAAGAGAGACACACGGTCATCGCCGACTCCAACTTCGGTATAGACATCGGCACCGTTGACGCCCAATTTGAGCGAATTCATTGCTTGTACAAATGCCATATTATCATAAATAGGCGTCAAGTCTTTAGATGGATTGATAAACATGATGTATATCAATCCAATTTAAACCCCTCCCACCTCTATCCTATAAAGAGATGAAGGGCAATGTTCATTTTCTAATCCAGGGCTCCTTTGGCAATAACCTCTTCCAGTATTTTGCCGCCGAGCTGATGAAGAAAATCTATGGGTACGAGGCAGTCAAGCCCTGCTTTCAAATGCAGATGGATTTTCAGCAGGTGATTGATGACGAGAAGTTCAAGGCGATTATGCTGGCCTATCTCCAGGGACACCCGATCCAGTTGGATGTACGCAAGGATATCCTCCTAGTTGGCTTTTACCAGCGATCCGAGATCTTTAAGGAGGAGCGCGACTTTATTCGTAGCTTGTTTCATAAAGATAATATGAACCACATTAGTAATCGCATCCAAATCGGTAACATTGTAAAGTACCAGACGAAACAGACCGTACAGCCCACTGCAAATGATCTAACACTTCATCTTCAGTGTGGTGAATTGTGGGATCATGCGCGTAATCGGTCGCAGATCTTTGATCCCACACAGATCAAACAGATTGTGAAGTCCATCCCGCATGAGAAGCTCTATATTGTTTCCGAAAAGCCGGCACATGCATGGGAGAAGGAGTACTATGATCACTTTGAGGAGTTGAACCCAGTATGGATCCGCGGCAATCTCGGCGACGAATTTGATTTTCTGCTGAAGTCGCCGAAGCTTATTACATCGGCCTGCACAATGTCCTGGTTGGCGGCCTATCTGGGAAATGCAGAGGAAGTACACATTCCTTACAATTCCTTTTATGGAGGCGCGGAAGGGTATGAACAGAACTTGGCGGACTTTAATGAGAAGTGCAAGGTATATCGTGATCTAACATACTGGACTCCGACCACAACATTTACGCCTGTGGTGGCTCCTGCACCGATTACTCCGTCTGCTCCCATTATTCTCTCCAATTCATCATAAGCTCATTGGGTCTAATCACGAAAGGCCTGTAGATCGCGAACGATTCGTTGAGGGCATGACTGAAATCGTTTAATTTGCGTATTTCCTACCATAAAATACAGCCACTTTTTCGAGCTCTCCTTGTCTTTCCGCATGAACCGGCAGAGATTCGAACCAGGTTCTTGGAGCCAGGATTCAAAGAGTTGGCAGAGACGCGGTGCCAATTTATCATAGTAATCGATATAGAGGAGCCCCAAAAACAAATACAAATCGCGCCCCTCTTTGGGGCAAGGATCATCCTTAGGATACACCGTACTGAGTGATAACTCTGTTCGTTGTGTTGTTACCGATCCGAGACAGGAAAACCCGAAATCAATCAAGGTGAGGGAATGAGGCGAGGAGATCTCGATGATTTCATGTTCGATCACTAACACTTTAGTCATAGGCGGATGCTCGACAATTAAGAAGTTACTGGGCTTGAGATCTCGGTGATTCATACCGAGTATGCTGTTCAGATGCCATAGCATCGCACTTAATTGCAAGAGACAATCCACAATCACAGTAGAGAGTTGTGAAACGGATTCCAGATATCGATCCAAAGTAACTGCACCATCAATCGGTTCCATGGCAAAACACACGGAATGATCGCGAAGCATAAAGACATCGGTCACACGAGGCGCACCCGTTAAAAATCCGATGGTAGATAGTTCTTCCGCAACGCATTGTTGAACGCACGCTTCATGTAGTAGACTCTTTCCAGGTAAAATGGGGCGCTTGACATAGACTTCTTTTATACCATCAACCGTTTGATCTTGTGCTAAATCAATGTATCCAAAGGATCCATGTGAGACAGTTTTGAGACAGACCAATTTCTTTGATAACCGATCGATATAAACCGATGGAGTAAGAAGAGATTGATGACAGGGAATAGTAACCTCTCGTAACCATGCAGGAGAATGAAGACACCCCCGCACAGGAAGCCCGATGGACTCCAGTGAAACCCATGCCCTGCACGGTTGAGAAGGAAGGCACATGAAATGCGGCTATTATTACCTTCGTTATTAATCAACACGAATGGATAATTGACCGACTGTTTCGAGAAGCGTACGAAATCCAGGAGAGCTCTTATAGCGATCAGGCTCAGACAATACATACGCAGTCAGTTCATTTGGATGTTCATAGGCACTGGGAGGAGCTGTAGGAAAGTCCGCCTTTAATTCAGGCGGTACAGATTTAACATGATATTGCTGGTAAGGGTGATAAAACCAAATGTCAACCTGGTCAACGGAAGGCCGTGACATATCTTTAAAGACAGGAACGGGAATCCATTGATTCTGATAGATCCAGAGCGGATGATCAATTGTATCAGGATTGAATCGACGGTTGCGCTCAATAGAAGAGGGAATCGTTCCACCCCAGGGTTTCCATCCCATTTTATCAAACACGGAAAGCCATACAGCAGGATACATACGCTGATGCACATGCCATAATTCATGGATCATGGTGGAGAGAGAGGACACTTGTGACAGATTGGGAAAACAAATGAGATTGGGAGGGCGAGTATGGGGCATTCCGCCATCCGCAGTGGGCATGAGAGAAATGATTTGAATGTCCTGTAAATCTGTGCGGAGTCGCAGAGGGATCTGCGGTAACATATTCTGTAGAATGACACGGAACTGCTCCGCCTCCTGGGGAGAAATGGAATTAGCAGCATAGGTCATTTGTTTTCGCGCCAATCCATTACTGCGATCATCGTGACATTCATCCAAGTACCTATCTTTTCGTTCCGCCTCGCGTAGCAATGTATCTGCGGCGCGTTTATTGGAAATGAGTGTAAAATGGAGGGAAGCGGGCTGAGAGGCGGTACTTCCCATTCTATTCGGACAAATGATTTAATTTCAAATGAGAAAGTAAATGGCGGAAAATGTACCCCGCTCGATGCGAATTTCATCGTTGAAGAATGCAGACATCTTAGAAAAAATCGTTCGCATTTTCTCCAATGGAAAGTCAATGCGTCAACTACAGCCAGCAGAAGGAGAGCGTCCTCAGCTTTTTATTGTAGGAGGCTCACCCGGTGTAGGAAAGACCACACAAATTGGTCAAATCATCCGAAAAATGGGCTATGCTCCAAATGCGTTCTATAATGTGTCACTAGATGGCATTGTTGAAAATGTGAAGCCGTATCGGATTGCCACCAAACTTATTTATGATGATCTGAAAAGCCGCCGCGGAAATGATCCATTAACAGATAAAGATCTTGCCTTGTTGTCTGAGATTTATTTGGGGACGATTACCTCCAAACGCGAAATGATGTATTTGACTCATACCGTTCATCGCTTGTTAGATAAAATCGAACAAGGTAATGCTGAGAAAAAACCGGTAAAAGCCAAAAAGAAGGACGATGTTTATGAAGCATTTCCTACTCTTATCGAACGCCGCCTAGAAGCATTGGAAGAGGGTATTAAACATGGCGTTAATATCATTTATGATGTTACCTTTCAGGGTAAAACAAATGTTATTGCAAGAGATTTGATGCCGATATTGAATAAATATGCAGCAATGGGACATCCGAAGTATGAGATTCATGTTATTTTGATATCTTCGACAGAGCCGCGTATTCGACGACAGTTACAAATGCGTCATGAGGAAATGCTTTCAGGGCCTGATGCATTTATTCGTGCGATACCTCCCCATATGATTGAACGCTACATTGAGGAAAATCAAGTAGGATACTATAAGATTCAAGAGGATGCAAAAAAAGCGGATGGACATTATGAACCGTCTGATTTTCATTTTAAGAGGGTTGCCAATTTTGCAAATGAGAACAATGAGCGCGAGCCGTCGCCTCATCGTTCTGTGCGGAAGCATCGCTCTTCTCTATCACATCGATCACCTCGATCTTCTCGATCCGCTCGATCACACCACTTATCTCGCTCCCATCACTCCTTTCGATCCTCTCATACAAAAAAACGAAAATCATTCTAAGTATATTACTCTTGTTTCTCTTCGAGTTTCTCCTCAAGTTTCTTCTTTTTTGCCTGCCGTTCCTTCTTTCGGATGTTACTCACAAGGAAGGAATCCAACAGATAATTGCTAATGGAGGATTGAACGGCTACTTTTGGTGCTGCCTTAGGTGCTGCTGAAAGTGCTGTCGCAGATGCTGCCTTTGTTGTTGCTTTTGCTGTTACATCCATTTGCACTGCAGTAGTTTTCGATCGCGTCATCGGTGTAATGATCGCATTCCCACCAAACATGGTTGCCATCGCACTGCGCTTGCTCGCTGTCTCAAACCGCTTCAAGCAATCGGAGAAGAGGAGTTCTGCCGCCTTTGCCTCGCGAAAGCCCAGATACCGATCCAGATCCTCTGCCGCAGTAGGACATCCCTTTACCATCTCCCGTTTGAATCCAGGAATGCTTTCAAGAAGGAGCGCAAAGGCCTGCGAGATCGGATTCTGTAGTTGATGCTCGATATAATGCCGATAATCAGGCACCAATTGATGCTCTTTAATATACAGCGGCGTCTCAATGCGATCACCCTGCAACTTGGACGCTTCTTGACCAGCCAGCGGACGAATATAGACATATCCAATACGATCACCCGCCGCAGGAGCATTGCCTGGATCTCGCTTGGTAATACGATCAGCCAGCGCCTTGTGCGCAATGCGCCCAGGATCTGCATAATCGGCTCGCAGGGATTTGGTAACTGTCAACTGTCCTAAGCTCACCTTTCCATCCACCAACTCGAGACATTTGTCCTTGACAAACTGGAAGGCGCCCGAGACATCTCGCTTATCCAAGAGCATTTTCATTGCCCCGCCAAAGATGGTTTTGACGATAGGGGCATTATCACGACGCTTGAGAGCAATACCCATGTACTTGTGGACATAGTCATCAGGATTCTCTTCATACATGTTTCCAGCATAGCGCTTTTTCGAGAACATCAGCAGCGGATCGAAGGCCTTGTCAAACTCAAAGTCATGAGGTGCGGCGAGGGTTTTTGTGATGAAATGGCCCGCTTCGTCCGTCATTTCGATGGTGGCCACGCGGGCTTCGCGGCCCTCCAGACGCTCACCTGTTTCGGGATTTCGTGGGTTAAACTCGACAAAGATGGAGTCCGTGTTATGAACAATTAGCGCACCTGGTCCCACTCCAAAGTGGTGATTTTCTGTTTCCAAATCATACACATATTCATCATCCGAAACAGTTGTCTGAGGCAATTGTCTAAATTTTTTAATCGCAGAACTTGATTTTCGTTGCTTTCCTTTTGTCAATGTATACCGAAAGATACTCTCTTTTGATTCTCGTTCATTGATGGAAACATAATATCCTAGACGGCGTGCAATAAGATACATTCCTGCTCCAATCTCCTTTCCTTTTTGATCAAACCGAATGTATCCATGTGCATCCTTGTCTCCATCTCCAGAATAGAATCCGTTCCAAAAGGATTCAATAATAGGAAGAGGAGCATTTAGAATAATATCTGGGATTTTTTTCTCACGATGCTCGTTGTAGAACAATTCTCGATAATACGATGCGATTTTGGTTACTTTACCAACAGGCACTAATTTATAGACTCCCGAGCTTTCAATTGTATTGAGTATTTTAGTAGGAAACGGGCATTTATTCATTGCGGTAACAAGAAGTCCTATATCTGATTTGTTAATCGCCCACGATGCTTTTTTACCTGATGGACAATCATACACATCAGACGATCCATCTGCTACAAAGAATCCCATTACAAATGCTTCATCCTCTGTAATTGTGCATGGAATGCTTGTTTTATTAAACTCTTGATAGAGTGTATCATTATGAAGCAATTCAGTTCCAATTGCAACATCGGTTGGCTTAGCTTCCTTTCCATTTGCCAGGACAAGGCTGTGATCCTCTGTTACATCCACAATGCCTGTATGTGTATTAATGCGAAAGAGTTTCTTATCCTTGTGTAATTTATGACGAATCACTCGATGAATAGGTGTAAATCCCCGTTCAGTCCATACAGAGATATCCTGTAAAGTAATTGCCTCTTTTGTATCATGGTATGCATTCCATGCATCATTTGAATAGAGTTCATCAATTCGTTTCATAAAGAGACTGCCTGTTTTGTTATTTTTAAGAACAAGCGGGGTATCACCCGTCACAGAATCACCATAGACCACTTTCGCCATGCACCGCGCAGCACATCGCGGATCCTTTGCCCCAGGTCCATAAAACTGCTCGATCGCCGCTTTCGCGAACAAGATCTGTTTGCGGCCATACGCGGTAACAGACGCTGCCAGTGCCTGAAGACGAATCTTGAAAGTGCTGGAGCCCAACTGACCATACAGGGAATTGCCCGTGAGTTTGTAGGCCAGCTGCTCCGCATCCAACAGGGCATACCGCTCAGGATCCTTTTCCGCTTTCATCTCCTTCTTCTTGGCCGATCGTGCCGTGAGGAGCCATGTCGTAATCTGGGGAAGAGTCGACTTGGATCCATCCAGTGGCTGGGCGTAACGGCAGATGCGCCGCCCGCATTTCACTTTCCGCTTGTGCTTTCGCTCGTCGCTGGGATCGGGGCGAATGATGTCAAACTCAATATCCGTGTAGGCATATCCGTCACACTCGTCATAGACTTCCGATCCCCACTGATGGCTAATGAGTACCCCTTCATTCGTAAAGTCCTTTACCCACAAGAGGGAGTCATGACTGATGTTTTCACTAACGATGGTGGAGGGATATAGAGAGGCAAAGTCGCAGACGCCGATGGGGCTCGTGGAGTAGAAGCCAGGCTCAGGGTCGAGCACAATGGCACCCTCATAGGAATCCTCGGCTCCCGCTGCGGCGGGCACGGGCAACACGGGAATGACAACACCGCGCTCCTGGCAGAATTTGAAGATGAGGGACTCGATTTTGATGCCCTGACCGCGGGTAAAGATGTAGCTCACGGGCACCGTGCAGACATTTGCCATCGACATGGAGTTGTTAAAGGTCTCCAGTTTTCGGTACAGGTCAATCACCAGGTCACAATCTTGCAAACAGTACTTGCCGACCACTGCGCGATCCTCTGCCGAGCCGCGGTGAAGGCGAAAGATATCCTGAGGGCTGACATCGTCCTTCACAATGACCCATTTGGTTGCATCCTGCATTTCGGCGAGGGCATCCTCGTCCAAGGAGCAGGTGAAGCGAATAACAGACCCGTCAATGGACTGAACCACCAGCTTTTCGGACACCGTCTCACCCGTTTCATCCAGGAGCATGATAGAGCGCCCCTCGCGCACATCTTTGAGCGCCCCGCTGACTTCGAGAATCAGCTCACCTGTTGCGGGATCATACTCTTGCCGCTTCAGCTTTCCAGACATGAAGTGCTTGGTAACTTCATCCAGTTTGTAGGAGGGAAGCACATTGTTACGCTTGATGTAGTGGAACATGTCGATCTGGAGTCGTCCGTGTGTCGTCCAGATATACATGCGGTTGTCGCCCATTGCCGATGAGCTGAGGAACTTCTCCTCCAGTTTCATCTCCCCCGCGAGTTCAAAGAGGCGATTAAACATGTGAATGGGGGAATTAGACTGAATCAGACGGAGTTCTTCGGCACGCGCCCAGAGGTAGGATTCATCAAAACCGAAGACATTGTAGCCGATCAATATATCAGGGTTCATTCGGATCATCCAATCAAACCAGGCCTGAATCATCGCCTTTTCCGTGGGATAGGCATGGACATGAATACCAGGGATGGGGGCACAATCAGGGAAGACAAAGAGATGCTTCTCGGTCGATTCTGCTGCACTCTGTTGGCCACGGGTGAGGGTGGTTCCGATTTGAATGACGGGATCACCGACCAAGTGGACGGTGGTGCGAAGCGCTTTTTGAAGAATGGCTTCCAATTGCTCCTGGTCGCGGCTATGAGTCAAGAGGTAGTCAATCTCCCCTTGCACTGCAGCCAGTTTCTTTGTAATGGCCTCGAGCGTAGCAGTGCATCGGCAGTAAATGGGGGTCATCCCTGCAGGAAGAGTCTCGACTGGGTTCTGTCCCGCAGATAAACTGCTGACAATCAGCTGAACGGCATGCTCTCCGTTTTGTGCCAACTTCAGGAGATCCTTGCTTGCCTTGCTCCAGGTTCGCTTGGGAACGGGAAAGTCTCCCGTCATGGAGAAGCACTCAATATCCCAAGAGGCTGTCAAGAAGGGAGCGGAGACGCGGGGTCCTTTGGTGGGAGTAACCTGGTCATAATGACACTCGACCACTAAGCCCTGCTCCGTTTCACTGCTAATGGACTGCTTTCCATCTTTGATGCATACCCAGCCGCAGGGGCTAATATTCTGGCCGTGAAGGAAGCGCAACATGGGGTCAATGTTGGCCTCGAAGACTTCAATCGTTTTTCCACGGAGAACCCCATCGAGGGGCCGCCTGGTCGCGGGGTTCAAGTTCTCGTCGAGAAAGAGGCCGCGCAAAGTGCGAAAGAGACTGAGAGAAGGAACATCAATCTGAAGAAAGGGGTAGGGGGTCTGGGCGGTGAAACCATAGAATATCTTTTTCGTAATACGACGAAGGGTGAGTTGTCCCATGGGAATGTGTTGCCCGTTAAGGTATTGTTTGATGACATCAATGGCAGCAGCGGGGCGATCTTCGGGAAGACGGAGATAGAGTGTAGGCCGAAATCCCGTAACATCACAGCGAAGCGGGACGCCGGTTTCAGTGGCGCCGAACAGATGGATAACGAATTCACGCTGTTGAGAGAAAGACGCTGGTTTTTTGGTGCGCCGCTTGGTCTGAATCTCATCATCGTCGTCGGAATGAGATTCATAGGCCAGTTCGCGAACATCTTCTTGTTCGGATTCGATGCGCATGTCACGCGATTGAAGATCGAGTAAGTGAAAGATGAGATCATTCGACATGATGGAGTTATCTATTCTTTGTGTCGATGGGGGTTCAATTTTATTGAGCGCGTCTTGATTTGCGTTTAGTACTGCGTTTAGTACTGCGTTTAGTACTGCGTTTTGTACTGCGTTTGCAATGTTTAAAGGTCATCGCCGCAGTTGCCATCAATACGGCGGCAGGCGCAAGAGTGTAGGCCGTTTTTGCCATCGCACCATAGAGGCTTCCTCCATTCAATCTCTGATTAAGTGGTAGTTCACGAATCATATCCTTTTTAGGGTTGTAGGCGGGCAAGACAGGAGGAGTCAATTGCTGCTCCATAGAGGTGATCTCTTTGATCTCTTCCGTGAGGGGGGCGGCCTTGGGAGAAGTGACGGCTATGTTAACTTCTTCCTCAAAAACCGGCTCATTGAAAACGGGTTCATTGAAAACCGGTTCATTTTTATTAATCAATTCATTTACCCTCTTTACAGACTTCTTCGGGATGGTAATCGTAGTGGGTAAGTTAGGAAGAGAGGTATTGACGCGAATCACAGGTGCCGCCTTTCCTACTGCGGGAATGACGAAATCAGGCTTGGGGACTGATTTGCGTGAAATGCTATTAGAGGACGGATTGATGGACTGGGTGGATACAATTGCGTCTGCCACTTCCTCTTTTGACATGGATGCTCGATTAAAGGAGGGCATATTCAATTGTGCCTCTTTGGCAGCGATTCCGGACTCAATCATCAACTTCTCCAGCTTTTTCGTATCAGGGGTGGGTGTTTGTGTAGTAAGTGGATTCGCATCAATGGACGCGGTATACATCGTGGGGAACCCGTCAGGTTTGTATGGAGCCGCATTCGAATTGATATTCTGTTTGATATACGCATTGAGTGCAGGTATCATGTAATCCGGTACCTTGATGACTTGAGCGGTTCGCCGTTTAGATTTAGCAGCGGCGTCAAAATGAGGCATTAAGCGATGGCAGTGACTGCACCAATCAGCATAGAACAATACAAAGGCAATGGGTCCGTTATTCATGCGCTTTCCAAATTCATGCAGCATGTCTTCCGAGAGGATATCAATCGGAGGGAGGATTTTGCCCGCAGTGGATTGACGGTGCCCCCGAGCGGTTTTACGGGTTCGCTTATCAGTCCGCTTGTAAGCTCGCTTATCAGTTCGTCGATACCGTCTTGCTTTTCTAGATCGCCGAGGTGCCATTCTACTCTGGTATTCTTTATTAATATAGAGATAGGGAATAGAATGGGTGCCAGTTTTCAAACCCTTTTATTATTATTAGTTGTTGGTTATTTCATTCTATATTTTGGAGGTCGTAAATACTTAGAATGCTTCAGTGATAAGCGATTTAATGGTGATGGATCTCCCGTTGAGATTCAGAATGAAACGGTGATCGCACCGGATATGACGGGTCAGCCTGATATACCCTATTTAACGAATCTGAATAGCCCCATTAACAGCCTCAATGAATATGAGGTGGCAACAGTATTTAACAATCGGGGATCCAAGCCGGCATCCAGACAGCAGATCAGCGATGCCATGACAAGCTATCCGATGGACTGGTCAGTACAGGGCCCCGATTCCCAATACTTTCAGGAGAATCAGGCTGCTTTTGAAAAAGACCAGGCGAATAAGGCAAGTGATCCGGCACCGACATCCTTTTATCGGGAGGTAGACGGATCCAATATGGAAATTCCGGATACGGAGGCCATGAATGAAGAGGAAAAGCAAATCCTACAGACCTATGTACCCGAAACCAGCAAGGGACTTCTGCAGTATTCAGTGGAGGATGTCAAACAACTCGTGGATCGTATTTATACCAAGCGCGGCCTTATCCCTGTCATTAACAAGTCCAAGCAAGGGGAGAATATCTGGGAAATCACAGAAGTCAAGGAGAAGGACCCGAAGATCGTATGGGAGGATGAGGTGGAACGCGATGTGCAGCGGGCAGCAATGGAGCAGCGTGGCGAGGAGGTGATCGAAGTTCCCTACACCGTCACTGATGTGTCTGCAGGTCTTGATCCATTTTTCCAGTCGCGCAATCGTGTTCGTGATGGGAAATACGACTATACCGAGTGGACGCCTGGTCTGGAGCGGATGTTCGCGCCCACCTATCCGCTCAAATCGTGGTTTTGAGCCCGTATTTGTATAAGAAACATATCAGGATTCTATCATTTTATGAATTATAGAATCGTGCGAAGATATTTGGCAAAAATCAAATAGGCGAAGGTGTAATAGATGGGTTCTTATTGGTCGGTACCGTATTTGACAAAAAAGTCAGTACTTATCGAACCAGCCGTCAAACACGATACTACGGAGGTGAAAAAGGCGGATGTTGCAGAGTCGATCAAAGAGATTATTGCCAATGATATGTTATATACTGAGCCATTCGTGGAAATAGAGGAAAAACGGGCACTTACGCCGATCATCGAGGAGAAGACTCAATCCATTGAAACGCAGACGGATGTAGTAGAACCTGTCGTTGTTAAGCCTGTGGAGGATAAAGTGGAGGTTAAACCTGAATCAGCAGTTGAGGTTAAAGTGGAAGTCAAAGCTGAGCCTGTGGTAGCGGTAGAGCCTGTGGTAGAGACCCAACCTGTGGTAGAGGTAGAGCCTGTGGTAGCGGTAGAGCCTGTGGCAGCGGTAGAGTCTGTGGCAGCGGTAGAGCCTGTGGTAGAGGTCCAACCTGTAGCGGCAGTAGAGTCTGTGGTAGAGACCCAACCTGTGGTAGCGGTAGAACCCGTAGTAAAAACCGAATCTATACCCGATCTCTCTAGTGTATTGACTCCTCCTCCAAATCAATTTAATTCTGTGTCTCATGCTGTTAAAAAGTCAAATAAGAGAAATCGCAGGAATTAGACCCAAAGGTATTTTCGGACGCGTAGGTGACTCGGAGCACACCATCGGGACTCTTATGTTCCTCATGGATTTTGGCAATTGTATCACTTGTACAAGGAAGAACATTATTAATAAAGACAAAAATGGCCTGTTCCGGCGATAAGAGAAGCCAACGACGAATGGTACATACAAATTCGCCCATCGTGAAGTGGGAGGGAACCAGAAACTTCTTTTTGCGAATATCGGGAATGTTGTCTTTGGATTGCATGGATTTCGTAATGAAAATGGGGATCTTGTCAGGATAATTTCGGCGAATACGGTCTAATTCTCCGTCTCGTAGTTGAAGATGACTCATCTACGAGAAGGATACAATATTATTTTATGTAAGAGGAATATCAATAATCTTTTCATAGAATAGAGCAGAATGGGTCATACGCGACTCAAAAGGAAGAAGATACGACGGGCCACGAAGAAAAAATGGAGGGGTGGCGCTACCATAACAAAAACAAAACAGGTTCAGCAATCATTTGATACCATTCATGATTTTTATAAGTTCGATAGAGGAATATTTGGATTAGTATTAGAAACTGATGTAGCTAAACTTGAAGCTAAATTAGCAGAAGTGCGTGCAAAGAAGCTTGCAGGGACTGCAGAGGATTCTGACGTTACTAAGGCAGAAATTCTGCTTCAAGAAGGTCGAGATCGTGCGCCATTCATTCCATTATATCGAGCAATGAGATCTATTATGCAATATATGATTATTACTCTAAATAGTATTACATTTGACATTGATATTACACCACCCCCTGATATACATAAACTTACTATTGATGCTAATACAAACTTTGGAAAATATGTAGGATACAACAAACCAGGACAGTTATTTTTTACAGGAGATGGTAAGACTCCAACTTCACCTAAATCTGGAGTTTCCATATCAGGGATTGAAATATCAGGAAGAGACTATTTTGAGATTCCTGAAGGTAGACAATGGCCATATAGTCTATCAGGTCCAAATGCGGAATCATCCTTTATTAACTTGGTTAATGTGTTATTTAATATTAATAATGACCCTGATGATGATATCAAACATGCATATAATCTAGCATTAGGTCTTGACAAAAATACGGCAATTCCTGCAGGTGCTACATTAACAAATGCACACAGAATTTATATGGTATGTGATGCAGGAGCAAGTACATATGGAACGCTTGCTGCAAGCGTCCGCCCGCTCAAACTTGGTGGAAAACCAGCCAAAGCTGGAAAACCAGCAGAAAAATTATTTGATAAAGATTATACAAAACTAACGGGGCCTCCTCTGACAGAATTGTATTTACCTCTCTCAACTGCTGATTCTGCATCAAGTAACCCCTATGAAGATCATGAGTTTGTCTTTGTAGCATCTCCAGCAACGCCAACACAGCCTTATAATCCAGATGTTTTTATTTCAGATGCAAATCTATATACATCAGGTATCTATGAAATACAATATGAACGACATAAATGGCATCCAGCTACTGGATTAGGATTTAGATTAGTAATTATTCGTAAAAACCCAAAAGAAGAACTATTCGCACTTGAATATGGTGTATTAGGAGCTACACAGTCACCATTTGTAAAAGCTACAGTCAATTCTAAGGACCCGCCATACATCTATAATGGTCAGGGGCCATCTGCTGCACTATTGAGCGGGTGTATATTGCTTCGTACTCTTAATAGTGTCCCACAAGTGTCGCCTGCTAATACCTATATACAAGGTATAGCAGCAGGTGGTGATGTTAAACCTGCATATAAAGATATCCCTGAAGAAAAATTAAATGATACACATGGCCGTATTCGAGCTAAAGTAACAGATCAAACACGCAAAGAGATCGTAACTGAACTTGCAAAATCGATGAAACAGGAGAATGGATTTTCTCGATTATCTACAACGGCAAAAATGGTAGATCCCTATAATTTGCTTGGCAATCGCTTTGGTGAATTTCCACCTGAATTATGGTTTGATATCAAACGTGGTGGCGATCGAGACCAAGTAAAAGCGTTACACATTTTAAGTCAACAAAGAGATGCAAGTGATAACTTAGTATATCCATTCATTCATTTTGTAACAGGCGATTTATTAGCAGCAAAAATGGCAGTTGAATTAGGATTAGCAGTAATCTATCTTGCAGGTACAGTAATTCGATACTGGCCAAAAATGTTTCGTTTTCGTCCAGCGAGTCGAGGTCTTCCATCACCACATGGTATTACTACAACACCAGCTCCTGATGCGGCAAATGGACCATGGGCGATTGCACAATGGGGTGGAAAAAAAATGAAAGGAGGTCTTCGAAATCCAATTTCAAAGGATATTGACATGCCGCCCTATACACATATTGAGAATTACGAGGGAAGACAATATACATATCATGATCTTGATCGTATGAACATACCTAAGATTATCCTACATAGTCTATGGTTACATCCATTAGAGTATGTGTATGCATCTCCGCAACAATTGCCACAATTAAATCTATCAGTTTCACAAAAAATACATCTTGATGGTATAATATTGCAGTTTTTTATTAGTTTACTACAAGATCGACAATTTCAACAACAAATACAACAAAATACATACTTTCAACAAGACCCCCAAGGTAAACATCGTGAACTACTTCAACAACTTTTACAATTTCAACAACAAATTACACAACTTCAACAACAACAACAACAAGAACAACAACAACTGCATTACCAACTTGGACAACAAATATTACCACTTATATTGCATATTTTACTTGGTATCAATTATACTACTCTTGATTCTTCAAGAGTCCAGCCAATGTTTAATGCATTACAACAATTACAATTGTTAGCCTCTGATAATAGTGGAATCTATCAATATGATTTTTTAAATACACTACTATTTAACAATAGTACAGAAATAAATAAGTTGGATGAATTAACATTTAGGAGTGTAAATAATTCAAAAGAAGATGATGGACTGGAGGGCGCAGCACTCATTGGAGAAAATTCACCAGCCGTGGAAGTTAGATCCAATGATGGAACTTTATTATGGACGATCCCTGCACTGCTTGATGAACATTTATTGAACTATGATATTACATTTATGGTAAAACAATTTCTAAGATCTGTTGTTCTGTATTGTAATGATCAGGGCTTTACTAAAGAAGAAATAGGTATGTTTATGACTGGTAGGGTTTGGATAGGCCAAAATTTTATGATAACATATGGTATCAATCCAATTGTGTCCTATATTAAGGCTAAATATAGAGATTTTGATGATCGTGTTCTTAATAAAGCATATCAAGATGTTAGAGACACTATAGGATCTCTTATTGAAGAAACTATCAATGAGTTCCCAAGAGTATCTGATGCCCAGCCATCTGCTGCAGCATCTTCTGTATCAACTCCAATTAGAAGCTTTATTACCCAACCATCTGCTGCAGCCTCTTCTGTATTACCTCCGATTGGATTTAGTCAATCCACCTTTTCATCGAATCCTCCGCCAGCCAGTCGCCCCCGCCCTCCGCCGCCTCCCGCATCAAATCGAAATCGAATTAGAATCTCTTCCCAACCCTCCCCATCGCCTCAATCCGCATTCGGTCAACCCTACTTTTCCACTTCATTGAGTTCTACACCGTTTGCCGGTTTTGCACAATCCTCCTCATGGTCTTCTACTCCTCAACAATCCGCATTCGGTCAATCCCCCTTTTCCACTTCGTTGGGTCCTACGCCGTCGGCCGCTTTTGCACAACCCTCCTCGTCGTCTTCTGGACAAGCAACTGCTCCATTAATATTAAAATTAACAAGAAAAGCAAGTAAGAATTTACCTGGACAGAGAACACTAAAAAAAGGCATAAATGCTGAGGAAGCTCACAGAAAAAGAGTAGAATTACAAGAATATCTAAGAAAGCAACAAAGACAAGCCACTGTTAATAGCCGTCGCCAAGGCGTACGCCAAGGCGCAATTCCTGGCGGCAGGCGCCGCACCCAAAAAAACCACAAACGAAAAAAGCATGGAACTCAACGGAAGTGATCTTTCAGACAAAGGGTCCATGCCCCATTGAAAATGGGGAAGCATACTTTGTCTTTCAGACAAAGGGTCTAAATCCACTTCACAATAACCAATTATGATTCTTGACACTCGTGAAACCGAACTGATCCAACTAATTCCTACCACCGTCCAATCCCTTCCCGTCGCTGACATCTGGATCGGCACAAATGACCAAGGGATCATGGAAGGCGGCCTTATCATCGAGCGCAAATCGATCAAAGATCTCGAAGCCTCCATTCTCGACGGCCGATACAAAGAGCAGCGCGGCCGCATCCTCGCCTTCTGTCACGAGCACAAGACGCAACCCATGTATATCATCGAGGGCGCCCTCGGATCCTCCACGGGTCGCCTACAAAAGAAGGCTCTTCTAAAATTCATCCATCGCCTCATTTTTCACTATCAAATTGCGGTGATGCAAACGGCCTCCATTCGAGAAACCGC